TGACGCTTCACTATTTCAACCATCTCATGGTGAGTATACGGTTCCAGCTCGATAATATCCAACCGGTCTCTCAATGCCGGGTCCATCTTGGATTCATCATTCAGAGCTAGAACAAACCATACATTGCTGATATCGTGATTGAACTCGGTCAAATAAGAGTCCTGGAAATCCTTGCTCTGAATCGGGTCAAGAACATGCAGCAAGGAGTTCTGCACCTCGATTCCCTTATTGCTAGCAGTCAATTTGTCAATCTCGTCCAGTAAGATAAGCGGGTCGGAGGCCTTGGCTTTCGCCATCAGTTGCAGCAATAGACTGGGTGCGGAACCAACCCAGACACTGTCAGAGCCTCGGAACATACTCGGATCAATAGCCCCTCCTAGACTGATCTTCTCAAATGGACGCCCTACCGCCTTAGCAATAGTCTTGGCCAGCTTCGTCTTCCCGACACCCGGCTTGCCCTTGAAGGCAAGAAGAGATCGCGATCCCGGCTTATATAGGCGCTTGTTCAAAGCCTCAATGATACGACTCTTGATCTTGGGAAGGCCATACATCTCGTCATGCAGTGTCTTGTAGGCCTGGCCACACAGAGCTCGATTGAATTCGGGTGTTGGTTCCTCCGGGCGAACCACCGATAGTTTTGCGTAGGGTAGGCGCAAACACCATAGCAGTTTAGCTTTCAGGGCCGCATGATGGCTGTCGTCATGGGCACGAGAAATCATGTCTCGGTACATCTCATACAGTTTGTTCTTGATTGCGATTGGCACCTGGAGCAAGATAATCTTGTGCTTGAGTTCCTCAAAATAGTTGCTTGATTTCTCCAACTTCTCCTCTTCTGCTTCGGCTCGGGCCAATTCCTCATCGGAAGTAAATTGGGATTCCAACAACAACTTAATCCGATTGCGCATATCCAGCCAGTCAGCCGTGCCAAACCCATGCTGCTGAAGGCAATCGTAAAGCTGAAGAGTTCGCATTTTGTCCTTACGAGTCAACCGAGCCGCTACGATCTTCTCAACCGAAGGAGCCTCTTCGATAACCTTCGCTCGCAGCTCTTTGAGTCGAACATCGACATTCTCAGTGATCTCAGCCGGAGCTGAATCGATGATATTAGCTAGCTTCTCGCTCATCTCAATAAAAGCTAGGGTATATGGTTCCGTGTTCTTCATGGCATCGTAGAATCGAAGAGCCCGTTCTTTCTCGGCCGCGGACAATCTCGATTGTAGGATCTTGGGAATAGTTGGCATGCGATCCTTAATGCTCTGGCGCAACTCCTTGAGCTGAGTCTCCAATGCCTCAACTTGTTCTTCAGGAACATCATCTTTCCAGGATGCATCCTTGGGAACGGCGCCACAGTATTCCTCAATCAAGCCATCGTTCGTCTTCTTAAGGGCGGCTTTGATGGCAGATCGCAAAATGCCTTCTTCAGCGTCAGGAAACTTACTCTGCAATTTACGTAGCAAACTGCTGATAAGAGGCCCTTTGTCCAATTCGAAGTAGTTCTCAGTATCAAATGTAGGATCCAGTCCTTCATCGTCCAACTCAAGAGACTGGCCAGATGTTGCCTTCGGAACATACTCACCCTCTTCACTCTCCGAATCGCTGCTATCAACAATCCCATCATAATTACTACCCCCTGTGAATAGCTTGGGATTGAAGACATCCGGGTCCTTATATTTAGGGTCGATGAATACGCGGGGAAAGCGGCCGCGCCGTCCCTTCAATGGTTTCGGCGGGGCCACCGGAACTGGTACTTCAGCCACCGATTCAACCAGTTCATCATCATCCGGTGGAACTTCAGGACTGACTTTCTTCGGGAATCCGCGCTTAGTATTCTTACGTCGTGACATCTCTTTTAATAATAGCACAGTCTTCACATTATAATATTAATTTCAGATATGTGTCATCGGAACACATATTTGCTACTGGGATAGCTTGAGCGATTTATTTCGTTTTCCTAGACCGAAGCTGACGCTTTGGTGGGTCAGAAACTGTTTGCACAGCTTCTGTTTCGTCAACCATAGCATCTAATAGGGAGCTTTCCGAGCTGCTCGGTGAACTAGGAGGACTTGATGATTTACGAGCTCGTTTTCTAGGCGGTTGTTCTGAATCGTCTTCCTCGTCACGTGACCTCTTTCGCCTCTTAGGCACTTCAGACTCCTCAGATAGCTCACCATTGGAGGAGCTAGAGATGGATTGTTCAGCGAAGGAGGCCTCACTTGGTTCGTGTGACGCCTCCCCTGGTTCCACGACCGATCCCCCTGATGACTCATCAGATCCATCCTCTGATCGCCCAGAATCTACTGAGCCTAATGATTCAGACACATCTGCTGCTTTCTCAACTCGACGGCGTTTCGCCTTAGGTTCATCCAACTCCTCGGGCTCTTCAGCTTCTTGTCGAGTCCGTTTACGACTCTTCGGGGCCGATTTGGCGAAGGGGATCGGTTCCTCTTCCCGTCCGGTATGGTGATTACGCAAATAGATAAGAATCTCATACATCGCACGGAAATCGACCCGATTGTATTGAAGAATCTCCTTCATCACAGGGAGATGCCTCATCGAAGTCTCACTCTCTCGAGCTAACTTGTGAGCTGCTCGGGCAGCAACCATGGCGCTTTGTCCATCGATACACACACTTGTCTTATCCCATTCAGTTTCAATGAAGCCATGTTGTTTCATCGCGGCGGCAACTTCCTTCAAACTGAACGACATGCACCCTTTCACTACAATAGGTTCGGCCTTGAACACGGCTAGCAGATCGACCCAATCCCACATCCATGGTTGCCATTCATTCGAGATAGGATCATGGCGCTCAACCACATCATCCCACATGGAGTCCTCCGCTGGGGACCAATGGAAACATCGAGGTTTCTCGACACCATGTTTCTGAGCCTTCTCACGAATGAAAGTGGAGAATTCTTGACAAATGCGCTCTTCTTCGGGGAAAGTCAATCGATTCACCGTGAAGTCCCTATCAATCCATTCTCCACTGTCAGGATCGACATATCCTACCCCGATCATAAAGACCATAGAATTCATCTTAGCCGCGGGAAGGTGTTTGATATCGGAAACCACACCATTGCATGTCTCAAAATCGACAAAGAACTCAATAGCATCGGGATTCTTCCAGTCGCCCAGGTTATTCTCAATCAAATCAGGGATAATAGTCAGTTTCTTACTACGATTCACCCGCAAGATCTCGTGCAAGACTCGACTCGTTTTCTCTCCCGTGATCCCCAACACGGCCGGTGTACATTTCGGATCCGTCCACTGAGACACCCCAGCAGCCAAGGCTGAGGCTCGATTCTTTGGCCCTACCATCCAAAGGTCGGTCAACTCCTTGGCGTCATCGGCAATTTGTTGTTTGACGGTGTGCCAAGGGTGATCGTGACTGTTGCACATATTTGGATATAATTCCCAACGATGAAGGGGATATTTCGTTACATTCCAGTCAGCCGCCTCATCAGTGGTGACATCGCGCAACCAAGCCAGGGCTTTGGTAGTCTCAGCCAGATAGCCCTGATCTAATCCATTATAATCAATGATCCCCATTTTATCAAAACACGTATTGTTCACATGCGTTTCGCCCTTTGAGGTGTATCGCCAGCGTCGCCCAAGGATGTAGACTTCATTCGGAAAATACCCCTGAACGCTCTCGAGGGCCCAATTGTAAATTAACAACTGGGACTTATAAGCTGGGAAGGAAGCGGCATTCAGAAGATGGGCGGCATCGGCCCGCAGCAGTAATCCCGTGAACTTAATGTCGACAACGCGATAATGCCAAGGTCGACGAAGAGTTGGACTCGGAATGAGTTCCACCTCTTCCACAATATAGGGAGCCTCTTGGATTAAGAACTTTATCCAATCACTGCGCACTAGTAGATCGGGAATACCAAAAGTCTTTCGCTTGTCATCACAGAGCATACCACTGTGAATAAATGGCACTCCTTTGAGCATAGCCTCCAAAGTCTCAGCCGCCTTTCTGGGATCACGTGGCGCTAACTCAGCATGAATTTCGGCCACTCGTTCAGATGTGAATTTCTTGGTGATTAGCTTCATGACTTTCTGCTCAAATTTCACTCCTTGGCCCATGATATAGCTCGTAAAATTGTACCCCGTTTTACCCTCCCCCAAGGCTTTATTTACGTATTTACGATACTTACGACTCTTGTGGACAAATGAGCCATGATGATGCTTCAACCAATCTAGGAATGGGTCTTTCATCATGTAATTATAGGTTGACGTTGCCGAGATCCACTCATCATCTAATATGTTGTCTGCCACCGGTTCTGAATCGTCCGTAGTTGGGGGTAATGGCGGAGTAGTAATATTTCTTTCCCGACGAGGGGGACGGGTTCGACTCATTTATACAACTTGGAAATAACCTAAGCATAATATATAATCATATAATCAGATCTATGTTGTTGATCCACGCTACAGTCCCCTTGAATCATTATAACTATCACATCAGCGAGTATAACACCATTAGTCCCCTAGAAACGAAGCTAGCAATTAATTATTCGGTGACCGAGAACTGGCACTAAGTACCATACTACCCCTAAATATCAACATATGTTCGATTAATGAGTAACTTAAGTCTTAATACTGAAGGACCTATATGTTATTGGTCAAATTGAATTATCGGATTATCAATTGATAGTAACATCACAAATGGTGAATTTCTGGTACGTGTTGCGGAATCGAATTACAAACAAGCGAAAAGCCCGGACTTTCATCACTGGGGTGGCGGACATTAGTGATGTTCCGGTAGAAGTATTGGCTTTTGAACTTCAAGCTCTTCAAGAGAAACGATTAAAGGAAGTTCTGAAGGGCTTCAAGAGATTCTCCGGCGGGGATGATACTAACCCGGGAACCCTAGAAGCTTTTCTACCGGCTGTGTTCAAGCCGTTTGCTAACAATAAGCATCGACTACTGGAACAAATGGCATCATGGTATGAGATCGATGCCCTATATGAAGTGATGGACGTTAGCGTGGCTCCCAATTGTGAAGGGTGCCTACATGATGAGGGTGGATATAAGCATCATCAACGTTGTCCGGATGGTTGCCTCCATTACAAGGAACTCTGTTACGGTTGTTCGCCGCCGACGTAAATATACTATCATGATAGTATATTTAATTCAAAGGAGTAATATGGTACTTCTGAAGGTAGGCAGTTATGTGATTAGCATGGTAATCCCCTAGGTTCTCATCGAAATAGATCATGCTTCCCACGTGCATGAAATCTTCCGTCGTCGAGAAAGATGTCGGCATGATCGGCAAGGGAACCACTGGAATAATGTCACTGCCATTATGTATTTGGAACGATGGTAGGTCGAGGGCCCGATAATGTTTAGCCCCCACAGTATTGAACAAGCGAGGTGAGGCAAACGAGTAGTGAACCGCATTCTTAATGGTTACTCCATTGTTTAACTTTCGATTAAAAGTGTCCAGTAATGCGATACTACTGATGGCCCCTCCTAGGGACAACCCAGTCAACACGATTTGAGTATCGGCATTCACGTACTTCTCGAATAGTGCCCACAGAGCGTATTGAACATTGTGATAGAAGTCCCAAAAGCCACCGTGTACTTTCATGCCATCTATGCTGTTCTGTAGAGTGGGAACTTTCTGCGCGTACTCCAGATCAACCAACGCCAGGATGGGATTGTAAGTCCCGGTCGCTACTACCACCACCATATTCAACTTGGCCGAATAGAAGAACCACATAACATTCACCTTCAACAGCATGTAAGTCTCATCTATGGGAATAACCACATCAAAGTTGGGAGGATTCAATTGCAGAGGATCTTTCTCCATTCTAAACACCTCGCCATTGTGAACAGTAACACGATATGACAGTTCAAGAAGACTCTGCGCTGCCTCGTAGGAGAAATTAATCCCTAGTTTTTCCTGCAGAGGATATTGCCACGGAGGCTGGGATGCTCGTGCTTCCGACTTAATAATACACGCGTCTTTCAAGACAGTTGCTGTAATTTGGGCCATTTTGGATAAGAGATAAGGTTACGATTAATTAATCAATCTGTTTAGAAGTTTGCATATAGATACATAAATGGAAATCACGGAAGTCTCGACAGCAACATCAGAGAGTGAGAAATCGGTACTTCCGAGGAAACTAAAATCGATGATCCCCGGGAGACCTCAATCAATTCGAGAACTAGCCTGCAATTTGCGAGATGCGGTAGTTACCGTTACCGGACAAGTTGTTCTCACTAATGAATCGAAAGTCCCCACGATGATTAATCAGAATGGGAATGGCTTCTTCATTAAGGGTCATTATATTATTTGCCCAGCGGCTTTAGTGTTAATTGGACCTATGCAACTCGCTGAACACGGACGCATTCCCGCTTATCCTAATACGCCGACTAAGCACAAATACCCAAACGCTTTAGTGCGAGTAAGTCGCATTCTAGTTGATGTGTCGAATGTAAATGGGTCAGATCAGGCTTATAGTTATGAGGCCGACATTGTGGGGATTGATGGGGCGGCTAACATTGCTATCCTTCGCGTCAAACCAGAGTGTCAATGGAATGCTAAGAATCCAGTAATTCGGGTTTGCCATCCCTTTCTTCAATGGGGTAAGAGTCGAAGTTCATGTTCCGGTGACACGGTGATGCTAATCGGAAATATTACTGCTCCCGCCGCATTTTCGACTATAGCTGATTTACTACCCGGGGCCGAGAATGCGGTTACCTTGGGCACGCTGGCTGATAATCGATATGTTTTCCCAGCTGGGCATGTTCCCGGAGAACTTCTTTTACTATCGAATATGTTGCCCTGGAATCATCAACAGGGACTTCCGGTACTTACGACTAGTGGCACCGTAATCGGGATGGTTATAAAGGTAGTTTCACCATTTACGTATAATATTGCCGTCTCTGAGTTCTTTATGCGTCGCCCCATCAAGGCTCTCATTCGAACATACCAAGATAATAAAGTGCCAGACCGGTATGTCGATTTTGTCCGGATGGTTGATGATCCTATCGGATCATACTACTCCTTTAATAAGGCTTGGTTGGGAATTGCCGGAACCCTAATGAGTCAGATGGATTATGATACTATTTTAGAGTTTGGTGTAAGGGGCCCCAATACCGTCGATCGCTTTCCGATCTTAGAGGACGGCTCCTTGATCACTGATGATACGTGTAAGGAAATCGTAGGCTATCGAGTTACGGCTGTGGCCCAATCTAACCCTAAGAAATTTCAACGAGTACTCATCCCGGGAGCTATGGATGACAGAGTCGAGATTCCGAGTGGTCAACCGAGCCCGCTAGTCGATATTATTAGTCCTGGGGATATTATTACCCATATTAACGACTGTCCTCTCGGAGATAGGAAGGGACAGATTTCACCTTCGCTAGCAATGTGGCGGGTTCGTCCGGGTGATGAAGTCACAATTCAATATAAGAACGAATTAGAGCGATTTCGCGAGTCTCACCAGGTTACTGTCGCTACTGGTTCCTACGAGCCGTTCCTCGATTTTCCCTTCTATTGTGAGTCGATTATTCCATTCAATGAGATGGTTCCAACTCTATTATAAAATTGAATAGATACTAGGAGCTATGAGATGAGATAGCAAATGCCTCGCCACTCAAAGCGTCAATACAGTGAGTCTTTCGATTCGAGTGATGATGAGCCTGAAATATCTGTTCATGACTATATGGTCTCAGTTCCGAAGTGTGATCCATCGTGTTGGGAGATATGGCTAGGTTGGTACTGTCGAACATTCTTCACATGGTGGGGAATCTGTGCCTCCATCGCGGTAAGCGGCGTCCTGTTATATAATGGTGTGGATACGCACACAAAGACGGGGAATATTGTAACATTGATGATCGGGGGGGTATTTACCTTATTCTGGGTGGTGTGTGATGTTATCTTGACGTTTATAGTAGGAACAGCTGCTGCGGACATACTACGGGCTGTCGGATAACGTAACATAGATTCTTGGCCAAGAATCTACATCTCTAGGTAGATATCGTTTTTATATTTCTAGCATGGTAAATGAGTTGTGTGCAGTGTGGTAACATATTTTCATGCTGTTCCTGCGGTCCCTGCGGTCCCCGTGATCGTTCGATTAACCAATCAATCGGTACTTGTGGCCCGTGCCATACTTACGAATTAAGGTGGAAGTGTGGATGTCAGAAATACAAGGCCTGCTTTACGGTATGTGATGGTACTACTGGAGCAACTGGGCCAACTGGCCCCGGTGGCGGACTTCCTGGAACTACTGGACCAACCGGGCCAAGAGGATTAACTGGACCTCCTGGTACTGGGCCAACTGGCTCGACTGGTCAATTAGGGGCTACGGGACCTACAGGGCCTTTTGGAACTGGTCCAACTGGTCCAGTCGGCGCGACCGGTGTAACCGGGCCGACTGGACCAACCGGTTCAACGGGACCAACCGGATTTGGAGCAACCGGATCTACTGGACCAACAGGGTCAACCGGTTCAACCGGACCCACTGGATTTGGGGCAACCGGATCTGCTGGACCAACAGGACCAACCGGTTCAACCGGACCTACTGGATTTGGAGCAACCGGACCTACTGGACCAACAGGGCCAACCGGTTCAACGGGACCCACTGGATTTGGAGCAACCGGAGCAACAGGAGCCACCGGTCCGGGAGGTCCACCGGGAACAGGACCCACTGGACCAACGGGATCAACGGGTGCTACGGGCCCTGGAGGTCCACCGGGTACGGGGCCCACTGGACCTACCGGTTCAACCGGATCTACCGGAGCCACTGGGCCGGTTGGCCCTCCAGGCACAGGACCTACTGGACCAACAGGGATAGGAGTAACTGGCCCTACCGGACCAACAGGTCCGCGATCCACTCCTGCCAATATGGCTATGGTTACATTACAAGGAACCGGGAATATTCCCAGTCTAGCCATTCCGTTACCGAATGGCGTCAACACAATCGTTGGGTTTGACACTCTGATTTTTAATACCGGTAGTTTCTCCCTGGCTGGACCGCAGTTACGAGTCATGGTCACAGGGACATATGAAGTTACATACTCAGCCGCCATAAATTATGGAACTGGGTTAACGGCTACTATTCCCATTCAGGCTGAAACAGCCGTGGCTGTCAATCTAACTACTGTCGCCACTGGCAGCCATGTTGTCCAAACTATCCCTCCAGGAACTCCTGGGTTTACTCTACAACAAGGAACAACTTTTGTCACGAACTTTAATGGTGGCGTTGATCTCACCATTGCTGCGGCTATTATCAATTCTTCGAACTCCTTCATTCCTAGTTCAGCACTAGCGACTAGTGTGCTAGCTAACTCCATGGTGGTGGTCAGTCTCACCATAAGTCAGGTCTTCTTCTAAAACTTACATGCATAAGTTCTAACCTCTCCCTGAGTAAATTTTCCCATTTAGGTTGGTACTAATACCAATCTAATTAGCCCGTTGACTGCGGTAAACCCGGTAAACCTAGGAATCGTTGAAAAATAGTAAGATCAACATGGTCGTGAGATTCTGGATGATATTGAATCGCCCACCATTTACGATGGTCGGTAAAAGCTGCGATATGGTTATTTGAAGTTACGGCCGTAATTTGGAACTGATCTGGCAGTGAAGTCACCAAATCCCGATGATTCATCCATCGAGGCCTGATTATTTCTGTGACACCGGGATCATTGACGAGTTCTGTCACCTGGACTGTTCCCCGCTCCCGATCACACATACGCACTACTGTTCCACCAAAAGTGTGCGCGATAAGTTGCATTCCGTAACAGACCCCTAAAACTGGACAAGGACTTGATTTAACCCATTCTGGCATAGGATAATGGTCCGGATCGTAGACATGATGGGGACTGCCCGATAGAATAATATGGGTCGGCGTGAAATTTGGTACCTCCCTAGGTAGGACAAGCTCATATTCAATATTTAATTGCGTAAGAACCCGAATAATCCGCCTGGTTGAAATGTCACCAAAGGCAACTAGTGCAACTGTCCGTGCTAACGTTAGTGACGTTATTGACCTCGTCATGACTGTTTTAGTTCCTCATAATAATCCTGATAGCATTATCCATCAAATTGTTGCATGGTTACCACACCATAGTTTCTGGAGGTGGAACCGAATTGGTGGCCTTACGCAAATTAACGGTCATTGTCATATTATGAATTATCTCCACTGAGGTTAATGACATTACTGATGTTAGCGATTCACTACTAGGTGGTTCTGAAGGTTCAACTGCTGAACGCTTTTGAGTAAGCTTTGGCGGAGGCTCCGGAGCGAACTCTGGGGCACTCTCACCTACAATATGAGCTTTAGCAGGTCTATAGTTGTTTCGAAATGACACGCATCCCATACTATTTGCCAACAATATGGAAAGCTTATTACTGCCAATATTGAATGTTTTCCGCTGGAATGACATTTAACCAGTGAATAAATATCTATATACATAATATTACATCAAAATGAACAGAGTTGTTTTAGCAAATTCATTATAATATCAAAATGGGTTCCTATCTCTCTTCCTATTACCGAGGGGCACCGAAATCCCGTCTCAACCCAAAGCTCATTCCATTCATCCCATATTTGAGTGAAGCGAGTACCCAAGTTTTGTTGGCAGACGCTTCAGTACAACTAGAAGTGCGACCGAGTAATTTAACTACAACGGCCTTCCTTGAGGGTCATGATGATGGCCTCTTCACTAAACAGGCAATTAAGAAGGGCACCATCGTTTGCACAGGGCCGAAAGAAAAATGTAAGATGAACGATGCAATTGTGAATTTGGAGCCTATTTTGCTGGCCGTGACCAGCGTGGAAACATATGATGCTTGGAACGAGTTCAAACAAACGTACTATAATATTGATAAGGTTCGTAATCTAGTGAACGTGCGTCTAATCATAGACAAGAATGGAGCTAAGTATTATGAAGCGATTCAGGACATTTCGGCTGGCGGTGAATTACTCCGGATGTATGGTTTCACAACCTGGCCTTTTGAGCTATTCGATCTCATCACTAACAAGAATATCGCTGGATTCATTCGATTCATTGATGAATTGGTGAAGGAGTCGGATGGAGATCCATCCGAGCAGAAATTAAAGGCCCTCCAAGTAGTGCTTAACAACTATCGATCCGTGAATAAGATACCTTATAGTAGCCTAGCCGAGTATGATGTCACTATGGCCAATCAATCACTACAGTACTTGGGAGCAGCCCTCAAGAAATTCTGTGAGCGAATCACAGGTTAATATTCATGTACCATACATGAATATCCCATAAATATATTCCCAGTATTATAAATTGTTCGTCATGGCTAACTTTGTCGATTCGGTGCCACAAGAGTTTATTACCAAGAATGATGAGACTAGACGTCAAGAGATAGTGACCACTATTCTGACTAGATATCCTGATCGAGTTCCTGTCCTAGTTGGACGAGCTACTCTTAAGGATACACCACCGATCTCAAAATACAAGTATCTGGTTCCTGCGGATATTACATTCGGTAAATTCGTCTATGAACTCCGGAGAAACATGACATTTGTCGATAAGAAAGCGAGTCTTTTCTTCTTCCTATCTAATAATACCCTAGCTCCATCCAATGGTACGATGTCAGAATTGTATAAGCGATACAAATCGAGTGACGGCTTCCTCTATATTACCTATGCGGCTGAGAACACTTTTGGATTTCCCGTGAGTTCTGATGATTCAAGAGTTATTTCGTAATGTTTCTCGAGTGAGAAATATTACTGGGGTGTCGAGCCCTTAGGCCTAGAGAAGTGATCGATAGCCTTATTCCCCTCATCCTCATTGATTTCGATTAAGGACACCGTCTTGCATCTTTGTTGGCGGCATTCACTCACATAGTGGTCGAATATCCGACGAGCTTCATCAAGATCATCCCAGGCCTCATCCAATGCCGGGTAAGTGACGCGACTTTTGTCAGTGTGATAAATGACCACTTGGTATTGAATAATATTCCCCATTTGGGGAGACCTTATTGTTGTCACGTAATATTTTCACTTTTCATCATTGGCTTCCGGAACTGTTGTTGCTCCACCCCGAACAATCTCATCTAAAATATCACTAGATGCGGAGAGGGCTGACTGTACGGCTTGTAAAACTTGTGTTCCTCCATGAGTCAATTCGGGACCCTTCTTAAGATCACCATCGTGTCCATGGAGTAAATGCTTATATTCTTTGAGTTGAAGGTCGATATTAATGATAGTCACGTCTAACTCAGCTGTCTTATAAGCATCCGACTTGTAGGTAGCGATGAGATTCTGGATTCCTGCTTTAGCTTGGGCCAAATGATTGATTAATAATCGTCGGAAGGTCGGATGTTGATAATCAGTGAGAGCTTGGATGGCTTGGTCAATAACCTGATTAATATGTGTCATCAAGCCAATTCGATCCTCTCCATTGATAAACCGCTTAAATGCCCCCCACCAGGACGTTTTGTTAGTAAAAGACATTGCGACAGTATTAAGCTTCTTTCCGGGGCCGATCATCCCTAAAAATCTAAGCTTAACTAGAATCTCATTAAGTGGAGCCGGAATGGCAATAGAAGTAGTGGCCAGTTTGGGAGCGATTGCCATCTTTTCATTTCGGAAGATTTCTTGGTGGAAAACCTAGTCAACCTATTCAAGATATTATTATTGTATATTTATCGCTAGGTCTATTTTAAGGGATAAGAACCACAACTACATGTTCACAATTGATCGAAATAACTACTACCATAGGTTATACCTCAGCCATCCTCATGGAAGTACCCGCCTTTAACTCATTTGAAGAGATTCTTGCGCACTATCGCAAATTCTTGAAAGGAAAGATGACATCGTGTCCCACCCACGATGGTCCGCTCGAAGACGAGTCCAAACCCATTCTTTCGGAATTACTGAAGATGAACAAGTATGTACTTACGGTGGACTCGCAGCCGGGACTTGAAGAAGTCAGCACTCTGGATGGCACGTACAAACAACGTGCCTATGTGGACTGCTTCATGTCCAAAAAGAAGTACAAACAAGTGACACAATTGCTCACAGCGAATACTGACTTACTCATCTTTGGCGAGCGGTATACCAAGCCGAGTACTAACCCTCCCAAAGCATCGATTCCAGTATCAATCGTTCTAACTACGGACCCCAGTGATGCCACGGATGTGATTGAAAAGATTGCAGTTGAATCCGAGCTACCAATGGGTTGGTTGAGCGAGGATATGGAGTTAATTCTCACGAACACACCAGTTGAGAAACAGAGGAAGATTCTCGTCAACTTGTACTCAGTTCGTATCCTCGATCCCATTTGGGGGCGTCAGAAGTATCTTTTTGAGCACATGGCGGCCGCCCTAAAGTAAAAAACTTCATCGTACTAACGTTAGTATGATGTCAAACAGGATTGTATTCGGGTCGCGGTTGTTGCGCCCTGATATAAGCAACAATCAGTCCGATTATCAGGGCAACAATTGGAGCAAAAGTTATAATGAGGGTATACATAGGAATAATATCTGTATTCGCGGCCATGCAGAATAAATTGACGAAGAACCATAATGGTAATGGCATCAATACGTAAGAGGCAGGGATAAAGGTCCACATCTCATTCGTTAGTTCCTTCCCTAATACGATGATTCCCCACAGGGTCAACATGGTTTGAATAATTGCCGATCCTAGAACAACATCGGCAGCTAGTTCAGTCCCTTTATTTATGGCAACAATGGCTGACTGGATGAGGGCAGGACAGATAATGAGACAGATACATGATAATATCAAAAGTACAGCACGCGGTTGTGGACAGAATCGATCATTGTCCATTTGGTCCAAATGCCATTAGGGACATAATATATATTCAATTGGAATGTGTGATGCTCATCACACATTTAAACGGGGGTATATTCCTCCTTCAACCGTCGAGCGGCTGCATACCCAGCCCCTGATCCAAGCGCCCCCGCGACAATAGGTAGATAGACCAGAAGATGAATAGTGACTGGAATAATGGTCGCATTCACCCATGAACAAATCCAGTTCGTGAGGATCCAGACTGGCAAAGCATAAAGAATATAGGATCCTTTCAGTACAGTGCGTAATTCGAGCAGATCCTGACCAAAAACCACGCCAGCTCCACGACAATTAGCATCACAAACCCAATCTCCCTTGGCATCTATCGACCCATAAAATAACTCATAACCGCCATAGGCACTAATAATACTCTGAAGGATGGCACAAATACAAATCGTAACCACAGCCACCATATTGTTATAATTTAACCCTACGATTACGGATTCGGTCACGAAGGGAACAATATATAGTAGGAAGTAAACGGTAATCGAGACCCCAGCCCACATACATTCCTTAGTTCGGGTACTCATCGGCTTTGCATATAATACATAGCGAACATAATATTATCAGTTGTTAGTGTCGTCAGTATATCTGGTATACTAGCCCGATTGGTGACTACTGCTACCTCCCCTAACAGCCTTAACGGCCCTAACGGGTCTTGATGACGCTGAGAGATAATACCATGAATAAAATGAAATATATAACGATGCCATAACTATTTGGTTAAATGTGGTGGCTAGTTTACCTGGCGGTAGCCGTAGTAGCCTATCTCTTGTGGGACATAGGAGCTCACGGTCCTCTCTTTCGGAATATGGTGTCCGTGTTCAGCCTCTTCTTTGCTACTCATCGCAGTATAGGACGCCTGCTCGGTATTCAGTACTTCCGATCGGATACTTGGGAAACATCACGATCCGAGACCAGTCTTCAATTCCCAACATTTGGAGCTCTTTGGCTCGTGGGCATTGATTATGAGATTGGACGTGACGAGCATATCCGTGCTCTCAAGACGCGTCAAACCAGCCATACCCGAGATATCAATCTCACTCAATATATCCAGATGCTGGTTGGCCGCCGTCTTAACATCGTCGAAATCGAGGACTTCCTTATCCGAGCATGGCTGTCAGAATTGATCGAAGTGTATAGTATTGCTCCACCAAGTGATACCGAGGCTTATGTCCGCGGAATCAAAGCGATGCGCAGCTTCTTTTCCCTCCGACGAACATATCTACCCGGTGCTCTAAAACTACTCTGGACCCAGTTCAGTGATTTTAAGGCATTGCGTGACTACTTGACGAGTCTCCCCAAGGGTGAAGAACGAGTGATCATGCTCATTACTATGCTGACCACTATTGATAATTCACTCCACAATCTTGTAAGTGATCCACGTCCGATTAACCAATTTGCGGACATGTTCAGTACGGCGCCAGTTGGATCAATCTCTGTCCATACACAAGGTCGCATGGCAATCTGCGACATCGTAGTTAATACTGCAGACAATCCTGGCAACAGTGTTTTCGGACCCAAAGGCCTTATCTGCCCAGGTAATAGGATCACCTCCTCTGTGCTAAAGAGTGTAGCTGACCTTAAGCGCAACTTTGTAGTCAAAGTGGAGGGCACGCCAGAGCTGAGGCCCGGAGCCGGACGTAAGATTTGGAACCCGGAGAGCGTCTTTGTAACTTTCTGCGATCGTACCGAAGATAATTCGGAGATAATACTATGAATAAAATGAGTGTATATAAGCACACTAATATTATAGCCTCTATACTAAAGGACGCACCATGAGTGACATCTTAATTCCTGACACCAATACTGCAACTCCTATGCCTAGTTCTGATCTTCGACAAAAGTATCGAGCTTGTGATGATCCGAATCGACCCGCATGTCGCGATTTTGTGAATCAGGGCAAATGTCATCGACGCCATCACTGTAAATTCTACCATCCTAAGGTAGTCACCCGAGAAATTACCAAACGAACGAAGCGAGACTTGGGTCACTGTTATTGTGGAGCCACACAGAAAACGATCATGGTATTCAAGAGGAATGAAGACGGAATGACCCAACATTTCTTCCGTGTTTGTGGCCGAACTGGAAAATCAATGACGAAATGCATGTAAGAATATATCTACTTCAGATATATTAGATCATATGGATGGACATATCCGTCACTATTTCACATGGTTCATCCCAACTCCAGGTCATTTCGTAATCAGAGGCTTTCAACCAAACATTCAGCTTACAATAGAACATGTAATCAACTGGCAGTCCGGGAATAATAGCATAAAAACGTTTACTCTCTATCCGGAAAGGGAACTCCTTAGCTTCCTTAATTTCACGGGCAATTATGATCTTAGCTTGATCCAGGTCTGATAACAAGTTGATACTTGTCGCTTCAGAGCCGATTTCCAACTGTCGCTTCTTCGCCGAAGCAGGAATTAACCCTACAAGCTCCATTTATTAGAGTGTATATTCATTTAGATATATATCCAATCCGAATATATATTTCTTTCACGACGTGGCTATAATATAGTCATAAATACTCTTCACGATGATCAGGATATTAAAGTCGGCTAACGGATCATAAGGTTCATTGATGTCAATCAGAGGACTGAAATAAGTGCGATTATCCCATATGGTACCGAAGATTTGCTTAAGAGTTTCCATTTGGGATCGAGTGGCCTGATCGGTATGGGAGGCAAAAATCCACACTCTTGCTTTAATCTGAGGTAGTATTCTATTGTATTCTAGTAAGAACTGAGCCATGGCGGCATCATCAGTGGCATTGATGATCCAAACGACAGCACCAGTGCTAGCCGTGTTTATGAGTTCGATAATCTCGTCATTACTCTGACCCTCAGAATCTTGAATAGAGTCGGAGGGAATAGCATCCCATAGCGTTACCCGAACATTTTGGCAGAATCGACTCTTACCTACCCCTAAATTTCCAACCACCTTGATATTAATCGGATTCGGTCGCCTTGCCCGATATTCCTTTAGATTAGTGATCAACTTAGGAATTTCCTGGTCGGGATCTTGCTTCTCAAGCTGAAACTTATATGGACTCGTTCCCATTTCTTTAATTAGTAATAGTCTTAGCTTCAGAGCAATTATATGTTCACCACATATAACTTAAGAATTAGGCCCTTGCCGCCATGAGGTCATAGATGTGTTTCACGGGCATCAGAGCGTTGTAATCAGCTAAGGGATCCTCGTTTTGAGTTAATGGGGCATAATAGAGTCGACAGCTGTATGGTTCCGTCTCATTCATGTGATTTAGCATCCATACTTGCGCCTCAGGGGTCTTATCAACATGAGTGAAGAAAAACATAAGCTTCCGGCCAAAATGCTGCGGTGCTTGCTTAAAAGCATCTTGAAATCGGTTCAAAGCTCGGTCCTTACTTGCATCGATAATCCAAACGACACCCTCTGCCTTAGTTGTCCTCAGAGTCTCGATAATTTCTTCATCCTGCTGGCCTCGATGTTCGACAATCGGGGTCTTGATTATTTTGTTAAGCCGATTGCAGAAAGTAGTCTTCCCTGACCCTGGATTTCCCACCACAAGAATGCTGTTGGGAACTACTACTCGGTATAGAGTTCCACGCATGTGACCAAGTAGTTCTGAAGTATCTGTCTTCACATCGTCGCAATGGTAAGCGTACTGATCGTATTGACTCATTTTCCCAGTATGCCATATCTTTCATTTTCAATCAATTCTCATCTCATTTCATACATGCGAGCCAACGTTTCACTATAATACGTGAGGTCTTGAGGACTTACTACCGCTCCTTCTTGAACAAAATCTTGAATTCCCTTACCCATGGCCCGTCCTTGTTGCGTGTGCTTATCGATGGCAAAGGCGTCAACCGTCAAAATGAAGTCCCCATTTAACATCTGGGCTAGTGACGGCTGTAGACGCCAAGTATTGATATCAGGCTCCATGTCCAGTTTTCGATAGGGTAATCCATACAAAGCGGCCATTATAGCTACTGATAGAAATGGCCGGTTCTCTGTGTGACCATAATAAGCATTGGCTAAGATGTCATGCGTTTCTGGGGGCAGAATCTTGCTTAGTGCTTTCCACAATAAAATATCGGCCTTACCGGTGACATTTCGTGGGGACCCTTGAATAAACTTCCTCCGTTTAGCAATGGTCAAATCACCTATCACTTCAAAGAAGAAATGGACCCAACTAAAAGCATTAAAATTTTTCTCATATAATCGCTTCAAAAAGATCAGAACATAGGGGCGAATATTGTCCGGGTCTCCAGGGAGAAATAAGTCTGAATTCTGGTTTTGAGCGATGTACTTAAGGTCGGCCTCGGTAAATCCAGTGTCGACCGGTAATCCCACTTGTATGGCAATGGCCCGTCCCTCAACCGTTCCGTAAGCTCTCCACAGATGGCTCATCATTCGAGTCTTGGGGCTTTGAGCTAGTAACTGGACCATGGTTACTAAGCGGGCGATATCACGGTCATCAGAGTCCACAACTCGAGTGACTTCCAAACACAGGGGAAGATTAGCTGGGCCAACATCCTCATTAGCAATAATGGCAAGACGGTTATACAAATTAGTTACGGCAGCTTGACCGCCAACTTCTCCGAGGCGATACAATTCAATAGCCGTAAGAATCGCTTTCTCCGGCATATTACGCCGAACATATTTCTGGAGGGCGGACTTAGCCACATCGAGGTCAATCCCACTGTATGTCTTAGTCGCCCCACCGCGAAGTCCCTTCCACTCCATCTTCCCTAATCGTCGCTGTGGTTGAGTTGGGGCAATCGGTGGAGTTACATTAAGGGTCATCGGGATGGGAGTTGTGACAACTGGGGCAGCCGGAAGTAATATTAATGGATGATGACCTGGAGCTGTGGCCATCACTAGTCCAGGATGTGCCATTTACTAGAGAGGGAGTTAACAATAGTATAGTTGTTATTAATATGATCTGTTTTAGATTCAAATGAATCCCACCTAAGGAAACTTAGGGGACTAGTAAAATATGTCACGCAAGGTCAAACTAGTATTATCAGGAGAGAGTGGTGTTGGGAAATCATCTATTATATCCCGATTTTATCGAAACGAGGAGCCACATCCGGGAACTACTGTTGGTGGGGCTTTATTTCGAGAGCGATTAATTCAAATCGATCCCGTTACTAGGAAGAATAAAACGATCGATGTTGATATCTGGGACACGGCCGGGCAAGAGCGTTTTCGTAGCATGAGCGGATTTTATTTCAGGAATTGCGATTATTGTCTCCTTGTTTTCGATCTTAATGATCGGGAGTCATTCGTCAGGATGGAAGAGTGGCGACAGATTTGTGAGAAAGTTCGTCCCGACGGTCAAACTACTTACTTTGTAATTGGAAACAAATCAGATGTCGAGCAGCGACAAGTCACCAGAACAGCAATCCTAGAATACTGCCAAGCGCACCAGATTGCTCGCTATTTGGAGACTAGTGCCAAGGAAGGAGTTGGGATTGGCGAATTACACGAAGCGCTGAAAGACCATCTATGGTCGAATTTCGCCAACTTGCCCACTGATCAAGTCAATGTTCCAGCTCCCACTACCCAATCAACGGCGGAGGAATGGAAATTACCTTGCGCTTGCTAAATCTTTCCCTAAAGGAAAGATCTTAAACCATGATCGTAAATTTACGATTATGTTTCAGACGGTAAGCCGAATAAATTCTTGATGGAGGAATGTTATTCGTCCGGGAGTAAGCCGAATAAATTCTTGATGGAGGAATGTTATTCGTCCGGGAGTTAGATGAGGAAGATCGTAGGTGGATAAGGTTTCGGCAGTCAGGGTCGCGGGTAACATCGCCAGAAAGTCCTCTCGAATAATCTCGAATTCATCCGGACGAATCTCCTCGAGCACAGGGAAGTGGTGTTGTAGAATTGGGAAACTATAGAGGTCAATGATCGGTTCGATCATATCTACAAGGATAATTCCGGCACTGGCGAACTCAATCAAAATGTCAGCCAGATCCGCATTGGCGGAATAGTCCATTAGTGACTGCTCGAAGGCAGGGGAAATATAGATCCAAGGTTGAGGTACTGAAACATATCGATATTGAGGGTGCGATCGTTTGAACCACTCGGAGAAGAAAGACCTAATTCCTTGCGTCATCCACCATTGCTTGTCACAAAACAGAAATAGTTGGGTTCCCAACAAGATTCGTGTCGTTTCCGGAATGTAGGACATCGATTCGAACATGGGAATAGGCAACTTCCACTCATGCTCCATATATAAGTTTATTTCGGGGACATTAGGAATCAAACGGACTATTGAAAAATCGGTCCCGATCTGAAGGACGATATTGTGAGCAATCGATAATAGCTTCTGAAACTGGCAGATCCAGACAAATGGAATAAGAGTGAATGTTGATGTCCTTAAGTGTCGAACTTTATTCCGAGCTGTGATGACAAAGTGGCAACATGTCTGCAGACATTGAACCAAATCCTCAACATCAATGAGCTCAAAGATTATAGTCAGGATATCAGGCAGTAATGCGTCCATGGAGATATTTTAATAAAACATAGGTATGTACCTATGTTTTTTTATATATGCTGCGGCTATACCTACCAGAAGCCGGGGGCGCCATTCCACCCATCGTAGGGGTACTCACCCTCACTGTCGTCCGAGTCCACTTCCAGAACAGCGTACGGCGATCGGAACTTGTTCGGCTGAGCTGGTTGGGGAGCTGTTCGGGCCTGAACTGGTTGAGGAGCCATTCGTGGCGGAGCCAGCTCAAGAGTGACTCGCACCTGGGGAGGCCCGCGAGCGATTGGTTGTTCACCGCGAGCACGCACCACTGGCTGTTCACCGCGAGGGCGAATGACCGACTGCTCACCGCGGGCACGCACGACTGGCTGTTCACCCGCACGAGAGCGCATCACTTCGTACTCACCCTCGCGGGTCTCCTTCCGTTCGGGGGATGGGTTCTTGCGCTCGGGCGGCGGAGTCGACTGGTCCATAGCCTGAACCCATACCTCGTGGATCGCAGCCGTTGAAGGAGATAGCGGCGGGATCGGGAACGGAACGCAGAGGTCAACGTATCCCATCGGATAGCCCTGTCGGGTGACAATCTCGTGCGTGGCCAGGGGAACAATGCGGCCACGACGAATGCGCTCGATGATGGAGATGCGACGGCGGTTGTCGAACACGTGCTTCACGCCAGTCTGAGGATGGCGCATCTCTCCATCGTAGTTCGGAGTCATCGCATTGTCCGCGTAGATCGCCTGAAGGATCGGAACCGCCGTCTGTATGGCCTCGGCCAAATCAAAGGGAGCCACATTCACATCGATGCGACGGCGCACATAACCACGAACCGCCTTATAGGTCTGCGAGACGATTGACATCAACTCCCAGAACTGGCGCTGATGAACTGAGTTCTTCTTGGCCCACTCGCGATAGTGGATCTTCGACGGGTTGTCAGCGAGACGATAGTGCAGCCCCTCGGGGAGTGACTTCGTGAACGCGGCCCACATGTTCAGGTACGTGTGCAGAGGCGTCTCTCCGATCCAGGCCTTGAAGGTCTTCTGGATGTACTCATCGCAGAAGATGTTGTACTCGAACGGTGTCATCTCCTTGCGCTTGCGAGGGAGCCAGAAGTATCCGATGGAGTGGGCATCGATAATGGAGGCAATCACCGCGCCCGGGTAGATCGGCTTGTCCTTCTCGATCCAGCGCCAGAGGAAGGCGGCATTGCGAACACCAAGCGGGACTGACGGGGCGAAGTCACCACAGGGCGTTACGATCAGCGTCCCCTGCTCTTCCTTCAGCATCTCGAGGCGCTTTAGCAGCTCCACGCTCTGGCGAACGCGATACGAGTCAATACCCACGATCGCTTCCACCGGATCAATGCCAGCCTTCAGGAACTCCATCACGACATTGTGCAGCGGGACGCGCTCGATCTCCGGGACTCGATGCGAATCGAGCAGCTCGAAGGCGGTCTCGTTGATGAGGCGGATGCACTTCCCAGGACGAGTACGACCGGCACGGCCAAGACGCTGCTTAGCGCTGTCCTTAGTAATCTTAACCGTCTCCAGACGAGTAGCGCCGGAAGCGGTGGCCATGGCCTCCTTGCACAGCATGGTGTCGATGATCACCTCAACGCCATGGATCGTGATCGAGGACTCAGCGATGTTCGTGGCGACGATGACCTTGCGCTCGCCATTCGGAGCCGGATCATAGATCATGCGCAGCTCATCAGAATCGAGGACCGAGTAAGCCGGAAGCACAATCGAATCCGACGCCTCATCGCGAATCTTCTGCACGAGTTCATCAGCCTCCCGCGCTCCAGGAACGAAGACAAGGAAGTCACCCTTGATGCGAGTATCGCGGTGTTGACTCATGATGACTTCAAGAGCGTGATCATAGAGCTGATCCTCCTCATCCGGGGCGTCGTAGACAACCTCCACCGGGAACGGAGTCGGCACTGGCACTGGGTACACGAACGCCTCCGGCTTCACTGGCATGTTCGTCGGCGTTGCGCTCAGCAGAAGAAGCTTGGGAACTGGAACTCCCAGCTTGTGCGCATACATCCACAGCGAGAGGATGACCGTGTTGTCAAGACTGCCAGAATGAGTCTCGTCAATGACCAGGACGTCAGTGAAGTCAAGACCCGTGCGGCCACGAAGACCACCGCGGCCGAAGTAGCTGAGTAGCTTACGGCGCACATGGCCACTGGTCGCGTACACCACCGCAGTCGTATTATCGTACATCACATTACCCTCAGCTGCATAGCCAACCGAGAGATCTTTGTTCAGAGTGTGGAGGAAGTTGCACAGCGAAGTCGCGGCAACGCGCGTGGGGACTGCCACGAACACACGTTTGCCACTCTCAGCAAGAGCCTTGGGGATGCCAATGCTCTTGCCGCTACCAGTCGCTGCATTGACCTGCGACACCAGGTTCTCTTCAATCACGGATAGGATCTTGGGGATATGTTCGGTAATGATCAGCTTCGTTGCAAGGGTATTCATCGGTATAAGTAGGTTAGTGGATTCGAGATTTGACGTCAAGAATAAGCGTATTGTACCTAGGGGAGATCTAAAGTTTTGCTATTTATAATCAGATTTGTAATAATGATGCCATATTCATCCCCGTTGAAGTGATAAATTGATAATCTATTATAGTGATAATAGATTATAGGTATAAATGGTTGAGGTCTATCGTGTGGATAAGGTGCCTGCGCACGGCAATTCTCATGCAGTTAACCGAGAGGAAATATGGTCAGTAGTCTTGGATCGGACCTTCTCCACTGAGCCCGAAGCTCGTGATTATATTATCACCATGAATCGAAAGCATTGTGGCTATGAATTAGGGATTCAACACTCTACGAGTGTTGAAGGAATTGCGGCTCGTTGTTTAGATCCGATATGGTCCCATCACCAGAAGTATTTCTTAGGTCGACCTGATATTCAGCAAATGCAAGAACAATTACGCCAGAATGTCATGACCGTATTAGGACGGATTTAATGCACACTTTACCGCTTGGGGATACAGGTCAGTCAAGATCGCTGTGAGTTGTTGAGTGGCCTCCAGGGCAGAACTGTAATTCCACACCTTGGCTTTTGTCTGTCCCCCTGGGAAGGTTTGTATAAGATAGCCTTCAGGATCGATTTCATCAATTTCATGGAGCAAATGTAAAACAACTCCTCGCCACCAAAATAGGACGGCGTCATCAGTACAGATCATTTGAGGCTTAAATTCAGGATATAATTCTTTCTTACGTAAGAACCCCAATAGTTCAATAAGTTCGGCGGTTCGACCTAGCGACTTGACTCCTTTCTGCTGGTATGTTTTCTGAAGGACTGTCCAGTCATCAGCAGATAACGATTCAAAGTGGGGTGTCTTTGAAAGCAAGGTCAGGGGTAAATTCTGGATAACTATGCGACTTATAATGTCAGTATAAGATTCCATTTATGTAAGTTTTCAACTTACATGATTGTATAGTCAATTATGACAGTGCGGCTTTACACTCTGTTAGGGCCGTTGCGATAGTCTCATAGCCGGTAAAAATATAATTATCAGGGTGTGTAAAAATTTGCAGGTAGATAGGGTGTAACTCTTCCATTCGAATAAACAGATGCAAGAAGACTCGTTTAGTAGCTCCAGTTCCCACCCAGCCAAAAACTAAAGCTCGTTTAGTGTACCAAACTATCATAGGGGTCGGCATCTCCTCATCGACTCTCAAAATATAATGTAAAATCCGGAAGAATCGAGTTCGTCCATAGTTAGTAAGGATCGTTCTCAGGGCCGGTAACATATATGATAGTAGCAATGATCCGGGCTCCATGTATTTCAGTCAACGGTAGAATATGTGTGAATCCTCACGCACATTCTTATTCTACTAACAGCTTCTCCGGCTCCTCCATCTGATTGATAATGATCCGATTCGCTGGGTCACAAGATCGGCAGCAAGGCCAATTTACGTAATAATATAGAATGAATCCGATTTCCCCAGTGAGCCCCGGGATCAGGAAATATAACCAATTGAATAGCCAATCAATCGAATCATGGAAGGTTACTTTCCACATGCCGTAATGCGCGAAAGCAAATGCATACAGAACTCGATAAAAGACTGAGGCGGTCCCCTGTAAATACAGACGGAAGACCCACCGTCGGTGCCGATCAAATTGTTTGTTCCATACGGTGTCTACGACCTGAAGTGCACATACGAACAACAGGACTCCAGCTACCGTGAAGGGGACGGTCATAGAATTACCTCCAACCGTTTCATTGAAATTCATGAATATGATTCCACACATCGAGGTCAGGACGGCTCCGATCACGAAGAGAATGCCGGTATAATGATGCACGCGTGTCTTCCACAAAGCATTAGTTAACTGGAACGGCGCAATGAGAATCATGATCGTTGCTCCAATGAAATGGCCATACATGAAGAGAGTCTGTGCCAAATCACAGCAAATGCCAGGAAGCAATCCCCATTCTTCATGTTTAGTAGCCGGGTAAACGGCATAAGCATAGATAATGTAGGTCAACAATCCCCAGGTAGCCACCGTCCATAATCCAACTAGAATCCCCACAACGACTTTGGCCATACACTTCACGACCGGATTTTTATTTGACATGGATCGGGATTTGTCTGGTAGACTCGAGCATCTTCCATATGATCACTTTTATAGCTGTGCCTAATGTTTAATTTGCTGTCTAGCCTCATGATAGGGGATGGCGTAGGCAAACACACAAATAGAGAAGAGTATAGCACCAATAATGGTACAAACGTGGAATAACTCATGATAACCCATATATTTGTCACAGGGTCGTGGTCTCCTAGTAATGTACATCATAGCTCCCGTGGTGTAAACAAGCCCGGCAATAACTGCCAGGTACGAACCATTTCCAACGCGATTCCCAGCTCGGGATAACCCTTCCAGGTCGAGAATCGGAGCCCATCCAACAATTACATAGGGAAGGCCAATGATAATGTTAGGTGCTTGTGTCCACAAAATTCGCAACATAACGCCGAGACTGATTCCCACCATCAAGACATACTTAACAACCGGGTCGACATCGTACAATATCGTACGTATGGCTACATAATAAGTCGCCGCGAGTTTACTAAAGATCATGATATGATCGAAGGCCTGGGGATAGACCATAAGTTCGTCTGACCAATCTGGGAGATGTAAGAGAGCACTGGCGGCGAAATGGCCAATCACCGTCATAAGATAAATCATCACTGGGGTCATCAAATCAGGAGGCGATAATGAGAATAACCATGGACTTATCACAAGATAGAATGTAGCGGCACTGAGGTGGAGGACTCCTTGAAATAACGGGCGGGGCATTTAGTGTGAGATAATACACTGACAATCTGAATGTTAAATCAGTTCCTGTATTAGTATATTCCACAAAATGGCCACTTCAAAGATCGTAAAGGATGTCAAAATCGATCTGTATGGATTTCGCGGGCATAGATGGGTTCGAGTTCATGGCAACTGGGGTAAATGTTTCCATGCAGCCGTGGATGATAATTTCACCCTTAACATGATAAGGAAATGCATCCCGATGTGGGGCGACCCAAATTATTGTGAGGATCTGTACGGTTATAAATTAGATTGTACCGATGCTAAGCAAATTGAGACATCGGCATGGTCACCTCCACTTCCTTATGGCGATGTTGAACTTTATTCGCTCGTGACTGCGGTTCTTGACTTGGCCACCGCTCTCAATCTTGATACTGAAGTGATTAAGCGGGAATACTCGGTGAACGATATCCTTACGTTGATGGGCAATATCACTACTTCGGCAACCGAGCAACATCGCCTGTTAGAACTATTAAAGGGCAAAGATACCCATACATTACTGAAAGAGCTCGATGCCGCTAATCTACGGGCACAAGCATTGACGGGCGAGCTAGATAAGAATGCGGCTGCCCGTAAGAATCTTGGGTTGAAATTAAAGAAAGATCAGGAACGAATCGGGGCACTGGAGGCACTAATTAAGGCATTAGAGCAAGAGAATGCCCGTTTCCTAGCTGAGCGCGGGGATCATAAGAAGATGGTCCTAACTAAAATTCAGGGGGCTTTAGCATCGATGTAATGGTGAAAACAAATAATACGTTCACAATTTGAATACTATATTAGTTCCTTAACTAATATACTCCGTAAAATGAAGACTCACCTGATGATGGACTACGTCCATATCTATTTATATGGATATCGGGGTCAGAAATGGATCAAAACCTACGATGATGGCAAAATATGGCATGAAGCATTCTTTGCCAAAGTTCCGGATGATTTTACCCTAGAGAGGGTGATTGGTTGCTATCATAACTATAGCAAGCCCGACTATCGTGAAGGCTTACTGGGTCATATTGTGGCATATTGCACTGAGACCGAGAAATCAACACACAGTGAAGGTGAAACAGATGAAACGGACGAGACGACAGAAACAGTTCGAACGTGGTCTTCAGAATCTCACCTTCCATTCGGTGATCCCGCGCTGTACAGCATTGTTGATAATATTCGGGATCTGGCGCGATTACTCGGGCTTACCGAGAATGAATTCTTAGACGAATATTCAGTGAAAGCAATCAAGGAATTACTGGATCGTGTTTATGCTGAGACAGCGACTCGTTCTCGTCTCCTTGGCTGGTTGAAGGGGAAAGATACTTACTCACTATTGGAAGATGTCGATGCCGCTCATCTGCGATCTGAACAATTGAAGGCCGATCTGGCCAAGGAAAAGGCCATAAATCTTGATCTTAAGGAAAAGTTAGAAACCGCTCTTGGTCAAGTAAAGATGCAAGCCGAGCGGATCGAGTTTCATCAGGCTGAAAGTAATCGACTGCAAGCTCAGCATGATGGCTACAAGAAAGAACTCCTGAGCATAGTGCAGAACGCGATGACAGGATATCGGTAACCATAGAGATATATCCAAATAATTTCCCCTGAAATTATTTGGTAAGTTAACACTATCAGTAGCAACTTTAGTAGAAAATGACATAAACCTAACGATGTGGTGTGATTTTTTATTCTTTGGTATATAAATGTCACACCACCGTAATAGGCGTGTACCGAATTGTAGTTCATGTGCCGCTGTCTTCCCACCTCGTTGCTCGGAGCACAGCCAAGCTACTGATGTAACAGGGCCAGAGGCCTGGAATCCCTGCCGCAGCTGCCAGCGTAACATCTGCGAATGCCGTCGCCGCGATGAATGCAGCGGTCGTTTCGATTGTCGTTGTGATAAGTGTGTTCGCCAAGAATGCAGCAGTCGCCCCGATTGCCGATGCGATCAATGCTGCCACAGCCGCAGCATAAGTGAACGCTGCAGTCGCCGTCCTGATTGCCGTTGCGATCAGTGCTGTCGCAGCCGAAGTGCGAGTGAGCGATGCGGCCGCCGTCCCGATTGTCGCTGCTCTCGATGCCGAGGCCAAAGTGCTAGCGAGATTTGCAATGGTCGTTCTGATTGCCACTGCCATCGATGCAGTAGCCGAAGTGAGAGTGGGCGCTGCAATGGACGACCGGATTGCCGCTGCCGCCGCTGCAAGCAACAAGAGTCATCAGCTGACGCTAGCGCTAGCGATGGTAGTGATGATGACTCTGGTGAGTCTGAGTCAAAGTCTGAGTCGCGCTGCGAATCGAAGTCTGGGTCCCGTTGTGAGTCAAAGTCCGAGAAGAAGCGTGAGCGTTGCAACAAATGCGATCGTCGTCGCTGCAAGTGCATAGAGACTTTTGATAGCTTGCGCACTCGCTGTGGTTGTCTTGCGGCTAGGCTCACGAAGACCGCGGATCCAACCACATTCACAGGCGCCGGCCAGACTATTATCTATACTTTCACTATTACCAATGTGGGGACGGCCATTATTTCCCATCCCATCCAGATTTGTGATAGTTTCTTGGGTGGCCAGTTCGTCTGCATCTTCCTACACCCTGGACAGAGCCAGGAAATTACTCGCGTTTACACCACGACCCAGGCTGATGTCGAGCGAGGTGTCATTCACAACCAGGCGGTTGCTTTTATTCTAGTGTCCCGATGCAAGCGCGTTCGCACGAATTGCGCCGAGGCCACTATCACCTTCGGTAATGCTGATGTCTTTGGAACTATATCTCAGGTCATTAATGCTGCGGGAACCGGTGTCAATGTGACGGTCACTATTAGCAATTCCGCTCTAAGCTTGACTCCCGCTTTGGGAGTTAGTCTATTTCTTCCCTTCCCAGCCGGAATATCGTCTGGAATCGTGACAGCCGGGGCAGCAGTCAGCCCTGCTTCTGCGCCAGTTGTTGGCCCCGCCGGAGTCACTATCTCGGAGGCCAGCATCCCGGTCGGAACGACTTACCAGTATAATTTCACTTATGGCCCCATAGCTGCCGGTGCCTATAACTGGACTGGAACCATTAGGACCGCCAGCTTTGATCCTATCCTCAGCAACAATGGGGTCTCGAGTACTATCATCATCTCGTAAACGACGTAAACGACATAAAATATGAATGCTAATGTTCATACTATGAACATTGTTCCAATCCCTCAAAGGGGATAGCTTTGACATGGCTGACATCGTAACTATCCCTCAGAGGGAATACCGCATGACGGACGCCGTAACCTTTCCCTGCGAATATTTATTCTTTACTTCAGGGTATGAGGATCGATTACTGGAAGAAGACAAAGTAGAGGAATTGTCTCAATTTTGTGCCGCGAGGGGGATTATTCCAATCGCTTTATCTCTGACCAGGGGTCGGATGCGAGTAATTCCCGTTCGAAATGGTCGAATTGATATGACCGTTAATCCGACCGACGAGGAAACCACGTCAGCTTTCATTGTAGTTACTCGAATTGAGGGAAATGGCCTTGCGCTTATGGGAGGAATTATCTTCCGTGTCGGTAATTTCGAGAATGCCAGTAAAACCTTCTTATCCATGAGTGAATTGAATTACTGCTATATTTTCGGCATCGACTCCATTAAATTCTTGGCTAATACCGAAAGGGCGATTGAAATAGTTGTCGTGAAGGCTGATGCCGAATCTGGTTAAAATCCGGAGGATTTCCCAAATAGCTTCCATGCCTCTTAAATAAAGATTCGTGACCTCACGAACCTTTGATAGGTATCATATCCAATGTTCCACCGCAATAATCCCTAATCCGATCGCCAGGACAACGGCGAACACTCCATGGATATAGAGACTACCCTGTTCTAGACGTTCAACCTCCTCATCGGAGACAAATCCTCGTAAGTTGGGAAATGTCATTTCCACTATCATAATGTCCATTTAGGTATAATATTTAATTAGTGCTAATTAATTAGTCCGATACGAATGGCCAAGTAAATGGACCGTGATTGATCTGTCCGGCTCTTCGATAATGTCGCCATGCTGCGGGGGATCGATGACACAACGATACGGGTTGCGCACCCCATAGATAATATGCTCTTGGCCAATAATCGCGGAAAGACTGTAGAAAAGCTTGTTATAGTCCCCACTACCATCATTCCTGAATTGGAGCGTGATCTTATATTTGTACTCTTGATAACGGCTTATGCTTTCGTGGGTGGAGTGAGCGCTAATTAATGTGTATCCATCCACTTGGTGTCCTTGAATCAAACCAAATCCAGAGAGAAATTCAGCGGCGTGAGGCATTTACAACAGATTTACTATCCTAAACTATTCTTCTCGAATTATTTTCCAATTTGTTCCGTCACTCTTCAGTATTAATGTCTTCACTTTACCCTGATTTACTCGCGCATGAGGGGGCAGTCCGAAGATAATAATATCAGCGTCATTGATCAAAGTCGTCTCTGAGAAAAGAGAGATCGTATGTGTGTCCGCTGAGACTTTTGTGATTATGAGAGTTTCTTTTGGGGAGTGAACTGGCCCTGGTTTCATGAAAATAGTAACTGGACCTTTTGATGTATCAACTTCGATGAGACCAGAAAACAGAGGAACTTCTCGAGATTCCGAGATACGAACACTAACAGGGTGTGCCGACATCAATTTAGTAAATTTGGAGAAACTTATAGGTTAACTTTAGTACTGTTTTGGCGACTGGTAATTTGATAATTTGACAAGTTACCAAAGCAGTCTAAAGTCCGTTGATGACAGGAAAATATGGAGATCTTCACTGATAGCCGTAGTGGACTTCAGTTCTGTATGCAAATGGATAATCCTCGCGCCCCTCATATCGTGAAGAATGGTATTTCCGAATTCGACCTCATCAAATGGTGTGAGCAGTTTGTGACTTTAGCGGGGATGTTTATCGATGTCGGAGCCCATATCGGACCATACTCAGTACTTTTATCCAAGAAATGTCGACAAGTTCATTCGTTCGAAGCGCAGAAGAACGTCGCTGAATGTTTGGCCGTAAGTTCATGTGTTAGCAATTGCTTCAATATTCAATCATATAATGTGGCTTTGGGCTCCCATGAGGGAACGGCAGTACTACATCATTTCGACAATGGTGGGGCCAGTGTCCGATCGAATATTACGACGGGATCGATAACCGGCCAAGAAGTCGTTCCCATGAGAACATTGGATGGTTACAAATTCGAGGGGGTCGACTTCATCAGAATTGATGTTGGAGGCCATGAACTGGAAGTGCTTAAGGGAGCGCGCGATACTCTTACTAATAATAAGTTCCCTCCTATCATCTTTGAAGTTTGGGATGATGAATGGTATGCAGCTGACAGGGCTGCTGTTTTGACTTATGTAGAAGAGCTCGGTTACAAGGTTCATCCGATCAGTGGAAATTCGACCATGTTCTTGGCTTCTGACCATTCTGGCCGGACGACGGTTAAAGTAGAGGAGCCTCCTAAATATGATATCCCAGCTCTATCTGAGCAATATGAGGCTGGAACCCTAAAGGAGGCACCTTGGGATGCCTGGCATGCCTTGGCCACTCATTATCGAATTGGTAGCAAGCATGAACGAGCTTATCATTGTATCACGAAAGGATTTGAGGCTTCACCACCAGAAGAACAGATTTACAAGTTCCATGAAGAATTGGGAACCGTCGCCTTCTATTTAGGTAAGAAGGATGAGGGCTATGATGCTGGGGATAAGGTAGTGTTTTCACCGCATGCGCCTTGGTCCGCTCGTAATCATGCTTTGTACAACCAGTCATTCTACATGCAGGCCATTCCCTTCCGACGGGTAGTCCCAGTGTCATATGAATTACCACCTGATTATATTGGTACCTCGGCCTCACTAATTAATCGTGGGGGCGGATTCCTATTGAATCTACGGGCCGTAAATTATAGCATTAACTCGAAGGGCAGCTATATTATCCGAGATCCTCAAGAGGTTGTCCGGAGCCGTAACTTCCTACTCAAATTAGATTCTGAGCTCAATACCCAAAATGGAATCGAACTCACCGATAAGAGTGGTATCCCGCTATACCCTAAGAATATCGTCGGGCTCGAGGATATCCGATTAATTAGCCCGACCCAATTTGAATGTACATACTTGGAAGTGAACGAATCACGAACGCCACAAATTTGTTATTGCGAGTTTGATATGGCCACGGGAGCGGTGACTAAAATTATTCCACTTCAAGTAGGGGATGAGCTCAAATGTGAAAAGAACTGGCTTCCATTCATCATGGATGGAGAAATTCATTTTGTCTATACTATAAGCCCATTGCGGCTGTATCGACTTGATAAGAACACTGGCACTCTCTCACTGGTGAAAGAAATTTCGGTCGGTCTTCCGGAGCGAGGTCATGATGACTTCCGTGGTTCTGGCGGTCTGATTCAGTATAAGGGTGGCTGGTTAGGAACCGTACATCAAGTATTTAGCGCTAGCCCACGTAAGTATTTCCATCGCTTCATTTGGTTTGATGCACAACTCACCACGATGAAATACAGCAAGGCCTTTTTCTTTGAGGATCGAGCCATCGAATTTAACCTATCCCTTTGCCATTCTGACGAAGGACTTCTGATTCCGTATTCTCAGAATGATAACAGTAGCAAGATCGGGGTCTTTGGCTATGAGACTCTTGATGACTGGTTGAAACTGTAAGAGGAAATGCCTAACGTATATTGTGATATACGTTGTTAGTCAAATAGTATTAAGCCAATACTACTAAATTAAACATGACGACATTGTGTGAGTACCAAGACTTGGTCGCTCGAGCTCAGAATGATCCGACACTTCGGAAAACGGTTAGTCTGGTTGAGCTTATAAAAGCTGAACAGGAACTTGGTCTAAAATCACAGGTCAAACCAGATACTTCGAAATTAGACATTGCTATTATCGGTTATAAATCGAAAATGGTGGCGCCTTGGGATCCTTTTACCACCGAAATGGGACTTCCTGGTTCAGAAGAATGTGCAGTGTATGCTTCTCAGGAATTAGCGAACCGAGGTCACCGGGTTACTTTGTATATGAACCCCCCGGAGGATTCTATTTGGCGATCTTCATTTTCGAACCCTCGGTGGGTGCCAGTAGAAGAGTGGGATTCACCAGCCAATTCAGATACTTACGATCTGGTACTTATGTGGCGTCGTTTCGATGTCGATGCGGGAAGGAAGCGAGGGAAGAAGGTCTTCTTTTGGGGACACGATTCACCTCCAGTTCCTGGTCCTGGGTTCATGCTGCCTCCGTTTCCTAAGTTTGACGGACTCTGTATCCTGAGTGAACATCACAAGCGACAATTTATGGCCTGGCCAGAGTTCGGTTCCGTTCCGATTACTATCTCGGGAAATGGTATTGTTCCCAAGCAATTCGGGAGGCATCAATCCATGAATCCGCTTAGTCTTGGTTATTTTTCGAACTATGCTCGAGGCTTGATCATTCTGATGGCAATGTGGCCACAAATCCGAGCTGAATTTCCGACCGCGACTCTAGGTATTTGCTATGGACGAGAAACTTGGGCGACCATGCCACCTCAAGAGTTTGACTTTGTAATTCAATGCATTGAGAAATATAAGGACCAAGGAATCACTGAGCATGGAAAGGTAGGACATGAGGAATTAGCGCGCATCATGCAATCTACTTCGATATGGGCCTACCCGTGTACAGCCTTTGGGGAGACGTTTTGCATCACTGCCACCAAATGTCAGGCGGCGGGCTGTATTCCGGTGACGACGCGAATTGCTGCATTGAATGAGACTGTTCACCCAGAGGCGCCTAATTTCCCGCAGATTCGAAATAATGCGGAGATGGCGGCCTACAAAGCGGTACTATGTGCAACTCTACGCCGAGTTCGTGATGGTAAGCCAGAGGAGATCAAGAAAGAACGACAGAAATATATTGATTTCGCTATGAAATTTTCTTGGGCTGCTTGTGTCGATAAATGGCTGGCACTGTACGAGAAGGTAAAGTAGTCTAAATAGGCTAGAGGAAGGAGGGAAATGGGAAATTCTACTAATAAAATGTATCAAGACGGTGATGTGCCCAGAGAGTATATGGAAATACTATTGGGACCATCCCAAGGGTGGGCTTATTATAATTGTTCAAAGGAGGGAGTTTGTGAATCCTGTCAAAACAAGACCAATTATTGGCACGTAACGGTAAAATCACGGGGTAAATACTTGTGTGAGACATGTCGTTCGAAATGAAATATCCATATATTGGGCCATTTTGTCATAATAAAAGTCTGTAAATTTACAGACTTTTTGAAGGAAGTCGATGACAGACTTTTAGACTGGGACGCGATAGATGTCGACCACAAAATTGGTCGCTTCATCGTAATCGTCACCCTTAGCAACCTCGAAACGAAGTGTGACGAAGACATCCTTAGGAATTTCAGGACCACGAAAATCTTCTTGGATCTCGGTAATAGTATCCCAATCGATCTTCTCGCCACCAAAATGAGTGAAGCACCGTGGCAAGATCACGCGCATGCGCTCAGCCGGCTGAATGTCCTTCGCGCATAAGGAAACTACTTCAGCTGGAACTGGACTTTGAGGGGAGAGTTCGATAGTCTTTATCTTATTAGCTCGGGCTTTTCCAATTGCAGCCAGAGCGGCATCCTTATCCTCTACGATTGCGCGTTCAGTATCATTTAACAGCGACATGGTTGATTAAGTTCAGAGGGATTAATCATCTATTTATTGATCATTTGTAATGTTCTGCACTGAATCTATACCATATAAAGGGGACACATCGGGTGCTCGGGATAATATCTCACAAATCTGTAAATTTACAGACTTTTTAGGCCGGGAGCCGATACATATCGACGACATAGTCATATTCATCACTCACTGCACCACTACGCGATGTGACAAATGTATCATTAGGAACTTCCGATCCGGATATTCCATCACGGATTTCTCGAAGAAGTCCAAGTGGTGCACCTTCTGGATGTGTGATACTTGGAGGTATCAAAAGTTCGATATGTTCTCCGGGTTGAATTTCATGTAGACATGTTTTGCCCCTGTGTCCATGGAATTCCAGGTATCAATGAGCGCTTGTTTTGTGGCCATTCTGATAATACCTCATGAGATATATTATAATCACTTCTGATTCATAGTAACAATTTATCATATTATAAATGGCCCGACCCATTCAGATTGGCGATTTGGTCCAATTACAGCTTGAAACTCGATCACATCGTTATGTAATCACCGGTTTTGTACCTGAGGGAATTCTAATCGCTTCACCAAAAGCGATTGCTCAGCCATCATTGATTCAGTTAGTGAATGGTCAACATCAAGTGGCTGGATTTCAATCACCACATAGTATTTCTTTCCTTCCTTCAGACAACATCACGTCTGCATCATATCAACAAAGTGTTGTTGCGACTGGGAAAGATAAGAGGTTATCTCCATTGGGTGGAATGACTCGAGAACAAATCTTGGCTTCACCGATTGTTGGAATTATCCATTCAACCACAGTTGAAGGTTTACGAAGTATCTTCAGACTTGGAAAAATAGATCATAGACTTTCTCTAAGTCGACAACAAATTCCAATCGAAGGTGGATTTGCGGCGGGCTATCCGGAGGAAGCCACTATCGAACAATCAGCCTATAATCAACGGCAATTTCCAGGAATTTATAGTTATCTCAACACACAAGCATTCTTTCAGACTTTATCACCCAAAACGGCACGTACAAATTTCATTCACATAATTCTTTCTATGGCACTCCTCCAGCAACAAAACTGGCATTTCAACCTTCAAGATCAGTATGGAATCATTAACAATCTCACCTTTTCTCCACAGACATTACCTCAACATATTCATGAAATTTCTCGTCTTTGGGAGAACCCACGAGGTCGGATGCCGGAAATAATTTTTCACGATGCCATTCCATTATATTTTGTTGAAGGAGTCTTAGTAAACTTGCCTGAGCAAGAGGCTATCGTTAGAGAAATTATTGGCCCCGATCTTCCTGTATTCCTACGATCACAAAATTTGGGTCCAATGTTATCCCAAGCCAAGTTTATAAAAGGAATGAATAATTTTGCCATATTATCACATGAATTACCTCAATATTGTCACACTGGAGTAATTGGGGATGCTCCAGACGTCCCAGTGAGTCCTGAGACCGTAGTCACTTTCTCAGATTTTAATCCTTATACGGGACAAGATTTGCCTCCGGGGATTGAGCAAAAAGAGCGAGCTTATATTTGGCAAGAACGGCTAAATTTATGTGGAATTACCGAACCATATTCTCCGCAGCGAGAGACCGCTTTACTTCAACAAATAGAAACCCGCATGCAGCAATTATATTTCCAAGATAGTCCAAGAACTCCAGTAATACCTGATCAACGACCACCCTGGAAATATTTACCCCAATATTATCGCACATTATAATATATTCGAGTTAATTCGAATATATGAAGAATTCACTTAATCTAGATCCTTGTATGGGCATATGTATTTATCACTCAGTCACACAGCAGATATCCACGCGAAATTCGCTCTCTTCATTCGCCTGATCAAAACGAAGCGTTACAAAGACGTTTGAACGGAGAATCGAGCCTCGATACTCCATCTGAAGTTCTTCCATAGCGTCCCAATCGACACCATCCGTATCGTGAGAATACTCCCGGGGAACTAGCACCTGAAAACGTTCGCCGGGTTGAATTTCACTAATAATCATGGTTAGAGTTGAAAAGAGAGTCTCAACCGTTGGATTCACGCGATTTACTTGCCGTTCGGATGTCTTGTCTTTGGCCCATGGTAGAACCACAAATTCACCACTCAATGCAGTGGCAACGTGATCGCTTGAGAATCGCCCCTGAATAACAAGTTGATTCTCGTAAACATGACATTCCACTCCCAGTAAACGCTGCATTAGCTGTGTCATCGCGTCTTGGGACATTTGTTTCTCTTTACAGATTTCATTGAAGTTAGACCAAATCGTTCGACGCGTTCCCAGTAATGAGAGCTTTGGTTTAGTGGCTGCCATTTGGAGCATTTCATATATTGAATTTGATAATATTTCACTTTTATCGGATCCAATATAGAAAATGGGGTCCTTCAATAGCAAACTCACAGTAGAAGAGCGACTTCGACTTGAGACGGCAGCAAAGGAGAAACACATCGTTCTAATAGTGAACTCACTAGAACAGGGTGATCCGATTTGTACCAAGTTTATTGACCTACTTCAGCCATTATGTCGACAGCTTTCGGTGTTAGGTTGGACTGGGAAGCAACTCAAACCCGGGAATGGACTAGATACTATTCAATCAGCTCATAAGATCATATTGGTGCATGTTCGGGCTGATGGTAATAAGCCATTTACCGTCTTAGCCGGTGACACTATGTTTGCGGGTCTGCACTCCTACCTACAACATAACAACTTCGATATTAGTAATTATGGACGACTGGTATGTTGCTATATTAGTAATAATGGGCAAGTCCACGACTATCATCATACACCGTGTCGTAGCGATATTTGGACCACTCTTATTAAACGCGGTGACCACCTAGTTACGGCAATTTCAGTGAATATTCCCTTCACTCGTCGATGGTGTTCTTTCGAGGAACCAGAGGCGGCAGTCGAGCATATACTCATGGCCCTAGAAATGCCTCTCACTGAGACTGCCACAACAATAGAGCCACTTAGAAAGATTCTAGTTAAGCGGGTCGACATCACCGAATGATATATCATACACCAGTATGACATATAGTATTGTAGAGCTAAATCTTTTCTTACGAGGAAAGATCTTAAAGGAGAGCTCAACAGCCTAAAATGCACATCTTAGTCACAGGTGGGGCCGGATTTATCGGATCACACTTAATTGAACATATTATTCGTACGACGGAATGGACGGTGGTCTGTGTGGACAAGTTATCCTATGCCACTAAGGGCTGGAAGCGATTACAGGAATCGAACTGCTATTACTCACCGCGGCTGAAATGTTTAACATGGGACTTGGAGACGGCTCTTTCTCAAGGAATGATTGAAGAGTTGGGGGATGTTAACGTCATTATTCATATGGCAGCTGAAACCCATGTTGATGATTCGATCCGGGATCCAGTGGGAACAGTAAGGAACAATGTAATGTCCACAGTCCATGTCCTGGAATATGCTCGCACGCTGAAGAATCTGAAAACGTTCCAATATTTCTCAACCGACGAAACATTTGGTGCCGCACCTGTGGGCGTAGATTATAAGGAAAGCGATGCTCATGCTCCCAGTAATCCATACTCAGCTTCCAAGGCCGCATCCGAGGACATCTGTTTAGCATACCGGAATACTTACGGGATTCCGTTGATAGTTACGAATCTGATGAATGTTTTTGGTGAACGTCAACATGTTCAAAAGTATATCCCGCTAGTGATTAAGAAAGTGTTGAATGATGAAGTGGTCGACATTCACACTGAGTCGGATGGTGTCACCCCCGGGAGCCGTCATTATATCCATGCTCGAAACGTATCCGCGGCTGTGCTATTTATTTTGGATAAAGGGATTCCCGGGGAGAGATATAATATTAAGGGAGAACGAGAAGTTAATAATCTGGATTTGGCGCAAAGTATCGCCAAAATCATAGGAAAAGAGTTGGAATACAAATTGGTTAAATTTGCCGAGAATCGTCCTGGACATGATATTCGTTACTCATTGGATGGGACGAAACTATTTGAAATGGGATGGCGTCCGCCGGTTGATTTCGATCATTCACTCGAGAAAACAGTCAAATGGACCCTCCAACATCCGCAATGGTTAGAACAATAAACCACACTTAAAGATGAAATACCAAGCATAAATGTCTTTATGTCTGGTCAGTGCCTTTCTCGATATTAGTCGTCAAAATTGGGCTGATTTCTCACGATCTTGGAATGACTACATCGAACATTTCCTTCCTTATCTTATGATACCATGCCCGATGATTGTCTTCATGGATGATCAACATAGTGAACGATTTCGTAAGATATGTCGAACGGCTTCTCACATCAAAATCATTGACATCAATCGAGACTGGATGCAAGCCAATATTTATGCCTATCAACAATTACCCCGAGAACGGGAAATTATGGGGTCATCAGTATTCCAAGCATTAGTATCGGATCGATTGCATTATCCTGAGTGTAGTCAACCTGAATATACCATCATGCAACATGCTAAGATCGATTTCGTGAATTATGTTATTGAGCACCAGCTCCAGCCCACTGCCTACTATGCGTGGACTGACTTTGGCTATTTTCAAGATGCGAAGCGAATTCCGAGGAGGCCATTAGATATCAACAAATTCGATCTTACACGAGTTAATTTTCAAGCTATGGCTGAATTAGAACCACAAGATTTTGATATCACATATACACTAACGAAGGCACCATTGAAAGTAGGTGGCTTTTTCTTCCTCGGATCTCCCGAGAAGTTGAGAGAATATCAGCAATTATATCATACTGTTTGTCGGGAGTTTCATGAACGAGGAATCGTAGATGATGATCAGCACGTCATGATCCAATGTGTTGCTCGAAATCCTGAATTATTCAAAGTCTGGAATTTAGGAGCCTGGCATTTAGTTTATGTTCATTTTCAAGTATAATAGCTCTAAATGCATGCTTAGTAATTAAAACATGAGCTCCGGTGGTAAAATTGGCGCCTACTATCAGTGTTATCGGCAACTTACCGCCGCCAAAGAGGTAATTACTGCCTATCGGAAATTCTTCCCAACTAACACCCTAGTTCTAATCAATGACGCTGGGGATGAGCAGCATCGTGAATTGGATAAGAGTCCTTACTGTAAATATGTTCAAGCGACCGAGAATGTTGGCTATCCTGGTGGGAAACTTCATCATGAACAGATCATCCGTTGGATGAAGCGATTCTTCACGTATGTCAACCTGATTGAGGAGGATTGGTTCTTCCTGCTGGAAGATGACGTATTTGTGATGAAGACCGTCGATGAAAAGACGCTGCAATATGATATTTGTGGTATTAATCCTCGTAATCTACTTCCTTGGCCTAGCGTGAATATGGTCCGAGAGCGTGGTTATCATAAGGATGCTCAATATCTCATTTATGGCGCTATGGGTGGCGCCATCTTCCGCACATCGTTCTTCAAAGCGATGGGACAACGTTGGGATGAAGTGGAACGTGATCTCAATCGCTTTGGTGAATTATGTCCGCAAAGTTTAACAGGTCAAAATTGGTATTACAGTGACGTAGTGCTTTCTTTCCTAGCTTATCTATATGGAGGGACTTTGGGAATGTATCCAGAATTCGCAGAACTTTGGTTCCAAGATCTACCGAAACGTTTGGCTGAGAACCAAGTAGGCTGTTTGAATCAATATAAGTTCCTGTACAATTATCCCATTCATCCTCATCTCACGACTCTAGATACCACCAAATATACTATTGTGCTTCCCGTAGCTGGAACCGGACCTAATTTCGAGTTATTTGTCGATCAGCTTTTGCCCCGATACCATAAGTATCTAGATCCTTCAGAAGTTGGATCATTCGTTGTTGTATGCCCGGGAGCACATCTCGAAACCGTTAGGAGTAAATTTGGTGAAACTACGGGGTTACCATTCACCTTCGTAGCTGAGGAGTCACTAGTATCATTGCGAGTTGATGATTGGATTCGTCGTCAAATCATGAAGTTGTCCATTTGCTCCCAGATTCAGACTGAGTATTACCTTACACTAGAAGAAGATATGATTCCGACTCAGCCATTACGATTCGCTGATTTCTTTGATGAGAAGGGCCGTATTCGATATTCACGGGAGACAACTCCGGGTGGGATTAATGCTAACTTCCATCAATCGTGGTGGATAACAACACTGGCCTTTAACAAAGTTGGAAATCCCCTCGAGTTGGTGAAGTCCACTAATTTACCAGGATTGGCGCCGCAATTATTCACAACTCGCATTGTTCACCAAATGCTCCATTCATTGGAACTGAATTGGATGATGGGAATGGTCGTGTTCCGAGCTCCGGCCCATTGCTTATATTGGATTTATTTACTCAAAACCTTACGAACCCATTATCACATTATTTCGGATAAATTATTTGCCATTAGCGCGGAAGTGAATGTTATGGAGGCTAATCTCACAGCCCAACAATTCAAGGAGAAGCTGCAACGAGGATTGAAGGAAAAGCAACATACTTTCCTTCAAGTCCAACGAGAATTCGGTTATCCTAAAGCCTGGATAACATCAGCTTTAGCTGATGTCTAAGCATTAGCTGACATATAATATCACTAGTAACTGGTGTATAACAGTCTAAAATATGGAGGAAAGAGATAAATGGCTAGCTCTTGCCGAGTCACCGTCCGGAATGGATCCTCGATTATCTCAGGAAACTGCGATGGGGATCTTTCTTCCGTGGAGACAAAGGATAGTTTGCAAATCAAGGCACAAGGCTGTATAATCGACATCAAATGCCAGCCCGGTCGGACATCCTGTGTTCGAACTATTAGTTGCCCCGGAATGGAATCATTAATAGCCAACCATGACTGGGAGAAGCGGTATAACTTCACCTTCAGGTAAAAATGTCTTGCTTGAGACATTTTTTATAATAGAACCGCTTAGACGTGGAAATGTTCAGACTTGGGGTTGCGGTGGAAGATGGTTCGCGGACCGACATGGTAATCCGGGTCATCCTTTCCGGGTCGGTGCTCCACGTAAACATAATCCTTCTCGCGGAGCTGTTGCCGACGTGCAAGATCGATGGCTTCATCCCGGGTTCGGCAGGTGCGAATGACGTCGCGACGATAGTCGATGGTGATACCCTTCTCATTATCATTGGTCCGGGAAGGATAGTGCAGGTAAACAGTGTAAGGAGGATTGATTGCCGCCATATTAAACCTATCAAGTGAGTGAGTCTGATGCTATTAGTATAATTGTTGAATATATAAACAATTGTATAACGTATGGTGCAAATTTTAATCCTTCTACAAAGACGATAGCTCTGACATGGCTGGACTTATTCCTTTACTAAATTCCCAAGCCCCTGAAGAGGCAGTAATTATTCCACTATGGTTACGAGACACTTACGCTCGTATTACCCCGACACCCATCTATGATCTAGCCGGATTCGTCACTGAGGATATTCAGAGTAGCGTAGCGGCCCGAGACGCCCTCCAACAAGAAGTCGCCGGAACTAGTTCAGACTTATTCCGGTCTGGCGCCGATATTTTCTCCTATTTGAGTGAGCACCTTGACCTATGTGGCCAAACTATTACATTTGTCATTATCGGCTTGAGAGATTTATATTGGACCAATCGAGATAACCTGTCTCGGGAGGAAATCGATAAATTACACGTTGCACTACGGTATCCTCTCCCTAACTTCAAGAATATTTTTGAATACAAGAATTTAGACTCCCAGCGAGGAGTTATTCCGGTTCCCCTATACCAACTCTTTGGGACGATTACCGCCTTTAGTGTCATTCATGTTCCCGTGAAATATTTTATTGCGGCCCTGAATGCACAACAACCGTTGAGGGTGGCGTTATCGGGAACTAATATCGTAATAGAGTTACAATACAGGCCATATGATTTTTGGGATCCTGGTTCTGAGTCATTAATTAACCATATTGAATTGTCACGATGTTAGGTAGACATATGCATACATATGTTTACATTATTATTTCAACGTCACCAAAGACTACCTACGGTTATGTCACAACAATTTACCAGCTCGCCGCAACTTACCATTTATTCCAATAGCGGACATATGGTGAGGCAAGTCCAACCGGATAACCGAGTAATTCCAGTACCCAAATCTATCGATGTTAGTTCTATCGTTGCGCTAACTCCGGATGGAGCAACCGTTTCAACTGGATTCCTCCCCGAGAAGTCAGTAAGTGAGTCCTTAGTCAAGTCATCAGTTCCGATTCACGCCGTAGTGGTGAAACGGGATCAACGAATTAGAGGCATTATTGTCGAGCTCGATGCCACTAACGTCACTGTATGGGCAGAAGACGGGTCTGGTGTCATAATGATTCGAGATTATGACCAAGTACTGGCTGGAATTCCCGTGACTACCACTATTCGGAAGCAGCCGTTAATCTTCATCGGTCAAGTCACCACACCAGTGATGATCAGCTATCTATTCTCGGATGTCAGCTGGACGTGTGTTGGGACAGCTGTCATCAATCAATCCCATGATAGTATGCGGCTATACTTAGCCGGACATGTCACTAATAACACGGGGGAACCGATTGATGCTGATATTTTCCTGGTTAGTGGAACGGTTAATCAAAGGCGTCCTCGCTACTTTGCTGGGACCACAATGATGGCTGCCGAATCATCGGGACCAAGTCAGGCGGTTACTATTGGTGCTCTGGAAGAATATGTCAGATACAACTTACATCGTTTGATAATTGAGGATCAGGTAGTTATCAATCTTGGTGTTATGACAATCCCAGTCGTTAAGGTGTATCAACATCGAGTTGGAGATGAGGATGTGTATTTCGGGTATAGTTTCGATACACCCGACTACATTCCGCAGTGTCTAATCAATGCTTATGCGGCCGATGCCCAATCAGGAATTGGCTCTTTTCTGGGATCAAGTCAGATTAGCGAGCATCAGAAGGGACAAGACGTTGACTTTATCCTGGGTCAAACGACTAAAGTCCAAGCCCAGAGTCAAGTAGTGCGAGTGTCGGACACTATTGTGACCAGTGAGATTATTAGGCAACAAAGTCTGGAGTTAAATGAAGAAGAGCAACGTCTTACTAGGATACCCATCGAGGAACACAAATTGCATTTGGTGATTGAGGAACTCACGGCCGATATTTCTAATTACAACGAATCATCAGTCTTTTTCGGCCTGAGATATGATCTCCGAGGTCGTCGACTGTTCAGGAGCACTTGCCAGCCCGCTGATAAGCAAAAACCTGGAATGTTAGAGTGGTTCTTCAAACTGGAGCCCGGAACCAGGGATAAACCAAGTAAAGCGCAATTCGACTGTACTATTACCACCATAGGCTACTATTAAATCGCTTCCCCCGAACATAAGCCCAAGGTATTGTTGACCCATATTCGATGGCCATCGAATATGCATGCTGGCTCACCACCCAATGATTAATATAGTATTACTCACATTTAGTAGCTTCAGCAAGCAATCTTATAATCCTTAGGTAAATGGATACTACTGTTCTCACCGTGATACGGTTGAGTTTTGTGTTTATTTTTGTAATAACTCTGACCATCATAGTTCAGTCCACTGCCAATCGAATTATGAAGTGGATTTCTGATTCCTTCGTAGGATCAGACTTTCCCCAGAGATTAACCATACTTATGATACTTTTATTGTATATCGTATTTGCTGCCATATTGATTGATATCTTTATTTGGACGGCAGTCATATTAGTTGCTGGTCTTTTCACGGACTTTCTGCAAGCCTTCTCCTTTGCGGCATTTAACTTCACTACCACTGGAACTGACGTCGTACTGGCTCCGCCCTGGGAATATCTCGGCGGTGTAATAGCCGTAAATGGTATCGTCATTATTGCATTTGCCGGGGCCGCCATGTTTGGTCTTATGTATAGGGACCAAACAGAGCAAAATAATGAGAGTAACTAAACGACTATTAACCACTACAACCCGAAAAGATTTTGTTCGATGTATATAAATGCGTCTGTCGGTGAATAGCCAACCGCTTGCGGAAAATATGTGGTATCCACGGAGTGACCTAGCTAGCTTACAAATCGATTGGGATGCGCGGGCGCGCACTCACTATACTCTTGTTATGTATGATGTGGATGCGCCAACGCCGGCAAATCCGTCGAATTCGCCATTTGTTCACCTCCTAGTTGAGGACATTCCCGGGGGTGGAGCCGCCATTGGTCAAGGCAAGGCTTATTTCCCTTATGAACTGCCGGCTCCTCCTACCAATGAAGCTCATCGCTATGTGATTGCTCTTTATCACCGTGGACGTCAAACTCATCTTCCTAAGCAATTTGCTGGCCGCGCTCGATTTGACCTTAATCAACTTGTCTCCGCTGATCACCTCGAGCTCGTTGACAGTAAGGTACTAGTGGTTGACCCGGCTGAGAGTGCTTTCTATGCTATGTCGATGCCCTCCACAGTTGAGGCTAGTATCTCAGTGAATCCGGCACATCCTTACATCATGGCCGGCTCATCTCTTTCTGAACGTGAACAGGCCTTCTGCGATTGTTTGGTGGAAGTTGCGGCTAAGCAGCCCGATGAGTGCAACCTTGAGCGCGCCGCCTATCAGACTATTGAGGGTCACGTCTGCGTAGATCCGTTCCGTATTTGCGCCCGAACTATTCACACTACTACTCGTCGATGCATGCAGAGCTATGAGTTCTCGGCCATGGATGATGTTCAATTACGCTCGATCGCCAATCTTCATGGTCTTGAGGCTCCAGAGAATGCTGAGCGAGGTGCTGTTCTTAGCCAAATTACGGCTAAGTACCCTCGTTAGAATTTCACTACGACGAAAGGTCATGAACTAAGTTCGAATCAAAGTACACATACTTATGTTAGGTACGTGTTTTTTATCATCTTTAGATATCCGACAACGATACTGAGCAGAGCTCAACATCTAAGTCAGATGTTCTCTAGGGTTGGGCGAACAACTTGGTAACTGCCATCGGCGAACCTACGCACAATGTATAGCTGGATCACTCCCGCCTTGTATTCCATAATCGAGATCTTAACGGGATCCGTTTCATCTCCGACTTGAACCAAGGGAGGAGCATCATTTGACAGCTGAGTGGCACGAGTTCCAATAATACGAGCTCGCTCGAATTTGGTAATCTTGGTGATTGGCCCCTGATGAACTACGGGCAGCTTGATGTCATAAGTAATAGTCGTGTCAGTAACGGGGGGACCCTTCACGTAAGTCGGATCAGGGGTCGGCAAGATGATTTCGGGGGCTCCCTTAACTTCTTCAGCCATCTCACGCCGGGCTGCCACAATGCCGTCATTCGTATCCTTGGGGACCCAACCCCGCTTCATGTTCAACTCCATCACCACACTCTTGAGATCGATGAAGCTTGAAAATTCAGGTTTCCCGGGCGTGTCAACAGCCAACATCTCACCGATATCATAACCGGCATTGTACATAGGTGCGAACAGCGTGCCAATAGTGTTTCGAATCGACCCATCATAGCCAATGATAATGTTCTCGAAGGCCTTGATCATACGATGCTGCATGGCCCCGGTTTCTGAAGTCTTTAGGGCCGTATCCAATAGACCTTCACGACCACCGGCTTGGAGGAAGAATAACCCTTCAGGACTAAGACCAGTAAAGAAAGAAGGGGCGATGAAAGCATTAGCCTCAGGATTGTTATCGTCCTCATCATAGGTTGGAAGTAAACGCTTTCCGCCAGTAAGAGTGGGTTTCAGGCGTTCACCACGGTAGTATTGCTGGCCGACCGAACCCATCATCTGACCAATGTTGGCGACGCCACCCTTAGTGCCAGCACCCTGATCAGTCATGACACCGATGGAGTTATCGCCAGACAGCACATCCTTAGCCAAACGCAGGCCGATACCCTGAGCTACATTCACGAGGTTATTAATCTGTCGCTGACGGAAGGACTCTTCGATAGGATCATCCAGCTTTCCACCGAGCGCCTCAAGCTGAACATAAATCTTGGCTAACTCTTGCTCCAAGACGCGCTTATTCTTATCATATTCCTCACCGGTGGCTTCATCAATGGCTAGGTTCACCATATCGAGAAGACCGACAGAGAATCCTCGCTCGATCAACCATTTGCCCACTACCCACGGAGCATCGGTGAAGAAGTCGGCCGTACGCTGGGAGTCATACTTCTTATATAGTTCTTGGATAATAGAACGATGGCTAGTACCAACATGAGATTTCTTGAGCCGACCTGAAATGAGGACGCCCTCAATGATTTGCACTCCCTTCCAGCTATAGTAGAAATCGGCGGGAAGCATGGCACTCAGAATGGCTTGCCCAGAGCGTGGATGGATGCCATATTTCACCAAGCGAGCATACAATGTACGAAGCACGTCCTGGTTCGTGATCAGCGTAAGTAACTCAGCAAAGAGATCATCATCAATACGGGTCTTAGAATCACTCAGAAGGAAAACACCGGTGATGCTGTTCATGACGAGGCCCATAATGGGGCGATTCTGCTCGGAGGACATGATATTCTCCTTCACGTTCATTAGAATCTCCGCCTCCGCTTCGACTTCGAAATCTTGCGGGCTCCAGATGTTGTTCTCATCACCATCGAAGTCGCAGTTCATGGGCGTAGTGTACGATAGATGCAGGCCGATAGTGAGTTGATCTCGTAGCACAACCTCATACGCCATCACCGACTGGCGATGTAGAGTCGGCTGACGATTATTGACAACCCAATCCCCATCTTGTAGCCAGCGCTCCACAATATCGCCAATTTGCAACCGATAACGATATTTCGGATCATAGTACTTCCGCAGGCCAGTGCGTTTTGATGTGATGTGAGTGATTCGACTAGCTTCAAGCAGAGCCGTAAGATTATGAATGTTGACTTTAGTCACCTTTGCTTTCTTCGTGAGGACCGGGGCCCACGCTCTCGGAATACCGATTTGACCATATCGTAAAGAGGGATCAGGACCAGCCACCGTACGAGCACAGTAATTATCGCGCTTACCCATGAGCAGGCCACGGAGCAGTGCATTCTTGCCCTGGATTCGTTCGACAATCGACAGAAAGTCCCTCATACCCATCTTCTTCCCTTCGGTCTTGAAGATCAGTTGTTTAACGAACGTGTACAATTCAGCGACGGCGCCTGGTTTGGCAGCAGCAATATTGAGCACTTTGCGCATGATACACACATACATGTGCGTAAGCTGGTCATGATGCATAGAACCGCCCTCATGGACTGGGGGTCGAGCAATCACTGGGGGAACCAGAATACCGCGCAAAATCATGTTGCGGGGGTGGCTGCCGGTAGTAAATCCCAATGCTTTCAAAGCGTCTTCAGACAAAGAGTCCAATATACCGAGAACTGCTTCATATGATCGCTGGCGAGTGGTAACTATGTGAGGTACACCTTCTGCAGTCTTCTCTTCTGTTAACAATCCAACACGCCGTAATTCTGCTTCGGGAGCCATGTCTAGAATTCTCAGGACCACCTCGGCTCCATATTGACGATGATAGCAAGGGAATCCGAGCAAGTAGGAATCTTTGGGAGAAATGCGATCCAAAATGCTGATCACAGTCTCAATGGGCATGAGGTGAATCGGATCCTCTTTAGTGACCTTCTTACTGCCCTTCTCAGGAACCTTGAACGTGATTTCACCTTTCTCCTTGACATCGCCAATCATGAAGGTAGGATTCTTGGCACAGGGAACGAGCGTACCGCCTCCGAGTTGAGGCTTCTGCCGCAAACACTCGTGGTTCTCACAATAGCTAGCGGTCGCGGCCAGGCGTTTGTCATAACTCTTCTGCAGTAGTCCCTGTTGTCGCATGAGATCTTCGGGAATTAGAAGTCCACCACAGTCATTGCACACAGAAGTCAACACCAGGACTGTTTCATGAATGAAAGCTGGATTGTAGATTGGGTGCCGAAAATCGATCAGCCCATAATGACCCGGGCAATCAATCTGCGAACAGTATTGGCAAGAATAACTCAAACTCACGACGCCCATGCGCGGATCATTTACAGATCCTACGCCCTGAAAATTCAGATTGACAACTTTAATTGGGCCCGCAATCCGTTGCATGTCATCCCAAGAGTACAATGAAATAGCCGACTTCGTGATAGTAAGGAGTGGTAACTCGGCTTCTTTCTTGGCTGTTTCAGTGAGAATTTCATCACGCTGCTTCTTGGTTATGACGACGGCATTTTCTGGCTGTGAGAGCAGCGGAATTGCCTGTTGTGGAACCATTCCGACGGCAAATTGTTGTTGTGTCAAGGGTCTTCCTCCGGCGCCGGCGGGGGCAGCTGTTACTGGTACAGCTGGGACCCTAGCTCCCGGTTGTCGAATTCCTCCCATCAATCCAGGCGCGGTTAATTGTTGTTTGGGTGGGTTTCCTGCCATGTTTAGATAAGGTTATATTTGATATGGAGAGAGAGATGCGTTTAGTTGCTAACTATCTCACCAGTTTTGTGGTGAGATCGCGGGTAGCCCTCTCAGATAGGGGACGAATTAGCATGTAATTAGTAAGCACAGCTGGATATTAATGTGTCACTAAGCCCTTATAAATTTATCTCAGACCTCATATAAATGGATAAGTCGAATAATAATCCGCGCATCCAGGCAACCACTATTGTATTTACCCCAACTTCCACGGCCATTACTGAAGGAACGATTCCACCAAATACTCCCCACTTACGAATCCAGGTCCTTCCCAACCATAATGGCGAAAATATTGCTTCAATATCGGTGGCTTATTTTAATCCGGGGACTACTCCACCACGACTAAGTGAGGAAATAACCGATGAAGTAACCTTCGAAACTATTACTTTCCACCTGAAGGGAGATTATCCTTCGTTAACTGGGAAAGCGGCTACTTATATGCGATCTTTGGCGGCTGAAGAAGTATCTATTATTATGAAGGAGTATACGAAGTATATTACTGATGGTGTGATTCTCGATGGATTTATCGCCGGAATTGCTGCGTATATGGCACTATTACTTCTGAACGAGAATGGTGTCTTTACGAATAATATGCCATTCCAATTCAACGTTCTGCATACTGTACGAAGTGGGCTTATTTTAACCCGAAATATGTTCCGTTACTTATCCTTACCACTGATGGCACTATCTCGAGTTGCCAATGGGATGCTTTTGCAGTTAGTCTCTTTTGTGCAAAGTTTCATTAATATGTGGGAACCCATATTTCTTGATGGTCCTTTGATTGATGCTAATCATCAAGCTAGAATATCGGTTGAAATTATTGGTGGTCTATCCCAACATGTTGCAGTATCACTGGCTCGAACTCAGGAATTGACCTTAACTTTATCAAAGCAAGTTTCAACCGCTGAAACTAGATTACAAAATTACATCGATGAGTCTCTAAATCGAATGCGTCGAGAGATAAGTAATTTAATTATTGAGACACGAACCACTATCAAGAATATATCCTCTGAATTTGGTACCGTTGGTGAGACTGTTAAAGCTGAAGTGTCATCGGCTGTTAAAACTGAATTACAAGGTCACATTCACAATTTAGTACAAAGCGAAATTAATGCTGGACAGACTCGTACGCTTGACATAGTTCAAGCAGTAACCGAAAGTCTGGTCCGTGAACTGGTTCAGCCCCAACCGACAATTAACGAAAATGAGATGCGAGCTTTACTTGATAAGTTAGAACAACGTATCGAGTTACTTTATAGTAAAATGCCTATAGAAGGTCTAGAAAGGATAGTAGATAATGAAAGCCAGGATGGATCATACAAACCCGGTACAACCCAATTGGCGGTTGGGCCCAGCGAATCCGCGCATTCTACACACGGGATACAGCCCTCGACAAACATTGACTCTGGGCGACCTGATGCAAGGGAAAGTGTCAGTGACAGTCCCTGTAGATGTAACCCTACTCCCCCCAGCTCCGGCCAGGCAGCAGGTCATTCCGATTTGGTCCCCTGGAAACGGACTAGCTGGCGCCCCAATGTCTAAGACATTCGTTCTTCCCTCGAGGGAACAGATTAATTCTCGGTATTCATTCAAATCGGCTTCATGGGTGGATTGTGGAACTTACTGGCAAAATATGGCCCCTCAAGGGAGTGATGAATGGATTAAGGAACGATTTGGACGACTTACCGCTTCTAATTTTGGGGCAGCGGCTGGCCACAGCACACACTGTAGTATGATCGACTTAGCCATGGATATTACTGGAGTCAAGGCCAAATCATTCCCTGAGCGTGGTAAATTGTGTAAAGGGCATGGAACCGTCACCGAGCCCGAAGCTCGAGACTGGTATTGCCACACTCGGGGCGTTGAGGTAGTCGAAGTTGGATTGGCTGTTCCGAAATGGGAGCCCAGAATTGGATCTTCCCTAGATGGGAGAGTAATTGGGACCAAGGGCGTGATTGAAATCAAGAGCCCTCTCGCAATGTATGAGAATTTGGATAATCACATAGCCAAGATTAAAGCAGGCTGGCGTCCGCCTCCACTCTACCATGACCATATTTATGATACTCACTATGATCAGATGCAAGGTGGGATGAAAATTACGGGTAACGATTGGTGTGATTATATTGTTTATGCGACTCAGAGCAATCGAGTCTACGTGGATCGAGTTCCTTTCAATCCCAAATATTGGGAGGAAACATTATGGCCCAAAATCAGCACCTTTTTGGATGATTACATGGAACCACTCATTGCTGATGGGATGCAAAGTCATCTCTTCATGATGCCTCAATAATAATACATCGGGGATGTATTATTTATTTTAGATGTAATGCCGACTGTTGCTTTCTACCGCTCGGGCCATATCAGCTGGGAGATCATCTCGCTCTATCAGCCGGGCAGTCGCCTGCCGTCCCAGATCACGAGTCTCTGGTTTATAGTAAGCCACGATCGAGATTTCAAAGTCGAAATAGTAGGTATAACATGCCCGTTCGATGAACAGAGTATCTGTCTCCGGATATGGAATCTTGTTGCCCATCATTGCGAACTTTAGGGCCATGTCATTCAATCCCAACAATCGATACATTCGGGTGCAATAATATAGAGACTCAGTTCGACTCTTGCGATAAGTATGGGCGGCTAAATAGTTTACGCTCGCCTCCGTGAAGTGTTTGTTAGATTCCTCAACTAAAATGCTTGGTCGTTTCAACTCAGGGTTCCATTTCTTCAAGAACTCAAGGTCCTCGGCTGATCTATCTGGCTTAGCGATAACTGCTACACAATGCTTCTTGCGCCAACCTAGTTGTTCATGGTTGTAACCGATTTGGAACTTAGCATAATAAACCTCTTCAGGCCATCCCTTGTCAAGGATGCGCTTTCCGTACCAATCTATGGACTCCTCGAACCGAGTCATATCCTTGAGTGTCTGTGCCAAATAGAACTTATAGCGAGATTTCAAGTGAGCTGGAGTCTCTGGATCTGTTAACCCCCCGCGAAGGAGCCGTTCATCACGCTCGAACTTATCTCCCTTACAACCACCATCTTCACGATCGTCAATGATGAGAGTAGTAATTTTAGCCGTCCGCACTTCACCCTGATATTCCGTCTGAGTCGACGATTCGTGCCAAAACTCATGCGTGACCCCGCTACAAACCCATTCGACCTTAGAACTGAGAAGACGAATATTCCAATAACTCAAGGCCTTATTGTATTGCTCGATGAGATACTTATGATCGACGAGCAATGATTTGTCGAATTTATTCCCGATATCTACCTCCCAGACAAAGTCAGCATCTGACAGGAGATAGTAATCGGCCTCAGGATAGGCCTGCTTAGCCGCTCTCACACTGTGAGTACGATTGTGGGAGAAATTCTTGAATGGCTCATGGTGTACGGTGGTGGGAATATCATTTTGCTTACCCCACTCCATAATAACTTCCTCGGTGTTGTCAGTAGATCCAGTGTCGACAATGGAAACCATGTCGATCACTGATTTTACCGAGTCCAAAATTCGAGGCATATTCTTGGACTCATTCTTTACAATCATGCAAAGAGCAACCTTTTTCGGGCCGTGCTTTGCAGCTTGTTTCTTACGTAAACGATCTTGAAGCTGGGCTCTCGATTGCTGTCTATTTCGTCCGCTCATGTTTAGTACCATGACTACAGTGTTTAAGCACTCAGATAGAATTAACGAGATGATCCGGACATTACCGTATATACGCAATACATCGACAAAATTCCTGCCAGCACCTCAGTTGTTGGATAAATACTGCCCCCTAAGGAACCATGATATGGCCCCATAAATTTCTTCACTTCATCTAATTCACACTTCAATGATTGAGCGATTCTCTTAATCTGGGCATCGGTTTCAATCTTTATAATATGGTGAAAGACTACCTCAAAGAACTCAGCATAATTTTCATACTTTGTGACCATAACTTCAATAAATGCTTCACTCGGATTCTCTCGTCCCCAGATATGCAGAAACAGAATAGCACTCGAAATAGTATGTCGAACATCATCAAAATATTTATCAACACTATTGACCCATAATTGAACCTTTACATCGGATGATAGCGGTAAATCCAATTCGGCGAACCTTTCTGGATACTTAGTTTTCGATTTTACTTCATGGAAGAAGTCTGGAACCAACATTGAAGCTAAGTCTTTTATCCCAAATAGAAGTATGCGTCCGTGATACACAGGATAATCGTCAGTGCTAGTTTGGATGCGAGTGATATAGTTGCTCTGAAGTCTATCAGTCGACATGAAAATTTTTCCGCTCTTTTCAGTAGCAATATCATTATTTAGACACCAGTGCATTATATAGTAATCGAATGAAATTTCGCAAAAGTCGTTCAGGTGAAAAGTAAGATGGCAGATGTTCGGCATCTAAGTATTAAAGCAATAGTTACTAATCCGGTAGATACCATGTCAAGAGGACTCCCCCAGAAATTGGGATCTTTACAGCCTAGTGACTGCTCAAGTATTATCGAGCCACCGACGTTATCATTACCGATTGCCCCTATAGCCCCCATAGTTCCAATAGGAGTAAAGGGAAACAACGATTTCGTGAATAATTCCGATCGGTCCGTCACTGATGATCACAACTTATTTGGTGACATCGGATACTCATTTATCATTTCCGACCAATTATTAGGTCATGGGTCGTATGGTGATGTCTTCCTTGCGACCGATGAACACGGAAAGGAGGTTGCTGTTAAATGCTGCCCCATTAACGAGAATGGAATTCCTAATATCTTAGAGGCTAGTATTATGGCCAGCATGTCCCACCCTTATTTAAATAGGGCCTTGCGAATTCAGGCTTCTGATACTAAATTGTATATTATCCAGGAACGAGCCGTCATTGATTTGGCTCGGTATACTCGCCGCAATGATGGTAATCACAAGCCAAGTCAAGATGAGCTTAGACATTGGTGTTATTGCTTAACCCAAGGAGTAGCGGCCCTACATAGTGAGGATATTGTTCATGCCGATATTAAGGCCAGTAATGTCCTTCTATACTCGGATGGAATTATTCGCCTTACTGATTATACGTTAGCCACCAAGAAATGGTCGCCGGGAGAGAAATTCACTCATAATGTTTGTACTTGTACCCATCGACCTCTTGAGTGTTTAATGAGAAGATCTTGGGATCAATCCCTAGATATTTGGTCATTAGGGTGTACATTCTATGAACTTGCCTATGGAGAGCTACTCTTTCCTTATCAGGGAGTTCTGGAGAAAGATGACCGGGAGGGGAAGCCAACTGATAAACAGACCGAGAAGGATGCTAAACTTCAAGCTAAGAGGCGACTTCGAGAACGATCCATAAATGCCATTATCGATTGGGCGAATCGAGGCCCCAATCCGCCAACTTCTTATGAAGTTATTGGTACGGGACAATTTCCAATTGACTATGTACCATTCGTATTATGCTCTGACTTTGAGAAACCCGAGATGCAAGTCTTTAACGACCTCATCTGTAAGATGATGGACGTGGATCCGGCTCGTCGTTTGACTATTGATCAAGTCATTGTCCATCCGTTCTTCCAAGGAATGAAATCACCTATTTATCTTTCGGTCCGACGTCCCATTAATAAGATTTCAGTCACCGAACAGGCTCGAGTGAGTCGATATATTCAACGATACAATAATAATGAAATCGTCCAGAGCCTGGCCATGAATATGTACTGTCGGTGTAATGACTTGAGCTCACTGAGTGAACATATCCGGGCGGCGGTCTGCACTTGGATTGCTTGTAAGGTAGTATTAGGATATCCTCCAAGTATAACCTTATCCCCGAATCAAATACTGGCTGGAGAAAGAGAAGTATGTCATAACTTATTATTCCGTCTGCATTCATAGAATTTATACCTCGATTGAGGTACAAAGCTTTTTTATGTATGGTCTTCAATGGGCTCATCGTGCACCACGCTGTTTATGGAGGCTGCTGAAGCATCAATGTTTTCTCGAGGTTCGATGATCGCTAAGGCCAACGAAGTCTTAGCGACTGGTTCATTGTACAAGCAATACAGACAGTAGCCATCTCGAATTGGCCCATTGAGGCAACGATATCCTTCATCCGGTCCAGAAGTCATCATGACGTTGCATCGCCCCTGATTGCGGCTTGCTTGATGTCCTCTTTGTACACACCAATAGCAGAAGCCATCTGTATTGATGACCGAATTTGTGCAAGGGATCAGATATTCGTAGTATTTACTACGATCTTGCTGCCTCCCTCGACAAATTCGATCTCCTACGTCAGTAAGTGGATATGCTGGTCGCTGATAGAATGCGGTCAGATGGTGATCACAATAGCCCTCAGGACCAGGCTTTGTACTGATGCACTTCATGCAACGCTGGCCACGACGTTCTCCACGTCGATACGTATAGATGCACCCAGTCTCCGGCGTAGCCATGTATATGGATTGGCCTTCTTAACTTGGTGACTAATATATTGATCAATTGTAATTATCATCATGTCATCTATAGGCATAATAGTACCTGAATCCAACGTGCATGGTGGTATGCACGTTTTTTTAATCGATATAGTTCTTGTCCGAGCAAGGACCGGCGATTTCGAGGAAACGCTTGTCCACATTGGTAGCTTCCTCCGTGGAGGGAGTCTGTGATCGGATCTTGGCGACCGGTTCGTTGTAGAAGCAATGGAGACAATAACCATCGCAAACTGCCGTCGCCAAGCAGCGCATACCTTCATCTTTACCAGAAGTCATGATAGCTTGGCAACGGTCCTTATTGGTCTCTGCTTGGTGTCCATCTTTGATGCAATATTCGCAAAACCCGTCCGGGCTATTAACTGGCCACTCGCAAGTAATTGGCAGCCCGCGAGCATGATCGAAGCGCATACCCAAACACCGTCGATTGTCGAACATAGTGCGTGGATACAACTGGCGAAGATTCACCTTGCATCGACACTGATTGCAATACCCCTGAAGTCCAGGCTCCTTATCAACAGGTTTGCCGCAAGGCATGCCTTTCTTCTCACCACGTTGGAATACGTAGATGCACTGAGTCACTTCTGATGGCGTAGACATATTACAGGAGGATTAGCCTTAATGATTTGAGTGACGATTTATCGATCAGATTTACAAACTAACATACTAATTAAAGCCATGATGATGCCGGATTTAACATGTATAGTGCTATGCACGTTTTTTAGAGTTCTTACTCAAGCAATCACATCAGAGGAGACAGGCCCTTCCATTGAGCTGGAGATCGCGGGCCTTGCTGGGGAACCTGAGGAACTGGAGCAACAGGGATGACTTCCACTTGCTGTTGGGGAGCGCGTGGAGCTGCTCGCCGACCAACCATAGTTAGTGGTGTTGCTCCAGTTAGCACCGGACCTTGCGGTCGCTGAATTAGAGTCGGAGGAACACGTTGAGGAACTGCTTGTGGTAACGGAGTCACGCGCTGTGGTGCTTGTGGTAATGGGGTCACTCGCTGAGGTGGCGGTCGCTGAATCACTTCTTCACCACCACGAGCCGGCGGTTGGCGCTGAATTGCAGCTGTTGGAGGTGGTCGCTGGACCACTTCTTGACCACCACGAGCTGGCGGGGGACGTTGGACCACAGTCTCGCCAGTCTCTCTTCCACCACCCCTGCCTCCTCGCCCACCCCGCTCGCCTCTACCTCGTTCGCCGCGACCGCGGCCTCTTCCACGTCCGGGAGATCGAGGGGCACCACGACCAGGAGTAGTTGTCGGAACAAAAGCTGCCCCTGTTCGGGCAGTTGTCGGAGCCTCACGCCCTCTTCCCCTTCCACGTCCTCGTTCCGCTCTTGTTGCCTGACGAGCGATGAAGTCAGCCTGACGTTGCTTGTCGAACTGATAGGTAGCTAGAAGCTCAGCCTCCTCTGGCGTCCGGATGAAGATCTGCTCCTCAGCCGACAACCATAACATCGCACGCTCGGGGGTGAATACGATCTGAGCCACTGCTTCCAAAATCCGCTCTCGATCGATCATTGGAATAATGGGAACTCCCTGCGCTTGGCCTGGTTTCGTCTCGGTCTTGCCATCCAGCTCGACAATGAAGTTATCCGGTAGAAGATCTCGAATGATACTGTTGTATGAGAACAACTGCTGCAGTTCGAGGGGAATGAGATCTCGCGATTTCAGTGGCAACACGGCCACTAGCTGATGCAAGGCCGTGAACTGGATCATCCCTTCATAGGCCTCAAAGCCGGTGATCGGATATTCAGGACCAACTCGCTGCATCACCGCCGCGAGATCGGCCAGCATCGGAGTGTGATAATAAGGGTAGGCCCAATCGTGATCAATCGCATCAGTTCCCTCCCGATAATATAGGTAGGTCCAGGACATCGTTCGCATGTAGGCCACCGACATGTCCTCAATATTCTCTGGCCTTACTTGACTAATCGGGAATCCGATGAGTTGTTGCAATGTATTCGTGAAATCTTGTGGCCCCTTGGGTCCGAGCGCATTTTGATACCACACCGATCGGAAAACGTTCGGATAGAATTGTCCCTCGCGCAGAGCGGCTTGAAGGAAGCGAGAGGGATAGGTCACATGTTTTGTTGTGAGTGCCGCCAGCCACTCATTCTCGCGACCAGCCACTGCCTCAACAAAGCGCTTCATCTGATCCCAGTTGATCTCATGTCTCCCATCGGCATCCGTCTGGGTGAGCACATAATCACCATCCTGATAGATTTGTAAGATTCCCGAGATCGACTCAGCCATCTCCTCGAGAGCCGGCATGTGTGGTAAGAAGTCATTGCCTAATAAATACATCATCACCACAAAGTCATCGATAGCTGATGGGCGCTTGGCTCGAGTTGTGAGATAATCCTTGATCTTATCGATACTCACCGTTTCCTTCACGCTCTCCCGCGACAAGAAGATATTGTCGATAGGAGCCAACAGCGACAGCATGATGAGATCGGCATCGAGTCCATAGAGAACATGGGAGGCACCTTGTTTAGCGGCCGGACCATCAGAGGCTTGTCCACTTCGATAGTAATCCATAATCTTGTGCTCACCTTCCCCAGGGACGAGATGAGAACTATAGATCACCTTCGGAGGGAGTTCATTTCGATGCTTACCGATGAAGCGCAGCATGAAATTGTCCAAATGCATCATGAATTCCGTTCCTGGAGTAATGGCATTCTTATCGAAACTCTCAATGGGAGATTTCTCCTTAGCTGCTTTCTCGCGACGTCCCTTTTGTTGCTGAAGCTTGGCGCCAGGTGCCACACCATCAAAGGCAAAAATCACACAATCACGTGGGTTAATCGCCCGTATCATGCGCAGCAGAATAGCTTCGATCTCATTATTAATCTCCAATTCAATTTGCCCCGGATCGGTATTTGCAATTGCTTGTAAGATACGAGGGTCGGTTACGCCCTCGCCGAGTGCAGTCTTGCGCGCGTCGTGAGCAACTCCATTCATGTCGAACGATGCTGAAGCAACGAAGACCGGCAGGCCTTGGAATATCGCCTCGATCACTTCCTTAGATAACCAACGTCCATAAAGCCCCGGAATCCCCATAAGTATGAGACTATTTTAGAGACCAGGAAGATTGTGGTGACGTGTTGGATCAATAATACTGTTTATATGCTGAGTACCGAGCTCACTAGTTATCTAATTCAACATCATTCTTTAGTAATGATGTTAGTCCCTTCCCTTATTTAGGGGGAATGTTAAGTGACTGTTAAATTACTGAGCAACCGCCCCTGAATAGGCCGCTACGGCCTGCTGATAACCTGGCACTTGAGCGGCCGCTTGTTGGTTAAGTCGCTGTAATACGGACTGTTGCTCTAGTCGAACGGTGCGCTGATAATTAGCTTGCTCCTGTATGCGTTGTCGGAATCCTCGTTGCTGAACAGTATGAATTTCAGCCAATTGTTCCTCTCGCTTCAATTGGTTCCGGTATCCAATAATGAAGTAAGTAATAACTCCAATAACCAGGATTCCCGCGGCCCCGATGGAGATAGAGGCGGCAATAATAGCATCAATATAGGCGGTGTTTAGGTTATCATTTGAACGATCAAAGTTAGGACTTGCCGCCATTGAAGAAGCTGCGATAGCCGACAATACTCCAGTAATACTCACCAGAATTAGGGCAAAGATAAGGAATCCGATAGTTAACCAGGAAATGCCGCTGGTTACTAACGACTGACCCTCGGGAGACTGCCCATAGCGCCCCGCTTGTGATAAGAAAGATTCTCCCTCGACTCCCTCTGCAGCCACTCCGGCTTCTCCTACACCGGAACCGAACAGAGCCACGACTCCAATAATGGAGAGAATCACCAGAATAATAAATATCGCAATCAAGGCCCAAGTTGTAAAAGCGGCCCAGAATGTGAACCAGTAAGCTTGATGTAAATCAACATCAGTATTCCGGAAGGCTGTTAAATTGACAGAACTTGCGGTTACATACCCGCCGGCAACCACCCATACGATTATCAAAATAAATCCAAACACGAAATTGGTGAAGGAACTCATTTTCCAACATCATTAAAATAGTTCGGCGAGTTATATAATGTGTCAGCATACTGACACATTAGAGTTTATGCTCCATGGACCCTAATCTGGGATGGGAGACCTAATCTAGTTTCGGTGAGGAACGCCACCAAATTATCAACATGATTCCCCTGCATCTTAAGGACCTTTCCATACTCTGGATCATCCACCAGACTCACATTGCAGTGAAAATTGTGGCGCAAAGCGCGAATCACCTTACTAAAGATGAGATTTTGAGGAAGTCCCTCACAAATAGTGATTTTCTTTCTGGTGGTTCGCTGTTGGGTTCGAATGTGGATTGGAATATTCCGATCTATCCCAAATTTCTTCTCGGTGTCATCGGCGACGTCAGCGAATAAATCGATTGTCTTCAAGTTTAACAGCTCCATTTGGGTTATTTACCTACCAGCAACAATGTAATTCAAATAGTTGGTTTAGCCCCAGAAGCCAACTAAGGCAAATCTCGTTTTACCATCACTCTTAACCGGACCTACCCCATGCAGAGGTGACTTCTGTTTCAACATATCCCACCAGACCATAGTGTTGAACTCTGGATTGATATAAACGTAATCCTCCTTGTCATTGTTCCGACAGACACCGAGTGCGCCACCATCTTCCTTATAATTCCAATCATCAGAAGTGAGATAGTAGATGAAAGCCGCTTTACGGCCCGTAAAATCATCATTATGCCATCCCATTCCATATCCTTTAGCCACTTGTTGGATGACCCAGGTCATTTTACGCATGTGTCGAAATCCAAAGGGATTTATCTCAAGCTCAACGGGTCCAGTTGGTCCAGTAAGAGTTACTGGCATCAATCCCCATAATTTACTGGTATCAGTGGCCCGCCAACGTTCCTCGAGGCAATCTATTAATTCAATCACTGGTGATCCCCAATAAGCTTCGGATGTTAATGGAGCAGCTCGCCAAAATTCCGAATGATATTTCTCCCAGGTCCATTCTCCAGGGGCGTATCGTTTAGTCTCATAAGCTTTGAATATTTTATCCAACTGCATTGCCTCCTTATATACTACACGTTTTGGCGGATTATCGGTGTCATTCAATTCGGGACAAGTAGAGTCAAAGGGAATCTCCGTTAGAAATCGACGTGCTCGTTCCGCTAATTCACGCGGTACTACATCCTTAACAATATAGGCATTCGGATACCCATCCTGATAGAGAGTAATATCAAATCCAATCCCTTTGGGAATAAGGGATCGCAGGTTATTGTGAATATGTCCTAGTTGGTTATCAACATCACCAGCCGCACGATGATTAGGCCACTCCATTTATTACAGTTAGTGAACGAGATAAATGTTGAAACAAATTTATCTCAGTATAGAAATACATGTCGAAACTGTCGAAACTGTCCGCAGGCCACGCCTTATCACTTCAGTTGGTAATGGATGAAACGAATATTGCTTCCTACGCAGATGTCAAGGACAAATTACGCCCATTTGATCTTATTGCCTTCCACGGAGGTGATTGTGTGAGCGCGCTTATTTCCGAACTCGAATCGTTCGAAGTTGGAGTTGGGGCTTTCAGTCACGTTGGAATGGTAGTAACGGCTGATATTCTCCCCGAAGCCTCGTTTGGTGGAAACACAGTACAATTAAAGCCAAATCATCCATACGTGTTCGAATCGACCTTTAGTTATGATGTTGCTGGACTGGCTGATGGGGCCCATGATGTTGTAACAGGAAAGGGAGCCTTTGGAGTACAACTTCGTGATTTAGAAGAAGTTATCCCTCGATATATTACCAACGAGAAGACCAAGGTCGCCTGGTGCCGATTACTAAATAATCCCTTTGATCCCCTTCCTGATGAGCCAGCTGAGAATTTAGCTCTTCGCCGTAAGCTTCTTGAAGAAGAATTTACTGAGTTCTTCAAGAAATATGAACAGCGAACCTATGAGGCTGATATAGGGAGTTTACTCGCGTCAATGTTTCCGGCATTGCGTCCATTGCGGACAATTAGGGATGATATCTTCAAGGGTCTGTATTCAGTACTACATTCATTTGGGATAGCCAAGAATAAAGTGGGACCAGCTGGGTGGGAATTCTGCTCTCAACTAGTCGCGACGGTCTATCAGAGCATTGGTGTAATTGGACCTAAATTTAACCCCGAGGATGTGGTTCCGGTTGATTTCTTCGGCTGCGACAAGGACGGTATTCCGGCTCTAGTTGATAAGCCGGTCTACTTCCGAGATTGGGCTCTGTCTAATGAAGCTGCGTTCCGTTATGCTGAAGATAGCAAGCCAGGATCGCAACTCTAAGGTGAAAGATTTAACAAATGTAGGTATGATACCTATATTTTTTGATGAGGGGTATTACTGATTCGAGACTTGTTCCGGTCCAGACCGACCAAGTCGAATCACGCGACGAATCGCATTCATGATGCTCGAACTACGAGGAGGGGGAGGGGGTGGAGTAGTGGGCGGTGGCGGTGGCGGTGGAGTAGTCTCCACTTTCTTTGGCTCCTCGGCCTTGGTAACCGGCACTGGAGAGGGCAATGCCGGAGGTAAAGAAGTTGAGACCTCCAAGGGAAGTGGCACATCAATCAATCGCATCGAAGGAAACGGAAGATCGATGGGCGGTAGGGCAATCCTGGAGCTCTCAAGCGACGATGGTTTGACTTCCTGAGTTGGGGTCGATACTTTATCCGGAATAGGAGGAGTTCCAGGCGGGGTTGTAGGCGGGGTTACAGGGGGCGTTGGAGCAAGTGAGCGAGTGAAAGTTGGATCATCAGCCACGAATTCTCTGATAATATTGGGATACAGTGCACTGGGATCGACGATACGTAGCTCGTCCGGTTCAAGTAAGCGAACGAAAGTCTTATCGCCTCCAGTAAGCTTCTTGAGAAGGTCAATATTTATCGCTGGTTCGTTATAACGAACACGCTTCATGGGAGGCTCTTTAACATCTTCATCATCCCAGTCAGAAGTCTCCTCCGGAATCACTGGCTTCACTTCCTCTTTAACATCTTCATCGTCCCAGTCAGAAGTCTCCTCTGGAACCACTGGTTTCACTTCTTCTTTATCCTCAGGATCGGAACTGGCACCATCTGCCCGCTCTGAATCGGAATGAGTCTCATCCGGTTCCGGAACATGTGTCTCCTTTAATTCAGATGAAGCTGAACCGGATGCTTCTCCTACTTCAGAGCCAACCTCACTTGATTCAGACATGGGTTCCTCACCTGATTCATGAGCAGGCTCAGGAGCAGGCTCCTCATCTAGTTCAACAACCGGCTCCTCATCTAGTTCAACAACCGGCTCCTCATCTAGTTCAACAACCGGCTCCTCATCTAGTTCAACCGGCTCTTCAATCTGCCCATCTGGTTCAGGAACTGGCTCCGCATCTTTGCAGATATCACAACTAGGATCATCGCATTTACTGACTTCGGACTCTTGTGGACAGCCATCGCACTCACGATAGTTGCTCTCTTCCTCGAAGAGAGTCATTCCACCGCCAAGACAAGTGGCGAGTACACCACCGAGCTGCTGTTTGGTTCCCAACTTGATCAAGGTGTTAGGGTCGCACTTCTCTTCCTTGATGGAGTCGGTCAAAATGAGATAGCGCACTCTAGCCCCGCCATATGTGGATCCAAGAACCGGTTTGTTCAGACAGGTGACCACAAGGTTGCAGCATACATGATTTTGAACCACCTCCGCCGATGGAATAACACCATTGTCAAAGAAACATGTGCGCACCAGCGAATGAGTGGCAAATTGACCGATTGCCTCCCAATGCTCAGCGGAACAAGCAAATGGTCCGTACATCATTCGAGCCAATTGGCAGAGCGTACTCTTACCAGACCCACTGGGTCCGACAACAAACGTGATAGTAGGGGCATCTGCACATCCCCAGGACAGAAGAGTGGAGGTGAGATCAAGAGGCCGGCATCGGAAGTTGGACAGGTATTTTGTTGCCAGTGTATTGTAATCGCTGATCGGATCATAAGGGAGCCGTACCGAGAAATAATCCGATGGCTGCCTCACATAGGAAGTGCAGTCGCGTAGATTAACGATGGTGCTAAAGCTGGGGATGGTGAAGTGGCTGCCCTCATGCCAGTCCATGAGCACTGGGCAGCTCTTCACATGATCGACTAACTCCGTAGGCTGATAAATAAGTCTAACAACCGCATCTTGGCATTCACGCAACTTGTCAGCGACCCATTGCACAGCACGGCCCACATGATCGTTCCAAAAGTCAGGAGTACATTCAGTGAACCCAAAGTCCGTCACGCTACGCTCATTCGTAATGTCTGATTCATGGCATGGAGTCCACATGTCGCCTTTCCACTGGAAGAAGGAAGCACCATCATAACAAAAGTGCTCAGCTGCCTCCTCTAGGAGAATGTCCATAGTAGTGTAGCCATGGGTCCAACGATCACAGTAAGCGATGATACTCCAATGTTCCTTCTGTTCGGATATGACTTTAGTGGCAAGACCTTGAGCCAAGAGCAAATAACCGAGAAAAACATTCGCCTGATCCAGCGTCTTCAAGTACTCAACTGCGACGGGATCATTCACAATGGTATCCTCAAGGAAAATATTGAATTCGTGATTAATGCGATCAACGTAGTCAGTATGCTTCATTCCCTTTTGCTTACGGTACTTAGTCTGAACCAATGTCGTGAAAAGCTTCTCAGCATGGATGTGTGGCGGCAGCACAGGCACTTTAGCTGGCGTAACTGCGTCGCGTTTGCCCATGATTGTCGTGATTTGAGTATAGGGTAAGATTATTATACAAGTAATCACATATTTCATCTGACATATGTGACATCAGCTTCTATGCGGATAAATTATTACATCGAATCATATTATATCGATATCTCATTCAGGATCAACAGACCGACAGTCACGGATCGCTTCAGTGGAAAGGAACGTGAGTCCCTGTGACTATTTCAGGCGGCAAATGAGCAATATTGGCAATAGTGTACAAATCCCAAACTCCAATTTCACCTGGTTCTCTAGGCCGTACACAACTAATTCCGCAATTCGGAATGTTAATAGCAGGATCGCCGATCATCGTTTGTTCTTGGCCGGCATAGTAGCTAAGCAGGGTCGAGATAACGAGAGAATGGCTGAATATCACCAGATGTTCATTTGATTTTAGTTCCCGATATGCAGTTCGTAATCGTTGCGTGAGTTCGATTAAATTGTCCGTAAAGTGATTCCAGTCTGTGTGATTGATCATTCCCTGTTCCTGAAGTTCAAGAGGAAGTATTTTCTGAGGCGGAGTATATTCCTGAAGTTCCGGTATAATTTCTACTTTAGTTATCATGTCTCCAGCCGCATGCAAGAAATGCGTTGCTGTTTGGATGGTTCGATTAAAAGGACTAATCCAAACAGTCAATTTAGCATTGGGACCATAGATTTGAAACCGCTGAACAAGATGCTCGGCTGTTTTCGCGGCTTGTTCGTGTCCTAATTCAGTTAGTGCGGTATCTGCCGCCACTGATAAAGATAATGCTGTATGATCTGTGCATTTAGTTAGCATACGATTGAATTCTGACTCCGCATGACGAACAAAGATAATTATCGGGTGTAAAGCATACATTGGGTCTTTACTTACCGACGAGATTCTTTAGGAGAAACATTAGTTTGGACTAATGTTTTTTTTTATATGTCACGACCGCAGGGCGAGGAGCTACTGAACGTCCTCGAGCGGCGGCATCGAGTCACTGCCAGCCGGCACCTTCTCGCTGGTGACCGGAGTGCTCGAACTCGGCGAATCCGCAGGCTTGTTCGACTCGTCCAGAGGAACACTCTCCTGAGCGCGCTCGTGCATCCCCGCCATCTGCTCCTTAGTCAATGGAATCAACTCGCCGTCAGGACTCATGGAGAATCCGATGCCATCTCCACCCTTCATCATTTCGAGCAGCTCCGGAGGCATGGCACCCTTACCGCGGGCGACCGCAGTCACTCGCCCTCCGCCACAGTTCGGGCAGGACGGGTCACCGCAGCCAGCGCCGAGGCCAGCGAGCATGGACATGATATCGTCTCCTCCCGAGCGAGGGCTCGAGGACTGGAACTTCTCAAGCTTGCAGTTAGAGAAGCACCAGCCCAGGAGCGAACCGAGCTGACGGCGAGTCGTGAGATGCTCAAGGACAGTCGATTCGACCCTCTCCTGAGCGACGGGGCCAGTGAGCTTGAGGGTGGTAACAGTGCGGCCGCCGAACGTACCCTCGAGAGTCACATCCGAGCGAGCGACGAGGAGGAGATGCTCACACGGATGGTTCGCAATCTCCTCCTCCGAGAGTGAGCCGTCGTCGCAGAGGCAGGCACGGACGCACTCATCAAAGCCATCATCGTGCTCGAGTCCATTGCAGACATACGGGTCGAAGAGAGCGCGCACCAGCTTGAGAATAGTGGTGCGCCCCGAGGCAGGAGGACCTGAGATGACGGTGAGAGTACGCTGACCAGTGCTGACGCCACAGCGCAGAATTGCCGTGGCCAGCGCTGTGGGATCGCAGGCGAAGTTCCGCGTCAGCTTCGTCACCACCGAGGTCTCATTCTGATCCACGTCATAGTGCAGACGGGTCAGAATGTGGTCCCGCTGAGAGTGCTTGCGCACTCCTCCCGAAGAAGCATCGAGCACGGTGCTGTAGCCGGGGATGAGCAGCGACGGCTTGTCGAAGGCGACCGGCTTTGACTTAATCGAGGCCAAGGCAGCCGCGAACTTCTCGCTCTGGCAGAACTCCTCCACATCATCAGCGAAGCACGAAAGGAACTCGCTCATGTCCGAGAGCGCGTCGCCCACCAGCGGCGTGTCAAGACCACAATCGCGCAAGTCGCAGAACAGCCCGCCGCACTCGACGAGATCGTCGCAGTTCAGACTCTCACCTTCACAGTGTACCCACGCGGTCTCGACCCAGCGAAGGAATGAAGTGCCATCCCAAACGTAAGTCTTCTTGAGGTACCGCTCGCACACGTCAGCGACGGGCACTGCATCGGCGTAGCACTTGGCGACCTCAGCCGAATACTTGGATGCCTTGCCCAGTTCCAGCGCATCGGCCGGCGACTGGAACGTCTTCACCGTGTCCACATCGGGCATGGTGCAGTGAAAGAAGAAGAGAGCACCGATGACGCGCTTCTGAGTCGGCGCGTCGAACTTCGCAAAGGTCTTGTTGTTCACGATGAAGTCCTCCATGAACACTGCGAAGCCGTGATCAAAGGCCTGCTGCGTGACGGTGCGGGCCGTAGAATCCTTTTGCTTACTCTCAAGATACTTACCGAAGATGTCGCATGCGAAGGTGCCAGGAGTCATTTGCGTGTTACCCATTTGTTGTAATGTTGGTTGTTGATGAAGTTAGTTTAGGCGATAAAAAATTAATCAGATGTGACTTATCATCGTTCGTAATGAGACTTCAAAAGGGAATCATATTTAATATCATCACGAGGCGAGTAAATTATCCCCCAAATTGGACCACGGTGAGTGACTACTAATAATCAATTATTAATTGATCACCGACTTCCTTCCTATGTATGGTCATATTCTTAGCAACATATCAGTATAATAATTTTACTCATTTAATAGGGAAGATGGCGCGACTTTACGATTCGAAGTGATTATAATGATAATAAGTTAAAGACATGGACATCAACTATAAATAGTGCGCGATGTCGCGCTTGCCGATTGCACCAAATATAGAGATGAAGAAGCGGCAGCCCATTGCTCCACCAGCCCTGCCAGCACCGTCGTCGGAATACACGTTGTGGTCACCAAGTTCTTTCATAGATTTGACCTTTCTCGCAGATGGTGATCTGCCATCACGATTATCGATAATTAAGATGAGAAAGGAATCTAACATAACGCCTCCACCGGGTTTAGAACCGTCCGAATCCTGGGCAACTCCTCCCATAACAGGCCAATCCTTTTTTTCCGACGCTTTTTCCCCAAGTTCTCAATCTAGAGTTGCCGCTTCTAGTTCCTCGGGTACGCCAAGTATCTCAGACGACTCATCAACCCCATCATCGGAATTAACTCCAGATCTTTCATCTGGATCCGATGAGTTTGGTCCTGATGAGGAGGAACCGGAGGAGCCAGGGGAGCAGTTTCCATTGCCAAGTATGGAGTTAATCGTTCCCCATCGACGATTGAGTTTACCGCCATCATGTTTCCAGCATGGCTGTATCTGTGGACATCAATTCGAATACCGAGATACGGTCTATCTACATCGACGGAAAAATAACCGAGCCACTAAGCTAACCATTCACCCGAAAGTGGCGCCAATATCTGCCCGATTGCGGCGTCAAGAATAGCCGGAATAATTATACCTGAGATTCAGGTATCATTTTTAGCGTTTATGGCGGCGGTACAAATACTGATAGGGAAGAGAGATGGGATTGGAAGTGCGCGGAGTAATTGGCGGGTAAGAATCATGCACCATTACGTCCACAATCTGATGGACATATCGCCGCTTCTTCGGCTTATTCTGAGCGCAACAGAACCAATAACACCAACAACCCAATAGAACCATGCACATGAACAGGAACGGAACTTGGAAGGCAATGATTAGTTCGACAGGGACGGTCTTAGTCATAGCCAATCGAATGAACCTGGTAAGATTGTATTGATTCATATAATGAGATAATATAAAAACATATCCGAATCGGATATGTTTAGATTAGAGCCTTATTGAGCTCTAACTTTTCCTAATTTGATTTGATCTATCGTATAACCATTTATTGGGTTAAAAGGCGAGTTCGGGGCCGCAAAGTCGCGATAGTGACGCTTGACGAAATCTCGCGAGGAACGAGCAGACGGATCACTATGCCGGCGTTTGCCATGCATTGCTGGTTTATCACGGTCTTTGGGATCCTTGGGCTTCTTAGAAATCTTAGTTGCCACTTTCGCTTGGCTGGCAACTTCTGATTTATCCCGCATTGAGTCTGGAGTCCAGTAACCCAATCGATGCCAATATTCCGTCTTATTTGATGCCTTATCCTTAGCTAGAAAATCGATTACGATCCCTACTCGGGCGTGAGATGGATGTGCTTTCAGGAGGGCAGTTTCAGCAAAAGCAATTTCCTCGAGAATAAGTCCCAACCGGTCTCGGAAATATTTAGTGCGGGCCTCTATGTTCGGCGACCTTTCAGTGCTAATATTTACCTTAAGATGAATTTCATACTTTGGCTTAGTATCTCTCGAGTCTTTAGTTTGTAATCGAACCCATTCTCCCGTAACATAAGTCTCATCATGAGCCCGGGCCATCAACTTTTGGTCATATTCTTTTCCAACACTTATGTGATGGGAAACCCAAGTATACTTACGGGGCAGATGTAGTCCTCCAATTGCATCAGTGCTATCATAGTTAATCAAAACCTTGGTTGGCTCCAATCGATGGGAGTTTAGTTTCTCCGGCTCTGACTTCTTGTCCATTTCACCGTGTTCACCACGTATTTAGGGATTATTATTATTGAAATCGCTCAAATAATAGAGATCGCGTCTTACTGAGGATATCGAGTTCAGACGTAAAAGTCTCCTTCTCACTGAGACAGAAAGATGCACTTACTATGATGTGAAATACTTCATACCATATTGATCACTTCTAAACGACAATCTTTTCACCGTATAAGGGCAGGAGCACTTCTTCAACCGAGAGTGGTTTCGGCATATGACTTGATGACGGGAAGACTGGTGGTAACGCAGTTCGAATAATACTTTGCTTTGATCCCAGTCTTTGAGGAATCCTTGGTTCTGGACCAGGCAGATTAACGATCCGTGCAGGTGCCTTTGTTTCGACCGCAGTTCGTTGAATTGGAGCAAATAACACTTCAAGTGGTCGTCCGCGCAAATGGGTGCGATAATACTGATATAACTCGATTGGCGTCATCCCCGAAAAGCTGGTGTTCCCACTGTACAATATAATTAGATCGCGAATATCACTTTCAGTAAGCTTGTCGCCGAAAGCATCCGCAGCCTCATAGATAGTCGGATAGTAAATATCGTAGGCTAGACAATTCTTTACGAATCCACCCTCAAATTGCTCGGCAATTAATTTAGCCTCCTCAGTCCGGTAATTTTCAGTCACTACACTGTCATAGGACACTGGATAGTGAATAGAGGAGAAATACTTGATGCAAAGATATAGACAGGTCATGAAACGCAATTCGGCATTGAACTTGTCGTGGATAAATCCCTTAAGATCCGATTCCACGGCACTAGGCGGAATAGTGGTAGCATGGAACATTACTGCCAAATAACGATCGAACAAATCCATGGCCTGAAAAAGAGCTCGGTCATTATACCATTTCAAGGCTGCTCGATTATTGAAAATTTCAGTCATAATTTGGGCCATCCACTTCCGTTCGATACATTTGTGGACGACCAATGGCTTTTCTCTACGAGGCTGCGGCGGATGTTGACGTCTAGTCTCAGCAATAAGACTACGGTACTCCTCAAAGAATGGATGATCCAAACACTGTGTGGCAGTGTAACGCTCTTCCCAATCAAAACGAAGCATATTCTCGAGTAAATTACAAAAGCGATCGAACCGGCCGGCCTGTTTCTCGAATTGAACCAATCCCTCTGGACTCAAACCGATTTGTTGAGCAAATGATCTACGTGATCGAGGACTGTGAGCTGGTGTCAATTTGACCTCTCGCCACTTGTTGCTGCGAATGAGCTCTCGGAACTTACGCATAGGTAATTCTTGTGGTAAGGCTCCCAAAATGGCCGACAGCACAGCATCATTATCTTCGGTGACATCGGGAATGAAAGCTCGCTTAGCCAGCATCTCGTACATAATACAGCCTAGTGACCAGATATCAACCTTATAATCATAATGAGGGTAACCTAAGGCGATCTCCGGAGCTCGATACCACGAAGTCACGGTATTTGGAGTCTGATACCCCTGATATGTGTACGGTTTCGCCAAGCCAAAGTCGCAAAGTTTAGCTACGTTGGCCACACCTAGGGCATCTTTCTCGTCGCCAAAAATCAAGATGTTGCTTGGCTTTATGTCCCGATGTATCATCCGCTGAGAATGCATATACTCCAGTCCGAGTAACATGTTTACCATGTACCGCTTGATCAAGCCAAAATCAATAACTAATGCTCCGTGAATAAAGCGATGCAGATCATAGGCAGCTTCTTTGAAGATGAAGTGGAACGAGTCGTCACGCTGGGATTCTCGATCTTTACCGACAAGCGGAGAGAAACAAGCCCCCGTGAATGGAGCCCCAAATGTGATCTGTTCGAGGCGAACAATGTGGGGATGGTGCCGCAGTTTATTCAACACATCCACTTCTCGCGGAGTTCCAATGAAGGAAGAGGTCGTTTCAACCAAATTGCGCTTAACCGCATATTTTCTATTTGTCTGTGGGGATGTTGCCGAGTATACGATGCCGAAAGTTCCTTCGCCTAGTTTCTCACCTCGACGCATGATTTTTGCAATATTTTAGAGATGGCATTACTATCCTTTATAAACAATATGCATACTCAGTATGCACATTAGCCTGACTAACTTCATGACACAGTAATTTGTCCTAAATAATGTCTAGTCATTATGTTGTTAATTATTTTTAGTGTGATGTCATCGTCCCCTACCCGGGACACTCCTTTGGTATAAGAAACATGACGTGACTATTCTCCCTATGCATATTATTAAGGATTTACATATCGTTATGTCATGTGGAGATGACTTCTAGGCCCCTCATAGGGACCTAATCAAATATATAAACTAAAATACGAGGCAAATAATATCCCCATAATAGCGGTGAATTATCATTATTAATTTAAGTAGATGAATTGTTCCTATTGAATGGGATACTTTATGTAGACACGTTGCAAAAATGGTCATCCAAACATTCACCCTGTGACGGGTAACCGTCCGTTAAATCATGGCAAGTCGCAATAAACAGAAATCGACCAATAAGAAAGACGGCAAGAAGTCAGATTCGGCTAAGAAACGCGAACTTCCGAAGCGCTTGGATGATCCAGTCGTTCATCCGCCGGTTAAATCAGTACCAATTGAGGACATTCCGGGGGCAGAAACGCTGGAATGTAAACTGGCATACTTTTGTGTTTGGCGCGGCGCTGACGGATCGGTTCATCAGGAGGTGTTTCCCCTCGACATCGAAGCCATCAAGCAGCTCACTGGCGGCAAGACATTTACTCGATCTTTGACCGAAACGTCTGAGAAGAAAGCAAAATCACCCCGAAAGAAGGCGGATCGTAAGCAACTACCGTCCAAAATCCGCCATCAAGTTTGGCGCAAGTACAATAAGGGTAGCATGGACGGGAGCTGTTGGTGTTGTGCTGACCCTATTTCGATCGAGAATTGGCATGCTGGTCATGTGATTCCCGCCGTCAAGGGCGGGCGGGATATTGTGGATAATCTGCGACCGCTCTGTTCACAATGTAATCTGTCTATGGGGAAGAAACCAATGAATGAGTTCATGTGCCAATATGATATGAAAGGCCGAGGACGGAAAGAATTCAACCTATCCGAAGAGAAGAAAGATGAGGATCTTACAGCGAGTGAAAGCGAAAGCGAGTCTGTGGCGGAATATCACACTAAGCGCCGAGTCAAAATTACTAAGAAGAAGGGTGAGGTCATTTATGCAGAGTGTGAATCGGAGTAACGGAATAAATATCCAATATGTGTAACGTACACATATGATCAAAACTGATAATATAGGATTCCGAGCGATACTTATCACAAAGGTGATGAGAATCTTCGTATCAGCCCACGTCGTCATTGACCGTTTAGCTAAGAGTTTCCCGGTATTGTCATTCCTTGTTGGTTTGACTATGGTAATGTCCGCATTCAACTACTATCATGTGGTCGGATTCATTTACTTACTGTTAGATGGCCTACATCAGATGATTCGCGGCTATCGCACTTCGGCCTATGACAATTTGGTAAATGATCATCGCTGGGTCGACCATCTGAAACCGGGAGCCATCGTCTACACGGATAAGAAATTCAATGGGATGATCACGGGGTGGTGCTTGCTGCTAGGGTTACTTAAGACAGGCGCTTCGTTCGCACAATTTCAATATTTCGCCCCTGATGAAATGAGCACTATCATCTTCTACATTGCTATATCCCTCGCCGGATTGGTTATCATCTCAGAGGTGATCCTACTAGTTATTATTGCTAAGGGTAAGCAAGCTGAGTTCCTGTCTATTTATATGGCCACACCATTTGAGTATTATCCGAACATGAGGCAAGGTTGCCAGGCCTATTTCCGGGTGGTTAAACCACCTGACTCATCACCCACCGTTGGAATCATTTCGTCCAGCAACGATGAATCTGCAGTCTCCCTTCAAATTAACCAAGCACCCCATGACCCACAAGGAACTTCTAAGATATTCCCTGTGACTGGGACCGACCAAGTTATGAATATGTAGTCACATGGATGACGTCACTAACGTTAGTAATATATGTATAGTAACATATATTATGGTCCCTATCCCTCTTCCAGTACAACATTGTATGGTTGGGGTCTCTCCTATTACAATGGGATAAACCGAGTGTCACACATGTGAAACCAGACCGGTTATTAGGTGCATTATCACGTATTATTGTTCACTTCACGATGTCCCATGACATCATTTCGACTAATTTCGTTCGTACCGGCGTTCCCCGTTGAACTTGAAAATCAACGTTAAACCATACTATCATTTCTAATACAGATGCTGAACTCGGAGTTTCCTTCAAATAAGGAACGTATTCTGAAGTAAACAAGGAACTCAACTCGGTTGTTTCACTTGGAGCTTTCTCCAGAATGCGCCCCATATCAGCACGAGTAAAAATAGCCACCTCATCGCCAACCATTAATGGGTACATATCAGCCGGATAATAGAGATCAAGTCTCATTCCGTCGAGACTGGTGGTATTAACCAATTTCCTCCCAACTATTTGGGGATAGTAGAAGGTTCCAATATGTCCCGTAAGTAAGCCCTGCCCATCGAGACGAGGACTTGTGATTTCGTCAACATACTTTTCGACGCCAATGTGCTGAAGACGGTTCAGACAGGCACTAATCATAGTATCGGAGGGAATACCGTCTCGAATATCCAGTCCCAGTAAATAAGCGCGCGACAGCTTCGAACAGAACCAAAGGCGTGCTCCAATGGCATCCAAGTTAGTCGGCAATCGGATCATACCAGGGAATAAATTATCTAGAAGAATAAGCTGTCGCGTTGCCAATTCTTGGAAAATGGCGTGGATACGTAATCGCTTTAATTGTTGGGAATAATATTTATGAAGGACTAAATTCCATAAATTAGGTGTAGTGCCCTTCATGAAGGCCATCCGATCTAACATTATGGGGAAGACATGTTCATCAAGCATTCGAATCGGCTCCCAACAATCATTCGCAATGAGATGGGGCAGAATGATCGGGGTCATCACCATAGTTTCATAATCGTGCTGATAATTTTGGATGTTTAACGAAATTGATGGAATCGAAACAGCTAATGGGAAAGTAGCTTCTCCGGACATAATGATATGTCGGGTCCGATATCGTTGGCAGGATACAGAGCGAGTAACATGACTCTCAATAATGGGATAAATAGTCTCGCCTGGCGCATCTTTCATAATCGGAGCCCGACAGTCTTGTCCAGCCATAACATAAATGCCGGCCAACTCTGGTTGGATGCTCACCAAATGACGACCATCAGCGGAATAATGGGCTTTGACTCCCTCTCGTTGCAGAAGCAAATAATACAACGTATCAGCTCCCCGATAGAAGGGAGCTGAACTCAAATAATGAATGAGCTGATCAAGAGGTAGAGTAAGGACATGGCGGACTATACTGCTATGTACACACTCATGGATAGCACGAAATATACTGACATCGTGTTGCATGATTTGCTCTGATGCCATAATTATCGCGTGTGTGTAAAGATATGTCTCTTTCAGGATGGTTAGTGACAGGTGCGATCTTTATTATCATTTTGGCGGCTGCTATTGGTCTCGGATGGTGGATACGAAATAACTTCCGATCAACCCCGGCTACCCCATCACCATTTTCTTCGGTGACAGTCTGGGGTAAGCCGAGCCCAGGACCAGACCCCGCTAAGAATTCTTGTCAGTTATACCAATTTCCAACAGCCTTGGTTAATATTGGTGGAGTTCCTACCGCTATCCCAGGAACACCCTCCCTCAACCCAACTGTCCTTAATAGCTTAACCGGACATGTTGGTAATCCTATTTGTTTGGATTCTGATCAGATCATTGCCCAAGAAGTGCAGCATACTTGTACGGCCCCAGTCGGAGTTGTTAACGGATCCATCACTCGCTGTTTCTTGATTGACGGCGGCGTTACCGGTCTTGGTGGCACCGAGACTTATTTCACTACTACTGGATGCTTAAATATTCCCGCCTGTGCGGGCCAATTATCGCTAGTTTCAATAAATTTCCAAGCCCCTGGAGTCACCGGTATCTTCTGCTTACAACAAAGTGGTACTGGGGGGACTATAACCATGGCTCCCTGTAATCCTTCGAATCCGAACCAATTATTCCGAGTGACTCGAATTAATCCCGGACAGAATCCAGCTAGTTTACAACCAGGGCAAGCTCAGAATGGAATAATTGCCCAGATTTTAGATCGAAACACTGGCCTCTGTGTTGTCCCAGGAACCGGTACTTCCAGTACTATCTTTAACCCGGCTTATCTTACTCCCATCGACAATGCCTGTACCGGGCCAACCCAGACGCTTACTGGCCCGAACGTTGTTCTAGGAGCTTGTACCGGGGGCTCCTTCCCCGGCTATGTTTGGGCTTTATTACAGTCAGTACCATATTGTCCATTAACAGGGGGATGTACCGGTTGTGTAGGCTGTGTTGGCTGTCAACGAGTATCGGGATCCATAAGTTGTGCTGGGTGTGCTGGTTGTACTGGTACTTCTCCATTTCCAACGCCACCCCAAATCATCGATATTGCCAATATTAATGCAAGTCAGATTCCAGTTGGGCCCACTGGTTACCACGGATTAACTGGGACTTCAGCCATTGTGCAATTCCTTATTGATAATGGAGCCGAGGCTATGTACTTTGGAGGAGCTGGTAATGGACTGATTCTACGCCCTATTGGTACTGATGTTACAGTCTGTATGCAGAAGCCGTTTACCGCCCAATATCTCAATTTAACAGCTTTTAATACCCTAAGTCAGGAAGAAGTTTGTTTAGTTGAGGGAATTACGAACTGTGTTGCATTGTAATCCTTAAAGTAGAATAATATATACTCTAAATCATGAGCGGAACCCGATTGTGCGAATTTTCCTCTGAATCATTTGGCGGCTTCCAACATAGAATTGAGCTTAGAGGGATTGAATCAATAGATGAAATCATCGCCCTAACCGTTTCGAAATTGAGAGAAGTTCTAGTATCGCATCGGTTCTTGGAGTTAATCGATAAGTGTGACAAAATGAGGTGGCATGTACACACACATACTTTTGCAGATGTGATGACCCGAGAGGATACTATCTATATTTGTGATCACTGTGGCGAATCCGATAAATTTGACGAAGTGATCAATCCCGCATAGGTAATAGTCCATTGAAATGAGCTCAGTCGAAGAACAGAAATTAATTGATGAGCGGAAATTGTCACTTTATCGCCAAAAGCATTCTTTCTCTCGAGAGACATTTATTGCGCAAGTTCGGATGATGCATCAAGTATCCGTGGATCTCAAGGAGAAACCGCGACTAAATAGCAGTGAACTGGAAAAGATCGACACTTGGACCGATGAACAACTGACCAAGGCCCACAAGTTCTACTGGGATAAGCTATAATTATGTGAGAGTGAATTTAACTCTTTTGGGCTGAACTTGCCTCGGGATCCACCCTGTTCAACGACTACAATATCCTATATGGGAATGGAGACATTGTCGTGGTGTGATATGTTAAGGATTAATATACCTTCATGGAGGTATATTATGCTGGAGGTACCATGATTAAATGTTCAGGCTCGTCAGAGTTCTCATCAGTGCTATATCGGACCTTCGAATCATATTCGATCGAAATATCCGATTCAGTGAGAACTAATGGTTTGGATAATACTGTTTCGGTACAACAGAGACACCCCATTTTAAGAAGTGCTGATATTTTCTTTAGCTCGGCACATTGGGCAGGTTTGTGACTTTTGATACCATTTTATAATACAAGCCCGATGGATGATATGATTGCATGGGAGCATCTGCATTACCATTCCATTATGGTAATCACCGAAGCAAATGCAACAGGCTATTTCATCAGATAGGGGATTCGATAAACTATATTCGAAACTAAATCCGGGAGGTTCCATAGTACTAGATACCGACGCTGTTGTTGCTGACAAAACGCGTGGTCGTACCACTGGAGCGAAATATTCGGTATTCATAGGTACAAGATCAGGAACATAGATAGTTGGTGTATATGACGAATAGGTTCTGTACGATGAACTCCTCTGGATAATAGGTTGATCTTCCTCACAGTCAAGACAATCATAACAACTGACACTTATCCAGTTACCCATTTAATGTATCCTATTTATTCTGTGTGAGGCACTATTTAGAGAGTTATACTTCATCAATCACTGGCGGAATTACTTCAGTCTGTTCAGCCTGAGCTAAGGTTAGTTCCTCGGCGGCTTGTTCACGCAAGAAAGAAACATAGCGAATATATCGTAAGAAAGTCGCTGCCATACGGAGACGCATGATTTCGAGATCTTCTTCTGAGATTTCTTTGGGGCGAATTCCCCCCTCAGCGACTTCTCGCCGTGGTAATAATCGATCAACATATGGGCGAATCGAATTATAGTTAAAATTTTCTGGGGTAACATTGTTGCCCACATTATGCATAAATAACAGGACTTCTGCTAGCACTGGCATATTCATAAATCGAATTTGTTCAGCATTTCGCATGAGCGCAACATAGTCATACCGATCTTTCTGTGTTAGACCTGGTTTATCTAGCAGTTTGAGGAGCTTCTTGATAGCAATGTCATCTGGTGTCTGGTTTTGTTTCTCACCACCACCTCGCCGTGTTATAGTCTCGACTGCAATCCGTGGACCTAGACGTGTTTTTCGGTTTCCTTTTCCTCTTCGGAACTCACCAACATTAGTGAAAACGGTTGTCATTTGTGTTAGGATAAATTTTTTATCAGGAATCAAAAGCGTACCTAAATATGCAAGCGAATCTGCCTACCATTCCGGTACTTACTACAGCTAATGTAGCTCCTCTTCCTGTTATTCAGCCAGCAATTCCAGCTGGACGAGCTCCTGTGCTTCCCACTGTCGTAGGAGCGGGTCAGCGCCCAGCAACCGTTGCGATTCCTGTTACGACTCGTCCACCTATTCCAATCCCAACTGCTAGGGCATTCCCTGTTCCACGCACTCAAGTCCCGGCAGCAGTCGTGCCAACTGTGAGGCCTCCGGTTCTTCCACAAGCGGCATTAACTCCCGAATCGGAGGAATCTGAGTCAGAGGAGGGAGAGAATCCATTTGATGTTAGCAGTGAGGAAGAGGAGGAGAGCGAGAGCCCGTTTGAGAGCCCGGTATTGCCTCCGTTCCGAGGATTGGTGCCAATGGCGCCCTTCCCAGCTCCTGCCCCATTGCCCACCGTTGCGGCAGCTCCCTTCCCGGCTCCAACGGGGCTCCGTCCAGGTCTTACCTTGGTTCCAACTCGAGTGCCCGCTGTCCCTGCCCAGACGGTTCGCGCACCGCTAACTATCGCCGTTTTACCTCCGGTCACCACTCCTCGAGTTCCGACCGTTCCCGCAGTTGCTCCAATTGCGCTGACACTTCGTCCGGTTGCTGTTGCTCAAGTAGTTCCGACTATTCCTTTGGCGCGACCTCGTGCAGCGAGTCCGCCGCGAGTAACTGGTCCAGTACCCACGGTAGCCCCGACTGCTGTGGCGCCAGCTATTCCTACATTGGTAGTGGCTCGTCCGACCGTTCTTGGTGCTCGTCCGACAGTTGTTTTCCCTACCGCTAGGCCCCCAGTTCCCGCACAATTTGCTCAGGTCCAGGTTCCGGCTCCGGCCGTTCCTACCGCCCGTCCTCCCGTTCCAGCTCCTACAGTCGTTTTCCCTACCGCCAGACCTACGGTTCCAGTACCAGCTGTTCAGACCCCAGCTATCCCTATTCCATTCATACCTACTGCTCGGGCAGTGGTTCCGACTGTTCGTCCAACCATTCCTGTTCCGACTGCGCGTCCGACCGTTCCTACAACTCGTCCGGTAGTTCCGACAGTTCCTGCAGCCCGCCCAACGGTTCCAGTCATGCCTGCAGCTCCAACAGTAACAATTCCTCGCCCAGCCGTTGTAATCGCCCCTACGGTAGTGATTCCTCGTCCTGCGAGCCCAGGTCGCGTTGCAGTTCCGGCTCTCCGTGCTCCTAGCCCAGCCCGCGTAGTTGTTCCGCCAGCCGCCCCTGGGACTGTCTTTACAGTCCCACAGGGTGCCACCATTGTTGTCCCGGCAGCCACGGCACGTCTGGCAGTTGTTCTCCCGACTATTCCCGGCGCCCCGGCTCCAGTAGCTGTGACTGTTCCAGTTCGTATTCCAAGTCCACAACGCGCTCCCATCGCTGGTACAACGACTGGAGGTCCAATTATCCCAACTACTGCTCCGGTTCTGATCCCGGTCCCTGAATTGGTCCCTATCACACAGCAACCTCAGGTTAACGTCGTTGCCGTGGTAACCACCCAGCCTCGAATCCCCAGTCCTCGTCCACTTGTTCTTCCCCAATTTGCCCCTCCGCTAGAGATTGCTCCAGTCACGACCGCGGTCATTCGAACTCCATCTCCTCGCGCTATTGTAGCTACTAGACCGGCTTCGCCACGAGCAGTGGTCGCCCCAGCATCTCCTCGAGCTGTTGCCGTTGTTCGCCCAGCTTCGCCACGAGCGGTTGTCGTTCCCACTATAGTTCCCGCGCCGCGAACCCCACCAGTAACCGTACCTCGAGTCATCACGCCACGAGCAATTACCGCTACTCTGCCGCAGATTCCCACTGTTCCTGTAACTGTGCGGGTGCCGGCCACGCCCAAGTCGCCTGGCTTGGTGCCAGTACCTACATTTCGCCCCCTACGGTAAACCCAGACAACCAGTAGTCCCTGTCGTACCGCAGGGAGGAGGAAAGATTGATCACGTTGATGCCCACAAAGGACATAAACACCAGGATTGTTGTATTTGTTTGGAACCACAGGTCTCTCCCGGAAAGCAATTAGCTTGTGGCCACGCTGTCTGTGCAGTCTGCACCAAACAATTGCGCAAAGCTGAATGCCCTGTTTGTCGAAAGAAATTGCAAGCCGGTTATGTCACTCAGGATATTAATCAGGCCATTGCCGCTATTACCGTACAAGATGCCAGAGTTCGGGAATTAGCCGACAAAGCTTATGCTCGCTACTTAGAACTACATCCAGAACGAGAAGATGAGGCCATATTTGCTGAAGCTCGTAATTATAGCGATGCTTACGCCATCTTCCTGGCTGCGAATCCGGATATTGATGAACAAACTTCTCTTCATCTCTTCAACGCCTTTGTGAAATTTGTCACGGAGGAACGGAAGAAGAATCGACAACTTACCCTTCCCGAAGCGGCCGACGCTTTCTCTGGACTTGGGCTTCAAATGATAGCCAATTCACACATGACCTTTGAACAGATCTATCCCCTGTTCTATCGGACTACCCATTGAATAACACAATCATACTTATCAAAGTATGATTCATTAGAGAGCTGAGCTTTCCTGAGGTAAGGTCATCCAGATGATTAATATCACGAAGAGGATTAAGATGAAGGGTTGTAATATTACGTAGATGAGATCGGCCGGTTCTGTGTGAATGAGTTCTTCATTACCAGAAAATATGGAGGCATTAGGGGTGTTATTCGAAGTATAATGCTCAGGGATAAATAATTCTTCTACCCTCGGAGCTTCATTCCCAAATAATGCAGCTAACGTACCATCGAACGGTCGCCCCGTTACTTTCTCATACTGAGGCCCGATGCAATAGGCGTAATAATGAGCCATTAATTCACTGCAGAACATCTCAGGGGACATTACACCCTTATTTACTAAGGAAATACCGAGCCAGACGCCAATAAAGGGCAAATTGCTACTGGGAAAACGGTTCCCTCGATATCTATTGGCAAAATCAAGCGTTAAAGTGGCTAATTCAGGGGTTCGGAAAATATCGTGTAATCGACGCACCGCGACTCGATTATACTTCGATAGTACCCATGATAATCGAGAGAATCCGGCACCCGTTACCTGATGGCCCAGAATATCGTCCTTTCTCGATCCTGTATTCGTCTCAAGGATATATAATTCCCCTTCCTCAGTGAGGGAAATAACTTTCCGATCGTTATCAGTGACGAAGCGAATGGCAATTCCACTATGATTCCACTCGGATGAGGTAAATGTTCTCAACATAAATCCGGTCGGAGTATTCCCGCAGAATAGAAGAACATCACCTGTTTTCACCGTCTGCATATTGATCAATAACGAATCTTTCTCTTACAGCAAGAATTAAGAATAAATCCACGGTGAGGGGATGAAAGTATGGTTGGTCTCATTATTTTATTTCATAGGATCCCTCATCTTCTTAGCTGGATCTATATCCTACATCATTGATATGAATAATAGGGTAGGAGTATATCTGTATTTCGCCTGCGCTTGTTCTTTCGTTATTGGCTCATGTTTTCAGTTGGCGTTTGATTGCAGGAAGAAAAAGAAGACAGAGGATACAAATCCCACTTAAAATCCTAGCAGAGCTTATAAATGACGCAACTGTCTCGGCTACATGAATGCGCTCGGTGCCATAAGTGGTCACATGTAACACTATTATGTTATGGGGTCCGAGCAGTGTATACGTGCCAGAATTGTCATCGCCATGTGGGCTGTGTCTTCTGTCTTGAGGGAGTGGAATATAGGCAGCGACATAAATTATGTTCAATCTGTAATCGAAGGAGACAATGGCGTGAATCTCGTTCACGATGTAAGTTGAAAAAGATCACCCAAATTGATGGGATGATCAAAATATTCATACTATGAATTGACTGTTCAGTCGACAATATAAATAGAGTCTAAACTACGAGTCTTAATGCAGGCGCTCTATGATCGACTGGTGGCCTATGCCGTGAAACATGGATTTCAGGGCACTGAATCCGAGCAATTTGAGGCATTATGCTTATTCTTCCACGAGCGGATCCGAGCGAACGTCGATCCTGAGCTACTGGAATTGTTAGAAGCTTTATTTCCCTGTTCTGAACACACTGCTTACGGCTATCACGAATGGCATCTCCTTGATGACAAGGGGGCGCCAGATGGTAAGAAATTAATTACGATGTCGGGCTATGATGCTGTCCATTCTCCGAACATTAATCGAGTCATGAGCGCGAAAGCGATTTTCAACTTTCGATTGGGTCATCTGAAGGATGCTCTCGCTGGAGAGATGTTTCATCTGGAATTATTCCCCATTCAGGCCGGTATGGATACGTATCTGCAGAAATACGCTCCCGAAGTAGAAGGACTATACCAGCGATATCTTGACGGAACTTCGCTCGAAGTATTGGCTCCCGATCTGAAACGAATTATTGAAGAACTAGAAATTCACAATCGAAATCGGCTGGCTTACTTTTTCAATATTGCATTTGCGGACTTAGTGGACCAACTTGAAGGCCAGTGAATATAACAACATAACAGGTAGCTGTCATGTTGGAAAGAGGGTCACAGACCCTTAGCTGATGATGAACATGTGATAAGTGATCATAATTATCGCAACCATAGTTGGTTCCATAATTCCAACCGATAGTAAAATGGAGACATATCTGGAATATCCTATTCGATGCAAAACTTGTAACGAACAAATTGCCTGCTTTTCGGCTGATTACGAAGCTCTGCTAGAGGCTGGATACTCTGTGGAAGAAGCCCTCAATGAGCTTGGTATCACAAACTATTGTTCTCGTGTCGCTATGATGGCCCCGACTGTCGTCTCCTTCAATATGGAAAATCGTGAAATTATTGAGGGGTTTAAGAGTGTCGATGCGGCGACCGAAGCCGATGCCCAAAATGAAAGCATAACTCGGCCAGTGTTCGTTCAATGTTTGGGAGTGCAGCCAACTCTAGCCCTGGGAATTATGGGAGTTCAAACCGTACCAACGCCGGCACCTCAATTGACGGTCCGACCTGCTCCTATTCTACCCGGACTCACAGGTATACACCCCGTGACAACACCTGCGCCAACACAGCTTCGAATTGCTCCAGCGCTGGCACTACCAAGGCAAGCTGGCCAAGCCCCCGGAATACAAACTATTGCACTAGCCCAACCAGCAGTCCGCACCTTAGCGACCATTCAAACTGTTCAAGCCGCTCGACCTGTGACAGCACTTCCACCAGCACAAGTGCCAGTAATTGGTCCCGTCACCCCGACTACGCCGACGAAAGAAGAATCAGTCGTTCCCCCAATTATTCGTGGGATCGAACTGGATGATATCGAAGCATTGGGAGTGGGCATCCCCGTGAAGGGATTAGATGTTGCCGAACCAACGAAATTCCAGGAACCAGTTGTGGTCGGCGTTCCAACTATAAACCCTGATCCTACGATCCCTCGACCTCAAATCTATGTGGGAGCGGGCAAGTATGTGCAGGTATTGAATGGGCGCACATATCTGGCGCAATAAAAACTAGCTGTAATATATATTAATATATATTATAGTGGTAAAACATGGCCAGGAACCCTAGAAATCCTGAAACATTCGAAGTTCCCGGCGCTACGCAAACAGCCTATTATCTAGATGTTCGGATGGATGAGTGGAATTTGTATCTGAAACATATCGTGTCGCATATCTATGGCATTAGTGAAGGTCAGTACACTGCCGAACCCGAGCGGAATGGAAAACGAAGAATCCAGTTCAAAACAAATATTCAATTTCCGTTGATCAATTCGCTTCCTGACACGATTAGCGATATCACTATTCCACCCCATTTTGATGATCCAGTTCATCTTGAAGTGGTCGATAAGGCAATCCGCCTAGCCATTGATGATTTTTTCCGCCCTGGAAGCACTTACTATCAAACTCCATTATTCATCCCCATGCATCCTGCCCAATTAGACCCCATTGTTCGTCAGTTAGCCAAGGAGGGAAAAATCTGGAAATTTATAGCACTTCCTTGGTCTCGGTTTATGATCAATGTCAAACCATATCCCATTGCCATAATTCTCAAGGTAGTTGATAATTACTTATCCATCAGTTTCTATGCTGACTTGGGCACGTATTTCTTTGACGTCGATGATGGCTATCAGGGACAGTTGGTCTGCTTGAACCCGAGTTGGGAACGATGGAAAGAACTTGATGATATTACGGCCCCTATTCATCCACCGAATTACGTGTAGACATTCTAGTCTAGAATGTTTTTAGAGTCGAGCGCGGGGTATGTCCAAGATGACCATAGCGCCGATTGCTGCAAAGAGCAGGAGTAGCTTGATCATATCTTCTCGTCGCTGGGGATCAACAATGTCCAGATATTGATTCAGGCAGTCCCGCGAACAAAATGTCTTCATCTTGAAATGAGACGACTTTTTCGTACAAATCTTATCACAGACATTACACTGCATACTATCACAAGTATTGTGGGCTTACTCTGATTATCCAGAATATGTTCAATTTTGTTAGCACTGGTTGAGAGAACAACTGTAAAATTTTAGCCGGATCTAAAATGCCAAAAGACTTCATCTGCCACGCCAAGCACTGTGAACGCAAAACTCGTAAGTTTGACCAAGTGAACCTAGTCTCCAGTATTCCTGGAGCAGCCCGTGAATTGGATCCCACGTTGATCAACTCCTGGGGCTTGTTTATTCATGATGACAAGATTACCACTGCGCTCAATGGATCTGGGTTGGTTTCAACCTATAGCGAGCTCGGTCAACGTCTAAAGTCAGTAAATGTTCTGTTCAATGGGGAACCCGCCGCCCCAACCGGAATTGTTCGCAATCGTAGCGAAGGATTCTTGGTTACTGGTCCCAAGGGCACTGGTCGCAGTGAGTGGATCACCGTTACTGAGAATGGCACTATTCTCGGCTATAGTCCTGAGGCTGATCCCGATAATGCCATCACGGTCGCTATCTTTGCCATCTTTGGTTCTGAATTTAAGGGCCTCGATCAGCATGATGACTTGATCTATGTCGCGAATTTCACCAACAACCAGGTTAATGTCTTTGACAGCACTTGGCACAATATTACGTCTCGATTTGCCTTCGTGGATCCTAACCTTCCTGTGGGATATGCCCCCTTCAACATTAAGATAATCGACGACAAGATTTACATTGTCTACGCGGTCGTGAAGCCGGACGGGGATGAGCAAGATGGTCCTGGTCTTGGACTCGTCAATGTTTACGATCTTAAGGGCAACTTCGAGCGACGCCTTATCAATCCTGGAGGCCTGCTTAATGGTCCCTGGGCTCTGCTCAAGGCACCTGACTGCTTCGGTCTTCCCTCTGACCATCTCCTGGTTGGGAACTTCGGTGATGGTAAGATTCACGTCTACAAGTTCGACGGCGAATTCGTCACTACGCTGAAGGATAAGATGGGTTGTGATCTTGTCATTGATCGCCTATGGGGTCTGGCCGACGGGAGCCGTGACACTGTCTTCTTCGCTGCCGGTCCTCAGGATGAGGCACAAGGCTTAGTTGGCCTCTTGAATCCCATCTAAACGAATTCAACTTGATCGAATTCCTAAACATTCTAGGAAGCTAGAATGTTTAATTGAAATGTCATGCTGTTGGAAAATCGGTCTCCCCAGATGAGGACTTCGATTTTTCTGTCGTGACTAGAACGACGACGCCGGCCAATGCGACTCCGAATGCCATCCCGCCAAGCCATGCAAAGACTGTGCTCATGGTGTCAGGAAACACGTTGACCGTGATATATTTCTTATCTGAATCTTGAGATGACATTTAGAATGTCTAATTCACGATTAATTTAATGAACAATTTTATCGATGTTTGTACCGTCAAACATCAACTTATCAGCAGGTGGATTTTCTCCTTTCCACAATTACTACTGATCGATGCACGCTGACACTGCATGTCTAAGCGTTTTCTCTGTAGGCGCTATCACGCCTTTTGTCAGTCAGAACGACTGATCGCATTTCTTGTACCGTTGGTTGGTGATGTTACGCATCACTTGAGACTTCAGTCTCTCTATTGGGGGAACTTGGGAACAGGGAACTCTTGTACGGGAAGGGCAAAAAATAATCAGGGCAAAACATAATATGGGCTAGGGTATAGTAATATAGACAATTAATAGGTGGAGCTGCCACCATTTTGGAACGTGAAGGCACCACACTTGGGTCGCTTGGCCTCTCGCTTCTCCTCCTCAGCTCGCTCGGAGGAGATGCGTCCATGACGTAGTATATTAGCGCAGTCGGTCGAGCAGCACTCAAAGTCAAACGTGAAGAATGCCTTCTCGCGTGCCACAACCTCACCGCAATTATTACATCGAATTGTAGGGGGCTTTGGCGGCGGTTGTTCCCGTCGACTCATAAGACTAAGATAGTATTGTGGACTTACTTTAATCATGCATTTATCAATCAATATTGTCACCGACCGCTTAGAAATTATCTAGTCTCTGTAAATAAGTATGTCGACACTGCCGATACTGTCAAAGCGGCCCACTACTCTAGCGCAACAAGCACTCATTGATCTTACCAGCGCTAATTCGTTCGGATATGCGATCATCGGTGATACGGTTGCTGCCACCTTATATGCCAAGCGATTACTCGGAAATGGAATCACCACTCCTATTACTGTAATCAGTGAAGGTGTCGATCGAACTAGTATTCAGGATCTCTTGAATGTAGCCTTTGCCGCGATCCATAATCGTCGCATTCTGCATCATTTAATGATTGAGCGCGTTCATATGGTCCCGGTCATTGGTAGTCTAGATGTAATTGATTTCGCACCCCTTGTCCCTGCAGTTGAACGTGATCTCCTGGCACTTCGGGCTGAGCGCAATTTCGCGGCTCTCATTGTCCTGGCCGAAAGCGATCTCATAGCTGCTATTCCTCAGATTGAACGAATTATTCATTATCATGTGGGATCAGGGCCCTTGGGTGATTTCATCGCGGCTTATCATACTCCCCGGTTAGGACCCTGGTTCGGTTCTGCATCGGCAGGACATCTGGAACGATTTCTGGTTAATCATACCATTAAATCAGCTCTCACTAGTCAAGAAATGACAGTAGTGAACCGACTTCAGCAAATCTGGGGTCTCCCAACCACAAGTTCACTGGTTGTTAAACACCCTGCCATTCTAAATGTACATTATGAATTTATACGGCAGATTGATGACACGTTCGAGCGCGAACTTTTCTTAGGTGATTTTGGGCTTGTGGATCAGGCCAGTAACTCCAGTTATGCTACCGAGGCCACGAATCTAAAATTTACTCAAGTCACCGGAACTACCGGGCCTATTTTATATGACATTACAGCTAATAATGTGTCACTGCAATCAGTACGACATGTCTTTAAGACGAATCCATTTACACACTTGCGGATTGCTACCAGTGGTGGATTGCACCCACCTCCCTTCATGCTCCCAACATTCTATCGTGCTGTACTTTCGATTCCAATTGGCGGCACCGGCGCTACCGGTTCACCTGGAGTAACCGGTGGTAGTGTGTTCGTTCCCGGACCTCCCGGATTTGTCTGCGTGGCCTGTACGGGAGCTGTCTGCTTGGGCACTGAGGTTAAGGCTCCAATGGGCCCAAGCGGAACTAATTGTTTCATTGGATTAACCGGGCTCACTGGAGTAAATCTAGTTGGCGTAACGGGGACAGAAGATCTTATTACGAGTCATATTACCTTCAGTCTTCATGATGTAGTTAATCCGAAGCATTCAAGCCTAGATTGGCTGATCCAGGCCTATACTACAGTAGAAGATCTCTCCGTGGTCCAACAAGATGGTCGATTTGCTGATACTGGACGAACCTTGTTAATTGTTGAGGCCGTTTCCACCAAGAACCGACGCCGAGCTACTTTTAATGTGGCTGAGAATGAGATTCAGATTAATTACAATGATCCCGTCGTAGAGAATGGAATCCTTCGACAATTCGCTCTGATTGTAGCCAGCATCTTCAATGCTTACACGGGAGCCTTCTTTTCAGTGAATGACTTACTTAATGATACCAGTGTTTGCTCATCTGCCAGTGGAATCTGTCAAGACCGCAATGCCTTAGTTGATTATTCGCTCCGAGAATCACCTATGGTCACTGTCCTGCAATTGGCCAGTGATCTTTACGGGAGTGAAATCTTTCCCAATCGTTAAACTCCATATATTCTAAGCGGAATATATGAATTATAGGTAATTACGAAGTGTCGTAATTTTTACCAATCATAATCTTCTTCCCTAACTTCCGGATCATCTAGGGAGTCATACTCATCCTGTCCGTCGGACGTTTGGATCGGATATTTTCCCGGTAATGGAGTGAAATCTTCACCGAATTCACGACCATGACATTGCCAGGTGAAAAATCCCTTCTCATAAGTGACCGATTGTGATCCAGAAGTGGCCTCAAGTACGTCCGTGTCCGACCACGCATTTGCTGCACATACAGCCTTGAAGATTTCTATTAATTTGCCTCCAGTAACCTTATCCAGATCGATCACAAAAATATCCTGCATTCCAGGAACCGGAAGCTTATTGCTCTCATCCCGCGTGAGATTATGGAAGTAATACAGACTCGAGTTACTACCGGTGCTTGCGTTAGCGCTAGCCATAGTTTGCCTATATACTCTATGAACAATTAGATAAACAATATTATTATCAGCTTCAGGGACCCATCCAGACTGAGTAATATTGGCCTGAGTTAATGAAGCACAGGTATGGGTAAGTTATGATTTTGGCTGTGCTAACAAAGGATATGTTGTTAGCATCAGAAAATATTGTCATCATCATCTTTTTCATCATTATCGTTGTGGCCGTCATACTAGCTTGGTGGCTAGGTCCTCAATCCGAATACCAAACTGGCCGCTTTAGTACCTTTATTGTCATATTAGCTGGATTAGGAATTTTTATCACAATTCTTTTCTACTATAACTTGGTGGCCTTACAGAATCAGCAACAGCAATTGGCCGAGACACAGGAACTCACTCGGCTCAATGATTCGGTACTTAATAGTATTCTTACGGAAATGAAAGATGCTAGCACTATTGTTCCCAATTTTGTGCTGTCGATGACACCTCTTACAAATCCAACTTACTGTCCGACAGGAGTTTCTGGGGCGACTGGATGTATGGCTACTGTAGAATCCGATCCCATGAACCCTCAAACTTGTACCGAAAAGATGGTGCTAAGTTACCGGATCTTTGCGATGTGGCAGGATACTATCATGTCAAATCAGTACCATGAATTCTCGCCGAGCGCCTACGTCTCGAATTTCCTCCAACGGGCCAATTCACCCCAGCTATTCGAACAATGGACCGCAAATCGAGTTAATTATGACCCTGCTACTCAAACCTTTGGAGATCTCTTATTCGAATATGGACTTCCTATCACCAATCAAGTACCCCAAGAATATTATGATATGGCCCAAAAGTTGATTGCCGATCCTCGATTTAAACAAATAGTAAATTAAACCCTAAAATGGAGTCCAAAGTGGAGTCTAAACTTGAGGTAGAATCTGAAGACAGGCGCATCATCAATATCGGCCATGGCGATCCTACTATCTTCCGCGATTGGTGGGAGGCTAATCGAGTGCTTCCTTGGACTGACACTCAATTCCCCTATTTCTATGAGTATCAAGAAGATGATCCTGTGCAGCTAATCGCGGCAACCCATCAGTTTCACCGAATATTCGGGACTGACTCACCGAGTTCATGGTTAGCGTACGGGAACGGGTCCACTCAGGTCATACATGCCACCCTGTATGCGTTGACTAAACTGGTGGCGCCAAACCGTAAATTAGTGGTCGGTTATCGGCCTCCAGTATATATGTTGATGCACGAATATTTATCCCATTGTGGCTTTGTGGAAGTGACCTTTGATCTTACGCGAACAGATCTCGACGTTGAGATTGTAATTGACCCCAATAATCCCACTGGGGAACATCGCCGTCAACAGTCGTCGGCTCCCTACGTTATTTTCGATCGCGCCTATAATTGGCCAATTTATTGTGATAAGGTCATTCCGACCTCGATAGCTAAGAATCATATCACCGTTTATACCATATCTAAGGCCTTAGGTATGGGTGGCTTGCGATTAGGATGGGCCTTCATTAATGACATGGATTTAATTGAGGAGATTAAGCGGGCTATTTTCGTGATTGGAATTTGCCCCAATTCATTTGGGATGAGTGCCGCAACTAAAGTCTTCAACCTATTCCAGGAAGACCCATCATTATCCCGGCGTTACACCTCTAATTTGAAGAGTGAGATTGCCGCACGTATGAATAGAACGAAAGAGTATAAGCAGTTTGAGGTTACCAATACATCTGGTCCCTACGCTTGGATCCGCTCCAAGGATGGGACTGATATTGCTGCTTACTTATTTGACCATCACGGAATCGCGGTGAAGTCTGGGAAGTACTTTGGGTCCACTGCCGACTATGCTCGGCTGTCACTAATCTGTTCCGGTGAGGATTTCTTTGAGGCCATGGATAGATTGAAGGATGATTGAACAAGTAACATAATGATAATCAATTTGTCCCATTATGATGGGATAATCTAGTACATGTGATATAAAAATGTCTAATAAATTCCACACTAAACCTATAGCCTATAGCCACACATTTACACGCCTGACCATATATTTTGCTGATGACATCCTTGTCTAACAAGGAAGTTAAGGAGATGATTGAGAAGAAAATCGTCTCGGCCGACATTATCTGCCACTTTCATCATATCTACAAGGGACAATACACCTTCACATTCGAACATGATGGGAAACCCTATCATGTTCGCAATGGAGAGGCCAGTCATGAGGCAGCCTATTACTTGGAGCTTAAGGCCACCATGCCATTAGGGCACTTTGCCGAATCGACTGATGAATGGTAACTTTCCCGTCAAAGTGTGGACGGATGACAAGTGACAGTCCCTTAGATAAAGCCATGATAAAAAAAATATGCTAAGAACCTAGCATGTTTACTTATATGCAGTCACGTATCACTGCTATTAACCTATTTGGCCTTGGAATATTTACGATTAATATCACAGTAAGTTTCTCCTTATATTAAGCCATGTTTTATGCTCTGCAATATAAAATTGTCTAATAAATCCGACACTAAACCTAGGCCACTACAATACGCACATCTGACAACATGGCTAAACTTGATGCACCCACACAACTTGCGGCTAAGGAATTGCTGCAACTATGTCACACCGATCCGAATATCGTGTTTTCGAACACAAAGGCCCTATGTGAAACTCATCATATCGACCCACAGTCGGTGCATCGCACGCTACTCAGCATGAAGCCCCGGGCCATCCTCGCCGCGCTTGGTCTCATCCCGGACCAACTGAAGCGGCGTTGTTTCGCCGCTGAGCACGAGCAACTCAAGAGTGATCTTCGGGACAGCGGGCGGTCGCCGGAAGCAAAGGTGATCAAGCGACGCATCGCCGAACTCGCCGCTGATGAGCTCGTCGAGACAGGTACCTTGCACGACGCCCGAGCCTTATTCGCTGCAACCAGGAAGTATAACGTCGACGAGCGGTCGATCCATCATGTTCTAGATGGTACAGTTGAACCGGACGAACCAGCAAAGGGAGGGTTTGGAATGTCAGCAACGAAGCAAGCGCCGGCGTCAACCCCCGGTTTTGGTTTCGGCGGGTCGTTACCTGTGAAACGTGAACCAGGTTTCGGAGGGTTCAGCTTCGGGTCGTCTCAGCATGGGCAGGATACCAAGGGCCTTAGCGAGATGCCTCAGCGCCCGCTGGGTGTGCGTGGACCTTTCGATTTTAATGGCTCCATTGCTTAGCCTCGGCCATGCTTGGCATTCAGGCCTCTAAATAAAAAAAAAATATGCTAGTGGCCTAGCATATTCACGTTTACCACAATAGTCCGCCATAGTGATGATCTCTTTTAGATAATGGGACGAATACATTAATCTATTTTCGATAGTCAATTTATCCCACTATAACGGGATAAATTAGCAACATTGTTTACAAAACTGTTTAATAAATTCGACACTAAACCCAGGTCATTACAACCTATTACATCCACACACTAGTATGGAGAAAGCAACTAACCAGTTCGCGAACAAGGGTAAGCGTTGGGCTGACGAGGAGGATGCACGTCTGAAGCAGGAAGTTCATGAGAAGACTTTTGAACAGATCGCTGCTGAGCACGGGCGTACCAAGCTCGCCATCGAACTTCGCCTTGGCAAGTTCTCCGCGGAAACGGTGCTAGCTCGCATCTCTACCTTCGTGAAGGAGGAGATGGGCACCATCGTGATCGTCTGCAAGAACTACGGGATCGAACTGTCCGCGATGTACAAAGTGCTGCTCGGCATGAAGCCTGAGACCATCTTGAAGATGATCGGGCTGGTTCCAGCTGACTTGGACGTCGATGCGCTCACGCAGAAGCCGGGCAAGCCGATTAAGGAGTCGCCTGAGGCCTCCGAGGAGGAACAGGAGCAGCCCGAGACGATTCCAGCTGATCCGGAGGAGGCCGCTCAGAAAGCGCTGGACAAGCAGTCGGACAAGGCAATGACTAAGGACGCTAAGAAGGATCCGAACTGGATGCAAGCGGCGGACAAGCCCAAGCGCCGCCGTCATTACATGAAGAATGCAGGGAAGCCCTGGCTTCCGAAGGAGCTCGCGCAGCTGCGAACGGAGCTCGAGGCCGGAACCTCACTCAAGGACATTGCGATCGAGCACGGTCGATCGGTGACGGCAGTTGCGGCTCGTGTCGGGGAGGTCGCGGCGGCTCAGCTTACTGAGCAGGGCAAAGCTCTCGATAAGGAAGCGATCAAAGCCCTCGCTGCGCAGTACGGCATCAAGCCCGGCAAGATCTATCCTCACGTTAACTGGGCTGCACTTGGTGTGCCTCAATGGACGGAGGGTGGGACAAAGCCGCCGGTTCCCGTCGATGCGTCTCCAGTGATGGAGCGTAAGCCAGCCCCCGTTATTGTCAGCACTTACAAAGCTGCCACTGGCGGTGTGGCATCGCGCATTGTGGCGCTCGAGGGCTCGGTGGATGAGATTAAGCGCATGCTTCGGCGCCTGATTCCGGCTGAGGAGGAGAAGGAGACAGCTTAGCACAGCTTAACGCTAGGCTGACAGATACTTATAAAAAAATATGCTAGAAACCTAGCATATTCTTAGTGACACTAGCAAGCAAGTTCGTCTCAATGGCCACAGTGAGTTTTTTGGAACTGCTCCCTTGTAATAGATGATCTAATACATATAGCATGAAATTGTCTAATAAATTACTCACCAGACCTAAGATCCAACAACCACACATATTCTCACACCTCAACAGATATGGCGAAGCTCACACTTAGAGTTATTACGCCTCAACTCAACAATGTGGCACAAGAACGGGCAGCGCGAGATATGCTTCCGCCCGTTCCGGTTAAGGATGCCTTTGTTCGAAATATTGTTCCTTCTTCGACAATGGGAGGGACGTCTCTTCAAGGATTGTTTTCAATGCGCTACTCGGACTTGGTAGCCTTACTCGGACCTCCGCACTATCTTGATGATGACAAAACACTGGCGGAATGGTGTTTTGAGTATGAACCAAATGGGGTGATCTTTACAATCTACGATTGGAAAAACTACGGCCAAAAGAAAGAGCAGATCTCCGAATGGCATATTGGAGGAAAGGAAGATACCGATTTGAAATTGATCGGACGTGGATTGGGTGTCGAGGTACAACCGTGGCGGCAATATTATGGGATTTCCTAAATATTACCTATACAGTAAGGAGATCCGGACTATGTAACCACGCGGGCGTATTAAAAAATATACCATAACTATGGTATATTAATAGGCAACTAATTTCGTCTCAATAGATTGGGATAACTTCTTCGGATCCGCACCCAGTACAATGTCGACAGGAACGCCACGGAGATAGTTCACGAAGATCGGGACTGGCCCGACATTATTTACTCTCACCTTGGTGACTTCTACATGGGCGAAATTAACTGTCGGATATTGAGCTCGCATCTTCTCGATCTCTGGGACCATATGCCGGCAATGACCGCATTGATTCGATCCGAAGAAAATTACGGCTCGCTCATTCTTATTAATGAACTCTTCATGTTCAGGATAGTTGGTGATTTCCATCACTGAGGCCATTTATTAACTAGCAATTATTTTTGCTCCTTTCTTCGGTCGTAATCCTATTTCCTCAAACATCACGAACATAGGACTTGTCTTATTGTCAGCCTTAGGAATTGAGGCAGAAATATTTGACGTAGATGGTTCTCCTGCGGGGGAAGTTACCGGAGCTGCCGCTGGGGATTCAGGTAATTTCGGTTCTTCTGGAGTAGCTATTGGTTTTGGTAGTGTTTTCGGTTCTGGCGTTAGAATAATTACCGTCGCCTCTGGCCGTCTCTTTGGTTCTGTAACAACCGGTTTCACTTCATCCTCATCGAGTCGACCAGGATCAGTAGGCTCAGGCTCTTTGGGGATCCTACTCGGATCATAATCGATGGTGTCCCTAACTAATTCCTTTAACCCATCGTCATTGGCTCCTTCAACACTACTTATCTGGTTACCATTATGCATGGCTACAAATACTGGCACTCGACTGAAATCTAATCCACATACATTAATATCGCAGTAAGCCATGGCGATACGTTTATGATAACGATTTGCGATGCGCGTAAAGATGTCCTTGATTCCCTGACAGGCTTCACACCATTCCGCTCCATAGAAAACTACCCCTCGTTTGTTCTTCTTGAACTCATCATACTCTTCAACGTTGGTAATCTGAATCACCTTACTAGCGGTAGCGTCTGACATTTCTGACATGCCGAAGAAATCTGCAAATATATGTAGCATATATCTGTTGTTATTCTATATCACAAGAACTCCCTACTTAAGCTTTGATAAGAGTCTCACTACGTAAGTGGCTGGAATAACTTTCACTACGTCTCCGGTTATAATCAAGGTAGATCCTGACCATGTGGAAAAGACAGTATTCAAGAAACATAACACTTCAACCTCAGCTAATAGTAATTCTTCATCTTTCTCAGAATCGGGATTTGTGAATGGTGAAATACGAGTTTCCCCGAATACGCTAACGAATTTGTCTGTCATATCAGACCAAAAGTCAAACACTCGCAATTTAGTCATTGGAAATTCACTGGCCGAAGTAGTAGACTCGATGCCGAGAAATTTGCACATTATTCGCAAGAACCGCAGAGCCATGACAATGGCGGCATCAACTTCTGAATCGAGATAGTTGGCGATAACCAATCCTTTTGGCAATTCCTGTCCCATATAATCTTGCTCGAGTTTAGCTCGAAGTAATCGTCGATAGTAAGCATTTATGAAAACTCGATCTAAGGCTGTAATCGAAGCGATTTCACTGTTTCTGAATAAGTCACCCATGAGTTCAGCCATTTTGCCATCTCGCTCAATCACGTCGCGATGAGCACGAATACACTCTAAATCTTGATACAGACCACGGATCTCATTCTTAGCTAAGATTTGGTGCCGTTTCACGGGATCATCCATCATATCATAAATCTGGTTAGTTAATGAAAGAGTGTCATAACTGAAAGTATTGTTGACCACGATGGTTTCGGCCTCGTAATTAATATCATCCCAAATGGTGATCGACATCGGGCTTTAACAGCTTACTACTTAGCCCAATACTATACAATCAAAATCATGTACTCACTTCACACTTTGTAACTTCGCATCTCTCACTTTAACCAATGAATTGATTGGATACGAAGTAAATTCTTTTGATCTGTGGTAAAGAGATGCGAGCGATAACTAAGACAATAGCTGATTGGATGCATTGGACCGTACGTCCCGTGCAAGAAGAATGGGCTAGTTGGGAAGAATGGCAGCGAAAACAATCTCCATCCCATTATGAACAATCTGCCATTTTCCACGATTATCTTAAACAACGTGCATACTTTCAACCTCCAAGAAATTCCTGTTTGAATGGACTAAATCCAGAATATTACATTTACTGTTTCGGGGATTTCGCCGTTTTCATAATTAGTCCACATAGTGGGGGTAATGATAATGACGCCATTGGTTACATCAGTCTATTGTTAGACATGTATGATGTGTGCAAAGGAAGCCTCATACGTTCAGTGAAGGGAGATCCCGCGGGAATCACCATGCTTCGAAATGTTGTAATTAGTCGATCATTAATTGCCCTTCAGAGTTATAATTTTGCTCCCTATTGTTATCCTTATGAGCGACTTCATGGCCATACTGTGGCCGAATATTCACTATCGACATTAATAATGCGATTAGTGGCTCATTACTTGAATCAAAATGGATTGAAGGGACAGTACCCCAGTATCACAGTAGGTCTTTGTAAGGGGGCCTTTGAACGTCGAGCATTCGGAAATCCAATTGCGACGTCAGTAGTGATGCCGACTCCCTCAACTCCAATAAACATCCCAATGCCCTCAAAACCAAAACAGGATGATATGCACGGGTATTCATGGCCTAGGAATCAAAGAAATGAGAGCAAACGTAATCCGCCATCGCATTTCCGCTGTAAAATTTGTACACGCGTAACTGAGGGATTGTGGGGCGATTTTGATGCTTGCATCGATTGTTACTTGAAACGTATCTGCTCAGTGTGTAAAGCTCCTGCAGCTGTTATTGCCACTGATGGGCTCCCTAAATGTAATAATCATACTACATCTAAACCACCTGCGATATCGTTAGATAAACCATCAGACAAGCCAAGTTCTGGGCCATTAGAGAAGCCGGAGAAATCATCCGAATCTTCTAAACCAATTCCAGAAAAGCGGCCTGAGCCCACAGTGTGAAATTATCAAAACATAGCTTCCCGAGCTATGTTTCTTGTTAAGTGAACCTGAATATTAATGACCACGACCTTGGCTGCGGGCACGGCCACGATCAGTTTGTCCTATCGCGGCTAACCCAGCCGCTGGGTTTCGAGTTACTCGCTTAACTTGGGTGCGGCCACTCTTATCAGTGGCGCTAGAGAAATCACTTGACAATGAGGCCGGATTTGTCATAGAAGCATCGACGCTCTTCCCTGAAGTCTCATCGATAGTACTCTTGGACGCAGTCGGTGCTGGTCCGTACAGGGCCGCTACTGGCTGAGTTAATGATGAAATTTGGGTCGCTGGAGGGGCTGCCACTTCGGCAACCGCGGGAGGAGCCACCACTTCAGCCGCTGCTAGGACTATTACCGGAGCCGCTTCTGGCTTAGCAGCCACCACCGGCTCTTTGATCACTTTGGGCGAGGTCGGCTTAACAACTGGTTTAACGACGGCTTCTGGCTTGGAAACCACAGCTGGCTCCTGATTTTGGGGTTTCTTCATTGACTCGATCAAAGGAGTATCATCAGTCCTAGTTGCTTTAGCCGCTGCATGAGCGGCGGCCGAAGCTGCCTCGGAGGCAGTTAATTCAGAAGCATCAGGGATACTATCTGAGGGGCCTTGGGAACTGCTTACAAGCGAACCAACAGCGGCTAAATCAGCATCTACTCCGTGTGATCCACTTGATGTCGGCGGTGTTAGCTCCGTATTTGCGTGAATCAATGTGATGATGGGGTTGTTGACTAGTACTTTCGGCTGTTGCTGAGTAAACACCGCAATTGGACCTGGAGGCGGCGCTAGCTTAATAGGTGATGGTGGTCTAGCGGCGTTTGCTGGCGCGACCGGTGGCGGAGGCAATTGAATTGGGTGTTCCCACTGAACTGTTTCACCGAGCTCATCGAGATCTAGGATAACTTCCTCGACTGTCACTGGTCCGTGATTCTGTCCCGAATCATTGAATGAGCCAACAATGATCTCCTCTGTAACACCAGGACCCGGCTTGAATGGACCAAATGCATCAGCTAATACAGGCCGCGATGAGCCAGCATGCTCATCGCCTGAGGCAGATGGTAGTCCAACATCACTTCCTGATTCCGGAATGATAAACTCCTCAACTGATGCTAGTTGGGCTTCTCGTGCCTCCTCATCAAGTGGATTGGGAGGAGGCAGTTCAGGATTACCGCCCTCAAAGGCGTCATCATCATCCTCATCGGCATCGTCAACATTCCGTATACCTGCGGGTCCGGGAGGAGGAGGATCAGGATTGGAAGTTTGACTTGCATTTACAAGGGCTATAATGAGGAAGACTAACCCCACAATGACGAGTATAACAATCACAATAACAATGACAGTACCCGTACTAGGTGCTATTTGCCAGTCATCCATGTTTACTTTGTATGGAAAGAAAATAATTACGACTCGCAATATATTGTAGCTACTACCTACGGTCAGCTACCGGTTAGTACATGCAGCCATGATATATACCAGCTGTGTTATACCCATCATTATTCATAACTATCAGATTATTAAGACCTAGGCCCATAGAATAACGTTAATGAATTTCGGGTCCGAAATTCATTATATGATAATTATTCATTATGAGTCTAATGAATAATTGTGGTAGTGGTGGGATTCGAACCCACGAAGACATAAGTCAGTAGACCCTGAATCTACCCCATTTAACCGCTCTGGCACACTACCCATTAAGATTGTGATGGGTAATTGGTGACGGTGAGATTTGAACTCACGAAGGCGTAAGCCAGTAGACCCTCGATCTACCCCATTTGACCACTCTGGAACGCCACCCGTTAAGTTCTTAACGGTTGGTTTAATTGGTAACGGTGGGATTCGAACCCACGAAGGCTGAGCCAGTCGGGTTTGAACCGACCCCATTTGACCGCTTTGGTACGCTACCTGCCAGATGCGTGGCAGGTAACTATGGCAGTGGTGGATTAGCGAAGCTTTGCAATCCACGAAGACTCATGACTTCGTGTATTATGAAGATTCATATACACAAAATCGTAAGCCAGTAAACCCCAACGGTTTACCCCATTTTTCCTCTGTGGTACACTACCAACCAATTAGTTGGTTGGTAGAAGGTGACGGTGGGAGTCGAACCCACAGGGGCGCCGAAGCGCTACGGCTTAGGAGGCCGTTCCGTTTCCATTCCGGACACGTCACCCATTAATTAGGTAATGGGTGATTTTTTAAGACGGCGGTAGGATTCGAACCTACGACGCACAAGGCCACGGTGTAGCACACCGTTCCGATAACCACTCCGGCACGCCGTCTATCACAACTGATAGACGACTTTTTTCGACGGTGGTAGGATTCGAACCTACGAGGCACGAGGCCGACGGGTTAGTAATCCGTTCCAGTAGACCACTGTGGCACACCGTCCATTAGGATTCTAATGGACGACTTTTTTTTGGTAGCAGTGGAGCGTGAGCTTCTTCATGGAAACCCCTTCCGAACTCGATGCGCTTTGATCTCGTCCACTCCAGCCGCCGCCAATCAAGTATTTGATTGGCGACTTTTTTAAACGACGACGGTGGTGGTTGCCCACAAGTTCACCTGACAGGCTCGCGTTTTCGCGCCCTCTCCGACTACTTCGACCGCCGCCTATTAAGATTCTAATAGGCGACTTTAACAGTGACGGTCGACAACCATTCGCCGAAGCGAGATTGCCCAACCATCACCCATTAATATCTAATGGGTGATTTAGCGACGACGGTGACGGGTTTGGTGAGGTCACCCTCACTTTCCCGCAAGTTCGCCCAGCTTTCCGGTTGCCCGGGCCCGCCAGGGTACTTCGACCGCCGCCAATCAAGTATTTGATTGGCGACTTTTTTTAATAGTGACAGCAGCGATCCCTAAAAATTAGGAACCCCGGCGCAACCTTACTCTCCCCTCGTAGGTGAATTTCGAGCTGCTAACTCAGTTTGGGTTATCACGCGTGGCAGGCATGATAAACAGATCAGAATGGACTAACCCTAGCCTATCAGGTCAACCTATTCATCACCTCTGTGATGTTTCCGAGCCATGGTTCTCATCCACATTCCACCAAAGCCGCTATCACCCATCAGTGTACTAATGGGTGATTTTTTTTAATTGATGACAACAATGATAAACCTTCCGTGGTGACAGCACGAATGATTTGTCAAATGCCAAGGCGGATCTTCGGTACGTGACTCCCCTTCCGCTCCGGCATGTTGCCACCTGTCAGTACACTAACAGGTGACTGGTATTATATCCTTGGCATGTCTTTAGACCATTTTATTCTGTAGCTAGATGAATAATATTGTACCGATCCTTATCTAGGGCCGAGCGCACAATCTCCAACGGGTTCGAGAGCGTCCCACCCAGCAGCGAATAGAGGATAGCATCATTGAAACCACTCAGCAAGAGGCAATTTGGAGTGTTGGCATCCGGCACCGGGTAGTCGACTGAGTTCCCGTTCAGGTTCCAGAAGATGATGGTGGGACGCTGATAGCCAGCTACGGTGTACTTACGGCCAATCTCATCCCAATTTGCTTGACCAGAACCGGCATTGTTGAACTGCATGTCCGAGAGCACAAGCAGAACTTGCGGCATTTGATCAGCCGGGACTTGGAAGGTAGTAGCGATAGTCAGAATGAGATCAAAGGCTGACTGGAAGTTAGTGCTGCCACCCCACGGCGAGGTCTTGATCGAGTTCACCTTCTCCATCAGAGACTCACCCCGCATGGAGAGCAACTGGGGCTGCTCTTGGAAAGTGATGAACTTCCCGTTGTACTGCGGCGAGCTGTTAAGCAGCGAGACGATCATGCCCAGAGACACGGCCACTTCCACCGCCTGAGGGGTAGAATGATTGAACATCGAGCCGCTGACATCAATGAGGGGCAGCACATTGAACCCGGCCGGCCACTTAGTCCGACGATCGGCCAAGAAGGCAACCCACTGCGCCTCAACTGTCTCATCCCGCTGTGTTGTCGGTTGAGATGCCCCTTCGAGATAGTGAGCCACAATCTGATACGGCATCAGCACCGCCGTGTTCATCTTGGCCTCACCACGCTGAACCTTGGACAAGAATTCAGTGTAACGCTGCTCATCATGGCGCTGGAATGCCTTCTTGTAGCGCGATCCAGCCACAGAGGGAACCTTGCTGTACTCGATTCCAGTCCAGGCCTTAGCACACATCTCTCGCTCCACAATTGCCAGTCGGGCTCGAAGCGGAGTCAAGTACTGAGTGCGGTACTGACGCGGGGTCACTCCGAGTGCAGTAGCCAGCTTACGAGCGGCCTGGTGCTTCTTGTCGACCGCTCCGCCCTCACTCGGAGCATACTTTCCGCACAAGCTTGCACGCTCGGCCGTGGCATCCTCACGGAGCTTATCGGCGATCAGTCGAACTGCCTGCGGCTCGAGCTCGGTTCCGAAGAAACAAATGGGAACATCCTTCCAGGAACCAAAGACGGGAATGTGAGTTAGATTCGCGAGGAGATGGGCTGTCAATCCGCGAGTTTGCATGTGTCGAACAAGAGCGCGGAAAAGCTTGCGCTCTCCCTTGCCACCACGGCAATCTCGAAGATGGAAGACAAACTTCAGAGTTCGCAGAGGATCCGACGCCCAAGCGGCATCGAAATATTGCTCCAATGACCTGGGACCGGTTGTTGCAGCGGTCCGTCGCTTCTTCTTGTCCTTCTTGCTTTGCTTCACGGTAATAGATCGATAGTCAGTACAAGGAATATCCCGCACGCTCTTGAAGTAGAGCTCCACCAGGGGATCATTCACAGTGGCAAAAGAAGCGGCACCGTTCCAGGTGAATGCTGTTGGCACGATTTGCGTCATGCTGGGAATCTAGGCCTTTGTGCAATTTCATTAATAATGGAATGAATAGTCAATTATTATCTGATAATTTTCATTTCTTGATAACTAATTCGAACTGCTGTCGAGAGGTCGATCTATTCAACTGTGGTTCCGGCTTCACACCAATCCCACAAAGGATAGTTAAATTGCGGGCTAATTCACTTGCACAATGTTGCGATTTATAAGTCGGCGGTATTGTTGCTCCCGGAACATTACCCTTAGTTAAATATAAGTGATATCCCTGTAGTTCAGCTCGATATTCTGGCGTATCAATATTCTTAACGAAGACAGCCTTAACGTCAGATAAGTAAGCCAATGTCTGTAAGAGCAATTTATCCGCCTGGGCTCGTGCCTCAATGTGCGGTAGTATGGTCTGAGTCCATTCAATCGGGGTTACGTTCCAGGGCAACTTGTGATAAACTCCTGGCGATTCCACTACAACAGTATTGATAAGAGCGTCGACTTGAGTTAGAACCGGACTGAGCGTTTGACTGCGCATTTGGCTAAGCGTCTAGCTAAGCGTTTAGCAATCGGGCCATATATTTAGAGTATATACATATTCAAATGTACATATTTAGAAGTTTAGAAGGCAGAGCCCAGGTAATTAGCCATCATGGTGACATGACGTAATGCTTCATCTCCCTTAGCCACAGAATCATCACAATTTCCGCTTAGTACTGCCACTGCTTCATTGAGCGTTGACTTCAAATGGCCTTGGAACAATTCATTCATAGTTGCGAAATCAATAAGGGGATAATACAAGTTGTAGATACGGGCAATATCGGTTCCGTTTTGTTCCCACTTCTTATTCAAGGCGTCAATGGGCTGCTTCTTGATAGCAGCGGTAACTATTTCTACCGCCAGAGAAATATGTTCATGGAGGGCTTTAGCCAATGGGACAGCCGCTTGCGGATTACTAACGAGAGCCGCAAAGTTAGCGCCAAGCTCATCTTGATTCTGTTGTAATGATGCTAACTCAGCGGTCAAACACTTGCTTGAAGCGGCCGCCTCTTTAATGACAATCCTCGTCTTCCAGAAATGATCCGACCATAGACGATCCTGTTGAAGTTTGAGTTGTTCCAGGGTCCCCTGCATTTATGAAAGTGAGGAAAATTTATCACGCTATACACTACCATTACTATTACAAAGTTATGGATATGCTAACAGACTGGTATCAACAACTAGAGGCCGTGAAAGAATATTTGTGCCAACAGGATCCTCAGTTACAAGTGCTTTTCACCGCAGTTGATGGGGATAGGTTTCGTCTCCATACTGTTATTAAGAGTGCCTATACGGCCTTAGTGGCGGCCATCATTGGCCAGAAGATTAGCTACGTCACCGCCAAGAAATTGCGAGGCCAGCTCTATGCTCGATATGGCTTATCATTCACACCTGATCAGCTGAAAAGTGCCGATTTATCATTCTTAGGCACAAGTGCCGCCGGAACTATTGCTGCTGTAACGAATTATATTTTAGATCATAATATCGACCTTAGCACCGAGACTAATATTCGATCATTAGAAGCAGTACAGGGAATCGGTCCTTGGACAGTGGAGACGACTCTTTTAACATGCTTGGCAAATTGGGATATCTTCCCTCAAGGGGATAAATTCTTGCAAAAGAATATGAAGCGATTATATGGGCCGCACTGTGATATTGCGGCAATTAGTGCTAGATGGACCCCGTATCGAAGTGTTGTTACATGGTACTTATGGCGATGGTTCTAAGAACCGAATATACTCTTTATCGAGGTATCATCACGTGGTATCTATGGCGATAGTTTAAGAACCGAATACACTTCTTATCGAAGTGTTGTCACATGGTACTTATGGTGATGGTTCCCCTAGAGGTAAGGGTCCAAAATACGAGTAGTACGAGTAAGATCTTATTCATGCGGAGGATGTGATATATTAATCTGGTCCCTATAAATAACGTTACTATGGCTTCATGGATAGCTATTGGCGCATTAATTCTTGCCATCATAGCGGGCATTATCGCGATTATTGCCTTGGTTATAGCTATAAATGCCAGTTCTAACTCGGGCGCACAAGGACCTCCTGGCCCAACTGGACAAAATGGCGCTAGAGGGATGCCCGGTCCAACAGGGGCTCAAGGTAATAGTGGTGCTCAGGGATCAACTGGTCCAATTGGTCCAGCCGGTCCGGCCGGTGGGCCTACAGGTCCGATTGGTCCAATTGGTTCAACCGGTGCCACAGGGTCTCAAGGTTCAATCGGCCCGACAGGAGCTTCTAGTACAGTTCCTGGCCCTACGGGTTCAGTGGGACCTAGTGGTCCGACCGGGGTTGGACCAACTGGTTCGTTTGGACCAACTGGCCCGTTCGGCTCTACTGGACCAATTGGTCCGACTGGTATTACTGGTCCGACGGGATCTGGAATTACTGGTCCGATCGGGCCGACCGGATCAACTGGACCGACTGGTGCTGGAGCTACTGGTCCAACTGGGTCCACTGGCCCAACCGGTTCAACCGGCACAACTGGTCCAACGGGTTCAACTGGATCTGGTTACACTGGCCCGACTGGTCCAACTGGTCAACAGGGTCCGGCTAATGGCCCAACTGGACCGGCCGGAGGACCAGGTCCGACTGGTCCACTTGGCCCACGAGGACCGGCTGGCGGTCCGACCGGTCCTACAGGACCAATAGGTATAGGAGCCACTGGTCCAACTGGTCACACTGGTCATCGTGGCCATACTGGTCCAACTGGCCCAACTGGCCCAACTGGCCCAACTGGTGCTACCGGACCGTCTGGACCTAGTGGAACGACTGGGGTGACAGTAGCAGGAGCAGCCCAGGCAATAAATGGTCTAGCCATCACTAACACTGTTACCAATCAGGCGGGGTCAAGTGCTGATGCTATTGTGAATATAGATGGGGGCAATGGAACCAATTTCGTATTTAATGGATATAATGCTGGGGCTGCGGCCACTTCAGTGATTATTCGCTTCGCCGCCCGCAATTTCAATATTGGAGATACTTTCTCCATCACGAACCAATCTCATAATATTCGTCTACTCCTGAACCCGATCGGGTTCTCTAACATTAACACCAGTGGAATTAGCAAGGCTTATGTGTTGGAGTCTCAAGGCATAAGTACTGCTTTAATTATGATAACAGCTGGGGCCACCCCCCGAGATAAGAATATAAATATCATGTTTTCGGCCAATCCAATGACTGGGGAGTAATTTCAATAGGATGAAAGTGTCAACAATATGATCCTAATTTAGGTGATGAACACTAACACAGGTATATACACATATACATGCGCAGTTACAATCTCTCGGTGTTATTTTGCTCCTCTGTAAATACAGATTATGACTGAGTTATCACGTTTGATCTCTCGCCTGCAAAAAGGGATAAATCGTTCAGCCTCTTACACCAAGACCATCCGTCATCCTCATCTGTTGGTAGCTTCCCTTCAAGAATTAAATGACCTTATTGGTAATGACAAAGTCAAGGATGCGGTGGCCACGCAGGTTTCGCATCTTATCATGATCAAAAGGCGAGCGCTTGAAAATCCCAGTGTTAAAGAAGATGAGGTGATGTTAAACACTACTCTCTACGGACCGCCTGGAGTTGGAAAAACTCTTGTTGGAACCAAATTAGCTAAGGTTTGGTACAGTCTCGGCTATCTGGATAGCTCTCGCAACAGCAAGGAACGGAAACAAGATCTTCGAGATATGATAAAAGATTTGTTCAAAGATGGTAGCGGCGGGGGAGGTAGTGGAGGCGCCGATGACACGACTATCACCATCTATATTATCTTCATTTTCATCGTGGTCTTGATTACGTTGCTATCAATGGCCTGGTCTTTCTATACTAAATTTGGAGGTTGGTGGACAATCTTAATCGTGATACTATTTCTCTCTATCATTCTGGGAGTGGCCTTTTTCATTTCATCAAGTATGAATGGCAGCAATTCTAGTGGTAAGAATAATTCGGAAGGTCCCAAACCAAAGGATATTAAGGGAGCTGGATGTGCTGGCCCCGGTTGTCCAGTCGATCGTGGCCAAGGTCAAGGAGCCGGCCCAGCTGGAATTCAGAGCCGCAATGACTCGAACGAATACGGTAATTCACCGATAGTCATCAATCTACCGGCTGATGAGGATGTGATTAAGGTAGTCTCTCGAGCTGACTTCGTGGATCGTTACGTTGGTTGGTCCGATAAGAAGACGATTAAACTACTTGAGGAGAACCTAGGGAAAGTACTCTTTGTGGACGAGGCTTACGCTCTAGTCACTGATGTCCATGATACTTTCGGCATGGAAGTGCTTACGGCTATCAACTTATTCATAAGCCAACATCCCAAGGAGATTATCGTAATCTTCGCCGGATACAAGGATCTTATGGAGAATGGGATCTTCTCTTTCCAACCGGGTCTTCGCCGGCGGTTTATGTGGCAGTTTGATTGCAACGGCTATACTGAGGATCAAATGTTCGATATTTTCAAGATGCAGTTGCAGAAGAAAGGATGGGGATTGACTGACGAGGCTGTCACTAAGGAACTTTTCCGGCAAAATGTTGATGTCTTCCCGGCTTTTGGTGGTGATACTGATCGATTAACGTTCTTCGCCGAACTTGAACATTCTCGTGACTTCATTAAGAATGAAAAAGGAATGGCCATCAATCGACTCAGCCCGGATCACGTTCGTCGAGGTATCCAGAAATTACGAGAGAACAACATTCAGAGTGGTCCTGAGACGGAAAGTACCAATCCGCTAGCCAATATGATGAAACTCTTCCGGGGGAACACACAAAAGCGAAGTCAGCAGAGTCAGCAAGGGCAACGGAGTGATGCCACAGCCGCCCAAAGACTCACTGAGGATGATGAGGATCAAGATATAATTGAAGCCGTCAGACGCACTAGTGATTCTAGGGCCTATCGATAATTATCCTCATAAAGTCTGTCGAATAAGTACAAAATGAATTCACTTGAATATATGTCTGCGGGACATGTATTCATTAAAAATCATCAATATCGACCCTACATATTTATTCTTCCTCATCAATATCGGGACCTGGCTCATCACCTCCTTGAACTTGTGTAGTCATTTCAATTGGCTGTATCGTCATGGTTTGTCCAGTGAATCCATCATAGTATAGGTAAATCTTTCCACAACTAACATCCAGTCGTTCAGTCTGTTCAAAATGACGAATCACCGTATGGAGATAATCGAGTCGAAGTTTCATGTCGATTTTTGGTCCATCATACTGATCTGGATTAAATCGCAGGAATAACACTTGTTTGCTAGACCCATTCAGTTGGACATCTTGATAGATCACTCGCATCCGATTTTCTTCACGTAGGGGATCATATCCTTCACGTTTATGTTGATATTCATCTACTTCCACAACAAGACATCCGAATTTAGTCGAGATAATAAAATCCGGTCTAAATGATGATCCTTCAATATTAATCCGTTTATCGTGAGCAAATTGCACACCATTAGTTTGAAGGAAGTCTCGCACGATTTGCTCTTTGAAATGATATAAGTGTTTTTCTCGATATACTCCACAATTCATACAAACCTCTTTGTTTTCCGGGAAATATAATTCATCTTCACAATTGAGGCACCGTCGATAAGTCAATTTAACGTCTGTTAGTAATTTGTGAGACTCACATCTGGCAGGATAGATATTAATATCTTCTCTATCAATATAAACTGCCCGATCATTGCAATTACTCATTGAACATATCGGACTCCTTTTAGAGACTGAATAATCATTCAATGTCGCATGTTCACGACAATAAGTCTTGGTTGGAGAGAATAATTTACAATAGGACGGGCGAATTGTGCACCCCGATTGTAGACATCTATCACTCTTTATATCAATCATTCCATCAAATTTGTGTGACACACAAAATCGGGCCTGCCCATTTTCATAGCCAAAAGATGGACGGGTATCGCAACCCAAATATTCGCATCTTCTATTCATAACATCAACCATTCCATCGAGTTTATGTTTGAAACAGCGCACCCTCTGACCCCATCTAGGCCCGTAACTAGGCTGGATAGTACATCCCGGATGTTCACATCTCTTGTGTATGACATCCATCATTTTATCGACTTTATGTTTAAGGCATCGTAATCCACAGCCCCATTCAAACCCGAAAATAGGCTGCGTAGTACATTCCGGATGTTCACATCTTTTATTCTTTACATTTATCATTCCATCTACCTTGTGTTTCAAACATCTTAATCCATGTCCCAATTCATACCCAAAAACGGGATAAATGATACATTCTGGATGCTCACACCTCTTATCCTTCACATTCGTCATTCCATCAAGCCTGTGTTCAAAACACCTTAATCCATGCCCCAACTCATATCCAAAAACGGGTCGGACCATACAACCCGATTGTTCGCATCTCTTACTCTTCACATCTATCATTCCTTCAAGTTTGTGTTCAAAACATTTTAATCCGTTTCCCCATTCGAATCCGAAAATTGGTTGAGTTATACAACCCGGATGATCGCATCTTTTATCCACTACATTGATCATTCCATCAAGTCTGTGCTTCGAGCAGCGTAATCCATTTCCCCACTCAAATCCAAAAACTGGTCGAGTTGCACAACCCGGATGATCACATCTTTTATTTATAACATCAGTCATTTCATCGAGTTTGTGCTGAAGACATCGTAATGGGTGACCCCACGCGACCCCAAAAGTGGGCTGAACAGCACAACTTTGGTATTCGCATTTTCGATGCACAACATCACTCATGGTCGAAAGCTTGTGTTTTGCACAAAATAAAGGTCGTTTATGATTATATCCTTGTGTCGGTCGTTTGTCACAACCGGGAAATTGGCATCTATGATAAAGCCGATTACCTAGATTATGAGTTTTACAATTAAACAAATTATTGCAAAATTCACTATGACATAAGACCACATAACCAGATTGGCACCGAACTAGACGGTAATTTTGTACGCGTATTGCTTGAATGGTTTCAGGTTTCCCTCCGGCAGCATTCCATTTAAAATAAACGGGCAATCCCTCATACATAACCGGAGGTTCAGATATTGTGGTATACGAGAAAATATTTAATTTAATTGATGATACAGGCCCTGGGATAGGTGGAAGTTGCAATAACGAGTGTTGTACAATAACTTTCTCAGAGTTCGAAGTTAAAGGAGTTGGGATGATAGATAATGACAGCATCAATTTATACTCACATGTTTGGGATTGATTCTAATTAATCAAAAATAGCACGTGTACAATCATAATCACATAATGAATGGGATGATATTAAATAGTTACGATCACATTACTTGATGATCCACCGATTACATTAACAATTCCGGCTGTTGATGTTGCTTTGTCTGCAGAAGCACAGCTACCGATCGAGCTTACCGGTAGGAACCCTAGCAACCCTAGCAACTGAAGAAATATATGTGAATACACATATATTGAGTATCATTATGTCCAAACATGAGTCGACGAATTCTGGGAGCTCTGCGACATCCGTGTTCGGCCAATTGTGGAAACAATATTTCTGTCCAAGCAAGTAAGACGTGTCGATCTTGCAATAAGAGTTTTTGCTCTGACTGCTGCATTCGTTGCCCAGCTGGTTGGTTATGGGATGACTATCATAGTAACGGAAATTGCGACGGAATCGTCTGCGTAAATTGTATCAAGAATGGAAGTCTTATCAAATGTAGTTGTTGTCAGTTACTAGCATGTTGTATCAGCTATGGCTTCGGCGATGGTGAACCTAATTGTAGTGCTTGTCACTATTGTGATGATGGAGTCCCCAAACGCGGTTATCATAAATTTGGTCGGATGCACGGATGTGGCGCTAAAGAAGCCTATGAGACATATCGCAAAGTGATTGAGTCTCAAGAGGAAAAGGAGAAGGACGAGGAAGATGATTGAATTTATATAAGTGATGTCACTTATATTACCAAATGGCTGAAGACAAGGATCTTACTTATTTTGCCAAGTCGAACACGTGTGATCTGAAGAACAACTTCGACTGGACCCCGTATCAATCATTATCCATTAGGAATATAGTTAAGGAGGAGTCTGAAATTCGCATCGAATATGGTGACAGTGAGTATGAGGGTAAGGTGATAACGATCAACATTTATCAGGCGGATATCCGGGACATTAAGCAAATGGATGCCACTCGTTGTTATCGTCCTGCCGCAGGATGTTGTCTGGATCACTGTGGCTGTGGCTACGAACAATGTCTTGAACACTATCCCCTTCAGAAAGTTACCGTCGAGTGTGATATCGAACAATTACGGGGTCAACGTTTGGTAGGATTTGAGCTCAAAGAAGACGACTACTACTCATATGCCTATCATGAATTCAACTTCGTCCTGAGCGATGAGAGAAAGATTCCATTCGAGATCACTAATTCCAGTCATGCAGATGGATTCACCTTAATTCTACGAGCTGATGAGTATTAGAAATGAACGACAATGAAATAATAAGCACTATATTAAAAGACAATGATCGAGTATTTGGTCAGCGGACAATATAGGGATCCTGAAGATGATCGGTGGGAATCTTTTGGTGACTTAGTCAGACTAGAGGGGGAGCCGTCGACTGAGAAATTTGCAACCGAAGTGGCTAAAGGGAGTGTGGCCGCTCATGGACCCCGGCTTACTGCGTCAGATGTCAAAATAACTAAATGGGAAGTCTTTACCGGTGATGGCACAGAATGCTTGGCAATATTAAACTGGCCCGGACGAGCTAAACAACAACGACAAGAAGCCCAAAAGTTACGCGAACGGCAAAGTACTGGGATGCGAATCCCTGAGGATGAATTGATTAAAATAATCCAAAGGGGTGAGAGGGAACCAGAGGTAATTCAACCATCAGAAGTGACCCAACCAATTAAGAAGAAAGGTTGGGTGAGTATGCGCTGCAATCTACAATAACAATATGTGTGGAAGTTCCACACATATTGTATTAATCATCCCTATTTCCAATATCGTCGATGAGTACGTCCCCGAGGCGATGTACAAATGATAATTGATTAATTCACGTGGGGTCGACTGAAATTGGAATTTTTCGAATTTCTTTGTACTCATGTTCCCATATTGAAACCAAATTATAGCCTAATAGACATACCATCAAATGGTATGTCTATTATCAATTTTGACTATATGATGTGATCCTCAGTGTGGCAAGTGAACATACTTAAATTCCATCGATAAATAGGTCTCCTGCGCGATGGATAGCGCTGTTTACAATGGCAAGCAGCAAGATTACTGATATCAGGGCATAAATTATAACGAACCATTTTTGCCCGTCAGTTATGGGATTGTTAAAGGTACTGATCGCAGTGAGCACCAATGTCGCATTCAATAGGGCATCAAGCCAAGATAATTGGAAAATGTACACATATCCGATGGTTCCTAACAGAATCACAATTATGAAGGAGACGACCATAATGTAGAAAATGATTAAATCTCGACGTCGTATTCGAGCCCGGATCCTCTGCTCTTCAGCTAATATCAAACAAGCTATCGCACGACTATCTAATCTATCATCCGATCGATTATCTAGTCGATCATCCATTTACTATGAATAGTAAATATCTCGGTAAAGAATTAACGCCATAAAGTTGCTGAATACCGAGGAATCGATTTCGTTCCCGCTGGCTTAGGTGCTGGCTGAGGCGCTGATTTAGCTGCCGGCCTAACTACTGATTTAGGAACTACCTTACCCTTGGGAAGGTTTAGTTTTGAGCGATTCCTCCGGCAACTCTTGCAAGAACTTTTAACAGTGACACGGTCCATTTACTATAATAAATATATGCGTTGTACATATTTATTTTATTCGAAATCATCACAATCGTAGCCGGTATTTTGCAATTCTGCCGGAATTTCTGGCTGTGCAGGCAAGTCACCATTCATCTCTAGTGCAGGAATCGGAGGCGTAAGCTTAAATGGCTTCAAGTTTGGTAATGTCGCTATTAGTCGGCGAGCCAGATTGTCGCAGCGGAAGGGCGGCGGTTTCACCGCAACTGCGTTAAGGGCATCAATGTCGGTGACAACCATCCAAAGAGCTCGCTTCGCGCGAGTGATCATAGTGTAAATACGATTCTTGTTCAGGAATGACCCTGTGTTGAATTCATCAATATAAGCAATCTCAAAATCCCACTCTGAACCTTGGGCTTTATCAATAGTCAGGGCATAAGCTAATTTCAGACGCTTCACGGTGCGCTCATCCTCGAACTCCCCTTCATCACCATCGAGCACTTCATCCATTTGCTGTCCGCGACGTTGATACGGGACTGCAGTTCCATATTCAAAGTTAGCTCGATTATGGGTAGGCTCAAGCAAGAACTCGTGACACCCGGCCTGACCGAAATCAACTAGAATGGCTTGGTCGGTAATGTCTCGAATAAGGCCAGTCTCGCCATTCATGACTCCGATCTCCTTGTCATTATCTAGGAGCATCACGCGGTCATTCACCATCCACCGCATCCCTCGAGCATCAGTGACTGAGCGAGCTCCCAGATTGTAAATATCCTGGAAGGTTCGATTTAGAATATCCAACGGCCGATTATAGGGAGTAATAATGACTAGTTGATCCGCCCGAACTCCCCCGGCGAAGCAGCCCCGAATAATGTCATAAACTCGCTCAATAGGCCCTTCCACCACAGTGAAATTATCAGTCTGCACAAATTCAAAGGGATACATGGGATCATGACTGATGATGGCATTGGCATTCAGAATAATACCATCTCGCTCACCCTCGGTCGTATAAACTCGATAATTAGTAGTAAGACGATATGTGGGAATAGTCTCCGATTTTATAGCTTGCTGGAAGAGATTGCCCCAACCGATAGGCGGAAGCTGATTCACATCTCCGATCAGGGTGAACCGCTTGGCATTGGGATAAGCTTTGCGAAAATCATAAAATAACTCCTCGGTCACCATGGAAGTCTCATCTATAATTATCTGTTCATAATCACCCAATGGAACCTCTTTCTCATATTGAGTATTGCGGCGGTCGAGTTGGTTGGTTCGGGTGTTCGCAATTAGTCGATGCATAGTGGCCGGATTTCGCTTCTTAGTCACTTCTCGAATGCGAGCCACCGCTTTTCCAGTAAAGGAGCATACTGCATACGGAATCCCGCGCAGTTCTAGATTGTGAATAATTTGGCCCAATACTGTTGTTTTTCCCGTACCTGCGGCGCCCGTCACGATACAGAGAGTGTGATCAAGCGCCCCTTGAGTGGCCTTCTGCTGATCCTCCGAGAGATCTCGAGTAAAATGGGCACTGTGTCGCTCAATTATCGTCCCGTCTTCCAATGTAATCTTCTGATCAAGTGGCGTCTCATAGGTAATCCGATCTTCCCTGACTTTCTCGACGATGAAATCAGCCATGAAGGTCTCGACCTGATGGGGAAACTTAAGATAAGCAGTCTCGAGTTCGGCCACCATGCCATAATCTGCTTTCAGTACTTCCACATGTTCACGAATCCCGGGAAATTGCCGAGCTAGAAATCGAGTCGGAGTCCCAGTCCAGCTGCGCTCATGAAGATTGTTCCATAGCATACGAATAACCGCGCCTCGAGTTCGATCGTTAACCTCAGGCCGCTTATTCAGACGTTCTAAGATAGCGTCGCATTTCTCCAGAGGAATCGCTGGCACAGTGTAGGGGTTCTCCATGCATTTCAAGTAAATCTCATCACAGGTCATTCGACAGGCATTAATCTCCTTCTTTGTGAGACCAAACAGATAGAGTCGCCGTAAGTTCCGCTCCTTGTGCCACCATGACAATAGCTTCTTCACGTCATCAGGTTCCGTGCCGGCGAACATGAACAGAATGTCAGCATTGTGAGTATCATTCCAAGACTGAGCGATCCCTGTGAGGAAGGGAATTACCGCGTCATCACCCCCAGCAATCCTAGAAATAGTGGAGTAGATTCGTATAGCGGGTCCATATCCTTGCCGCAAAGCTCGCATGAAACACTGGACGATGCTATCTCGGTCGATAGCCGGCTGAACAAATGGCGGGCGACTCACATGCAATCTCATATCGGGACCGATCATACACAGTGCATAGATAGTATCCCCCACCCGAATAGGACAAAAGAGTTCACAGATGGCATCAAAAGTCTTCTTCATATTGGGACAGTGAATCTTGAACGTGGTAGGATCACCCCGGCGCTGCGCAAATGTGACCTGAGTGACAATCCCAGCTACTTCAGCAGTTTGGTAAGCAACTCCCGGGGCTTGTTGTGCCGGCTGTGGTACTGTCGCAACGTTTAATGTCAATGTTTTTGCTGCGGCCATGGAGTTTACACTAGCCTAATACCATAGAATTACTATTATTCTAATTAGTTTTGTGAATTGTGATCAAGATGGTTCCCCTCAGTGAACTACGATCGATGTGTTTGAATAAACACATAGTCTCAGTCGAACACTACATGAATGAGTGAATCGATATATTGGGCATATAATTCAGGATCTGTTGATTCAGGGAGTTGATCCAGTTCATCAGTGAATGCTTCCAGTTGATCAGCCCGATTATTAAGATTGTCAAGACTAGTAGCGAAGATACTGAGATCGCGCACCCATGACACACGTTGCTCTGGAATAATGCTTTGGGTAAAATCAATGAGATAAACCTTACCCTGGGAATCTAGCATAATATTTCCGGGGTGTAAATCTTTGTGCGTAAACCCAATATCAGAATACAATTGGTGAAGCAACTTTAGTCCCTCGATCATGGCAGGTTTGTATCGAGGATCCGCCAAAGTTAATATATCTAAGGAAATGCCGTCAATGACTTCAGTAAACAGAACGACATATCGACCTGTTTTCTCAAATGCCAGTAATCGAGGAATGAAATCATAGAGTTGTAGGTGGGATAACATGAGATGTTCGTTCTCGATTTCAGAGGTAGTGTTAACATATCCAAAATCATATCCAGCCCGAAAGAATATCTTGATGGTGGGATCTCGTCCAATTACAGCTCCAGAACAAAATCCCGTGATAGCCACGACATCATCATTATTTAACCATCGGGTACAACTAGGCGTCAATTCATGTTCAAAAGGGAAATCGACAAGATGTAGAGCGGCCACGCAAGTGAGATCCTTAATCGCCGTCATTTTATATGAGTATAGTTATGGTAATTACTTGCATACTCAATTGATTCTCTATCATCGAATTAATAGAACTGGTCTTAAATGACCGAGTCTATTGCCATTATCGCTATCTATGAGGAATTATTCCCGAAGTATCTAGCCCAGGTCCATAACTGGCTAATGGACGATGTGATTGAAGCGATGACCACGAGTATAATGGCCATGGAGGGTCCCCTCGAATTCTTGCGTGAGTTCTCGTTCCTGATTTATTCAGCAAACACAAAATACTTTACCTTAGTTGATGAGAAGGATGACAGCTGTATCGGAGTCATTTTATTTGAACAACAGTCTGACGCCCTAGAGGTGAAGTTATTTGCTATTGCCCCGGAATATCGGGGTAAGAAATGGGGTCACCGATTTGTCCTGACTACTATTCCAGTCATGCGCCATGTTTTAGCGAAACGGTCTCCCCAGGTATTCGATTTACCGGTACGAGTTTATCCATTCAACGAAACAGAGGTATTCTGGAGTAAAATAGGATTCGATCGTATCGATGAGTGTATGTTCGAGCTAAAGCGAGAAATCCCCTTCGAGCCTATTCCTTAGTTGCTAACACTTAAAGAGACAGTATCGTCCATAAATGACCGACACTTTTTTCACCTATCGAGGGTTGTTATTAGATGATCTTGAAGACATTCACATGTGGTTAGTAGATGACCTGATTGCAGATTTAAGAGCCGATCCTGAAGCTGACCCTGTAGTACTACTAACTTTCATGGACTTGGTCCGACATCGCAGTGATTGTTGGGGCCTATTTGAGGAGTTCGAAGGGATAGACCTTTGTATCGGGTTCATCTTATTCAAAGAGCATGATGATTATTTAGAGGTGAAATCATTCGCCATTGCTCCGTCCTATCGCGAACAAGGATTGGGACGGCGATTTGCCTTAACCGTCATTAATATTATGCAACGGGAAGTCTCGAAACCGGTTCGAGTCGTTCCGGTAAATGATTCCGATGAATTCTGGGGAGAAGTAGGGTTCCGACGACTAAATTATTTCCAACCAGATCGGACTATGGAATTGAATGAGTCGGTTCCCTATGAACCCATTCTGACTTAAGCATAATACTTAGGGTAAGTATTATGGTTTTTTTTCACTATGTAAATGTCTACTCCGCCAGTTCGGATACCAATACCTCGAACACCAACGGTTCCAGCACCTCCGATTCCGGTACCTCGAACACCAACAGTTCCAGTAACCCGAACAACGGTGGTTCCAGTACCTCGAACGCCGACAGTTCCAGTACCTCGAACGCCGACAGTTCCAGTACCTCGAACACAACTAGTTCCGGTACCAACTGTTCGTCCAATGATTCCAGTACCAACGGTTCCGGTACCACCTGTTCCTACACCAAGAGCTCGAACGACGGTGGTTCCTTTTCCGCCATTCCCTACTCCACGAGCTCGCACGCAGAGAGGTACTAGAGTTCCGGTGCCGCCAACTCAGCTCCGAACAGTTGCCTTCCCCCCGACCGAAGTACCAATAATTATTCCTGAGGAGCCATATACAGGACCTCAGGCAACGACACAAATTATAGAGGGACGTCCGGTAACAGTATATACTCTACGACCCCAACGAACAACTACTATTCCCGCGCCCCCAATTCAAATCAGACCAATTGCGAATATTCCAATTATCCCTCTTGTACCTGCTGACTTCCCTGCAGGACCTGCAGGATTTCAGCATTTGCCCCAAGAAGTTTTAATCGATCTACTTATGACCGTTCCTCCGGACAAAATTGCTCTGTGGTGTGCGACAAATACACAGATCAGGGCAATTTGTCAAAGTGAATCCTTTATGTTAGAAATGATTAGGCGCCGTTATCGTCTTTCTTTAGATAAAATCCCAGGAACAACTATTGCTGAGAAATATGGATTTATTTCAATATTCGATTCTCGCTACTTTATGGATCCTGACTTCGTAAGAGTTTCAGCTAATTACCTAGATCTCTTTGGACCCGATTATACATCACGCAAAAGTTCAGATGATGCTTTGGAGACCATTATTTCTATTTGGCGAGATTCAACAACTGCCGATTTGAGTCAACTAGTCCAATTCAAACACTTTCAATTGAGACACGGAGGTACTGAAACCAGATCGGGAGCTTTCAATCATAACTTCGTAACCCTTTTATCTGGCGCCATAATGACGAAGAGTGAGGTATTTGCAAAGAGTATTCTTGATATATTGATACAACGTCTCCTATCCACTGCCGGGAGATATTCTCTCGAGCAGGCATTCCCTGGGTACTCAGAAAGTTTCCGATATCCGTTTATTCTTTCAATAGAATATGGAATGCCTGACACTATTAAGGAATTGCGTAAGTATTATGATCCCTATGGCGAGCGGTTTAATGCTGGTTCGACATATGAAAAGGAAGTTTTATATGAGATCGACGGCATCAATTCGGACGAGATTCTGGATCGCTTCCTTCCTTATTTGAATCTAACTAAAGGTCGCTATTGGCTATCTGTTTATGATGATAGCTACACCTTTGCGGATCGTATTTTGAATGAACTACTTAAACGCGGTCAGAATCCCTATGCTGGTGGTGAAGGCGAGAAAGAGTTAAAGAATGCACGAGAGTTTAGATCCCAAGCTGCAATTAATTATATCAGTGGTCATATGAATTTAGCTACTGGACCTCGGGCTCCAACTCCTCCGAGATATACATTCGCACGATTTGGCGCAATTGTTATATAATTAATAATATCTAGTCTAGATATTATTTTCCCACTGTTCATTATCTTAGAAGTCAACATCCTCCGGATTTTGATACACATCAACCTTATCCTCAATGATTTGCTTTAACCGTGATCAACATTATATAATAGCGAATTCCGTGAGGTGATTCTTGTGAACCAATTACTACATAGCATAATACTTAGGGTAAGTATTATGGTAAAGCATCATATTTATAGACGGATCATCAGCTCGGTTGATTCGCAAGCTGTTCCGATGTACCGTAGATCAGGATCATCACAGAAGGCACACTTGCAAATTGGAATAATAGCGCCGGAAGAATTCACAAAGTAATCAAAGGCCGGGATGAGGCCAGAGTAAATCATCCCGGAAGGAATGCCAAGGAAGACAGGAGTTACTGAGCCACCTGTTCCTACTGAGACTGGAGATACTCCAAGGAGTCGAACCGTGCGATCACTGACAATATCACTTAACCACATGTCATTAGTAGTTCCCTCTGGTGAGGTGATGGAGTCTAAGAGAGTTCCACCAAACTGGTTTGGTCCGTTGATCGTACCCACGGCATAGACATCGCCCTGGCAGTTAGTCACGATAGAAGTGCCACCCGCACTCAAGGCATTGCTGGCAGTGCCACTTGTTCCAACTGATTGAGTGACATTCACCCAATCCAAGTTCGGAGTGAGTTTGGCAATGTAGACGTCATTGTTAGGACCACCATCCAGGAGCTGATCACCAAAGAAGAATGGTCCTGAGAACTCTCCGGAGAGATAAACATTTCCGGAGCAATCTGTAGTCACCGATTTGCCATCACTGAAGGAGGCCGTAGCTCCAGTATTGGTGAGGGTGGTGCTCGCAGTGACCTCCCAATCTAAGTTGGTAGTGAGCTTGGAGATGAAACTACCGAAGTTGAAGTTGGGAATGAGCAGACGCGTATTGCCGAAGAGCACTTCCCCAAGGAAAGTGCCGGTAATATAGAGATCACCGGTGCAATTGGCATTGATGCTGCTCGATTGGGCCGAATTGAAGGCCGGACCGGTGCCTCCGGTAGTACCGCCAGTACCGGCATTCGTCTGAACAGCTGTGATCCAAGATCCGTCCAGGGTTGCCGCCTTGGCGACGAAGGCATCACCATTGCTCACACCACCAGTTACCGTCAGGGTGATGATACCAGTTTGAGTTGCGAACTGGGTGTCAGCCGCCGTTACTCCAAAGAAAGGTGCGGACAAATTGCCAGTCACATAGATGAATCCTTGGCAATCTTGAGTAATGGCCGTGGGGGAGATCAGAGCGTTATCTGGGCTGGTAGTCTGGTTCGCCCAGAGCCAATTGCCAGTATTCGGATCAAGGGCCGCAATATATAGGTCATTACCATTACCACTGGGATTCAAGCCGGTGGGACCAAAGAAAATAGGACCAGTTCCATTGATAGTACCAGTGATGTAAACAATCCCATTGCAATCTGTGGCAATTCCAGATGCCTGGGCGCTATGGGCTCCCGGACCAGTGGTTTGTTGGGCCCATACGAATGATCCGGTTGGGCTCATTCTGGCGACAAAAGTATCGAGACTGGACGCTACAAGCGTAGTTGACCCAAATTGAAGACTATCGCTGAAGAATCCGGTGATGAAGACATTTCCGGTACAGTCGGTGGCGATTCCACCAGCCCCATCATTGTGAATAGCACCTGGACCACTAACATTAACTGGAAGGGTTACGAACTCGGTGTTTCCTAGGTAATCGAACTTAGCAATAAACGGTGAGGGACCAGTTCCTACAGTAACTCCAGTTGTCCCAAGCGTAAAACTACCGGTGCAAGTGCCGGCTACGTAAATATTAGTATCGCAATCAACGGCAACGCCTACTGGTTGAACATTCGAGGCCGTATTTCCAACTTGGCTCTGAATGGCCCAGTGGAATGAAGGATCCGGAAGAACTTGGCGGACATCAGCTTCATTAGTGGTTGGATTAAATTCAAGACGAACCGCGCTGCCGACAGTAATTGCGGAAGAGGTGGTAAATGGACCACAGGCTAATAGTGTACCAACCGGTCCAGTCGGACCAGTCGGACCAGTTGGACCAGTTGGACCGGTTGCTCCAGGGTCACCAGTATTACCGGTTGGACCGGTGGCTCCAGGGTCACCAGTGGATCCAGTTGGGCCGGTAGGACCAGTGGCACCGGGATCACCAGTTGGGCCGGTAGGACCTGTTGCCCCAGGGTCACCAGTAGGACCGGTGGCTCCAGCTCCAGTTGGGCCAGTTGGGCCGGTGGCACCAGTTGGCCCAGTGGCTCCAGGGTCACCAGTGGGTCCAGTTGGGCCGGTAGGACCAGTGGCACCAGTATTACCAGTCGGACCGGTGGCTCCAGCTCCAGTTGGGCCAGTTGGGCCGGTGGCACCGGGGTCACCAGTAGAACCAGTGGGTCCGGTGGCTCCAGCTCCAGTTGGTCCAGTGGGGCCGGTTGCCCCCAGATCACCAGTGGGTCCGGTGGCTCCAGCTCCAGTTGGTCCAGTGGGGCCGGTTGCTCCCGTATCACCAGTGGGACCGGTGGCTCCAGCTCCGGTTGGTCCAGTAGGACCGGTTGCCCCGGGATCCCCGGTTGTACCGGTGGGACCGGTGGCTCCAGCTCCGGTTGGTCCAGTAGGGCCAGTTGCTCCGGGGTCCCCAGTTGTACCAGTGGGGCCGGTCGCCCCAGCTCCGGTCGGTCCGGTAGGGCCAGTAGCACCTGAATCGCCAGTTGGACCAGTCGCTCCGGCTCCAGTCGGGCCCGTAGGTCCAGTTGGTCCCATTGATCCAGTCGGCCCGGTCGGACCAGTTGCTCCGGCTCCAGTTGGCCCTGTTAGTCCAGTGGGTCCGGTGGGTCCAGTCGGCCCAGCCGGTCCGGGAGCACCACGTTGTCCCGTATTAAGCATGCAAGGATTCCATTGTCCACACGACATTATAGCGTCTGTTTAGGACCATACGAATAAATAGGAGCAAGATAATATTGTAAACTTGCTGTAATATCCTATATATTCTGAACGTGTCCCAGATAAAGGGTGGAACTATCTCGATTAATAGTATTTGTCAAATACTATTCTGTTGAATTCCCTAAACTTCATTCAAAAATCGACATCCTCCGGATTCTGGTACACGTCCACCTTGTCTTCGACCAGACCAGCCCGCTTCTTCCAGTCGAGGATGTCCGCGAGGGATTTCTTTTTGTACGCTCCCACCCTAACTTCGTAAAAATTCCCCTTCTGCTCCATCGAGATATCATCCATCCAAGTGAAGGGATTCTTAACCTTGTAGAAGGGAGAATAGCCGATTTGGACCAGTAGATTGTCCGCAATCACTCGGGCGTATGTCTTCAGATCCTTAGCATTGAGATCCTCCATCGGCTCATCGAGAATATAGTCCACAAACTCATCCTCGATCGCAACAGCCTCGGCAATAATCCCAATAACAGTAAAGTAGATCATTGCCTCAATTTGCTTTCGCATTTCAGAACCCGGTTCATAAGGTTCCAATAGAGCAGAAACGGCCACACAAAACAGATAAGCTCCAAAGTCGCGATGCAAGGATTCATCATTCCCAATCAACTCATTAGCCAAGATGAAATTAGGGAACCAACCTTTGGAGCGAAACCAGAAGATCACCGCAAATAGTGTGCAGAAGAAGATGCCCTCCGCGCAGGCAAAAGCCAGCAATCGGTAGTGACGAGACTGGTCGGCCAGCATCCACTTCTCCATGAAGGCCATCTTCTTCTTCACGCAGGAAGTATTCTGGGCTGATTCGATGAGCTCTCCCATCGATTTGGCATCTCGCTTGAAAGTAAAGGCTGCTAAGCCATAAGTCTCGGCATGCACCAACTCAATATGCAATTGGCTGATGAACATCGATTTCTCCTCGTAGGTCTGACACTCCATAAGAAAACGGAAAATAATATTATCAGAAACCACGCCGTCACCCGATAAAAAGAAGGCCAAGATTGTATCGATTACTTTCTTGACCCGGGGCGTGGCGGCGTCATACCACTTCACATCAGCCCGAAAATCAAGCTCGCTGGCTGACCAGTGAGTAAGTTCTTGCTTCTGATAGAACTCATGTCCTTTCTCGTCAAGAATGGGAAATAATGCGTAACGTTTTACAGCTTCAGGCCCTTCCTCCTTCGCTCGTTGCAGAGCCGCAATCTTGTTCACGTAGTGAGCGACAGATTTCTTGGGTTTCGCAGTCTTCGTAGCCATTACAGATGTGCTTTACGTGAATAGATGATGAATGCATGTAAATTCAATTGCATGGATGTATTATCAGTATCTCCATCCGATGATGGAATGGCAATAGCTTCTTAAAAGATTCCCTATATGTGTAAAGAGACTATATGGACTTTTCAATCTTTGCCGACCCTGTCAAAATTGGCCCTGGTATATGGTTTGATTTACATGTTGAGGCCGTCCATGCTACTACTGACCCATTAAAGGAGGCCTTTATCGTAAACACTAACGCTAAGTGCGATAATTTTAAGTGTAAGAAATGTCAGCCTCATTTCAGAAAGTTTATCGATACTCACAATTGGAAAGATTATTGGAACATTCTGGATGTTAAGGGACGAGATATTGGGTTCTTCAAGTGGACTTGGGAGCTGCATAATCAAGTGAATAAGTTCCTAGGTAAATATCAACCAACATTAGAGGAAGCTTATGAATTCTTCGCCAATGCTGAAGCCGGTGCTTGCTTCAATTGTGGGGGAGCTCCAGCAGGAACTACTGGACCTACCGGACCTTCGGCACCTAAACCTCCTGATACTATTCCCGAACAGCGGTCCCGAGCTATTCCTGAAATTCTAACTCGATATAATGGAGGGCAAGTAGCGGCTCAACCCTTCAAACTAATTTCGCGTGAGCAATAGAAGTATGTATGTCTACATACTTTTTTATTGACGACCTGGTGTAGGAATCTGCGGCAACACCATTGGTGAACGAGGACCCGCAGCAACTGGGATGGTAGGAACGATTGGCGTACGAGGCCCAGCCGGGATTGGAACGGTGGGAACGATTGGTGTACGGGGACCAGCCGGCACTGGAACGGCAGGAACCATTGGTAAACGCGGACCCACTGGGACTGGAATTGTAGGAATCGTTGGCGAGCGAGGACCAACTGGAAGTGGGATAGTCGGAATCGTCGGCGAACGAGGACCAACTGGAAGTGGGATAGTGGGAATCGTTGGCACTCGAACTTCTGGAGTAGGAACTGGGACGACTGGAGCTGGTACTGTCGGGACAGCCGGTGCCGGCACTCCTGTCACAAATTCTCCCATTGGACTCGGAGTGAGCTCCTCTTCGCTTTGTTCTCCCTCCTCCTCACTTAGTTCTCCTTCTTCTGTGTATGGAAATCCTTCTTCCTCTTCCTCCTCTTCCTCCTCACCTCCCACCATCGCCAATGGGGTAGTGGGTTGGGTAAACAAAACACCCGGAGAGGTTGTGCCTCCTTGGGCAAAGATAGTCAAGGGCGGGGCTGGCACTGGTACCCGCGGTTGTAATCCTTGAACTGGAACTTTGGCTTTCTCTGCTGCTTCTTTGCGTTTCTTTCGCTGTAGTTTCGTGAACATTGGATAGGCTCGAGTCGGAGTAATAAGTTCGGTCTGGGGAATAGCTGTCCCTGTGAGGAGTGGCGATGCAGGAATTTGAGGCTGAGTTGCGATCGGGCCCGGTACAACGGGAGTAGGGGCGATAGGGACGGGAGGAACCGCACCTGGACCCACCGGAAGAAGTGCTGTTTGAGCTTGGATCGGGCCAGTTTGCGAGAAGAGTAGCCGCACATAGTCAATATCAGCTGTATAACGGTCTCGTCCGCCGGGTAGCATGTCAATGGCCATAACATAATGCTCCAAATCCGCTGATACCATCGGTAAGTTCGGGCTACCAAATTTGCGAGAACGAGTTGGTGGGTTGATCGCGCGTGACCCGGTTCCATCCGTTTGCAGTTCAGAAACGTCAAGCACTTTACCGGCCGGCACCTTCGCCAAACGATCTGCCAGTGAGACTGTTCGTGTCCGGCCTTTGCCTCCTCTCGGAGCAATTCCCAGTGCTTTCGCCTCCTTGACGGTTCGAGCTCGCCGAATGATATCGGGGTTCACGACCGTCATGACATCGAATAACTTAGCGCCTGGACTCTCGGCATTCGACTTGGTAACAGAACGCATCCATTCTCGGTATTGTTCCAGCTCTTCTTGATACATAGGTAGCGCTGTTGTCTCGTAATTGTCAGAAGTAATAGCAGTTGTCATTACGGCCTCAATGCCGGGCGCTGGAACACCTGCCTCGGTTAGTACAGCTGTAACATCAGCCGGCGTCCCTGCAATGCGATAGCCCGTCTGAAAAATGATGGCCGAATTCTGGCGCCAAATTGACCGAGTATCAGTGATATTGACTCGTGACGACATTCCCGGGGTCACTGAGATGAACTCATGTTTGGCTAAGGCCTCGTTGGATGCCGGTAAAGTCCATAGAGTTGTCATAATGGATGTCTTTGTAGAGGAGACTGCAATCTTATTAGGCAGACATTTTTTACTCAAATGTTATGATCAGGGAACCGATTATTCCCTCCAAGTCTCTTTATTTGTGAGTCAATGAATCAATGACATTTGAATAAGGATAGTACAGAAATAAATCCGTGGTCTAACAAAGATATGCTCACTGTCGCACCTATCATTGCCGCAGCAGGACTATCACCTGAGGGAAACGAATTCGTAAGTGAAAACAAAGACTTAGCAGACGTACTTTATCTGCTCGGAAGTTATTATACTATTGCTCGAGATGTCAATCGAGCTCGCGTCTTTAATACTGCAGCCGCTAACATCGCGGCCCACCAGGTAGAGATTTTATCAGGGGCCCAGGCTCGTAAAGAAATTAAAGGCATTGGCGATAGTACTGAGACAATCATCGATGAGTTTCTTACAACTGGAAAAGTTCAGCGTCTGAATCAACTAGAGTCACAATTTCCAGGAGCCAGGGAAACAATAAATTATTTCCTTTCCTTCTATGGAATTGGTCCGGTTACTGCCGTAAATTTTTACAATAAAGGATACAGAACTTTGGAGGACCTCTGGTTCAAAGCTAATCTTACCGAAGCACAAAGAATTGGTATTATGTGGAGGGAGCACCTAAAACTTCCTATTCCTCGAGATGAGATGGATCTCATAAATACTAAGATTGGTTCTCTCTTGGATCTCTACGGAATCAAATGGTCTATGGCCGGTTCCTATCGCCGAGGTGAGCCATCTTCGAATGATATTGATGTACTAGTGGAATCGCGCCCCGATCTGAATATGATTGGGTTGACCACTCTCTTACAGTCAGTACTCCCGGCCACTTTTACACCAAATGCGCAGGTTAAATATATGGGAGTTTTCCGACTCTCAGATGAGTACAATGGTCATCATATCGATATTCGCTTAATTGACACACGTTCATGGGGAGCTGCCCTAATGCACTTCACTGGCTCGAAACGATTCAACATTATTATGCGTCAGCGAGCCATCGAACTGGGAATGAATCTAAATGAGTACGGTCTATTCCGTGGCGCTCAACAGATTCCCACTACTACGGAAGAGGATATCTTTGCCGCATTAAGAGTGCAATATTTGCCACCGGAGCAACGCACCCGAACTATTAACACTCTCCCCTTATTGTAATTATATCCGATTGGTAAATATATCCCATTATAATGGGACATGTTATATGATACTAAAAATAAACTGTCTATAATATTTGACACTATGGGCTCATCAACTTAACTTGCCCACTCTATTTCGCGACCATTTGTGCTATCCACTATTTATCATCTAATGGCATTCATCATGATTCCTTTGGTTGATATTGTCTCTTTGTCACCGAAAGTGACTGAGCCCGAGCCTGCTCCCTTAATGGTTGCGATACCAGCTGAAAAGTTTACCATCAGTGAATTCAGGGATTTGATATGGCAGATTCATACTGCTCAAGGTCAAATGCAGCAATATGCGCTGCTGAATGAATTTATGCAGCAATTGCTCCAAAATCCGGATCTATTCTCAGAACACCCTGACATCGCCACAAATGTGCAACGGCATTTGATTGAAGCCACTGAGATTGCCGGGACTTTGGTTCTCTCACGGCACCTAGCTTTCGAAATCGCGGCCATCACCACACAATGGGCTCAGCAAGTCTTTGCACTCATCCTTAACATTCCACAAGAGATGATGTCAGCGGCTGAGCTGTATTCCTCAGGAAAGCGGATGCGGAACTACTTATCAGGAATGCTCGTTTCGCAATTCGCAACTGTTCGATGTGCTTGAGGTCATTGCCTCTTTCTAAAAAAACATGCTTAGTTAAGCACGTTTCCTCAATACTATCATGTGCATATGCGAAAAATTGGAATAATAAAGACTGATTAAGATTACTGATCGCCTTCGATCAAGTAAAGTGAAATGGCGATTACACTGAAAACGATAAACAAAGCCGCTCTTGATGGCCTATTAGGTTCACTGAAACATGGATCACAGATGCTAGCATTGCTCGAATCAAGCGGACTATACGATGAGGATCTTCAGAAGCATTTTCTTGAAGCCTTTTTTGGCCGCCTGGATTCGGTGGACACAACTGTTGGACGCTGAAATTAATCTGGGAGACTCCCTCTGTTGAAGCATACTTATCGCTAGATCCATGTCGTCCAAACTGTGGAACCGTTTATGGATTCTCCGGGGATTCTATTCCAGAGAATCAAATCCTTGAGACACAGGGGAAAATAAATACGATGCTGGATAATGGCACACCATGGCACGAGTATGAATTCATGTATCTATTAAAGGGTGAAAACAAGGAAGCATTAGCTGCGATTCGAAGATTGCTTTTAGTTACCTTATAAGGAGACTCTAAAATATATGTCTGTCGAGACATATTTTGCCGCTGGCCCAAATGATGGGGTAAACAATATTATTTGGATACTGCTCAATATCTCTCCTATTATAGTGGGATAAATTATGTCATTGTTTTAACAAATTGTTCATAATATTCGACACTATGGTCTCTAGCAGTAGACTTACTTTGTTTATCATTGCCATGGAGAAGCTACATATTCCCGCAAAAGGATCAGAGTACGAGGAGAAAGTACCTGATGTTGCTGAGAAGAAGGTGTTTGAAATTGCCGAGAAGAAGGTGCCTGAGCGCGAAGAGAAGGTACCTGATGGTGCTGAGAAGCCACAGGAGGCCATAGATATTCCTCGGGTGGCCGCATTGATTGAGCGAATGGATCGAACCACAGACCAGCGGATAAAGTACCTGGCTTTATTCGAGCTCCTTCAGTACTTCTCGGCATTCCCGAGCTTTGTCACCGATTATCCTCAGCTCGCTCACGAGGTGCGGCAGAAGCTGAAGAACGCAGAGACCGCGGTGAACGAGTTGGTGATGTACGAACAGATCACATTCGAAGAGGGCGCTGATGGGATGCAAATTGTGCAGAAGATCCTTGAGATGACGGCCCCATTGGCGGACTTCGATCATGTGGAAGAGGCTCCTGTTGCTGACCGGATTGAAGTGGTTCCGCCTCGACTTCGCGCTGAGCATCCTGTGGCTCGACGGGCTCGTGAGCGCGCTCAGGCAGTTCCTTTTGAAGAAGGAGTTCGGGAGCCGAAGCAGTTGTTCCGCGATGATCTGACTGTGATACCTCCCGAGCATTTTCCCCGTCAGGGAGTCGCCCGTCCCATCCCGCAGCGCTCGGTTGTGGATCCTGAGTACTTCGCTCGCCAAGAACGCATGATCCAATTTGGACGCCCTTATGTTGATGTGATTCGGCCTGATGTGGAGCGGGGCGATGGCCCTATAATTCGTCCAGATATGGGGCACACTATTCCCCCGATCGAGGATTTCAGTGATGAAGAAGGCTCGCCCGCGGTGGAACGCGTTCCCAAGCCCGTCCTTATCGCGCAAGTCTCTGATGTAAAATGGGATCACGGTCGTGCATATCCTCCAGCCGACGATGAGTCGGACACCGAGGATGATGACACGCTTTTCGTGTACGAAGACCAACGGTGAAAACTCAGAGCTTCGTCCTCTAAAAAAACGTACCTAACAGGTATGTTTGGGTGGTTTACCATCGCATATTTTCGATAGTTATCTTTCTCCCATATAATGGGATAAACTATGGCATTATAGTAAGAATATGTTCATATTATTCACCACCTCACTCACGACTAAACTCTGATGGAGTCGACTATCTCTGAGCCCACGCAGCTACCAGCACCTATTGATTTGCCCCGTATCTATGGCCAGATTCGAAAGATCGATGTGACTCGGGACCTTATGACCAAATATATTGAGATTATCGAGTTATTGCAATATTTTCTGACCATTCCCAACTTAACCACTGAATGTCCAGCCCTTGTTAATTATGTGCGCCGAAAACTAGGCCATATTGATGGATTAGCCAACCAATTGGTCGAGAAGGGATTGCTTGACTTTGATGATGTGGCGGCCGGCCTTCAAGTTGTGACGAAGTTCATGGATTTAACAGCCCCAACGAAGAAAGATATCGATGAGGCGAAAGAAACTAAGGAAATCAAGGAGCAATCAGATGATGCTGTGACTTTTGATTCTAAGTTCGTGGCTGAACTTCTTGATAACATCGATGTCACACAGGATCTTCATCTTCGGTATGAAATCCTCGGGACATTAGTTGAATACGTCTCGGCCCGAAAGCATCTGATCAATGACTATCCCGATGTCAGTTACTTGATTCGCGAGAAACTCAACACTGTTGGGGATGTCATCAGTAAACTCATTCTCGAGGGACAAGTTTCGATCGAGAACGCCAAGATTGCGAACCAAATGACCGTTGAGCTCCTAGAGGTCATGAAGTGATCAAAAACATACTTACCAAGTATGTTTATAGTTATATAGCCATCTCTCCAGTTAATTTAGCATGGCTAACATACCCCTCTAATAAGATCTGGTCGGGGCGCAAATCATCAACATTAGTGAGTGATTGTGGGAAGCGAATTTTAGGGAAAGGATAGGGCGTTCGTTCGGCCTGTTCTAGGACTTGCTCCACATGGGTTGAATAGATATGCGCATCGCCAAGGTTATAAATGAACTTACGAGGAATGAGTCCAGTGAGCTGGCCTAGAATCTCCATCAATAGAGCATAAGAGGCAATATTGAAAGGAACGCCCAAGAACATATCCCCAGACCGTTGATGCAGCATGCAGTCTAGATACTTCGGCCGTTTGTCTTCACAACCTACGTTAAACTGAGAGAAAGAGTGACACGGCGGTAGCGCTGTAAGATGAACAGTGGCCGGATCCCAGGCCGACAGAATATGACGACGTCCATACGGATCCTTTTTCAATCCATCAATGAGGTTCTGAACCTGATCCACTCCCTTCCCAACATAGTCAATATCGCATCCTTTGTATTCAGCCCCAGCATGTCTCCATTGGTGACCATAACCCGGCCCCATATCGCCCTCGCGCCAAGGAAGTTTGTACTTAGCTAGGTACTCAGCCGTGGTATTGTCATGCCAAATGTTGACACCTTGGGCCTCTAGAATCTTGGTATCTGTCTTCCCCGATAGGAAGAAGAGCAACTCTTTCTTAATACCTTCGAACCACATCTTCTTAGTTGTCAACAGGGGGAAACCTTGACGTAAATCAAATACCATCCGAGGTCCAAATATGGCCTGAGTTCCGATCTTTGTTCGATCATCTCTAGTCTCACCTATGGTGAGGATATCAATGAGTAAATCAAGGTATTGGTGTTCTGGGTGAGTCCTCTTCTCCATTTACATCTATTATTCGATCCAATCGAATAATGATCAAATTCGGGCATCATCTGTGTGGAAATGCCACCTGAACTCGGCTTCCAACTCAGGAATCATATTGGGGACAGTATCCAGAATGATAATTGGAGTTGCATTCTTAGTGACATAATCATGAAAGGCAGTCGCAAGTGCATAGTCAAGGAGACAGCTCCCCATATCCTTTCCAAATATATCACGACCATCGCGGTCTAAATGACCTAGAAATTGGCAGTTTTCGATCATAATGATACGAGACTTATGCTCTTCGAACTTTCTTAACATGTAGTCTATTGCTCGCTTATGTCCGAGATGCATAACTCGTGAGAGATTTATGAGCTTAATCTTAATCTTCCTTGTAACGAACCCCAAATGAATCCAAATATGGGCTAAACAGCCAGCAATCAAATGTTTATTCTTACCCGTGACTACTGAACTCCGCGTCGGTTGACATGATCCCTGATTGGAAATCAAATATGAAACATAGTTGGCGACTTGTGATTTTAGCTGATTGAGTCCAGACAAATTATTTAGTTTGATCAATGTTTGACACAATGATTCAGGATCAAAAATTAGTGTCCTTTCCTTCCTTATAATTACTCTTCGGAGCCAATCGATAAGATCACTCAGTTGAGTAAAGCTGATCGTCGGAGTAATAAACACGATATTTGCTGGGATAATTAATGGCGGGATTGGTATTATAGGTCCTGAAATATCGATTGGCTGTTCTACGCCAGGTATAGGTAACAAATTTCTTTTGGGCGGATTAGCCATTTCTATTTGTCGAGTTATTATTCGATCCAATTGAATAATGATCAATTGTCAACACAGAACGTCCACATAAATCGCCGATGAAGAGGGCTCTGGGGCATGTGATCCAAGATCATAACGGGGCTCGCATTCTCGTCCATATAGACAGTCACAGCATCAAGAATCTCTTGATCGATAGGATGATCACCATTCAGGAAACTACTCTCTTCAATCATTACAGCCCGGAGTTCATACTTCCGGAGGGTATTCAGGACCTTGTCACCACTTCGGCCTATATAAGGAGCCGAGAAATTATACCGTTGTAGAATCTTAAGTTTCGTTTCCCCAATTTGCCCAAGATGAGCCCAAATTCGAGCTAAATATTTAGCCACCATACGTTTATTGCGATATGATGATCCGGTAAGGATAGTATGAGGCATCTTGAACCAGTATGTTTGCTGATTCGAAATTAGACACAGAATATGCCTAGTGATCTCGGATTTCACTGTTTTCAGATCAAAAAACTCATTGAATTCAACCAATGTTTGAAGTAAATTCACAGGATCGAAGATTAGTGTAGTTTCCTTTTCCTCGATAGTATGTCGGATCCAGGCAATTAATTCATCTAAGTCACTTAATCGAGCTGGCGGAGCGACAAACGGGTCGTTCACAATATCACGTCTGGCTCCGGGGGTAATTAAGGGTGCTATCTGAGGTAGCGGAGGGCTGTTAGGGCCGGTAAGACCGTTAGGACCACCTAAGTCGATAGCAGAAGATGGTATTATCTTTACGCCAGGAATAGCTAACATTTTAACAGGTCCGGGATACTTTAGTGTTGAAGATAACCACATCCTAGTATATATAGTTATATACTAGGTTTTTTTAATCAAATGCCGCACGTCTCGGTTTCATAATCGCCAGGTAGGACAAGATCGCGTGTCACCACCTCCTCCAGGGTTCCCTTCAGAACTTGAGTCTTCCGGGCCAATGCGCTGAGAATGCGCATCTCCAGCTCACCAGCTCCCTGACCATAGAACATTCGGACCGTAGCCTTAGAAACCATCCCAGGCCCATACACGCGAGCCGCTGTCTGAGCCGCATCCAACAGCTTGTAGGTCGGTGACATCAGCATATACACTGGGTGGTCCGGCAAAGTCGAATAGAGGGAAATACCGACTCCCAGGGCTGTGTTCATAATGAGGACACGGCGATTCGCATCCTCAACGAAGGCTCGGACGATCTCAGCTCGTTTCTTCTTGTTGGTAACCTGGCCATTGTAAGTGAGGGGATTGTACATAATCAACAGTGGCCGCAGCTCGTCGATAGTAGTGGTGTAGTTGAGAGAGATGATCACCTTGTTGCGAGGGTCCGCCGTGAGAATGCTGGTGGCCACTCGAGCGAAGTCATCCACCTTCGCATTCTCGATGCGAACCAGAGCCGAAGTGCGATCACCCAGATTCTGCTGAGTCAGCGTAACAGCTCCCGTGTCTGGGTTGAACTGAATGACTCGAGCCAAATCAGTAACGGCGTTGTTGAGCTGCTGGCCCCGCAGTGCGGTCATCGCATAGAGACCATTCTTGACATCGTACTGGCCCTCAGTCAGGACTGGAGCTGCCATGGCGCCGGAAATGCCAGTCTTAACGACTCGAATGTACAGTAAATAGGCGAGGTGGTTCATCTGCTTTCCTACCAGCGGCACCTCCGCCACTACTCGATCAGTCTCGGCGGCATTGATGAAGCGACAGGCATCGATGAGCTCTTGCATCCCCTCCAGAGTGACTTCCCTTGTGCTCGGATGGACGGAATAGAGGCGATAGGCTCGGATGTAGCCAATGAGACGAAGGAGGTTCACGGCATGCTCTTCCTTGTCGAAGGGGGTGCCTGAGAGCAGAGCGAAACGAGAACGGCCACCAGCAATGATAGGACGCAGCAGCGCACTGCAGGCCTTGTACTGAGAGCTGTTGTTCTTGATATTCTGGATCTCGTCACAGACTACCATTACACCCTGCTCGATGAAATCAGTATAGGTCCGTGTGGGGGCAAAACTGACCTGCTTCACGCCGCCCTCCGTGACGTTATCGAAGCGATCGAGGAGGCCGTGCTTGGGCTGAAAGCCCCGCTTGCTGCGCAGTGAGGGATAGCTGATAAAGGTGATGATCTCAACCCCGTACTTCGCCGCCTCCCTGCGCCAGACCGTCTCAACGCTGACTGGACCAATGACAATGAGGCGAAACCCGAACCGCTTTGCCAGCCACATTAGAACGACCGTCTTGCCCGCTCGCATCCGGCTAGTATCGATGTAACCGTGATTCCGCAACACGATGTCGTAGGCCCGATTCGCCCAGTTCACTTGCCAGTCGAAGAGAGTAATTTCCTGCGGCTGTGCTACAGGCGGTTTCGGGACCATCAGAGCGGGCTGACGTGGAACTGGAGCTCTCTGGATATGTGCCTGAAGTTCTCCCTCCAAGAATGCAGTAACACCAGCCAAGCCCATTTGATGACGAGTGGGATCAACTATTCCTGGTACTGGAGCCGTCTGCACGTTCAGCTGGAGCACCTTCGGCTTAGTCATTTGAGGTGTCTGCGGCTTGACCATTTGTGGTATGATCACGGGGCGAAGGCCAACTCCAGGTACAGTTATCGCTGGACGAGCTGGAGGAGTGAGCACTGGTACCTGGATGGTTGCCTGAACCGGAATGATCGGACGAGCTACCATTGCTGGTACAGGCACCCTCGGTACTGGCACCGTAACCACTGGCGCGGGGCTCATTTGAGGCAGCTTCATTGGCACTGTGACAACCGGTACGGGATTCACCTGCGGAATCCTCACCGTTGGAACCGCCTGTGGCAATCTCGCGGGAGGAGTTGGAACCGGTGGAATCGGTACCCGTCCCGGAGCCTGGGGGAGAACCATAGGAAGAGGAACGACGGGTGGTGCTGGTCTAACGATCTCGATGGTCTTCATTCCAGTAGGGAAGGGGACTGTAGTTGGCTTCATGTATAGTAAAATGGGGCTTATTAGAGCAGGAGCGTATAGCTAATTATTTGGCCAGTCATTTTTCCGGGACTTCCAATCAATTCTGCAACTCATTCAGTTCCCTCCCAGTATAGGGAATGGATTATCATAATGATAACATATATCGGATTCTAACCATTATAGTGGCCCAAATAGTGTGACCGATCTATTTACTACAAAATATGATATGTTGGTTTACTCACATATTAATATTTCGGTCTTCTTAAAATGACTACTCAGGCTGACCGCATTTATCTCACATTTAATTACCCTGGAGCTGTTGAGGGAAGTAAGACTCTCCTTAGTGGTATCCGCAAGGACCGGGAGGGAGGAGGCACGTTATATATTACCGGTTTCTACGAACCCCCGGCCGGAACTACTGGCCAGACTGGAACCTGTTTCCTTTATAAGGGTGATGTCAGAGGTGACCTCCATCCCGGCAACACCTGGAATATATTCAGCTACCCCAGCGCACCAGGCCGCACCGTAACATTAACCAATTTCTATGGACCAGACATATTACACCGTGGGAATGTACGAGTAGTCGGAGCCTATAAGACAGTTGAAACCGGAGATGCATTCTTGGGATGTATGTATGAGGGTCCTCTTGATGGTTCGGGGGCTTGGACCACCATTGTCCCTCCCTCAGCCACAAATACTATCCTCCATAGCACATCAGGGAGATTAGTAGTCGGCAATTATCAAACCACCACGCCACAAGGCAGAGCTTCGATTTATGATGTTAAGAAGAAGACATACTTCGAGATAATAAAGCCGGGAGCTTCATTCATCACGGCCTATGGTATTTGGCAAGATTGCGGCCCTTATTATACCATTGCTGGTGGATTTAGCGATGTTGGACCAGGAACGGAGAAGGGCTACCTAGTAACTTGGAACAACGAGACGCACGAATTATCGGACTGGCGCGAATACCAATATCAAAATAGTGACAAATCCATCGTGACCCATTTCGACGGAATAACTTCTGATGGATGTGGTGGCTATAATCTCACTGGAGAGGCAGTTGAAATTGGAGGCAGAATTCTCGCGTTCTTTGCTCATGTCGGTGCAGGACGAAAGAAGGGAGCTAGTTGGGAAGAGATTAAATTCCCCGGCTCTATTATCACATCCGGAAATTCCATCGCCAACAGGGACATTGTAGGAGTTTACTCAGAGCCGGGTAGTTCAACTACCAACGGCTATCTCAGCATCATTGTTTAAATCGAATAGGTTAAATTCAATAGGTATGTAAATAGATACCTATGTTTGGCACAGCTTACGGAGTTGATGAAGTTAGCACAGTATATGCCATATTCATATTAATCATCCTTGGACTTATCATTACCCTGGTCTGTACAGCCCTGAATAACGGCCCTCGGATGATAGATACTTAAAGCATTTGGTATAAGTACACGGCCAGAATAATAATCGCGATCACGAAGATGATAGTCACGAATACTCTCCAGGCTGGGGTTTCATCTAGAGGAACATCCTCCATTGTAGGGAAGAACCCTAAGGCTCGTACCTTGTTAATGGCAGTATTCAGGCGCCATATCATCTTGAAGATATCTGAGGAAAGGGCGTCACTCCCATTATCATGATGAATAGTCGGAATGTCAAAGAAAACTCGGCGTTCTATTCCTTTCTTGCTCAAATAACCGGAAATAAGGACATCATCGTTTAAGAAGATATCATCATCCTCCAGACTATGTCTCAATAGTTCTTCACGCAATGTTTCATTACTCGGAAACATGCCTCGAGTGTAAAGGACGCCAGCGACACCAAAGATAAGGTCGACGCGATGCCCTCGTTTATCAACTTCAAAGCCAGTGAATCCACTCCATCCGTGAAATGGACGAACGGTGCTCACAATACTAATGAAGAATAAGCCTCGCCCAATTAAGGCACCAGTTCCACAAATAGCTGACTGAGGATGCGTCTCATGGTGAGCGAGCAATGATTCTACGTGATTGGGCTCAAAGAAGACATCATCATCACAAGAAATAATGACCGTACCCGGATCCTTCTCTGAGATTAAAGCCCCATAGATTTTAGTTAATGGCCCATAATCAATTTCGGTTCTAACAACCGTACAAAGGGCGGCCAAATCCTCTGGCAGCGGTGGATACTCCTTGTTTAACCTTTTAGCCTTGAAGGGAAGGGTTAAATAGATGGCATCTAATTTATGGGTCTGCTCCTTCAGGGTCAAAATACTTCGTTTTAACACATCGTATCGGGACGGAATGGTGGTATATGTTGCCACCACGCGAATTGGCCGGGGTAACTCATCCATTTACAGATCAGAATATAATCTGTTAAGTACTAGAGTGAGACGGTATCTATTTATAACAGTATACATCGTAAACTAATACAGCACAAACATCGCAAAAAAATTCCTGATAAATAAATTACACAAACACAAAGACATGTCTGGCGATTACGTCTGGAAAGCGTTGTTGGCTGAATTTATCGGCACTTTCATCTTAGTTTTCATTGGCGCAAGCGCGGTGGCCTTGACTGTGGCTCAAGGAGGGAATCTTCTCGTTAGCGCATTTGCCTTCGGTCTCGCTCTTATGACTTTAATCTATATTTGGGGCTCATACTCAGGAGCTCACTTCAACCCGGCTGTTTCGTTTGGCTTTGCTGTTGCGGGCCAGATGAACTGGGGTCTCATGTTGGGCTACTGGGTTGCCCAATTGCTTGGTGCCATCGCGGCTGGTGCGCTCGTTGCTTACTTCTTCGGTACGGCGAGCGGAGCTGGTGCCTCGGTTGGCTCCCTCACCTTCTCGGATGTCTGGCGCGCGGTGCTTCTGGAGGCATTCTTGACCATGTTCTTGGTCTTTGCCTACCTCTTCATCTACCGCAATCCATTCCTCGCTATCATCTCCGGTATAGCGATTGGCCTTGTGCTCACTTTCACCTTCTTGGCTGGCGGTGCGCTCACAGGTGCTTCACTCAACCCGGCGCGTACGCTCGGTACCGCGATCTTCAGCAACAATATCGGGACGTGGTGGATCTACATCGTCGGTCCTCTCCTCGGTGCCTTGGTTGCGGCCTTGATCTACAAGCTGTTCGTCACCGACTTCAGCTGCTGCGATAAGGTCGACGAGTGCGGCAACCGCATCAAGGACGAGTGCGGCCGGGGCCTCAAGGAGTGCAAGAAACCGCTTGTTGATAATTGTGGCCGTGAGATTAAGGACTGCCACGGCAACGTGCAGTACAAGACTTACATCAAGCATGAGCGCGTCATCCACCACATGCAGGAGACTCCGTTGATGGCAATCGGTGAGTGGATGTCGGGCCACGGTTTCGATCCTCGCTACATTCGCCAAGAAGTGAGCGGCGAGATGGACAAGTACATGCCCGGTGGCGTCGTCGAGAATCCTCAAGCTGTAGTCGATGGTGCGATTTCGGCCTTCTCACCCAAGCCAGCGGGCTCCACAGTTCTGGTGTCGACCACTCCGGCAGTCGAGCGAGAGGTGGTTGTACCGGTCACGAGCGGAGCTTCCGAAGTATTCATAACTCCTCTGTCACAGCGCAGAGTTGTGAGTGAAGTTCCCGTTGTCATGTCTCCGACTGTTCTTTCACCTCAATCAACAATCGTAAGCGTAGCCCGACCCGCCACGGTTCAACCCGTCACGATCATGTCCACGCAACCAACTCAGGGCTTCGTCCCTACGTTGCAGGCAGCGACCATGGATGCCCTCCGTGTTCCTACGCTCTCGCCGATTGCTTGAAGGACTCAAAAATTGATATCTATATATGTAACCCGTTACATATATGAAATGGCTGCTATGGCTGGCATAGCTATCGCGTTGCCTGGTAATCCCACGCCGAATTCGAACTATTTAATCTCAGAGCAGATCATGTTCGGTCAGTATCCAACTAGCCCCGGCACCATATGTAATCCGATTGAAAATCTCATCAAGACAGGACGGAACGTTTTCGTGAATGTTACTTGTTCACATGAGCGGTGGAACGACTTCGATTATGTTCCTTATGTTACAGAACGCGTAGATGATCCGGTATTCGTCGAATATCCGATCACTGATGGGCGAGCGCCACAAGATCCAGAATCATTCAAGCAACTAATGATTCAACTCCATTCCCTGTTTAAAGAAGGAAAACGACTGTATATTCACTGCTTTGGTGGTCATGGCCGGTGTGCGGTTGTCACAGGCTGCCTCCTGATTCATTTAGGATACCAACCCGAAGAGACTCTGAAGTTACTTAAGGAGGCCCATGGTACGCGATCGAAGGGTGCCAGAGAAGTCTGCCCCCAGACTGCGGAACAAATCAGGTTCATTCAAGGATATAAGACATAATAAGTATGTGAAGCTTCACATATTTATTCCGACACTGACACCGCTCCAACGAGTTTCCTCCATCGGGTCATTAATGTTTCGAACTCCAGATTAGTGCACAAGAGATTAATCCGTGCCCCTTGTGTGGTTTTCAAAGCTAGAATTTTGTTTAACATTAAGATCGGTTGATTCATCGCGGCATCTTCAGGAGCTCGTAGATACAGATAGGAACCTCCACGATTCAAGACCGATGGGTCATTCAGGGCTAAAATTTGTTCCCATCGCAATCGCAAGGTTTCTCGAACGAAATCGCGAGCCATAAGGTCCATTTCATTGTTCATGATTAGTCGGATGGTTGTAAGATCTCCTGTGCTTGTTCGTTGAAGATTTGCTCTAATTGCCGGATTTTGAACAATGGCAATTTCTCCATTCACCGCGAGATGAGATCGTATTTCGAATAAATAATCCGATCCTACCACATAGGTAGTGGGAAATGCTTGCTGGGTCAGCTGCAGGTACGTAGCATTTAGGTTGGATCCCACGACAAGGAGAGAGGGATCGATTTCGATCTCATGAATGCGATGCAAGTATTTCACCGCAATTTCCACATCGGTCGTTGTAAAATCATAATCCGGCTGAATATTACTATCATACCAGTGATGCAATAATTTATCATCCTCCGTGTCTAAGGATATTGTGGCGTCATCAGAAATCGAATTTCTCCCCCGAGTCACGTACCAAACATAGACAATGGCGAGCACGGCAATGATAATAGCCCCAATCAGGAAGTAACTCATCTTTGCTGAAGCTACAATAAAAGTGTAATAGCTGTTACGAGCATAGAATAACAGTATTATCCTCAACTCCCACAATATTAATTATAGCCTAGGAAATATGGTAGAAGCGATCTGTTCCCCTAATAATATGGCCACCATAGTTACCGCTCTGTATGATATCGGTCGAGACAAACTCAGTGGTAGAGACGCCCATCGGCCCTTTTCACAATATTTGGCTTGGTTCAGATATCTTTTGGGCATAAATGCTCCGATGGTAATTTTCATTCCAGAAGGGCTCGTTTCTTTCATTAGTGAAAACCGACCTCCAAATTATGCCACCACCATAATTGTTCGAGAGTTTGAGGAGTTGGCGGCCTATCAATATCAAGATCGAATTCAGGCCGTTATCGACTCTATGCGACAAAATAATCCCCCAAGTTATTTCTTCGACTGTCCCGAATTTATTACCGCGAAATATCAGACTATTATTTTCTCCAAGTTTGATCTACTGAAAGAGGTGGCAGCTGAAAATCCTCATCAGTCGAAATATTTCATGTGGTTGGATGCTGGTACTTTCCGTCAAGACCTTCCCTTCGATATTACGATTCCTTGGCCAGACCCCTATAAAATCCAACTTTTGGGTGACAAATTCCTACTACCAAACTGGGGTGGTTTCAATATCAATGATAAATCCCCATTGAGTAACAAGAGAGGCTATTTGCGCCGACACCAGAATGAAATCTGCGCCTATATGCTGGGTGGAACCAAAGTGGCGGTGGATCGGACCCACGCATTCTTTTGGGATGAAGTTGATAATGCCCTAACTTTAGGTGTGATCAACAACGATCAGCACATTGTTCAACTTTTGGCCCTTGAACATCCAGAACATTATCATATTTGGTATCACACAAAGTATCAGTATCCCAAACTTCCAACTCCCTTACGAGATCGTATGATTCCGGCTGAACTAGCCCGGGGAACGTTTATTGGGGAGAATTATGGTGTGGATCCAGAAGTTAAGCTACTTACGATCGCAACTAAAGAAATTCCCGATCATGCATTCAGACGTTGGGAAGCCACAGCTCGGCATTATGGATACAATTATGAAGTTGTTGGACGTAACGAACCATGGAAAGGTTTTGGAACCAAAATCAGGCTGTACCATGAGCGATTGCAGACTGTGACTGAGCCGTACACGGTATTGACTGATTGCACCGATCTATTCTTGTGCGGTTCATCCACTGAACTAAAGGATAAATTTGTTCGTTTGGGCTTGAGAGTGATTGTGGGAGGTGAGATGGAGATGCATTACCCAGGAAACACTCATGACAAGACAGAACTACGAAATTTCTTTGACCAGATTCGGGAAAGTGCTCAGGCTTATCCTAATTCTGGGTTTATAATGGGAAAGACGGAGGATGTTGCTGCATTAATGGCTTTACATTTAGGATATTCTGATGATCAAGTACCTTGTTTCGATACTATCTATGATAATAAATTCCCCCTCCATGTTGACTATCATACTGTTCTAATTGGAAATGTTCCAAATTATAGGGATCCAAATAAGTCCACCAAGTACTTCGAATTCGATCAAAAATCAAAACGATATCGCAACGTCCATAGTGATGAGTTGCCAGTTGTATTACACTTCCCAGGTAAGAACTGGGGGCCGATGCAAGAATTCTTCATGAACACTCAACAGGATATTGTGACCAGTGCAAATCCTGCGTGTCCATCATCATGGGGCTTCATGATGGGCTCAGATCCGGCAAATTCAGGAATATGGATCTTCTTAGGAATGATATTACTTATAGCCATAATCGTCCTCCTTATCTGTCATTCTCTATACGCATAAGTGATATCTTGAAATATGTGCTAAACTAACACATATTTTCATAAATGGGGTGGACGTATCAGTCACGTATGGCTTATGGAATTACGGTAAATGCTTGGTCACATCCGGGACTTCGCGATCTACTTGGTCAATATCGAAGCGTGCTATCTTATGACGCAACAATGTCATTGCAAGGAACCGGAACCTTATTCGTTTATCTGACATCATCATACAAAGAGCTATGGAGTGATCACGGTACTTATGCCCACAGTTCCCCTAACACTGAAGGGGACGACTTTAATCCCCCTCGATATCCCATTATTCATAGAGTTGATTTGGAAACACTTCGACCCAAGAAGACCATGGATGAAATTATTGCTTTGCGAAAAGTAAGAGAATTTTGCAATATCACTGAACGAGGTGTTTGGATTCGACATTCCTATGTATCTTACTAGACCAATATGTCTGTTAAGTAATCACAGATATATCGGGTATTTATTTACCCATTTAGGAAATGAGTCATCACTGTCGACGATCATATCGGCAAGGTTGTCAATGTGATAGCTGCCGCCCTTGTCCAAGACCTTGCCCAGGACCTTGCCCAAGTCCATCTTGTATTTGTTGTGTACCAGGACCACCCGGACCGACAGGCCCAACTGGACTTAATGGTTCAACTGCGCCGACTGATGCAGGGGCCACCGGTCCAACTGGACCAACCGGGGCTGGAGTCACAGGACCAACCGGATTCGGATCAATCGGTCCGACCGGAACTACAGGACCGACTGGTGATCCTGGAGCTACTGGACCAACTGGGGCTGGAGTCACGGGACCTACCGGAGCTGGCGTAACTGGACCAACTGGGGCTGGATCGACCGGTCCGACAGGAGCTGGCGTAACTGGACCGACCGGAGTTGGATCAACTGGACCGACTGGCCCACCCGGAGCCGGTGTTATAGTGATTCTGGTCACTGGTGGAACCGCGACTATTAATTTGCCCCCGTCGACATCATACGTGATGGTCACTATTTGGGGTGCTGGAGGTGGTGGTGCTGGTGGTATTGCAAATGCTGGTGGCGGCGGTGGCGGCGCCGGTGGCGTGGCTGAAGATTTCCGACTGAGTACGGTTGGAGCTACTACCCTCACAGTAACTATCGGTGTAGGAGGTCAGGGTGGCGTCTCTGGATCGATTAGTCCTCCAGTCAACGTAACTTCTGGATCAACTGGTGGTTCCAGTTCAATCGTAACTAATGCGGCTATTCCCCTTTCAATCACAGTTGGAGGCGGTGGTGGCGGCAATGCTAATATTACGGGGGCTAGTGGTTGCGGAGGAGGCGGTGGTGGTTCGATTCCAAATTCTGGTAGTAGTGCGGTTGATTGGCACGGTGGAGCTGGCGGAATTCCTGGTACCGTAGGGTTTGCAACGGGTGCAAGTGGAGGTGATTGTGGTACTGGAGGTAATGTCGGTGAAGCTGGCGATGGTAGGGCTGGTGGTAACGCTAATTACGCCAACTTCATATATTTAACTATCGGCGGTGCCGGTGGTGGTGGTGGCGGTAGGAATGGGATAGGAGCGCTCGGTGGATCTAATTTCTTCTATAATGGTGGAGCGGCAGGGGGAGATGCCGGCGGTGGCGGTGGTGGTGGTGCCGGTTATCAAAGTAACGGTGGTGACGGGGGTCCACCATTTGGGGCCAATGGTGGAACTCCTCCTGATAATTCGGGAGCTGGCGGCGGCGGTGCTGGTGGTGACGGGTTTAATAGCGGTGGAAATGGTGGTAACGGCGGATCAGGTGGGGCTATCGTTGTGATCTTACCACCCATTATCATCATCTAAACATGTTCTGTAATGTCAGTCAAACGACGAACGTTATCGTGAACCAGTGGTGAATGCCAGTCTTGATATCACTCTTCACGCCTTGACATAAGGTAGCTGCCGAATGATGACAGTAAACTTATCTATGTGCACACATAGATAATAAGGATTTTTCTCATCCTAGAAATGAGTCATCATCATTCTCATCATCCGGATTGTCGTTGTGATAAGTGCGCACAATCCCAACCAGACTCCAAACATTCTCATCATGATCACAAGCCCCATCATCTGGGTTGCCGTTGTGATAATTGTTTTTCATCGCACCGGGACGCTAAGCCCCATCACCCAGGGTGTCGTTGCCATGATTGTATACAGATAAATCAATCGGTCCGATGCAACCTGTGTGTTTTATCAGGTGGAATGGGAGGCTGTACAGCTGATCCCGGTCCTCCTGGTCCTCCTGGTCCAGCCGGACCTGCCGGACCCGCCGGACCCGCTGGTACCCCTGGGTCTCCTGGTACTCCTGGGTCTCCCGGTACTCCTGGCGCTCCTGGTACTCCTGGGTCTCCTGGTATTCCTGGGTCTCCTGGCGCTCCTGGTACTCCAGGCGCTCCTGGTACTCCAGGCGCTCCTGGTACTCCAGGTACTCCTGGTGCTCCTGGCGCTCCTGGGTCTCCTGGCGCTCCTGGCGCTCCTGGTGCTCCCGGTGCTCCAGGGGCGCAGGGTGATCCTGGTGATCCCGGAGTAACTGGACCTACAGGGGCGGGTGATCCTGGTCCGCCCGGACCTACAGGACCTTCAGGGACAAATGGAGCAACCGGCGCAACTGGTGCGCCGGGCACTAATGGAGCCACTGGAGCCACTGGCGCAACGGGTGGAATTGGTGCGACCGGACCAACTGGACCGACTGGGCCAACTGGAGCCATCGGCCCAACCGGACCAACTGGACTAACTGGACCAACGGGACCAACTGGTGCTAGTGTAACTGGACCAACTGGACCGACTGGTGCTAGTGTAACAGGCCCCACTGGTGCTAGTGTAACAGGCCCCACTGGTGCTAGTGTAACTGGACCGACTGGTGCTAGTGTAACAGGCCCCACTGGCCCAAGCGGTGATGATGGTGATCCTGGACCGACTGGACCGACTGGTGCTAGTGTAACAGGCCCTACTGGCCCAAGCGGTGATGATGGTGATCCTGGGCCAACTGGGCCAACGGGACCTGGTGGAGGTCCGCCGGGTGCCACCGGCCCGACCGGTCCCAACGGAGGCCCACCAGGTCCCACTGGTTCAACCGGCCCTGGAGGTAATACTGGGGTAACTGGGCCGACCGGTAATAATGGCAACACCGGACCGACCGGTAATAACGGCAGTACTGGTCCGACTGGACCAACCGGACCGGCGGGTAATAATGGCAATACCGGACCGACCGGTAATAATGGCAATACCGGACCGACCGGTTCCAATGGCAACACCGGCCCAACGGGTTCCAACGGCAATACTGGACCGACGGGTTCCAATGGCAATACTGGGCCAACCGGTTCCAATGGCAACACCGGACCAACCGGCCCAACAGGCCCAACCGGTCCAACCGGTCCAACCGGTCCGACTGGCCCAGGTGGACCCACAGCTGGTGCATCTCAGTTGAGTTATTTTGGATCGCTAGATCCTGGGCCTACGCTCGTTGCAGGCACAACTGCTTTTGCCTTCTTCCTCGGATTCCCCGATCTTGTCATGATAAACATAGCCGGAATAACTGGAACGCCAACTGGGCCAATCGTATCCGGGGATGTCGGATTCCGAGCCTCCCGAAATGGAACACTGGACAATCTATACATCATGCTGGAACCTCTTAATACTAATCCTGGTCCTGTTTTCACGGGAATTATACTATTCGCCGAACTCGGCTTATATCGACAGGGAATAGCTACCGATAGTACCACTGTTTTCGCCACCAAAGTACCATTAACTAGTGGGACTCTTCGTGCAGAATTCGTCCAGACTGCTGCCACGGGAGCAGGATTCTCCTTTAATCCGCCACAGCTTATTCTTACTAATAGTAATATTACCCCAGGAGCTAAGCCAGTAGCAATCAATCAGGGCGATGTAGTTCTGCTGCTCATTCTCTTGGAATTCAGAGTGGATACAGATCGCCGAGCAATATTCCCATTCAATATATATGCCGGTATGACCTTCTCATAGCCTATGATATAATGTTCGTTACTCTACGAATATTATCACTACTGATTTTTTTTGTTGTTTAGGAAATGAGTCATCGTCACGCTTCGTGTAAATCATCGTGTGGACCACCGTGTTGCTTTATTCCGGGGCCTCCGGGCCGTGCCGGACCCACAGGTCCAACAGGTCCTAATGGCATTACCGGTCCTACAGGACCAGCTGGTGGAGGAACTGGAGCTGCCGGAGCTACCGGAGCTACTGGACCCACCGGACCTAGCGGATCTATTGGCCCAACAGGACCCACTGGCTTTGGAGCTATAGGACCTACAGGACCAACTGGGCCTACCGGTCCGACCGGACCTACTGGCTTTGGAGCTACAGGACCAACTGGACCAACTGGGCCTACAGGTCCGACTGGACCTACTGGCTTTGGAGCAACTGGACCCACAGGACCAACTGGTCCAACTGGACCTACCGGCCCGACCGGACCAACTGGATTCGGAGCCACTGGACCAACTGGACCTACCGGTCCGACCGGACCTACTGGCTTTGGAGCTACGGGACCTACAGGATCAACCGGACCAAGTGGACCTACCGGTCCAACCGGACCAACTGGATTCGGAGCCACTGGACCAACTGGACCAACTGGACCTACCGGTCCGACCGGACCGACCGGGCCAACTGGATTTGGCGCCACCGGAGTAACTGGACCAACTGGGCCGGGTGGAGGTCCCCCTGGTCCTACTGGACCTAGTGGACCCACTGGCCCAACTGGGCCAACTGGATTCGGAGCCACTGGACCAACTGGACCAACTGGACCTACTGGCTCGACTGGGCCAACTGGATTCGGAGCCGCTGGCCCGACCGGACCAACTGGCCCAACTGGACCTACTGGACCGACAGGGGCTGGAGCTACTGGACCGACAGGGGCTGGACCAACTGGCCCAACTGGACCTACTGGACCGACAGGGGCTGGAGCTACCGGTCCGACGGGACCAACTGGACCAACTGGCCCAACTGGAACTAATGGAGCTACCGGTCCGACGGGTGCTGGTGCGACTGGTCCGACTGGTCCTACTGGACCTACCGGTCCGACAGGTGCTGGTGCAACTGGCCCGACTGGACCAACCGGGGCTAGCGTAACTGGACCAACCGGAGCTGGCGTAACTGGACCAACTGGGCCTGGCGGGGGTCCGCCGGGTCCTACTGGACCAACTGGGACTATTCCTTGTGTTAATGAAGCTGATCTTGAGACCACCGATCTCATTCTGGTTCAGCGATGCCTTGAAGTCGGTACTGGAGCAACGGCTACCGGATTTTCTGGTCCCTTCTCTCCTGGAGATTGGGCGACCATCGATATCGTCACCATTACTGCGGCCACTGCCACTCTCGAAACCGAGATCAGTCCTGGTCCGCCAGTAGCCGAAATGACAGTTGTTGTCCCATGTGGTCAGTCAATAAGCTTCGATTATAGTGGAACTTTTGGTGTCGGCGCCGAGTTTGTTTATATCGTTGGTGGCGGAGCATTTCCAATAGTTCCACCGGGAGGACCAACCGGGCACATCGGACCAATTTCAGTCCCGGCAGGAGAGACATTTGGTTTCCTCCTAATCGGAGCGGACACAAATTCAACGGTAGACATATTTAACTTTACTTGGAATGAGTGTGTTTGTCTTGATTGTGTTACCTTTGGTGTTACCGCTGGCCAAATAGCTGCATTTGGTCCTACTGGTGCTCCCGGTGCAACTGGGCCGACTGGATCAACCGGTCCAGCTGGAACAGCAGGTGCAGCCATAATAACCTATTCTGGAGACGCAACGTTAGCTCTTACAGCCGGAAATAATGAAAACGATTTTACAGTTGGATTTCCTGGTCTTAGGATTCTATTCTCTTTTGGCACAGGCCCTGCCACTATTGGGAATATTGGCTTCCGCGCGCCACGTAGTGGCACATTGAGTAATTTATACTTTGTGATACAACCTGGCAGCGTGAACGGGGCTATCTTTACGTCTGCCACAATTCAAGCGAGCGCGTTCATATATACTCAAGGATCCGCCACCGATTCTACTACAACATTAGTACCACAAGGAGGTAATGCGGCAACAACATTATTTGCCGACTTTGATTATGCGGGGGCCCCGATCGCCATAGATCCACCGAATGTCATTGCTACAAATAGCAATATAACTCCAGGTTCTAGCCCAGCAACAATTAATCAAGGTGATATGGTATTACTACAATTGCATACGAACGTGACCACAAGTGCCTCTGTTAACTTCCCATTTAACTACTATGGCGGGATGACCTTCTCTTGAGGCATAAACCATTAAATCAATTCATATTCCTAATTCTAGGAATATCATCTCACTACGTCACTATGTTACCAAGCCCGCCAAAACAACCAAATCGACACGCACAACGCCAGAGTCAAAATTATGATAATCAGAATATGGCCACCAATAGTCTCATCAAAGGATACTGTTTGTGAATCCTTGAAGAGATTCCACTCTTTTACCTTGTTGATAGATCGACGGAATCGCTGCAAGAAGGCCAATTTGTCATATGAGATTTCATTCCCATCCAAACCGTCAATATCAGGATCATAGATTTTACGTTCATTTGTCACCGGAATCCCTGGGAAGACACGACGTTCAATGCCTCGCTTGCTTAAATAAGCTGACAACATGATATCATCATTGAAATAAACATCGGGATCCATGAGGGGATACTTCAATAGTCGATCATACAATTTCTTCGCCGAGGGAAAGAATTTTCGCTTATACAACACGGATGAGAACCCACATAGGGCGTCCACGGCTCGTCCTTGGATTCCGAGTTGGAATCCGGTTAATAGGTTCCAATTCCCGGAACAATTACTCACCGTACTATAGAATGGGAATCCGTATTTTAGGAGAATGCCACTGGATCCAATCGCGACCTCAGGATATTCCTTATGATATCGAAGCATGGTGCTGACTAAATCGGGAGAATAGACTACGTCATCATCAAAGGTAAAGATAATAGTGTTCAGGTCGGGTTCTCGAAGGAGCGCGCCGACTATTTTAGTAATCGGACCATAATCTTCATCACAGGGGACTACGGTACATAGATTCGTAATTTCCGGAGGAAGTTCAGGATACGGTTGCTTTAACCGTCGCGATTCCTGGGGAATCCCCAAGTAGATGGCATCCAAGGGATAATCCTGAGCCTGTAACGACTCTAAAGTTCGTAATAGTTTACGATATCGGCCGGGGATAGTTGTTAGGGAAGCTACCACACGCATACGAAAGCTGGTATCTTTGCTAATACGCGCGGAAAATGAGTTATTGCATTCATACTACATAATGGTGTTGCTTTAACACTTTGGCAAAGCCATGTATCTGTGCTGTAAACATACCCGACCGGACCTGGATGTTGATTTATATCCCACTGTACTAAATCCTGAGCTAGCCGGAGTGTGGTATCAATATTTGGAACGGATATTTCCCCCTGAACAATCTCGGACGTCTATGCTTTTTGGGGATCCTGGTCTTGTTTATCGGGTTACCTATCAAGAAACGACAACTGAACGGGAGGTAATGCCCTGGGACACTCTTCCCGCGATGCCTGAGCTCAAAGATCTAGTTTCGAAAATGACGGGACAGAAATATACTGTTTGCGCCGTACAATGTTATCCCAACGGTCGTATCGGAATTGCCCCACATCGAGACAAGGAAATGGTAGCGGGGACTCGTATTTCCGGGCTGTCAATAGGTGCTGAAAGGACTATCCAATTTACCCGATTAGGACATGAACCTGTCTCTCTTCGTTTACCGTCAGGAAGCTTATATGTAATGAATCCACCGACTAATCAGAAATGGTTGCATTCTATCATTAGAGAGGCACGAGTAAAGGATAAGAGGTATAGTTTCACCTTCCGGGATTATATCCCACAATAATTTCCCCTGGTCTCTAAATGGCGAAGCGTACTTGCTGCACTTCCTCCAACTCAAGTAAATCAAAGAAATGCTCAGATCTTAATCTCTCAGTGACAACCGAACTATTTCCATCCGGTCGCATCGGATACTTCTTCAAGACCCAGAACAATGGACCATTACTGGCCGTATCGGCTGACCTAGTAGTAATATTCAGTGGGGTTGCTGATCCGCCGACCCAAGCTGGCTGGAGCTTTCAAGGGAATTCAGCTAAATCTTCACTAGGAAATGTCACTGCTGGAAGTCCCCCGATCACTTCAGTCATCACTTTCAGAACTAATCAAAAATCCGACGTGATCGGATTTATTACCTCACAAACTCCTGATTGTGAGGTGGGGAATGGTTCGGCCGTATCATCATATATTCCAATGTAAATTATGTTGAGGACATAATTTTACCGACTTATAAATGTCACACTCTTCTTGCTGCGCACCGCCAAATAATTGCGGATTCAATCCCTCAGGGCCTGAGTTCTGTACGGATCTTCAAATCACGGCTTTCTTCCAAGGGAATGTTCCCATTAATGGATTTACCGGCTCCCTATATTTCATCCTAGTACAGAATAATGGTCCCATCACGGCGACTAATGTTGTCTATACTGCCACATTTACCGGGCAGTTCGCCGGTCACAATGGATTTACTCCGGCCACCGCCATGATAATCGATAAGACAATCCGAATTGCGGTCGGAACTATGCCGGTAGGCGCTGTCAACATGGACTTCATCTTTGTCCTTGAACCACCTAGTGGAGGATCAATCTTGGCCAACGTTATCTCAGCAACGCCGGATTGTAATTATGCCAACAATAGCTCCTCCGCCTCATCCAGTGGGGTAGGGGGCCAAGTATCGGCCAACATTTCAGCCATGATTCAAGCCAGGTTGCCGAATGTATTATCTTCAATGGTAGCTGAATTCACGCAACAGTAGATGATTGAGCATTGACAAAATTTTACTGTAATATAAATGTCGCGACATTGCAATTGTAATCAGCGTTCGCAGTCATGTGTCTGCAGGACTCCACGATTCAAGGTAGTTCCCTTAGTACCTCCAGCCCCTCCAACCACTAATCTCGTCCTTTCTACTGACGTAACAACCCCTGGTGGCGTCATCGCCATCTACACATTTACACTCACGAATAATGGCCCCCTTGATGCTCAAAATGTTGTTCTTACCGTGACATTTGCCGGTAGTCTTTCCTCATTCTCTGGCGGGAGTGTGAGCGGGAATGTGGCCACACTAAATATAGGCACCTTCGCATCTGGACTTAGTGATGTAGTTGGAACAATGATCTTTGTACCCGCAGCCTCAAGCGTAGTTAGCACGGTGACCTCGACTACTCCTGTTTCTCCGGCTAATAGTCTGGTCAATTTCAATTCTGCTTAAGCTTCACGACCATATGTGATATCATCACACATGTCAAGAGTTACCAGCTAATTTCACCAATTCCTCCAACATCGCTCGGCATTCAGGATCAGTAAGCTTCGAAACATCTAAGTCGTATAATTTACTCGCAATCAAATCCTTAGGATCACAGACTACTGATTCCATCCCATCATATTCATCAATTCGATAGCAATCGGCATATTCAATGGGAACTTGAGCCACTCTGAGATACGTGGCGAAGCTTCGGGCCTGATCACCCAATTGCTGCACTGCCTCGGCTAAGATAGGGTCATCCCGAGCTGGATGGGGGGCCGGATCGACACCTGCGGCTATACATTTCTGAATATACAATCTAGCTACTTTCTTTGGGATATCATAACCGCCATAACAAACATTATAGACTACCGGAAAGGTCGCCATGATTTCCAATATATTTACCCGATTCCATAGTTAATCACTTGTATAATTGAATTCACAGTGAGTAATATTATATAATGGCAGCCAAAGCCAAACGATGGCCATCTACGTGAATCGTATCGTCAAGGTAGCACAACCCTTGCCACCAGCACCGGAGGGAGCGTTAAACTTAAATTGCCTGAATTTCTTCACCAACAACGTTATGTATGATATTCCTTTGTATGAAATCACACCATACTATTTGAAGGATGCTGAGGGACATATTTTCGAGAATGTGTGGCAATTCAGCAAGGTGTACGAGAAAGTGGATGCTCAACATGAAGTAAAGGCGCACAAGGTAATCTGGTCCCATCCAGCTGAGACTCATATGGCGAGTGGTCAATTAACCCAACAATTCTGGGCTTGGCGAAAGAAAGGCTGGAATAATCCCTTCGCGGTTCGTTATCCGAATGGATTCTACGGACGCCATCGCTGTTTGTGTGCAATGTGGTATGAGAATGGAGCTTGGACCAGTCTTCCTTATGTTCCCGCTCGTAAGAAGATCTATTGTCAAGTTTACGCCAACTTAGTCCAAGGAACTGAGGCTTACAAGCGATTGAAAGAGCTCCATGATCAGGGTCAAGCCCTGCAAATCTGTGAGATGGATGTGCGCCCGGGATTGATCACCGAGGAAGTTCTGCGCAAGGAACTAAATAATGATAAGGAACCGTTTGGCCACGGATACGTACTGGCGGCTTGTCTCCTGGGGTTAACGCATATCTTCAATGAGTAAACGAAACTCGCTTCGTCGTGAAACATATATCAAATGACATATGTTTTAACTGTCTTGGATCTCATCCTGTTGCATATCATCATATCCTAAAAGCCGATTATATCCTACATCCCATTCTGACTCTTGAGGGGGTCTAAGTTCGAGTGGCTCACTGAATTCGGGACGAAGGAAATCATTCGGAGAAATGTTGTCATACACTTCAATGAATTTGGGATGAAGTGCAGTACTGTCACTAAGCTCAATAAAATAAGCATGGAGAACGCCACTTCCCACATAGGTTTCGGTGGGCTCAGAGTAGAGTAAGTCCCTATGCCGATAGAGTTCAATGATTCGGGATCGAGGTAACCCGCCCCATATTCGTCCTATATTCAAGGTAGTGGCATCTTGTAGATTAACTCGTTCGGGGTCGGCGATCTCAGAATAAGGAACCCATTCAGGAAGTCGATCGTATTGATCGCCTTGGCGATTGAATAACAACCATTCCTGGCTAATACCATAATTGGGATCGGTATCGTAATCAGGATCCCGCCAATCCGCCAAATATCGGGTTAACTTATTGGTCTGTGGATTTACTCGATAGACAATGGCGGGCAGAGATTTCATCTTGGGGACGCTATCGATCACTTGCAAGGTTTGAGCATCATTATTTGCTTCGGATGAGATATTGGGTGGACCTACATCAATCATCTCCGTGGGATCATATTTAGGAGTATCGGGAAGCGGAATTAATCCCGGTGGTAGAGATGGTCTGATTACGGGAATCGAAGTGACTTGCGGTCGAGTCTGAACTAAAATGGGAATAGAGGGTTTAACTATGGCCTGTCTAGGAATACTGGGCAAACTAATCGGCACTTTAGGGACCGAAGGGAAGCTAGGCATATACAGGCCAGGAGGTAATACTGGCATCAGCGGGGAAGCTAACATTTATAGGATGATAAAAAGTCCAGAATGGTAGTTCGCAGAGATATCATTCTCTGTCTGAACAATGTTAATCACTCATTCGATCCCATATCGAATGAATGTCCCGTCATGAAACGTAACGTTGTTAACATAAGTAACCCACCAACCTAAGCCTGACTCGGGTTAGGTTCCTCAGCTGACGAATCGTCTAGTGGTTCGGATGTAACATTATCCACAGTCTCATGATCGATATCTGAATCGGGAGCCGACCATGTCTCCGTCTCCGAATTCGGTTCATCGTCTGCCGGCAAATCAATCATCGCTCCTTCTTCATAGAGATCCGCATGAATATCGTCCACATCATCTACTACTGAAATCTCATCTGATTCTGGTGGAGAGTCATCTTCCTCTTCGGACTCTTCCGGGAATTCCTCCGGGGCAGGTAACTCCTCCTCTTCAGGATGATGGGTTCTAACTGATTGCATTATGGCGTCTCCGTTCTCGGTCGTGATAGTCTCTTCAACTGTTTGCCAAGTTCGTCCGGTTAGTCGGTCCATAACTTCTGGTAAAGTCAAAGCATCTTTGAGAGTGATCGCATTTAATTCATTGTGCAACATATCAACATAGTGGCCATCCCCGCCCCCAACATTAAAAATGAAAAATTTCCCCGGAGTATCTTTGACTTCAGCTAGAATCTCATATAATCCCATCCCCTGATAACGATATAGTTTTGGCACGATTAGAGGATTCTCTCCACATTCATGTATACAGCGAACATCAGCGGGACTGAACCCATAACGTCCATTCAATTGCTCACACATTTGTTTGTCATTAATATCCCTCTAGACGGGCTTAGACAAGCTTAGACAGGCTTAGACAATCTTAGACACATGTGGGTTACATGTGTTTTTTGAATACCAGTGAATCAATCTTGTAGTATAAGACGAAGATCCACATTTAGATCACGTTAATACGATCTAAGTGCAGCAACAACAGTCGTTCGGGATGAACTGAAGCTCGGCCAGACCCGCTACTTCGAGTAGCTCCTTGGGGACGAGCTCCTTGAACTTCTGAGCCGCCTCGTTAAACTTGGCTAGATAAGGGACTTCAACACCCGTCCACCGAGTCAGTTCAATCGTGCCGATGGTGACGCAGATGCACACCAGAGAGCGTTTGTGCGGGAACTCGCCGTCGTCATCACTCTCAGTTGCCTCTTCTGATTTCAGCCGCGCGGCATACTCCTGGGAAGGAATCTTGGGAAGTAGAACTATCTCCGGAAGGGGTACCTGAACAGGGTCACGCACCAGCTCGATCTTCGGCTTCTTCTCGAGTTCGGCCCGAATGCTCGGTGGCAGTCGATCAGGATGATGTTTCTCCAGATTATCGACCCAGCTGTGATGCCACGCGCGAACATAAGAGAGGCCGTTCGGTCCCTCGAACTCATCAATGCAGTAGAGTTCGTCCTCTGGCTGTACGTAACCCAACTTGCGCAGATCACCAACTGTCACCAGGACGCCATAGACAATGTCAATCTGAGTATGTACCATGATTGCAACTGAGGTATAATCATAGCAATCTAATTAAACATCAATTATTAATTGACGTTTCGTTTTTTATCATAGTAAAGTGAGCTGGTGGGCAGCTTCGGTCAGAGTGTAAAAATCACCGGGTATATACTCAGTTGGGCGGGGTGTCGGTCCAATTCCGACGTTGGCGTTTAGTAGTATCTCAATGTTCTGCCCGGTAGTGGGTTCCGCTTGCATTGCCTGGAGGCCAATGAGAGCGCCCACCAGAGCACCAGCAATACAGCCATTAGTATCGGTATCTGAGCCCGGCTGCGAGGCAATCACCCATTCCATGGCCGCAGCATAGTTGCGGAAAGAAGTGAGGGCCATCATCGCGCACCATAGTGCATGCAGGCACCAACCTCGATTCTCAACAATGTCCCTGGGTTGCCGCTGCTCTACTTGGGCCATCACTGCCCTTACTTCTGGAGTTTGAGCCAAAGTTTTGACGGTATTAAAGATAGCTGGCCCATCCTGTCCTTGTAGCGCCAAACGCAGAGCCGTAATGTAGACCAAATTGCAATCTACTACAATCGGGGTCGGATTCGTAATGTTCACATCCTGTACTACTGGGCCATTGTCCCAGAGTAGTGCCAGCGGAGAGCATCTCATCATAGCACCATTTGATTGGGACACGCCTGCAGCAATTGCTTTGGCCAAACGTCCTTGGTAACCACGTAATGTAGTTACTCCCTTCAAGAGGGCCCGAGTGTTCTTTCCCATCATCCAACCGCCAGAGTTGGCCCAGCGAAGATACGCCATAACAACATGCTCTCGGTTATAACCCTGGTCCTGAACCATTTGCCGGAGCAAAGCGAGACACATTTCGCCGTCGTCTGAATTTTGACCAATTGCGAGCTCCTTGCGTCCCTGAAATTGAGTATTCATACCAGCCTTGTATTGTAACAGTCCTGTATAAGGAAGCTTCTTATTAAATTCATGCGGTGCTCCTAAGGAATCTCCCAAAAAGGCTCCCATGAACATCCCTCTAATCTTGTCAAGTGTTATTGTTGGTCTGGTGGTCATTTCTAATGACGACTTATTTTATTACATATTTATAACATCAAATTTATATTGCTCACGGTTAAGGTTCATAGTGCCTACGCATCATTTCAGGGACACACATAATTGACCGAAATGATATAATCACTATAGTTAATGAGCAAATGTCTTCCCAGATTGGAGATTCGCCACTCAATATGATCAGGACCGATACCTCAGTTGAAAGATGGGTATCATTAGACTTCATCGGATTTTCGAACTACCAAATATCTAATATGGGCAGGTTAATAAATAAAACTACATTACGATTCTTGGATGGGTCTATCAAGAAAGATGGATACAAAAGAGTGCACTTATCTCAGGGCGGTAACTCGAAAATATTTCTTCTTCATAGATTAGTCGCGATGGCATTTATTCCCAATCCAACCCCTGATTTATTTACAGTAGATCACATAGATAGAAATCGTGCTAATAATGATTTATCCAATTTAAGATGGGCTACTCGCCAAACTCAGGGGCTGAATCAATCAAATAGTGAGCGTAAGGGGTCCCGACGATCTGTATATCAATACGATATACAAGGAAATTTTATCGCTAAATGGGATAATTCTGAAGACATAGAAAAAGCGAGAATATGTACTATATCACAGCTGTTCAAAGCATGTAAAGAAGAAGGAAAACTAGCTGGTGGATTTACATGGGAATATGCTGATATGGAGGATCTTGAAGGTGAAGAATGGAGACCGATACCCTACGAAGAATTTGCACCCTTATTTGCTTCTAATAAAGGACGAATAAAACGAGCTAATGGAAAAATTACTGATGGAACTATCCATAATGGATATCGAACTGTTTCATCCAAAGTATTGGCTACAGGGAAACAAAAATCTATAAGAGTTCATAGATTAGTCATTGGAGCCTTTCAGGGAAGAAAAGATGACTTGCAAGTTAATCATAAGGATGGAAATCCTGATAATAATTGCATAGAAAATCTTGAATATGTCACACAACAACAAAATGTTATGCATGCTATCGAAACAGGACTTAAACCATTAGATAAAGTCAAAACCAGAGCTGTGATAGCAATAAATGCAGATGGATCAGAGACCCGGTATGAGAGTATGAAGAGAGCAGCAATTGAAACTGGAGTTGATTCAAGTGAAATTTCAAGGGTATGTTCGGGAGTACGTAATACTGCCAAGGGCTTGAAATGGCGTTATGCCATAGATATATCGGAACATCTACTATAATCACATCAATTAATGATACGATTGAATTTTGCGGTGCGAGAAGTTTAACATTTACTCCCTGAAGCTAGCAGCACGTAGTATTATAGCTCCGGTTACATAGGAGTTTGCCTCTATAATATGATTGCATGTCCGCACAAAAGCTTGAACTAAATCAGCAAGCTCTTCGATTGACCATCTATTTAATCCATCGTCAGAATCGCGGATTATTATTTTAATCGTGTCATTCTTTGCTGAAGGAAGTTTGCGATCAGTATATTCGTCAAATCTTACCTGTTTATCCGTTTTATTATTATCTCCTCCGAGACCTCCTTCGATCCGATTTAATTCGGGTAAACTTCTGTTCGAGTTCAATTCACAATATCCTCGCCAAAGATCAAGAATATTTTCTTCATCAATCGGATATCTAAGAATTCGTTTCCATATATCAGTTGGGATAGGATGGGCATCTGCATCGAGCTCAAACTGAAGAAAAACTTCATGATGGACTCCTGTGAAATCCATTTTAGCAATTTTGACTATTCTTTTGAGTCATATTCCAATTATATCGAATATTTTCAATTTGATATCATGATCAGATTATTCTTAACATATCTCACATAGATACATTAATCACTTCCCTGCCCAATTGCAAGCTCCTTTGTGCCTTGGAATTGGGTATTCATCTTAGCACTGTATTGTAAGATGCCAGTGTAGGGATCTTTTCGTTTGCGGAATTCATGCGGTGCTCCCAGGGCGTCTCCAAGGAAGGCCCCCATAAACATACCGCGCACACGGTCAAGTGAGATATTAGGACGCATTACGGCTATTTGGGAGTCGTTAAGAAACTAATAATATATTCAATTATATTATTTTCAACTAAAGCAAATGACTGCTGTGGGCCTAATCAGACGCTTTCGGCAAATTGCTACTTCACCACGGCGTGAGGATAAAGCTCAAGTCTATATGATTCCACCTGGTGCCTTGCCAGAGCGAGAGGGATATGATCCATTTGAATATGATGTTTGGGAGGATATTATTGCCGAGCTCGAACTTAATATTTTGTGGTATTGTCGATATAAAGGACCTCCCATCAGACGAGGTGATATTATTATGATTGAAGCTCGCCTTAATCAAGAAGGAGCTCAAGGAGGGCAAGATGTAGGGAAACTCGCCTTTGATGGACAACATGTCATTCGCTGGGAATCAATGGGAGATGATATGAGGTTTCTACCCGAAACATTTCAAGTCATTGGCGAGTTTCCCCTTCAATATTGGTCTGATGTTTTCGATGATTCTGATGAAATGTATGTCCCCTTTGATTTCGAGGAGAGACTGCCCAACATTCCTCTGACCAATATTGTTACTCTCCAAACAAAACGAGGACCAATGAGGGTGCTACCTATTCATGATCAGCGAGGTCACTCCTATTATATCATTTGGCACCATCCTGGAACTTTTGGTGATGTCGAAGAATTATTTAATCAACTGAGATATTTTGGTACTCTAGATGCTACTTTTTCCCATAGTGGTTATCATGGTCTGAATCAAGTGATTCAAGGACTCACACTGGAAAATACGCTGGTGGTGCCAAATATCATTATTCCCATTGGAGATATAATTTATGATCGCTGATATGTTTCCTCCCAAGGAAACATATTCAAGTTAAAAATTCACGAGAGGATAAGAGTGCGGCTGTAAACTGCACCCTGTGCGGAACCGAATAGATACCGAAGGATCAAGAACTTGGGTGCGCAATTAGCGAGAACTTGCACCGTCAAACTGGCCCCGGGAGCCAAGGGCGTATTGAGGGAAAGTATCTTCTCGACAATGGTGAACGGGCTGCCAATGGGGACGGCAAGTGTTGGCTCACAATCAGGGAAGAGCGCGCCCAAATCAGTGCTAAAATCGGTTATCTCAAGCGGCCCGATATTACGAAGAGTGAGAGTGAGGGTGCTAGTGCTATCGGTGGTGACACTTCCAGTCACAAGGATGTTGGGAAGAATCGCATGAACACTAGTCACGACGACACGGCTCAAACGCTCGCCGGCCTTGAAGTTATCAGGCACATCAGTGGCCACGCCACGAGCCACATAGGCCGCGCTAGTGATGCTGTCCGTCGCCAAATCGTCAGCTGATACGATATGCTGGGCAACTACGGTCAATGTCTCGCCAGGCTCAACGGCATTATCGCTCAAGAGAACAGTGCCAAAGAGTGAAGAGACAATTACCAATGGCCCAGCTACCGCAGCGGGACTAATGTTAGTCGCCTTGAGCACGAATGTGAGCTCTTCCCCGATGCGACTGACCTCACGAGGCTCGACCGATTGGTCGAGAAAGAACTGCTCACAGCTGAGATTGCAGACCGAGCTGCCGCCATCATCGCCAGTGCCTCCGGTGCCGCCTGTCCCACCACCGCCACCGCCACCACCATTCTGGTTACCATTCCCGATTCCGACTCCATTCCCGACGTTGGATCCATTGCAATTGACTGTAAAGATGATACGTTGGCACTTGCCTTTGCTCTTGCGCTCTTGCTTGGTTGTGTCTGACATTTATATACTGGGAAATAATTATGCGTGAAATTCACCCGTAATTAGTTAATCACTGCGGATATGCATCCGTGATCAAGTCCCGCATATCATCTGTGTGGAGATATTGACGGATTGGCTCAACGACGTCACACATCAAGGTAGTAATCACCGACTTCACCTGTTGCGAGGTAACTGCGCCCTGAACAAAGTAACTCTGTAGCGTATGATAATTAACATATTCATGCGGCCCATAATTGTCAGTAATAATGACCTTGCCATGAAGAGGGAAAAAGACACATCTCAGTAGTTTCATAAGTCCACAATCCACATCCTTGTCGATACAGAAAGCTCGTTCGATTTTCGTCCTGATCTCATCATCCGTATCGAGAAATGAAATCTTACTGGGATTTCTTCCATCGCTGCATGACATCTTTCCCGTTTTGCTTAAAGAAATAATTGGAGTCATCAGATAGGTGATCTTCCCTGATTGCCGGGGCTCACCCTCGATTTTATCCCAATCTCGAGAGAAATGGAAGATTTGTCGCTGTTCAAGGCCACCTAGTTCGAAATCAACTTGACGCCCGAAGGTCGCTTGCCCAACATAATTCTCGTCAACAGCTTGCATAACCGGGTATAGAGCACTTCCTAATTTAGTGTCCTTACTTTGCTTGACTACTTCGGTGCCCGCCTTCTTAGCCGCACTGATGGTGACGCGACTGGACAGTTCTAAAATATCGGCCAAATATACTCCCGTATATTGAAATTCAGAGCCCCGGACGAACTTAATGCGATTCATGTCGGCGCCTAGCACCTCAAGAATCTTTGTTAATACGAGTTGATAGTACTGGCTGCGAAAATCAGCTAATCTGGCTGGAGTCTTTCTCTCATCCAAGAGAGCATGTAAGTCGGCCAACATGATGGCGATATTGCAACCAGCCAGTGTTAAATCTCGAACCTTCATACAGGGGACTAAATATCCAGTATGAATTTGGCCAGTGGGAGCGAACCCAATATACCCGATTAATTGGGTACCGGCAGCCAATTTCTCCTGTAAGGATTCACGTTCGATAATCTCCTCAAGGTTACGAAAGATAAGGTCAATGGCCTGATTCTTGTTGGTCTCACCCATTTGCCAATAATGCCTTTACGGTAAACAGATACTACCCTATAGTACCTAGTCAGTTTTTTAATCATCTTTCGGGAATGAACCTATCTGTGACGATCTCATCGGTGCTCAGCTAGCTTGCTAAAACATTGTTCGTCGTCCTCGTCTTATGTTCTGCCCCATATTCCGTCTAACTCGCTCTGGTGGCATTACAGTGCTGTCATAGGTCCAAGCAGGGCGCGGTTTAACTTTTTGCACTCTGACAGGCTTGGTGGGCTTGGCGGGCTCAGCGGGTTTAGGAACTACAGTTATACTCGAATCGTTGCCCATGTGTCAGTATGACTTTTCGATACCTTTATGGGAGACAGATATTGTGGGATCGTATCTAGTCAATTTCATATACCTGACGCCATCTCTATGGCCAACGCTTCCCTGGAAGCCACTATTTCCTTGGTGGCCAGTGCTTCCCCGGAGGCCGCTGCCGCCCTGACTGCTGTCGCTGTTTAGCTTTGACAGCTTTTGCCGGCTTAGCGGGTTTACCCCAGTTGTTGTCCCGTCGATCCCCAACCTGAGAGGAGTGTAGCCTCAAATATTGATCGACATCTTTGGCCCCACGGCCCTTCAAGCCCTTCTCCTTAATGTATGCATAGAGGTTCTGATCACCCATCGAGAGATTGCAATGCCTGCAGCATGGGCGAAGGTTCTCCACCCTGGTTTCGCCTCCTTTTGCTTCAGCGACAACGTGGGCACAATGCCAGCCAGCATGATATCGCCCAATCTGAGCGCCACAGCAATAGCAGGCCCCGATATTGTTCTCCCCGTGGTACTCGACCCACACAAAGTTGCGCATGGTTCGAGGAATCGGCTCCCTCTCGTGATGAGCCGGTGGACTTGTCGTGGGTGAACTTGGTAAGGCTGGCCCAGTGTAATGTTCATAGAAACTGGGGTCAGGAACTACTGGCGTCCCAATGTGGGCTGGTATCATATCTGGCATCACCGCGATCACCCTAGTAGGTTCCTTAGTCGAGCTACTACCCATAGTGTTGTAAGTATAAGTACTTATAACATGTGAGCCCTGAATATGTGAATTTTTATAACAGTTTTCTAATATCAATGTTATATTCAAGGCTTTTCTATGCCTGAACGCGGGTGCTCAGGCAACCGGCGCCGCCTCCACCACCTCCTCCTTCTTCTCTTCCTCCTTCTTCTCTTCCTCCTTCTTCTCCTCGACCTTCACTTCAACGGTCGGCGCAACCTTTTTCTCCTCCACGGGCGGACGGAGGTGGTCCGGCAGCTCGACGTCAATCTCGAGATGACGCGCGCGGAACCACGGGGCCTTCACCACGGCCTTCGTGCTGGAAGCGTTGAAACGCTTGGCCAGCTCGGCGGCGACCTCGGCGCTGACGCAGCCAGAGTAAATATAGAATTTAGTTTGAAGCGGGGCATCCTTGATCTTCTGCGTCAACTCCGCCTTGGCGGCGTCGAAATGAAGCTTAAAAGTCTCCTCACGGGTAGAAGTTGCGACAGTGAAAAGGTTTTCCATGTTGGTGTCTGGTATTTGTATACCATAGTAAAATTTTATGCCATATTATTCATTTATTTACTTGTATAACAAATGAATATTCACGTTCGTTTTGTCGTTTACGAGGAAGAACCTCGACCATACGAGAGACTTCGTCGTGAATTGTTTCAATGGGAGAAAACGTTCTCTAGTCCGACTGAAGATGAAGCCATTCTTGAGCAAGCATTGGGTTATATCCTCGCATTGTATTTAGTCAAACCCATGACGGCAAGTATCTTGGTCGATGGCAATGGTTTCGGTCTAGACGCGAGAATGGTTTACCGAAATGTGCTGCAGTTCCCGCCACTTCGTCAACGACTAGTTGGTGTTGGCGTAAATCCACCTCGATTGACTGATACCCTTCCGGTATATGCAGAACGGGAGCACTTTGATCGTTTTGAGAAGACCGATCGACAATATGCCTTAGTGACCCCAATTCGGGTCGATGATCGACCCGCGTATGTAATCCAGTTTAATAACCTTGAATTCCTTCAAGGCTTTATTTCAATACTGGAAGCTTTTCATGCGCCACTGGTTTGGCATATCGTCACTATTTATGGCCCAGGATTGGCCCAATACACTATTCGGCAATAAGTTTCCGAAGTTCCCAAGAACTAAACAATAGTTAACGCTAATGTATTTAGCTGTAAATACGTTGTACGCCTAGAAATAAACACAATCCCCTATAAATAGCTTTAGCAGAATGTCTTATTTTACTGACTATGTCCAGGGGCAATATGTCTATACCCGGGGTGGCATCGAATATAGTATCGATAGCGGCATGCTGAATTCACTCTTCAAATCTCATGGTTATTATGCCGATCCTGGAGATCGCTCGGGCAACATTCTTTCGAATGAGAGTTTGGAGCGATTACGGGGCTTGGCTAAGACCAATAATGATATGGTTCTGTCGGGGACGATTGCTTCGCTCACAAAAGGAAAAGCTCCATCCCCACGAATGACGAATGATGGTATCACTCATGAAACCACCTTGAGCGAGAAGCACCGTTATGATCACTTGGGAGCTGACAGCAAAGCTCATATTCTAGCCATGCTCAAGGTGATCCTAGAAATCGGACTATACCTTGGTGGTTGGAAGGGAAGTACTGAACCCTATATTACCGCATTGCGAACGAATTATGATGTAGTTCGGATGGAACTCAAAGTAAGTCCTCTTATTCAAGGATTATATTCTAATCCGCATTATGCTTTGGTGAAAAATTTCCCCATCGTTCGATATCACCAGGGATTAAGTAGTACCATCAATCTCGCTAAACCTTCTATTATTGATGCCTCATTAAACGTAGATCGCTGTCTAAATGGGATTCTGTTCGGATTATCTGATAATCCCCAAACAACGGCTTCACATCTTATCGCTACGGCCTATTATTATATCACCACGGTCTGTAACCTATCATTGCCCATGGTCGAACCATTGATCGGTTCATTAGCCCAAGTACAGTGACGTGATGGTGAGATTATTCTCAGTATCACAAATGGGCGATGGGCAGAATGAATACTTTGAATCTATGGTGACTTTCTCAGATTTGTCACATGAGGGAATGGTAACCACGGCCGAATTACCATTATATCCATACGGATTCAATCCTAATCTGTATCAGGATCAACAGAATATAGGGTTCACCATTCCACGCAATATTCTGCGTGTTATCCCGGAATCTCATGTGGAAAAAGCTCATGACATTTCTGTGCCCTATTACATGCCACGCTGGAAATATTTTGAATTCACACCTTCTCAGCAGCGAGAATTCATTAAACAAAAATTTTCCGATCGTATGAGTCTTTATCGTGAATGTTCGAGTGAAGACGAACAAACGATTCTTTTCATTTGTCTCTGGCTCTATGTGAATGGAGGGATCTATATCGGGCCAACTTATGAATTGTTGAAATCATTAGAATCGATTCTGGATAATATTCCTTCATCCGAACTTTATTTTACCCTTGATGCCGAACGTTACATTTCACCGGAATTTCTTGGTACTCAACCTTTTTGTAAGTTCTGGCTGGAAGTAATCGAGCTTATGGATACGAAGTCCACGAAGCACACAGAAATTAGGCAACTGTTGACTGAGGCTTCCGAGTCAACATCATGTCATTTTGAGATGATATCTCGCCCGCAGTTAAATCCCTATAATGCTTGTGACACTGAATACACTAAGGATTCGTATCTATGTCCAATAAATCGGGATCGAGATTTTATTGGACAGATGGTCTGCAAGACTGGAATAGGACGAGAGGTTCTCTATATTACCGGGGCGATTATGTTGCTCATCGCGCTGATGATCGTTCTAGCCCTTGTCACTAATTAATTCGAATATTGTCATTCAACTAATATGTATGATTCATACACATTAAATGAGGCTTACTTTGTCAGGATCTACCTTGATTCCTGATAATTCACAAGGATAGGCAATGTCATAGCCCTGGAAGAAAGCAACGCTCTTAATAACGATTCCATGCGTGATATACCAGATCGGTTGACTCGACTGGCTTACCCTACACTCCCGGGTGAAATGTACGTGCCGTTTTACCCGAGTGCTGTATTGCTTCCACTGCTCTGGGGGAATTGGATTATAGGATAGCGTTTCTGGCCGCAAACATCGACTTAGATCTATTCCTCGGTGATGGCCAAGATACTCACCAATCGAAGAATCACAAGTAATCTGGATTGAACAATCGTTCACTTCAGCAATTACTTCACAGGCGATTTGCGCTGTTTCTCGAGCCCTAAGATAAGGAGATGAAATTATTCGTGAAGGAATTCCATGAACTCGTATCAACTCTCTAAATTTGTTTCGGGCAGCTTCTCTTCCTTTCTCTGTTAATTCAGGATCCAAGGCAAATTCCTTAGCGTCGCCATTGCGGTATGCCTTCTGTGCATGTCTAATGTATAACATCGGGGGACGATATCTATTTTAGTATGTTGATATATCTGTACGGAAATCGGTATATATATATGTATTCACATATGTAGTTAGGCTCTAAATAAACAGGCCCCTCTGTAAAAGGTGGTATCATGGCTGAGAAATCACACATAGTGTCCGCTCTGGCACAACTGTCAACATTACAAGCTGGACAAACAATTTCAGTTGGTAAGAGTGGCAATGTGACCATCAGTAAGCATCGAACTTGGGGAGAAATGGTTGGATACAGAAATACGGATCATCGCAAACAGGCCCTTGCATACATCAGAGGGATTTTCACTCAGGCTTTAACTCTGCTTCGAACCAATCCCTCGGATGATTTAATGAACAGTTTTGAGCCCGCACTAAAAGGGGTTATCACTCTAAAGGAAACTTATAAGGGCGATTTTTATACGATTGCCGAAATTGACCGAATTATCGATTTAACGAAGCGAGAATTGGCTCAAGTTCTCCAGCAATTACTAATGAACCCAGTCGAACAAAATAAGCCTGAAGTTAATGATCAAATATGCTCCGAAATTATCGACGAATTACATTCCCTAACTAGTGTGGTAGAACCGGCAACGGATGAGGTGGCCGAGCCGAAAAAATTTCGTTCCGATCAGGATGATGAGGGAAGGATCCCATCAGAAGATGCACCCACTCCTGACGCGATGGTCCCGCCATCAGATCGAGCAAGCTATTCTGAGTCGACTGAACCTCAGATCTCAGGAATTACTTTGGTCGGTGGCCGAGAAAGCGGCATTTGCCGCCCTTCTGATGATTCTGTTTGTGTAACACCAGCAGAGCCATCCCCTCCCGATATCGGGAATTTGATTAAAGTTGCTTCTGATGAAACAGTTCAGGTAGTCCTAGCGGCCTCCGATGAAATAAAACATCAGATTGATGGTCTCTCAAAAAGCCAGTCGGACCTAACCGAGGGTCGCGATGATGAACCGATTCTGAGTGCTCGAACAGAAACTATTGTGAGATTAGAAGCTGAATCACGAAAATTTATAAAAAATAACGATTCCTCCAAAGACACCGTTACGCATGTCAACAGAACAAGTTCAGCCACCGACTCTTTCATTCACGAACATGTCATCACTGATGAGCACATCGTTATTTATGTGGGGGAGACCGTATTGCCGCCCATGGACTCAGATGCGGAATCCACTTCGAAGTGTCCCACGCTATGCGCCTGCCTGGACATCGCCCGGCGAACTGTTGCCGGACCCGATGCCCCGCGGGATGGTAGCAGCGCCAGCAGGTGCCCCGCCTTCTCCCCGCAGGAGTCTAGCAGTTCTGAGACAATTAATGGACCCCCTGCTATCGTTCGCCTCGCACAGGCCTTCGAACAATGGCTTGATTCCGTCTGCGATGACGAGTCTGAGTCCGATTGATCCCCTAGATCATCCTGATTAAAGTATGAATATGTGAGATTTCACATATTTTCTTAAAACAATCTTCTTCTCTGGTAAATGGATAGCTTGACCAAGGTTACTGGATTTGATTTATCGGCTGCTCTAGCTGTGGCCAGAACATGGTTACCTCCAATAATTCCCCAAGATAAGGTCACGATTATGGATATTTTAACAGAGACCGAAGCTACCATCGGAATTCCCCTATTACGAAAGTATGTGGAGTTATTGCATCCTTATATGCAAATGCTTGGAATCAACGGTCCTGATAGTAAGCTTCGGGAAGCTGATTGTTTAGCTTCCGGATTAGTTTTCTTTTACGGGTCATTATTCTACATTATGCATTTCCCTGGCTGGGGGACTCATATTGAGAATATCTTCCTCTATGATCTGTTATATATTCTGGTTGATCACTATATTGATGATGTTCGAATCCACTCAGAATTAAAGGAGCAGATTATTGCTCAGATGTATATTCTCATTAGTGACCCTTTAGCCTACCTGAGGATACCACTTATTGACCCCACACTTAGGACAATCGCCCTAATTTATTACCGGCTTATTACTAGATGTCCTGATGCGAAGGTGGCTATCTTTACATTATTTCAGGCCGAGATTGAGGGATTAGCTATTCAACGGAAAGGTGACTTGCCTCGAGCACGATACCATGATATCGCTTTGAGGAAAGGTGGTTATACGGTTCAGGTCTTGCAGAAGATTGTTGGTAATAGTGATCCTTCGTTAAACGATCCTTCGTTAAGCGATGCGGCTTTTCATCTTGGAGAAATAATTCAAGAATTAGATGATATGTTGGATGTTGCAGCGGACACACAAAATAGAATTCATACTATTGCTACTCATGATTTACGAGTGAAGGGATGCCTCGATGATCTCTGGATTGGGTTTATGTATAGAATCAAAGCTATTGATTCTCGATTTACTATTTTCAAGATATTATTTAGTTTCTTTGCAGTATATATTCCTACCCGATCTCCCTCATATTTCAGTGAACCAATAGTAGCATTTACAAAATCCCTAAATCTTTTCAATTGTGATGCTTCATCAATGTTAACGGAAACTATAATGTCGGAATTAACGGCTATGGAAATTTTGGGATCCTTATAGCATATACAATTATGATTGTACATGTTAACCGATAAATCGATTCCCTTTGGCTGCATTTTCATGTTTCCATAATGGTTGAGTATTCGTCCAATGCAATCTAGCCACAATATCATCCAGAGTCGGATTCTCATACATGAGTGGAATAATATGATCAATTTCCCATTCTCCATAATTGGTCCAACTCATCCCTTCCTTAAATAAGATTGTTATATGATTCCGAAATTCCTCTATCGTACATCCGAGATATTCAATCGTCTTTGTAATCTTGTTCGTCTTCAATGCTGCCTGAACGCGTGCTCTTACAATATTGAGTAAGTGACCATTCGGGCAACAGACTTGACAACGATTCCTCCTACACTTATGTTCGCAAATTAATCCTCCCTCACATTCTACACATATTGATCGAACATGATTATGCTCACAAATGGACCCACCTTTACATTTCTTACAAGTAGTTCGAATATGATCATGTTCACAAATGGATCCACCATGACAATCTCGGCAGATAGATCGTATGATATTATGTTCACAAATACCACCTCCATGACAATCTTTGCAGTAGGAACGGACACGATCATGCGGACAGATTGCGCTACCCGCACAGTCTCTGCAAATATATTTCCTTCTTCTATGTTCACAATGTGAATTTCCACACCGTAGACAGAAAAATCTAACTTGATTATGTTCGCAAATAGAGCCACCACCACATTGTTTACATGTCGACCGAATATGATCATGTATGCAAATACCACCTCCTCCACACTCCTTACATATTGATCGTATTTGATTATGTTCGCAAATAGATCCTCCACCACACCTCTTACATGTACTCCGGATATGATTGTGCTCACAAATACCTCCACCCTTACAATCTTTACATGTTGATCGCTTACTTCCATGAATACATCTAGCTCGTTCACGATTTATCTTATCTGTAGCTCGGCAATCGTCACATCGTTTACAAAGCTCTTTCTTATAATCCGATTGAAATTTACCCAATTCATGGAATTGAGAACATTTAACGCATTGTCGAACCACTCGCAGTTTCAATCCGTGAGATTCCATTTATATATAAATCATCGAGTTCATATTATCACTCAATTTGATGCAGATGATTGATGATATAATTTTAATCAGGATCAGATGTCGAATATCCTGATGCAACTAGTCGACGATTGCGTGGATGTTTTGGCCGATCGCCGAAATGGTATTCACACCATTGCCACCCACGATCTTCAAACAAAGGGAAACTTGGATGATCTTTGGATTGAGATCATGCACCGAATTAGCCTAATTCATCCTCGATTCAAGGTGTTCATTATCCTATACAGTATTTTTGCCGTTTATGTCCCCGATCGCGTTCCCCAAATGTTTACCGAACAACTTCGGACTAAAACAACCGAGCTTAACCTATTTGCTGGATGCGATGGATCCTCCCTATTGATAGAGTCTATCATGAATGAATTATTGGCTAAGGACCTGTTAACGGATATTCAGTAGGACTCACGTACTTAACACACTTAACGCAACCAAATTATATAGGGATGAGTAAAGTGATATGAACACTACGATGATAGTTATTGCAGTTGGTGTGCTCATCCTAATATTGGGTCTGATATGGATTTACGCCAGCTCGGGTTCCAGCAAGGATCCGATGACACAATTCGGATCGGACCTGGTCAGTATTCGCGAAGTCCTAAACAATGAGGCCCATCTTCACCGACTATTGATGATTGAAGTCATTTGTAAGGAAACCAAGGAATCTAAGGAACCCAAGAAGTCGGATGAAGCGTCAGAAACCATCACCTTCAATAAAATGGCCTCTGGGGCGATAACTTTGGGTAAGTCATTAGTTCGCTCATTTGGGGCAACTATCGCCCAGCGGATTAGCACTCTGATGCAGAAGCGGAATGAAATCCTTCGTGATTACTATGGAGCTCTCTGTCGAATGATCTGTGAGAATGGGGAATGTACCTTAGATCTACAGAAGGATACCAAACGGCCCGTATTTCCCCCGATCTTTCTGAGTGAAGAAGCCTTAAAATCGGTTCCCTCAAGTGTTTTAGATATCACTACCTTAACGGAACGCAATCTGGCTGGAATCAGTCGAGAAATCACCGACCAAGTTGCCGGCTCCTTCCAAATTCGAGATATTGATCAGGGAGCGGCTAAGAATAGACCGTTATTACATTTCCAGCGCCTATTTAACCTGATGATGATGTACGATAAGGAATTAGTGAATCAGGCCAAGTCTTACGCCTTACACCATTATGATATCAGTATGAATTGTGCCCAGAGCTCGGTTGAGCTCACTAAGCATCTGAGCGATGAATTAGGAATACTAATGCGTGAGAGCCGCGAACATGGTGTGGCCACTAGAACACCCTGAAATATGTCGAATGACATATTTCACTTTATCTGGCCAGCCGGACTACCCTAAAAAGCGCTGACGATCATCCTCCACTAGCACATCAACTACTTGCCTGAGATAGACTTCCTCTCGAACCATCATTGGTGTAATATTAGGTAATTCAATCGCTAATCCCCGATCGACCAGTTGTTGGTATAGAACTCTTGGATTCATACCCCTATATCTAACGGCCTTTGTTCTTAGATAGGTCATCAATTTAGGATTATTCTGGTCTTCGGGATGTTGAAGGGCGGGAATCTGATCAAGAATTGGAAGTTGCGCGGGCTGAGGAGGAATTAAAGGTGGGGGAATTATTGTCGGCGATGGAATTCGAGGAATAGGAGGCAATGTTGGTAAAGTAGGCATAGGAACAGGTGGTCTTGGGGTAATTGCCGGAATAACTGTGGGTTGAGTTACTTCTGGGCGAGGTGGAACAAAAGGTCGAATAATAGTCGGAATTCTCACGGTTGGGATCGGTGGAGGTAGGGTTGGTTCGAGAATTGGAACAGTTGTCGGAGGAGTAATAATGGGAACTAAAGTAATTGTTGGCTGATCTAAAGTAGGAGTCACAACACGTTCCCCAAAATTTTCAGGATGAGTAATGGGTCGGAGGAACTGGTCTGGTGGCACTATATCATCAGCTATTAACAGTGGATTGAAATGAGTTAATCGATGCGCTGCCGCGGCAATATCAAGTTGAAATGTCTGAAGGCCCTGGAAACCATAGATCATCACGATGGCAGCAATAAACTGCGGTAATTCATTCGAAACTAGATTGGTTTCGGAGGCCACATAATAATTAGAACTCCAGGGGGCTTCATCCAGGTCTAAAATTTCTTCCTCCTGTCGAATTTGGGCGCCTACTCCAGTGATTACATTCAGATCCGAGACATCTAAGACTTGACCTAAACCAACCCAACCATTCAACTGCTGAATGGGATATCCTGGTCCAACTAGCCTAGCCATTTAGTATCAAATAAGAATATATGTGACGATGTACATATATTCAAGTTATAATCACATTTGAGCCCGCCTTAAATATCGTCGCCGGTCATCCTCCAACAGCACGTTGACTGCAGGATTGAAGTATCTAGGTGTTGGGAACGTTAATCCCCTTCGTGTAATTTCTTCATATACAGTCCCGGGAAAATCTCCAAAGTATTTGACTGCGCGGGACTTAAGATACGCCAATAATGCCGGATTATTTTGATCTTCAGGATGATCAAGCGCGGGTAGCTCAACGCGTTTAGGCGTAGGAACAATATCAGTTATTGCTGGACCCGCTGGAACGAATTCATGTAGTCGCGGTTGAGCCACTGTAATGGCTCGTGGACTTGCTGGCCGAGGAATAGTCACCGGCTGGATTTGAGCAGGTGGGATTGAAGGAAAGACGGACGGAATTCGAACAGTTGGGACTGGCGGACGGCCAGATGGAGCAGTGGCAGTTGGAATCGCTACGGTACTTGTCCTGATAGGGGATGGAACACGAGGAACAGGGATCGTGGGTTGTGGCATCGTTGGAACAACACCGGTAGCTCGCGGTGACGGCAAGCGTGGAATCGCCACGGTAGCTTGGCCCATCAAGCCTCTCTTCCGATCATCCTCAACGAGATGTCCAATAAGTATCGCCTTTTCACGGGCACCACCACGAGTTTCAGGTGCATATTCAACCCTCCGTTCAAACAGTAGCCCTTCTAGCTGGGGAATAGTTAATGTATTATAGTAAGCTTGGGCTGCTAAGTTCTTTCTCTCATCATCCTCAACGAGATATCTAATAAGTATCTCCTTCGTGCGGAGACCACCACGAGCTAGAGCTGGATATTCAACATTCCGGTCATTTAGTAGTCCTTCTAGCTGGGGAATAGTTAGTGTATTATAGTACGCTATCCCCGTAGCTATTGGTTCGGTCGCTTGTCGAGCAATGGCTGCAGCTCGGGGACTTAACTGTTGCACCGTAACAATAGTCGGAATTTGAGGCACTGCAATCGTCGTCGGTTGAACTATCCCTGCAGCTCGGGGACTTAACGGTCGCGCCGTAAAAGTTGTCGGAATTGGAGGCATCGCAATCGTTGGTTGCGGAACAACTACTGTCGCCCTAGGAATAGTCGGAACAACTATGGCAGTAGCTCGAGGCATAGTCGGAACGATTACTGCAGTGGCCCGAGGTGAAGATGGAACGCGGGGAACTGCTGGAGCAGGGACTATTACAGCGGTAGCTCGTGGCATAGTGACAGGGGGACGGGGAATAGTGGGGAGTGTGGGAACTGGAACTGCCACAGTGGGACGAACCACAGTGGGAAGGGTAGGAAGAGTAATTGTTGGAGCTGGAACAGGACGGGGAAGAGTAGGGACTGGAACCACCATAGTAGGGCGGGGAAGAGTAGGAACCGGAATAGGGACGGTGGGACGAATAGTAGGAACTGGAACTACTACCGTCGGACGAATAGTGGGAATAGCCCGCGGTGATGGAGGACGTACGATAGTTGGTTGGGTACCTCTCTGGGCCAAATATGCATCACGATCAGCCGCCAACATGGCATTGATGACATCACGAATATCATATAATAGAGTAAGGGGAATTGGTCCGCCACCTGCTACAGACTGCCGAGGTAGTCTATTTAAGATCCCTCGTGTTGATGCGTTTGTGTATAAAATATTGGCGTCCATACGACGATACTGATACAGTTGCCGGCGAAGATATCGAATCAGCTCCTCATCCTGGGGAACAGGGACGGTTATGGTGTAATTACCCTCTAGAGGTATGGTCGTGGTCATGCTAAAGTTGAACTATTTAGTATGGAAATAATATTTATCATCCGACTATCACTATCAATTCATATATGTCAATCGACATACATCAGAGGAGTCAAATGGTCTAATATTCGGAGCATCAGGATATTTACCAACCGGGATACTGTCCTTGCAATTGAAGGATAAAAGGTAAAATTTCATAATAATTGTCATATAATAAACTCATAGCTGTAATGAAGGCTTGCGAGTTATTTGACACTATCGGAATGCCTTGGATACCTCGAAAATTAGTTCGGCCCGGTATTCGCTCATTCATTATTCGAGCACCGGTGCCGTCAGCTCTGATGTTAGAAACATTCAAGACCTTGCCTTGGGGTATATTTTGAACTCGAGTTCGGAGCGCATTCGCTGTCGTTCGCTCTCCAGTTGGGGCTGGCACTGCTGGAACTCCATGAGGTTCAAAGATAGGCCTTTCTCCAACATAGGCTATCACTCTGGTAGGTGGACTCGGGGTTCGCACGACAGTGGGCAGGCGTATCGTTGGAGCCGGAATTTGAGGTAATGTGATAGCCCTTGGTGAGGGTGGGGTCAGAGTTCGCGGACTCGGCGGAGTTCCCGGAGCGACCATTCGTCGGGGAGAGCGAGCTCGAGGAGCTTCTGCGGGTGGGGGAACAAATGGCCGAACGTTAATTGGGATTCGCACGGTTGGAATTGGCGGAGCTGCTGTTTGAGTTACAACTGGAACCGTCTGTCGGGGAATCGTTGGTATGGGTATCGTCGCTGTAGGAACAACGGGTCTGGGAATAATTACCACTGGAGGAACAATTGGTCTACCAACAATAGGGATCGGAACAGTTGGCCTGCCGGTAACAGGAACCGGAACAATGGGTCTTGGAATGGTTGGTCTAACGGTAGTAGCGGTAGCACCAGTAGGGACCGGATGTAACCTCAAATATAGAGCCTGGTCGGTCTCTAAAAGAAGTCTGGTTAATTCCGATCGCTCATATGTCGTGAATGGAGTTGGAGGTAAATTTGTGGCCAGTCGAATGCCTCGTTCAATGATTAATAACTTCAGACCAGTATCCGATAATCCGGTATAAAACCGTCTTCTGCCATTAATGTGAGTTTCCAATTCTGCCCTGCGAGGATCTCCTAGAGGTAACACAACTGTCATTTACCAGACTATGAATATTCCTATGTAACTTACTACAATTACATATTAGTTTACCTTCCGGTTACCAACCAGAATGAGCCGTTTGAACAGCTGAGGTCTCCCGCGTATATTGCTGAGAAGTATCCAGCCAATACACTACTTCTCAGGCTTAAGACAAAATTACGAGCGTTACTAGAAATAATCGGAATGTCGGGAATTCTTATAGTTGAACCTGACCTGCTAGATATTTCCGGCGATCATCTTCTAACAACATATTAGTCCATGGTGGATAACGGTCAGTCGATGTTAAACCCCTACGCTTAGCTTCAGCAAGCATATCCGGTGCACTTCCAGAATATGCATCAGCTTTGTATTCAAGATAGTCTAGTAATCCGGGATTGTTTTGATCTTCTGGATGGTCAAGTGCTGGCAATTCACGGAGCGCTCTCGTAGGAGCGCCGTAAGTCTCCGCGATTATCGGGCTAACTTCATGTAGCCTTGCCGTTCGAGTCGTTCCTCCCTCGCGTTTAGTTTCTGTTATAGGAGTACGAGGCTGCGTGCGTGTATTAAAGGGAGCGGGAGGCTGCAAGCGCGCCTTTTGACCAGGTTGAGCTCGAACAGTTGCAACAACTGTAGGTGTTAGAAGACCCGGAGCTGTCGGCTGTGGAATAACTGCCGCGCTAGTTTGTGGAATAATCGGAGCTTGAACCCGAGGGGCAGTTGGTAAGATCATAACGGTCGCCCGAGGTGGAGATGGAATACGCGGAGCAATCACAATCGGCCGAGGAACTGGGACAACTGTTGCTCGAGGAGATACGGGACGAGGCACCGTGACTGCCGTTGCTCGCGGAGATGTGGGACGGGGAACTGGAACCGTAGGAACTGCTGTAGGAACAACTGCTCGTGGTGATGGCACTCGACGAGCAGTCCTGCTAAATTCTTCCATAATTTGATTCACTAAAACACCAGTAAGTGCTCTTCGATCTTGAGCTGCCGGTAGGCCTCCATACCCCATTAACCCCAGTTTAGGCTCAAGTCCTCTAGACCGAACCTCCTGATACAATACTTCAACTGGAACCTGCCGATAAGCGCGTTCCAACCTACCGATAAACTGTCCGTCGTCTTCACCAGGTTGACGTACTATTTGAGGTATCGTAATAGCCGCTTGTGATAATGGAGCCTGAACCGGAACTGTAGTAGGGACTACTACAGTGGGTCGCGGCACTGTCGGGATAGGGACAACAGTGGGTCGTGACACTGTTGGAACAGGGACAGTGGGTCGTGGCACTGTCAGGATAGGACCAACAATCCGTGGTGTCATCGGAACAGGAACAGCAGTCCGCGGCACTGTCGGAATAGGAACGGCAACCCGCGGTGTCATCGGGATAGGAACAGCAGTGGGTCGCGACACCGTCGGGATAGGAACAGCAGTGGGTCGTAGTAGTGTCGGAATAGGAACAGCAATTCGCGGTGTCATCGGAATAGGGACAGTGGGTCGCGACACTGTTGCAATAGGAATAGCAGAGGGTCGTGGCACTGTCGGAACAGGAACAACGATCGATCGCGACACTGTCGGCGCGGGGACAATAACAGTAGTCCGCGGTGTCATCGGAGCAGGCACAACAATGGTAGGTCGCGAAAGTGTTGGAATAGGGACAGTGGGCCGAATAATCATCGATGGGGGAATGACAACAGTTGTGGCTCGCGGACTAGCCGGACGAGGAGCTAACACCGTGGTAGGAACCGGAACAGCTCGCGGTGACAATGGCCGGACGACTGTTGGCTCCTGCACTACCACCACAGTGGGACGGCGAATAGTAGGACGTACGGTGACCGGTCGAGTGACTTTACGAGCCAAATACTCATCACGATCAGCCGCCAACATGGCATTGATGACATCGCGAATATCGTATTGTGAAGTAAGAGGAACTGGTTCGCCACCTGGTACACCAGGTCGCTGCGGGAGCCGATTTAGAATTCCACGCGTCGATGCGTCCGCATATAGAGTACTAACATTACGAGATTGATAGAATTGCAGGCGTCGGCGTAAATATTCAACCAGCTTCTCGTCTTGAGGAGCGGGGACGGTTATAGTGTAATTACCCCCTAAATTTACGACCGTGGTCATACTAGAGTTAACTATTTAGTATGGAAATAATATTTGCTATTCGAATATCACTATCGATTGACATGATCAGGAATATCCATATGTAACTTATTATAATTACATATATTTGTTTACCTGCCGGTTACCAATCTGGATGAGCCGCTTGAATTTCGGCAATTCGAGCTGCATATCGCTGTGGAGCATCGGCCCCATAGACTATTTGCATAGCTAAGACATAATTTTGAGAGTTATTCGAAATAATCGGAATTCCTGCAACACCATATTTGCCACCTCGGCTCGTCTTAGGCTCTGGTACTACTCGAGCACCTTTGCCCGCTGCATCCATATTTGAGACATCAATCACATGACCAGGATGAAGATCTCGAACTCGATCAATTAGTGATGCACTTCGAACAGGAGAAATTTGCATCGGTGATGGGGGTGTGAAAGAAACTTCCATTGGTGATGGAAGTCGAAGTGGAGAGGGAACTCGAGGTGTGAAAGAAACTTGCATTGGTGATGGAGGTGCAAAAGAAACTTCCATTGGTGATGGAAATCGAAGTGGAGAAGGAACCGGAGGTGCAGAAGAAACTTCCATCGGTGATGGAAATCGAAGTGGAGAAGGAGTTGGAAAAGCAAGTTGCATCGGTGATGGAACCCGAGATGGAGAAGGAACTCGAGGCGCAGTTGGTAATGTCGGACAGGGTGGAATTCGCCCCATAAAACGACCTAATTTATAACTGGCCTCCATGATTTTGGCCTCATAATCACCAAATGCATAATTTCCATATATGAGTTGAATCGCTGCAATATAGGTAGCAAGATTCCTAGACAGTATCTGTAGTCCGGGAGATATAAACTCCCATTCGTGGACAAATGTTGGAGTTTCGATAGCTATGACACCCGTCCCAGTTTCAGGATCCATGTCGGATACATCCAGGACTAGACCAGGAGGCAGATTAACATACACCTCGTGAAAGCTTGTCATTTACTAGAAGAAATATAATTCATCGAATTATATATTTATTCACTAATCGGGATGAGCAACTCGGAGCGCAGCGATCCCAGCTGTATACCATTGTGGAACTTTAGTTTAAAATCGCGCTGGATATTTAAGTACAACATGATCGGGATTATGTAATGGTTGCTTTCGCTCTACAATGAGTTGATCATTCCGCCGCTCACAAGTCTCACACAAATCATAATTATCACACATCGTACAATGATAACGCGTACTTCTGCTGATATCAGCATCACAGACGTCACAATATATCGTCACCGGGGATGAATGGTCGCTTGAAGGTCTACGACCGCTCGAGTGCTCGAGCATTTTAGTCGCATACTGAGGTTTTGGTGTGACTACACTTGCGCCTCTTCGTTTCCTCGAGCGTTCTCGTGCCTCTTCGTTCGCCATGGTTGGTTGAATCAAGCCCAAACTCCCACAGATAATAAATCAGTTTTGAGGACTTCTATCTAAATAACACTATATGTTCAAATTTAGTTGGATAATTCGGCTAGAGTCAATTTTTACCAGCCCGGATGAGCACATTAAAACGCGATTATTATCATACTATTCTCCGACATTATCACTAATCGTCACAGCACTAGGGTCCTCTCTTAAGATTGCCGACATAATCTTGATTGAAAAAATATCAACTATATCCCATAGCAATAAGACTGACGAAATCAAAAAGTTACTGTCGACATGGTCGCTAAGTACTACGCTGTTGTTTGTGGAAGAGAGCCCGGCATTTACACCGATTGGCCCACCACTGAAAAGATGGTAAAGGGATTCCCTGGAGCTATTTTCAAGAGTTTCCGTACGCGCGCGGAAGCCGACGCCTTTATGAAACAATCTACCGCTTGTACGACGGAAGCCACGACCACGACTCCCCACGTACTGCCACTGATCGATCGGACTATTATTTACACTGATGGAAGCTTCCGGGACAGAAAGTGTGGATTCGGCATTGTGATCATTCCCAGTACGGGAGAGAAGATCATCGCTTATGGGCACGTGCCGGAACAATTGGGCCTCACCAACAATGTGGCCGAGTTGTATGCCATTTATGTGGCCCTCTCTTTGGTGAACGGAGCCGCCATTGTGTATTCGGACTCTCAGTATTCCATTTCCGCCCTCACTACTTACATCCACGATTGGATTAAGAACGGATGGCCCGGCGTTGCTAACCGACATCTTATTGAGGAAACCTATGAGAAGATGAAAGGTCGAGATATCACCTTGCAACATGTCCCGGCTCATTCTGGGGTGGAACTGAATGAGGAAGTGGATCGATTGGCTGATCAGGGACGACTTCAGACGGAGGGACTAATTGTGTTGAAGAATGGGGTCCGCATCATGTAAATTACCATCGCTTAGTTAAAATCAATTTCGTTGATTCTGGCGACCAACGAAGTTTGGGATTGCTAAAGACAATTCCTCTAACAATAGACCAGCTCAACTCGTCCCTCACGATCTCGAAGGGGATGATAGACGGGATGTGGATAACAGCGCCATCCTGAATGGGCCCACATCCTCTCATCGGGATGACAAGGAAGTAAGAAGCACAGACCCATAATCAAAGCAATTATCAAGACTAATCCTAAAAGTCGGAGGGGAATCGTGAATAAAGATTTATCAACCAAGAATATGGCCAAAAGGTACCCCACGAATCCCGATATGGCAATCGCACCTAGGAGAACTCGCCACCAGTTTCGACCCAGCATTTATGCTCATGTGATATCCTTATCACATCAGAACTCATTTTCACCTAGATAGATAGGAACTAACATGATATCTTATTTCACCTTATTACTAGCACAATTCCATCCATTTATCTTTCTTGTCCTCTGTCTAAATACGATGGGCTCTTTTGATTTTGTAAACTCTAACATTATGTATCAGGATGATACATGATATTAACCGATGAATCGGTTCCCTTTGGCTGCATTTTCATGTTTCCATAATGGTTGAGTATTCGTCCAATGCAATCTAGCCACGATATCCTCCAATGTGGGATTCTCATACATAATTGGAATAATATGATCGATTTCCCACTCTCCATAATTGGCCCAACTCATTCCTTCTTTGAACAGAGAGGTTATATGGGTTCGAAATTCTTCAATTGTACATCCAAGATACTCTATAGTCTTCGTATATTTATTCGCTTTTAGTGCATTCTGAACTCGTGCCCTTACAATATGTAATAAATGACCGTTTGGACAACAAGTACGACATCGTGTTCTTCTACATTTATGTCCACAAATCGAGCCACCTTCGCAATCTTTGCAAAGATGTCGAAGTTTCTCATGTTCACAGATTGACCCTCCATGACATCGTCGACATCTTGTTCTGATATTGTTGTGTTCACAAATAGATGCTCCGTGGCATTCTCTACAAGTATAACGTACATGATCGTGTTCACAGATTGCCCCTCCTTTGCAATCTCTACAATAAACCCTTAATCGATCATGTTCACAAATGGATCCGCCACCGCAATCACGACATCGTGTCCGAATACGATTATGCTCACAAACAGCCGTTCCTCCACATTCCTTGCAAACATAACGCAAACGGTTATGTTCGCATCGACTTCCGCCTTCACAATCTCTACATGTGGATCGAATACGATCATGTTCACAAATAGAGCCGCCCTCACAGTCTTTACAAAGATTTCGTAATTTATTATGCTCACAAAAAGAACCCCCTCCACAATCTCGGCATTTAGTTCGAGGTTTACCATGTTCACAAATGGATCCACCTCCACATTCTCTGCAGGCAGTGCGCATGCGGTCATGTACACATCTCCCTCCGCCGTCACAATCTCTGCATGTAGACCTAACTCGATTATGCTCGCAAATGGAACCACCTCCACAGTCTTTACAGATTGATCGGACTCGATCATGTTCACAGATTGCTCCTCCCTTGCAATCTCTGCAATATGATCGGACTCGGTTATGTTCACAGATACCCTTACCTTTACAATCTTTACATCCGTATCGTTCACGGTTATGTTCACAAAGGCTGGCTCCTCCACAATCAGGACAGCGACATTTTCTTATCCCATGGATACACTTATTCTTCTAGCTTAGGGCACTGGAATGTGCTCTGCAGATAGAACACATCTTACATATTTTCCCAGTATGTTCCGATAGGAACGACTTATCATCTTGAAATTTGCTACATTTGGAACATCGTTTTAATACGTTAAGTGTGAGTTGGCTCATATTTATACACATTATGACATTCAATATATTCAACTAACAAATATTCATACATCATAAAATATTATGGCGTCCGGCTCTTTCGATTTTGTGAGTTTTGTTATTGGACTTTTGCTCGGGTTGATCATCATGTTGATTCTGATCTGGATCGCCTACTTCACAAGGTCATTCCTCTTCACATTCTGTCCGGTTCAGACTCCATCTTGTGCGGCAGGGGATTACCTGAATGATCCGGGCGATGCACTGGCCAATAATCCCCAGCTTACGGCCTCAGATATACTATTCTTAGATTCAAACAATGAACTCTTCTATAATCGGGTTGTTCGGACAAATGATTGTAGTCCTCAAAATCCAATAGTGTTCATCGAGTTCCCACAGTACTGTAGCTTTTCTACTACTGGAGGAACCGCTGGAATCTGGAAGGAAACAGCTTTTAACTCAAACATATATAATCCTGATGGCTTCTCGGGACCGACTATCACCACTACAGGGAGTTGTCAGCCTGTCCCTGGATCCCCTGTCGTGTCAGGAGTTCCGTTAGTCCGATGGGATGCTAATCCCATATCCTAAATATCTTCCCGAAAGATATTTAGTTCACCACCGATGGCAGCATATCATATTCCTCAACATTGACAGATGGGTACAATGACATCGGGCGCCACTGCAGCCGCCACAGCCATGGCAGCCCCCACACTTTCGACATATGCATATAACCAGAATGGCGACTCCTCCTACCACTATAGCTAAAGCGGCTATACACCCGAAGATAACCCAACCGAACGCTTGAGCTGGGAAAGGAGGGGCATCATTAGACCCACCATCACATTCATAGAGATTGTTCCCACAAGTTTGCGTATACCAGCAATCCCACTGTCCAATATACGGATTACAGGTGATTGTCCGGAGATCCAGGCCTTTCGCTAAGGCTACTAGAACTATGCAAAGTGACAATGACCAGAGGATGTGAGCCATTTGTGTTCCTATTCTACGATCACATATTAATTCATTTTCTAATTGTATATCGAATCGCGGCAGGTTTTTCATCGATATTCAAAATATGGAAGATATCGATTCGACCCCGGTCATTGCGCCGAGCCCTACGCGACCCACTAGCGAATCCAGCCTAGGGATTTCCTCCAAGAGCAGTATAATTGAGGCCAGTTCCGGATCAAAATCGGGCCCCGCAGCGCCAAGTGCGGAGTCTGTTATGGTCCCGGAAAAGAAGGAACCAGCCCCTGAAGTAGCGGCTGATATTGTAGGCGACGAAGCTGACGATGTCGCGGCTTCAGTACTCGTTATCATTCTACAGTGTGAGACAAAAGCTTGCGATGCCAATATCGCCAATTTGAAGTGGGCATTCTCGGATCCATACTTTACAGTCCAAGTTTGTGTTGTGGATCCTCCCATGACTATAGTAACTAGCAAAACATTAACTGAAGCCCAATTCTTGGAGAATCATAATATGCGTAAGGCACTGAACTATGCGGCTGAGGGCCCTTATACGGCTAACTCTGATGGGGGAATCGAAGCCCAATCTTGGTGGACCAAGAAACCGGTCATTATCATTAAGGATAGTAGCATAACGAACCTCACCCCGACTGGATTCAGTCGCAGTGATGTCGAGGAGGCCATCATTGGAGGAATTAAGCGACGAATCCGAACGGCTTTGGAGAAAGCAACTGGAGCCGATCTCTTCTTCCTTTGTAAGTGGAATGATGCTTGCGATAAGTATGTAGATGTACAGGGAGCTAGTGATCGGGGATCTTCTTTGAAATGGTCAATGCAGCCAACGGCTACCCAAGCCATTATGTACAGTCCCACCTGCCGTGATCATATTCGGGAAACTCTGATGAAGAACACTTTCCCCCTAAGTGACCTTCTAAATTCAGAGATCTCCCAAGGAAACTTACTCGCAACCGTCTTTGTACCGAATATCATCGATTTTGATATTGATCTCGCCACTTCGAATGATGACTATGCTAAGTTGAATGAATGTGCTCCTGTACAGGGAGATCCCTCAAGTACTACCAACTCAACTATCGTATGGCTCATTCTGATCATAATTCTAGTCGTTCTGGTCGCTTGGGCATTGATTCAGTTTAGTTCGGCCACGGCCTCAACCATTTAATGTACCAAGAATTTGGTACATTACTCCCGGGAAGTATCAACATTAAAATATAGCCCGGTGATAAAATAACATACGTATGGATGCCATGTTGAATGAAGTTCAGAAGAAAATTTACGGACAACGAACTGAGAAGTTAGCCCCCATTGAGATCTATCGTCTCTTCCAGGTTCCAGTCAGCCCTGAATTCAATCTTGTCATCTATCGAGGTCTTCAACGCCAGGCCATTAATCCCGATGTTACTCTCCTTCAAGCCATTCCTCGAGCTCATACCAAAGAATATCTCATTCCTATTGCCCTGTGTTTGCGGTATGAGGCCGATGCCAACATGTATGTAGTCGCTCCCCAACTTGGTACCATTCATATTCTAGGATATGTGTATAGCGTATTGGGCGGAAATGAACTCGTTGATGTCGATGTTCTGAATACTATCATATTAATGTTGATTGCTCAGGGATCACGGCCATCAATGCCTATGTTTGATCCTAAAGCTGGAAAGATTCGGGCCGAGGGAGAAGTCATTCCGGCATCTCCAACCGTAGTGGAGTGGTTGAATGAACAAGGTTATCCCACTATTCTCAACCAAATTGCGGTCGGAGATCCCAATGAACTCAGGCGAATCACCGATGTCGAATCTTTAGTTATTCTAGCGATTCTGCTTGATAATCCGAGACTAATGGGTCGCGAATATGTTGCTTCTGATATGACACTAGCCATTCGTGCATTTAGCCCTATTGCGATGGATCGTATCCCTATCCCGACAACAAAAGTATTAATCGACTTCAAATCATTGGATGATGCCGTCAATTACCTAAATGCCGATGCCTATGAGAAATTAATTAAGCGAGGCCAGTTACCGTCATATTTGCTGATTAATAAGATTCTATTAGGTATGCGACAATATCGCACTTTGGGCCGGATTATTGCGGCCCAGGAATTAGAGCGTATGCTCATCAGCTCTGTTTCAGTGGGAACCCAATTAGATCAAGACCAAATTAATTTAGTTAGTGCGATGGGCCGCGATATTCTCACCAATGTGATGAAGGAATATGAGCAACCGTACTGGCGTAAAGCATGCAAATCGACCCACGCTAACGCTATTGAAGTTCCCGAGCAACTGCGCCAGCTAGCCATTTCTCTAAACATTGATCCCAGTATGAGCCAAGCGGCCATTTGTGAGAATATCACCTTACTATCAAAGGCTGATAAACAAGCCCTTAAGGAAGCAGCCCAACGGCGTCAACAATTGAGAATAGCCGCTGATCTTGGAACGGTGAATGAATTTATGAACGGTCGCACTCCCACCTTAGTATGTCGGAATAAGGGACTACTTTCTCATGATCCTATAGACTACAATGATATCGATCTAGCTTATTATCGTGATGATCAGGGGGCGGTGTGGTGTTTCGGCAGCGATTTGTTCGCCAATTTACTAGAAAGTGGAATCAATCCTTATAACTCAGTCGTTTTGCCGGAATCCTTCAAGGTGCAATTGCGTTATCGCTTAGACGCCTTGCGACGCCTGGGACTAAGTGGGGTGACACCTCGAGTTCCCACCACTTTCGCCCAATCTATTGATGGTCTTACGGCTAAAGATGCCATTAAGGAAACGACTAGCGCTGAGACTCTGAATAAATTCATCCAACTCGCAGTTCAACACGGTATGACCGCCGAGACTGTTCGCTCATTAACCAAAGATCGATTGATGGCGGCTCTTCGATCCATCGGATATGATGTCGATCTGACGCCATTATCGACCCAGCACGCGTTAGTGACTGTGGCCTATATCATAACGTCCACTCAAAAGACTGATCCTGACGCGTCAGCGCCCTTCTTCGCTACATTAAGTGCCATTGCTACCCTATAGGACACATTTCTAATATCACACATGCAAATGATATAATATTCGCAATATTATATCATTCTCTCAAAGCAACACCAAAAGCATGAGTGAATTCTTCGAATACGGACTCACTCCTCCAGTGCAACGAAAGAACCCGGATCCCTATGTGGAAGACCAGCTGCCAGCTAAGGAATGGTTGAATTTTGGTCTCTATGAGGCTGCTTCCCGTGGCCATACTGATCTTATGGAATTTCTGATGCCTCAGGGGACTGATCCCAATCAGGCACTCTTAGGAGCTTGTGCTGGGGGCAAATTGGCGGCCGCGAAATTGGCCATCGCCCATGGAGCTAATGCTTTCAACGAAGGGCTCTATAAAGCCAGCCGGGGCGGATATCCTGGATTAGTTAGTTTGATGTATGATCGCGGAGCCACTAATGCCAATCGCAGTCTCCGCGGGGCGGCTTTCATCGGAGATATTGCTATTATGGAGGATGCTATTGTCCACCATGCTAATGATTGGAATGGCGGGTTATATGAAGCTTGTTATGGCGGATCTCTGGAGGCGGTCAATCTGATGCTAAATTACGGAGCTAAGGGTTATGTGTGGGGTCTATACGGAGCTTGTAATGGAAATCATCCTGAATTAATGCGACTCATGATTCAGAAAGGAGCGACTGTGTGTCCATGTGGTTATCCCCTCACTGAACATCCGGCCCTATCCGCCAAGTTATAAATATATCTACTGTAGATATATTCCTTCATAAGACCTTAAGTATAGGTTAATTTAATTTCGGACAATCTCACCATAGATTTGAATGATTATATCTTGGACAGTATATCACCAAATGAGCTCGGTCACTGCCGAAGATTATTGTCAGTTTCTTTTATCTTCAGAGGTAGAGAAGCAACAACATCGTCATTTCGTGTTATATAGTGCATTTGATAAGATGAACATTACGCCCGAAAATTTCGGTACTCATGAGAATTTTATTATTAGCTCGGAACCTAAGTCGGGGCGACCTTATTCAGATGATGATTTTCTCAAGTTTAAGACTCTATCTGATGAAGAGAAACGACGACACCCTAATTATGTATTATATTTGGCCTTCATGCGTGCGGGCAGATAAATATATCTCACAGAGATATATTCAACGACTAACATATCTTCGACAACAAATGCATCAATGACTAGCCTGACAGCAAGTTAGTGACTTGCTGTTTGGCGCCACCAGCCCAACTTTAGCGTGCTCATGGTGCTATGCATGAGATCGGAGACGCGGCGAACGATAGTTTCTCGACTTGAGTCGATAATTTTGGAGAAGGCATCCTTAGCTTCTTCTTCCGTCTGACCGAGCAAGAAACGGATGGTGATAAATTGTTCTATGAATTTAGGCGTGAAGTTATATCCTTTGATCGGTGGTTGAATCGAAGCCAATCGCAACAAACACGAACAGATGAAGTTAAAGTGACGCCGTAAGCAGCAATAAATCTCGCAGCAGCGTTCTTTGAAGGGTTCATACATCTCATCACCACCCAATCCTTCAATCAGGTTCTTGTCGAGACGTACGAAACTAGCGGTAGTGTCAGCGCCAAACACGAAGCCATAGTCAATGTGGAAGAGAATTCCATCACTACGAATCATTATATTATCTAAGTGACGATCTCCGACTCCGAGTACATAAGTTACCACGGTCCAAAAAGCCAAACTGGCTGAATAATTTGAGCTCACCTCACTCACGCGTCGGTTGACATTAGATCGGTACAGATAATTAGAAATAGTCCCTCGCGCCAGAATCTCGGTTAATGTTTGCGCATTCTGAACGATCTCGATAAATCCGGCATTTACGGAGATAGGCATGACTCGATAAGTTGCTAAGAAAGTATTCTCGATCACCGGAACCATATCGACCGAACCGATACTGGAGTCAGATCGACACGATCGAACTAAATCGGATGCGAGTGAATTGCTTAATGGACTTTGCCCCAGCGGATCATCCCCCGACTTAACAAAGGCATCAATAGAAGCAGTGGAGGACCCTGATTGCATTAATGCCAAGACTGATGATTCGGTAACCGGTGATGATGGCGGTGGGGGAGGCGGCGGGAACCGGTCAATAATTGGTGACACAGAGGATGAAGGTTGCGGAAGTGTCGATGGAATGAAACCAGGTAATGACAGGTGTGAAGGTAATGAACCAACTCCTTTAAGCGAATTAGGTGATGAAATGGGGGAGTCTCGTGTGAACCAAGGAGCCGAATCGCGCCGGCTCCGGCTAATCGTGATTGGGTCGGAGGCTGCGGGCAGGAAACTCGCCTCTTCACTAACTTCAAAGATATCAGCACAAAGATAATACATCAATCGAATCAGGGCGACCACATGCGCATCTTTACGAACATCCTCTTGTTTATAGAGGAAGGCTCGCTTGCCTCCATCCGAGTAATATTTCACGATGATTGGACGAGTGGCAGAGTGTTTCACAATAATATCGGTGTCAAATTTATTAATTAGACCGAATGGTCCCATGAAGGGAACCTGCAGTGATTGCAATTGTTGTGACAAACTATACAGCGTCGTGTAACCTTCCAACATAGAAATCAATCGAATCGATTCCTGCACCGACAGAGCCTGATCCTGATTAGCTAGCATGAGCTTATTCTTGAAGACATCCATGGCTAATCCCTGATTAATACGACTCAACCAAAAGAAATCAAGGAAAAGATCGGGCCGCTGTAAGATGAACTCTTGAACCGATGAATCTTCCATGGGAAGAAATAGGGCCACATCAGACGGAAAAGTAGTTTGACCTAGAAGCCGAAGAGCTAACGACTGAACCTCCGGATTATAGAGAGGCGTATTTAGGATAATTACAGCATCAAAGGCTGACAACCCTTCCGTGCAATTACGATCGCACATCATCTCGTAGCAAGGACTGATACGGATCCCATCGGTTTTAACTAGGCCCATCTTCAGAGCTTGAAGTAACCATTTACTATGCCCCTGTATCCAAGGAAGATTCGATCGAAGAGATCGTTGATCTCGGTCGGAAAGTGGACTTGATGGAAGTAAATATTGAATGTCCCTAATATTGGAGAGATAAATGCGCATGGCTTCTCTCCAGTCTCGAGTCAGAGTAGCAGCCCTCACACAGAGCCCAAAGGGAAATGCCACAATCTCAAAATAACGAACTAAGTTTTCAACTCTTCGGAAACTTTCGATCATATCATGGCAAGATTGACAGACTCGCTGCGCTTTCCCAGGAATAACCCAACTATCTATGTTAATATAACTGACCAGATCTAATGGGATCGAGTCCCGCCATTGGGAGCAATTATAGCAGAAGATGCGCCCGCATGCACGGCAATGATGTTTTCGACTGAATGTCCCAAAATCGGTGGAACAATTATAACATTGAGTCACCGTACTGTCGTGGATCGGACGATGAATCTTCTTCCGTCGTAGCGATCTCATGATACCCAACGATGATTGCATTCCCCGAGCTGAATCATCCATAAAGACGGAGCTCGACATATCGACCGGATTAATTGTGTCTTCCTCTGACCACACTCTCAAATCGACCATACCAGCTAACTCGTCATTCGTGAAATCGCAAATTAGTTGGAATTTACTTCTAGCCTCCTCCGCATCCTGAGACTTTTGCATAATCTGGTGATGTCGAGGAATTTGTTTCTGGAGTAATTCAGTAAGTCCCTCTTTATGAGCCACGAGGATAATATCGATAGGATTCGCAGTATTTGGTAAGACTCCCGATTTTAACGCTGTAGCTAGATCCATTTCCTTTTATCGACTCGGTAAGAATTTACCGATTTTGGGATCATTCTCGATCAATTACTATGTTATATTATGGTCGGAGTTAACACACTAGGGATGATGCCTTTCCTCATATATATATCCATTGAATCATTAGCCTTAGTCCTGAGATCACAATGACCACGACATAGGATTGATTGATTTAACCTAAGCTATAGTCAAAGTTAATTAGACCCTAAATACATCTTTGTCAACTATGTCAATGAATCCTGGAGCCATGGTGATCCGATTGATCATCGATCAGATCGAGGAGGGCGATACTGATGGCATTATAAATAACTTGGCCCTATTACCTTTGGGTATAATTTCGAAGGAACATGCCGAATTGATGCTTTCATGGTTCTTGAAGAGAGCAGCCGAGTGTGAGCAGGCAGAGGTGGCCCGAGTCGTGTTAACAGCCTTTGAGGTGGCTCGAGCCCAACGGGAACCGCTTCCGGCGATTGTGAACATATTCCTGAATGCACATCTCAGTCGGGAAGTTCTCACCTTCGTGCTCGAAGCCTTTCCCGAGAAAGCACCAATTGACTTCTTTGTCGACCTCGTGAATATGGGCGATGACGCCGGAGCTTTGAAAGTGGCTGGGATTTTGAGCACTTTCTTGACTGAACTGAGCGGTGAGGACTGGGCCCTGTTGGTGAAACTCACTGACGATGTGGAGGAGGAAGAGTATGAAAATCAACTCCTTCGTGCCTATTTTCAGACAAAGGCCGCTGAGACGGGATCCGTGGGCAGACGTCCAGATTGGATTCGGGCTGAGTTGGCAGAACCAAAGCTCACTCCAGTGCCACCTGACATACCGACCGTGGCCGAAGCCGTAGATTTACTCCTAGCTGGTCTGATCAAGAAAGGAATTCGTATCGTTCCTGAAAAGACGAATCAAGAGCACAACCTCAAAGAACTTCTCATTCTACAGTATTCCTTGGCCCCAATTCAGGAGAAGATTCGAATGCTCACGGAATTGAAGCCTTTACCTCCCTTTGATGACACGACTCTATTCCAAGAATTTGGGCCAGTGAATACTATCTACTCGCCCAGTTCATCATTGGGCGATCCGACACACGAGTGTGTGAAGTACGGCGGTTGCCGCATGCTCCTGTGCAAAGAATTCGAGAGCGTGGATGTGAACGGAGATGATGTTGATGTTATGGCCGATGAAGTTCACATTCACGATTGGTTCCGGGGCTCTTGTGACCACTGTCTGAAGAAGATTGCTCGCCGCAATTACGCAGTGCGTCTACCATTGTGCCATGGAGGATGGCAAGGCTGTTTCTGCTCACTTGAGTGCCTACGGGAAATCGTCGACTACCATGAGGAACTGATGATGTCATTTATGGAAACACAACTCACCACCATTGGCATCCGGGAGCGGGAGTAGTGTAAGTAGCGGGAGTAATTAAAAAACATGTATCTGTGATATATGTTTATCCCCCTGAGGAGGGAGGAACGTGCGCGAAGTTGTCACAATTGTTTATATTATTCATAACCGAGCGGGTCCCTTTGTCACGCAAGCAACCCAACTCAATTATTCCATGACAACAACTATCGACGGTGATGAATTGGAGACGGAGTTTGAGGCGGTGGGATCTGAGTTTGATCGTTTCACGCATGTGATAGTCTGCGACACTGAAGGGAAATTCGTGGAGGCGGTTCCTTACGTTTACATTCGGACCATCGCCCGAATTCAACAGACCCTGACCATTGTGCCCAAAGCACAATACCCGGACCTCAATCAATATGCGGTTCGTGATGAGTTACTTCAGTTAGCCTCAACGAACCCCGCTTTCATCTCTTCATTGGCGAAGCAGCGGCATGAAATCATTCCCACGTTACATCAACAGATGCGAGGTCTTCAAGAACTGGGCATGTTGGATGAGACTTCAGCCCAGCCCCTAATCGGACAACTCGTTGCCTTCTTAACGACAATTCGAGTCGGACAACTTAATGGTGAAGGTATCTTTTGGCTGCCTGAGAATTATCTGGGCGACACCGATAGGGACGGACCTGACGCAAACGAGGCTGAAGATTACGAGGAGGGAATCCGAAGGGAAATTTGCGCTCACATCAAGTATCGCCGTCTGCCCATGGTTCATTTGCTTCCTATGGATCCTGTTCATAGTACAATGCTTATGAATCTCATTGAGACTTTGACCGAGTATGCACGCAGTGATTTGACACGTAAGGCTCAACAGACACACTTTGCCCCTCTCTTTCGAAATTCTCACATAGGTGCTGAGGGATTGAAGGTTCTAATGGCCGAAGAGTTTCGTTGCGTCAAGAACGAAGAAGTGATCGATGCCACAAATAGCTTCATCTTCAATCAAGAGCAGATGGGTCATCTTCATGATTTTCTCGATGCTGAAGCATATCGGGATCGCCTGCAGTATTACGTGGGTGATTATCTCAATGATTTGGACTTGTCTCGCTCCTTCATCACTGGTTCAGCCATGACCGCAGCCTTACATATTCGCACTCATGACAATCCTGAATTGGGGATAGATCTCTTCTACCCTAAAGTGCTCACCGAGTTGCCGGCTGAAGTCTTGGAAGATTTGCGAGTAGATAACTTGACATTGTGGAATATCGCAGCCGTCAGTTTGACCGAAGGAGTGATGACGAAAGGAGATGAGTGCATTCCGTTCAGTATTAAGCCCGGTTCGGATGTTGATTTGGCGGTTGACAACACGGTGACTGATGATGAATATCGCGCGATCGCTCAGGGACACTTTGAGGTCATTGGTCGCTATTACCCTTATGTGAAGATGCGCCAACATGACAAACCGAAAGGTGATTGGAATTACATTATTTACACCGATGATCCGGCCTACGTTCCCGTCTTCCGAACTGTTGAAATTTATCGCTCTTCGTTTCGCAACATCTGCTCTCATCATGTTGGAGCGGTCCGTGGTTGCTTTACGGCTCGTTGGGCGCCGAAGGTTGAGGGACAACCTCCCAAAGCACAGTTTTACCTCACAGCCAGTGCAATGTGGACGTTCCGTCACTATGCGACGCCAAATTACCATTACTTCGCTGGACGCAAGTCAAATCCTCAGGACATCATCATAAAGAACTTGATGCGGGGTATTCACATCAGTGATGAGGTATTGAATGAGATTGTGCGGCGATACAAGAATCGCAAGAATATTGTCATCGACGATCTTCCCTTCTACTTCTGTCGCAATGTTCCATATTCCATCTTCGCGGCCCCCCTGGAGTATGCGATGGCTCAACCTCGTCTACAGACTGCGATTGAAGATCGAGCCCAGCGACGAGCTCGAGAAGCTGACCAGCGAGCCCGCGAGGCGAGACAACAAGCGAAACAGCAAGCTAAAGAGCGAGAGCAACAACAACGAGAGGCTGAACGGGAGATGTTCCTAGCCATGACTCGAAATCCCGCCCAAGCTGTGCCGTTGCCAACATTAACAGGTTATTTAGGAGCGCACGAACAAACTGCCCAGGCACTAGTTCGATCCCCACTAGTCTTCGTAGCCAATAATATCCCTTGTATGCCAGGGTATGAGGCTCCTATTCCAGCGGAACAGCATCTCGCTAAGACCCGGGGGCAAATGAACACAGCTCGAGCAACAGCTATCCCTCGTGTAGTCGTTGATGCCCGCATTCCAGCAATTCCTCGAGTACCGATGCCTCCCCCGACAACCATTCCCCAGATACCAGTTCCCATCGGTCTTCCCCAAATGCCTAGAGCAGTCCCCCGGACTATTATCCCGTTGATCCAATGGGATGAAGTCCCAGCTCCTGGGCAATCTCCGGGACCACAACTTCCCCGTATTCTGCTTTAAAAAACAATATGTCTCAAATCGAGACATATTACGAAATATGGCGTAAGCTATAGATATCGAAGGGAGCATCTAATCCAATACATATCATATATTTGTGAGCACTGGCACAGAACCAATTCGAAGACAATCGAATACAGGAATTCACATTACTAACTGTTTCTCCCTGTCGAATAAGGTCCATACGCTGACCAATAGTTAACCCTTCCCGTTCGTCAACGGCAACCTGATATTCCCCGTCCTTATATATGACTAATGGTAAGTTTAGAATTCGTTGGCCAATATCTCCAATCGTTAAGCAATTAAGTGAGAATGTACGAACTTCGTCCGTCACGTTTAATTCCACTTGGGGCATCCGTTCTGGTGCAACTGGAGCCTTAAGAACCGGATAATCACCAGTTCCCTCCCAACCTCTCATGTACATCCCAACATGCAATAGACTGCGAAGTGCATCGCGGATTCCCCCTTTCGTTTCAGTATCAGCCTCCTTATAAGCTAACGCTAGGGCTCGGCTGGCGGCATCATTATTCCGCATCAGAATTTCAATACCCTGCATGGCGGCTAGAAGATTGGTTCGAGCTTGAATCGCCTCTGCTGGCAATCGAATTGATGGATTAGGACCACTTTGACTCAGTGCGATCAACTTAAGTTTGTTGATGGCGGTTTGAGTAAAGACCGTGTCGCGATAGTCAAGGAATGGGTTCGTGAAATTCTTATTTCGGTTGAAAGCGTCAGTTAACTCCTTAAATGTGATCGGTTGAACTTGTTCACCACTTTGACCAAAACATAGAAGTTGCCCATAAGGAACCTCACCGACATCATTCAGGTCGATCGGAGTTTCCCTGGTCTGCATATTCGGCAATTCTCCCTGATAGAACGTTTCTGATACGTAGGCAATTTGCAATAGTTCGTAGGGAGGGTCATCTTCAATCTCGGCCGAAACATATCCTTCAGTTCGGGCTATATCGGCTAACCTTCTCTCACTATAAAATTCTTGGGGAAATAATGGATTAAACGTGGCCGATAAGTCAAAGATAGTGGGATTCTTTTGGTACCAGTATTGCATCCAAGGATCTAATGGTTTGTACTCATTGCGGCCACTTACCTTCAATGCTCTATATTCACGAGTCGGATCGGTTGTTTTACTCAGATCGATACTGTAATTTAGGGCGGCCAGGGCGACTGCCCCCGGTTGTGTGGTCGGCTCAATCCGTTGGCGAAGACTGGAGATATCACTCAGATTCTCATAAATACGGGATAGTAGTTCTGAATTGGCCTCTGTCTTTGGAATTATACCAAATTCAATCGGAACTTCGGTATCCGGTGGTTCTGGATCTTGAATCTCATGATGAGATAACATCAAGACATTGATGAGGTCAATGCGATTACTTTCCTTCTCGATGAATGTCTTGGCTCGCCGGGTTACCGATTCGATATTTTCCCGCAACATTCTCACTGCGTAGGCCATTTGGTTAATAGTGGTCCGGGAATTAATATTCAGCCTATGATGACCACAAATCTTATATAACACACACGCATTAATGGCAAATGGGTTATCCGGAGTTTGTAATTCTGCCACAAAGTCACTCGGTAATTTATTGAGTGGATTATCATTATTGGTAAACCCGAGTAGGAAATTGTAAGCTTGGATAAGTTTACTTTGTGGCCAGGATTGATGCTTGTTCACGAATCTGGCCACAAATTGTAGCTCTGATTTCTCTTTGATTTCTCCAATGGAAGGAATCGACGTACTGTGAATACTAGCTAGCAGATGACGGGCAAAACTAGGCGTTCCCAAGTCTTCTTGCTTATATTTAATAGCATGGGCATCAGCAATCTCTAATAATACACACATCGGTGTCTGTTCATGAATATGTCCAGTAATAGCAAGACGGGATAGTTGAAATTTGGCCGATACTGCCGAAGTCTGAACTTTAGCATGTTCAGCATCTTGTGGTTGACTGGTGGTAGGGCGCATATTTTACCATTCAGCAATATATATTTAAGCAACCGATACTTAGCCACTTACCATTTAATAATCACTTATAGGAGCTCGCCACTATCACCCTGGATTCAATTTGAAGGACCTTCAAATTCACGACCATGATAGGACATATGATTACTACTAAAGTTGGTAATAGCATTACTAGCATAAATAATACTAGTCCTATAAATGGAAGCGGGCAAATACCGTGATTTATCTATACCACAATTACGTCAACAGGTAGTGAACCGGAACATCGTCATCGGGACCGCCCGCACCAAAGAAGAACTTATCGCCCTATTGGAACGAGATGATCAGTTGGCTAGGGCGGCTAGGGCGGCAACCGCTCGAACGGCAGTTGTTCCAGGACTAGTAGCCCCACCCCGGGTAACGGCAGTTCCGGTTCAACCAGCTGAGGCGGCGCGAGCAGCGAGGGCCAATTATGAGAGACTGACTAATCAGCAATTAGAGCAACTATTTGCGCAAAGGCAAATACTGCCTCCCTTACCTTTCACTAGGGAGACCGCCATTGCGACTCTCATTCTACAAGGTGCTCGAGAACGGGCTCAGACAGCTCTCGGACCTACAATGGCCCCGCCGCCATTCGGAGTACCACGAGTAGCGCCAGCCCCGGTTCAACCAACAGCCGTTCTAGTTCAACGTCTGACTGTTGAAGAAGAGACCATCGCCAGATTTGCCCGGGAGCGATATCTGCCACAAACTGAGCGTCAATTAGAAGAGGAAATGAGACGGCGAGGTCTCCCACCCCCGACTGCAGGGGCAGGAGTTAAACAGTATCTGACTAAGGCTCTAGTTGATGACGATGTTCGTCGATATCGAGGTCAAACGCAAGCTCAGCCCCCACAGCCAGTAGCCCCGCCTCAACCGACCCCACCACCGATTACCACCCAGCCAATCGCAGTTCAGCAGGCGGCCGCTGAGGCAGAACGAACAGCTCGGGCTTATTACTGGACATTAAGTCCTCGCGAATTAGAACGAATCTTGACACAAAGAGGCGTACTCACCCTGTTCAATCTTGATAAGCAGCAACTAATTGAACTGCTCGTTGCTGATGATGCCCGAAAGCGGGCAGGTCTTGCGGCCCAAGCACAAGGTATTTTCGGGCTACCACAGACGCCACCGCGTGTAGCAGCAGGGCCGATAGTGGCTCCTACGGCCCCCCGTCTGGCTCGAACTGTGGCCCGAACCGGAGCTGTCCCCTCACCTCCACGATCGCCGACACGTCCGATAGGAGGGATTCCCACGGTTCCAGTTGTGCCGGCGGTTCCTGTAACTACTGTTCGCCCGGTAGTTCCTCCCGTAGTGCTTCCTCCAGTGACTCGCCCAGTAGTTCCGCCTCCAGCTACTCGTGCGGTGGTTCCACCAGTGGTGACTCGTGCAGTCGTCCCACCAGTGGTGCCTCCACCAGCTGCTCGTCCAGTAGTTCCTCTGACTGGCCAAATGCGATTCCCGCCCGGTTTGGTTGGGCCAGTTGGCACTATTGTCCAACCATTTTTACCACCGCCATCACCAGAGACTGAGGAGGAAGAGGAAGAAGAGGGGCCCTCACCAGTTACTTCTCCATTCACTGTTATTGGGCCGACCATTCCGCCCGTTCGTGGACTCGTGGTACAACCGCCACCATTGACGCCAGAGCAGTCCATTCAACGGAAATTGCAGCACGCTACGTTTGAAGTCTATGACACTCAACTTCGCGGTGATCATCCGAGGACGATAAATACCATAACTGATATTACTCCCGATGTTCTTAATAATAACCAGCGCGTTAACTTTGGCGTCATGCGCCAAGGTAGGGAAAGGCAGTATGTTATCCAAGTCCTAATGACGCAAGCCACTCCTCAACAAATTGCCGTATTGGCCACTCAATTGGGGTTCTCCAGGCTAAATGCGGCGATCGATGTTTACTACAATTTACTCTGGTATTTGAATATGGGTCAAACCCCGTATGCCTTGAACTTGACTGAGGATGAAAAGGCTTATATTTCCGGGCTTACCCCACAGCAGCTCACTGCTTTGTTGGGACCGCGGTACCGCGGTCCCAGTGATATGGCCGCGCTTCTCTTTGCGGCAGTATCTGGTCGATCAGCTCCCATGCCAGATCAGAGAAATATTCCTCGTTATCCTGAAGCGGCTGATTATGCCCCAGCTTCAGTCTGGACATTGGCTCAAGACCTCTATGGACTTATCAATGAGGATGATCAATATGCCAGCATATATCCGCCATATGTTCATGTGGCATTGCAGGCACCATCTCGCCTTGAAGCCATCATTGGAGCCGTGACGGAAGCTAACATCGATCAGCTGATCACCCAGTTTGGCCTAGTTCTCCCGACTGAGAACACTCCTCAGACTGCAAGACAGAAGATGAAGTTCTTCTTTGGTCAGATTCGTGATTATGAAAATATCTTCACTCGGCCGGCCGATCTCCTTCCGCCACCAGTATTGACTCAAGTAGCGGAGGGACAGGTGAATGCCACTTTAGAACAGTATACGCTGAAGGAGATCGTCGATACTTATGAGCCAACTGCACGATGGGAAAATCGCGATCGCCTTATTCACAACATTTGGCAAGAGGGCCGGGGCGGTGCCGTTTGGGCCTGGCGCCACAGGTGGTGTAACAATGACGAAGCCATCAGCGTGATCAGTGGTGATCGCTACGGAGATGCCGATAAGAATAATCCTCAAGATCCTACCCTTTCGTATGGATTCCCGCGAAATTATCGATGCTACCAAGTCAGTGAATTGGCGGCCAGCTTCCGTGAAGATCCTGATGATCATATCTTGCACTTCTACGTTCCGGATTATATAAGAGGAGGCAACGATCCCAATACTGGACAACTCATGACCCAGGACTTCCCAATTGACAGCATTCGTCAGCTTCGTACCTTGTTGCAAACCCCGCCAGCCGGGTATGTTGTGAATAATTTGGTCGTTAAAGTACAAGAGGGACTAGATGCGGCGGCCAATGCTGGTCGCGTTGTTCGGACGTTGAAAGCCCAGTATGAAGCGAAACAGGCTGATGAACAGTACTTGATTCGTTTGTATCTGGCCTGGCTATTTACCTATGGTATGTGGATGCGCTTCTGGAAGGGACCTGGTTACCCGTGGCCCGTACGTTGGGTTGAAGGGGGTGGTGGCACCGAACTATGTGAAACGGGCCGTCGCGATGAGCATATTTTCATTCAGCATGGTATCCGTACCGCTCTGGCGAATGCCTATGAACAAGCTCAGTACCCTGGATTGAGGGATTGGATAGAGGGGTTGCCACTAGTTGATTACAATATTCGAACTGGAGAGGCCCATATGGCTACTGCTGGGGCTACTACTCTGAAGACGATATTGGATCGAATTCAGCTCGGCGATTTTTGCATGGCTCACGGTTCAGATCTCATCCTGAAGACCGCTTATTACCTCACAGCTCGTGTTTTAGGCCTCACTACCGAAGGACAATTCAATGCCTTCATAAATGAGATGCTTCCCTCATTGTATGAGCTTGAACGACAAGTGGTGGAGTATGAGTTACATGCCGTGCGCGAGCGCGAGCGTCAAGCAACTGCACAAGGGAGAACTCAAACTGGTGAAGCCAGAGAGGTAACCCGACGACGAACGGAAGCACTTCGAGCTCGTCAGACCGAATTAGCCAGACCAGCTCCAGTTCAACCACCATTCCGTCCCACTGAACTTACCGGAACACAACATACTGATCCTGGTCTCGGAGCCCAGATTCGTTTCGCTGATTAAGGTGTTAACCATAGATTATCGCTAGCGATAACCTATATTCATTGCTAAGGCTTTTGCCAAGACTACTGCCATCGGACCGTTAAGAACCAGACTGTGCCGGTTGAAGTAACTTCGGCGAATTGGGCCGATTGGGTGAAACTTTGACTCAAAGTGGCTGATGTAGAAGTAATAGTCAGCGGATTGCTATTATGACTGGTATTGGCGGTGCTCAAGAAAGCTTTGGCGATAGTTCCGACAGTAGTAAGAGTGAAGATCACTCCAGTTGGATTAGGATCCTGATTACTGGCCACGGTGATGGCATTAACCGCATAGTTATCACTGGTGCTATACTTTAGAGCAAAGCCACCGACGCTTCCACTTACGGCCTGTAGATTAGTTGTATCCAAAGCTTTAGCCGTGGGGGTGATCGCGCCAGCCCGAAGCTTGATGATATATTCACTGAAGTTGTTGCTTACTGGGCCTGGCGGTCCTGCGGGACCGATTGAACCGACGGGACCAGCCGGACCCACCGGACCAATTCCACCAGCGGGACCGATTCCACCAGCGGGACCAGCCGGACCAGTAGATCCAGGTCCTGTCGGGCCCATTACACCAGCTGGACCCGGTGGACCACCGGCTGGACCCATAACACCTTGAGTACCTTGAAGACCGGTTGGACCAAGTACGCCTTGAATACCTATCGCACCCTGAGGGCCCTGTGGACCACCCGGGCCAGCGATTCCTTGCTGCCCTTGTTGACCCTGGGGACCCACGGGTCCCTGTGCACCGGCTGGACCAGGAGGTCCCTGAACACCAGCTGCCCCCTGCGTGCCTTGTGCACCTGCAGGCCCTTGTGGACCAGCTGGTCCACCCGCCGGTCCGATCGGTCCAGTTGGACCAAGTGGTCCGAAAGGCCCTAGAGGACCTGGGGGTCCCAGATTACCACGAGGCCCAGGTGGACCAGCATAACCACAAGGACCATCAAATCCGCGATCACCGCGAGGTCCAGGTGGCCCTTCTGGACCGGGAGGACCTGCGGGACCGACTTGCCCAGGTGGCCCCGGTAAACCCCTTTGGCCAATTGACCCTGGATCTCCTTTTGATCCAGTCGGCCCAGTAGGTCCGGTATGGCCGCAAAACATTAATCCAGCATGTTCATGATGGAGACTACTTCTCACAGAACGATCCATTTACGATGAAACGAATTAACTAGAAAAATTCTTACGTGGGCCACTAGCAATAATACTCACTCCAAGTTGTTCACACACACAGGAACTAGAAACCGTGTTTAGTTTCGACGGCGGGAATAATCCCCATAAACCATGCTAGGAAGGCAAATCCTACGGCTAAATAACACCATAGATTAGTAAAGGCGCTAACTGGATAATGGGCCAATACAAATGCCGCCGCCAGTACTCCATAAATAATAAGGACCGCAATGCCAATATCTGCCCACACATAGAAAGCGAAGATTAGAAACAGAGGGATAAAAATGCCAAGTAAGTAGAGCCATCCCCATTTATTGAGTAGTGAAGTTCCATTCATGTGCCACTCTACGCCTCCACTCGCGTTAGGAAGACCGGAAAAAGAACTATCTGAAGTAAAGGAGAAAATTAAGGCAATTACGAATATCGTGGCAAAGAGGAAAAGATTCCACCCAGCAATAGTATGGGCAATATTTTCCGTTGCGGTGGAGCGTTGTGCTCCGTCGATAAAGATAAAGACCCCAATGGCTAATACTAAACACTGAAGCCATAGGGTGATAAAGAGAGCCCGTCCTGATTGATGGGGATCCGCGCCGCTCCGAACTCCATATTCAATAAGTTGAACTAATCCTAGAGTAAAGACAAAAATAGCTAGGGCCCGATCGTATTTCTCATTTCGATACCATAAAAATAGGGCCATCAAGGCCAGTATCCACCAGGAGGTGACATTGATCTTGGCATCGGAACCCATATCTTTCCATAACATACTATAATTATAGTATGTTAATATGTTTCCCAGTCATACATGGATACTGCATCACCCCCAGCATCTGCATAGATGTCCATGCAGCCCCCAGGGCCGGCGGGATCACGTGAGAAGATGCAGTCTGGCTTCGCTAGCTCGTCTAAGACTGATGTTACTGTTTCCACAGTGGTGGGAGCTCCGTTCTTCAAGGCCTGAGCCCAACGAACAGCAAAATATTGACAAAAGAGACCTGGAGTCATGAGGTGCTTCGCATCATCAAACTGAATAGTCTTCGACTCAGCCTCGCGAGCTGAGGCGGCCGCATGCATATAGACATATTTGGTATAGAGTCCCCACATGAAACTATCATTGGAAAAATCCAGTGCTCGCTCCGACATCGGCTTTCTTCTCTGTGATTAGGAGTAACTTGTTACTTCACTTTGGACATCGTGTGGGCATAAACTGCCCCCATTAATTGGGATAATTCTAATTGTAAATTTAGTACTATATTTATTAGTCCTATGTAGGGACAAATGAACAAAGATATTAAAATAATTGTTCGAATAATATCCTACCATGGTTTCTTTTGGGCCACAGACCACCTGCCAACTACCTAAAGACAACAACAACTCCAGCAAATGGAACAGCCATACTACATCACTGACAACCGCACCTTGTACATCAAGTGTGATTGCGCCTCTGCCGCCCAGATTCGCAGCGCATTTGATGAGGCACTGACAAAGTATGAAACTGAACACAGGGAGCACCTGAATTGCCGCTTCCGCGTGAATCTCGTCGAGAACAAGGAGGGTATCTCCTTCGGCATCTCTTTCGTCTTCGTCACTAATCCGGCCGTGTACCACATGCTCTTGGGCAAGAATGCCGATGGCTCTGATCGTGTGGAGTATCGCGATGATCCTTCATGGACGCCGCCGATTCCGGGTGACAATGTCAATGATGCTGGCTGGTCCACGATCTCCGAGCCTGTCTTCACTGAGACCAAGAGCTGGGCCGACATGATGGACGAGGAAGATGAGTACCAAGCCAAGGTCGAGGCCGAGAAGCAGAAGTACGTCTGCCCGAAGATCGCTGTTCCGCTCGAGCCGTTGATGGTGCTTCCTCCCTACCGTCTCACGCCTTATCAGGTCGACGAGAAGCGCGAGAAGATCATTGATGAGAATGAGGGCAAACCGGATTTCAATCCCGAGCTGGTGGAGATTCCCCCGACTGCCTATTTCACCGTCGAGCCGGCTTTGGCGAAGCCAGTTGAACCGAAGTTCATGGCCAATATCCTCAAGTGCAAGGGTGTTCCTCCGTGGATCACTAAGGAGGATCTCAAGGTGCAGTTCTCGCCTTACGTCTCGGACGGTGAGACGCCCCAAGAACGTTACATCAAAGGGCGTCGTGTCGAGGAGACATATCCGTTCGTGAACATCAACGATGACCGTGTGGCGTTTGTCATCTTTGATCCCAGCACGCCGGATGCGCTCTTTGCGCTGCACATGATGAAGAAGACCATCATCTCGAAGAAGATGCCGGACAGCTCGGTCAACAAAGTCACTCTCATCTTTGCTCATTCATTCCGCACTGACCGCGACATGATGGCTGACATCAGCCAGCGTCCTCGTCCTGTGCAGCGCCGTGATAATCCGCCGCCTCGTGATGGAGATGGCTATCGCGGCCGTGGTGGCTACGGCGGTGGCGGCGGCGGCGGCGGTGGCCGTGGTCGTGGTGGTTATGGTGGTGGTGGCTCACGCTTCAGTGAGCGCCGTGACGAGGGCCCGCGCGAGATTCACCGCTCGCCCCCTAAGCCCTCTGAGCCATCTCCCCAGCCTGAGGGGAAGAATCGCTTCTCGGCGCTCGGGGCGAACGGGTTCGCCGCTCTCATCGAGGAAGATGATGACTGATTATAAAAAAAATCATATAGGTATGCTATATGATTTTTAACTCAAATGCTCACTCTACGAGTTATTCGGCCGGTAACTTGTCGACCATTAACTCTGAACATTCTTCGACCGCCAGTAACCGACCACTCTTGTTATATTTTACGATCATTAGTCTCGAACCGAATCTATGTTGGCTATACTTTGGATTTTTCCCATCGGCTTCGACAGCATAATGGAGAAATCGTTGGTGGGGCTAAGAAGACCAAGAAATGTCGGCCATGGACTCCGGTTTGCATAATACGGGGCTTCTATGAGGCTTCATCCGCGCTTCGATTCGAGTATCGGTTGCAACATCCCGGTCGCAGAAAGAGAAAGGGAGAAAATGCAGTTTCTTTCATATTAGAAGCGCTCTTGAGATTGATTAATAGTGGTGACGGATCTATCGAGAAGAGAAATAAAATGCCATGGCCCTGCCTTACTATCACTTGGTATTCTCAACAGTATCGAATAGATCACGCACAAGTGATTAATAGTTACGTAGTATGACTTACTTAAGCTAAACCATGGCTATCAAGCAAGCCTTAGCTCAATACTTACCGATGGCCCTGCTTGGCGTCCCAAGCACCCTGCTTATTCTGTTCCTGATGTTCATCCAAACAGGCACCTTTAATCTGAATACGCTCGCATCAGGGGCAGTCCTTATTCCCTTGAAAGGACGCTGTGATTTCGGTCCGAATCGAACGTGTACCAGTCTTAATATATCTAATCGTCTCTTTGCATGCAATGGACCGCTAAGTTGCCCCAGTCAAATAGTGAACATGTTTATGATGAAGGGCGTTAGTGTCGTTGGAGTATCGCCGGCCGGACCGACCAAGAATGATACTACAGTCGGGGATGTCGTGAACATGATTTTGGGAGACACTCCACATCTCACTCCATTCATCATCCTACTAAGTGGGCAAGTACTAGGTTGGATCTGTCTCCTAACCTACCAAGTGAATAATGCAATTGTAAAGGGCATTAGCGGGGCGATTTTCGTAACCACCCGAATCTCCGGGTTCGTCGCTGTCTATCTTAACACCCGAGCGACCTTGAATGATATTCGACTCAATATCGATCATCCTCCCAGTTTCTTAGCTGCCATCAATGAGATTTCTCCCTGGTTGGCTTTTACTATCATGCTGATTGAGATTATCCTGTCCAGTATGCTGTTTTGTCAACCCAAAGATAAACAACCCAGGGAACTAGCTTCTGACCTTGAAGCCAGACCAATAATGCTTAATGACTAATTCCAGGTAATGATGAAAGATCAAATTAAATGAATTATATTCCAACAATCTTGGAATATGGGCTAAATGTCACAGTTGCAAGTCGACGATGTCATTCGCGGCTATTACGTGGATATGTCCCCACGTTATTACAAGGTGATGAAAGTTACTCCCCAAAAGGTAAAAGTCTTGCGATTGAAGCATCGATTTGGGCCTGATGGAGCCAATCTTGGTCCCGGAACTACTACTTATGGAGAAGAACACACTATGACTAAGAAGGACGAACTCAGTGCCACCCATTACGGAATGTTATGTACTAAGATGGAAATTAACTAATGTTACAGCGAGACTGTAATATTACTTTCGAGAGTGGGCTTTAATGAGGTAGTTCGAGAACTTATGGTTCGGGTCGCAGGGGGATAGGTGACCGCAGGCTTTACATCGTAAGCTCAAGGTTTCCTTCTTCACGGAGAAGTCAGTCTCGGGATTGCCACAACGCTTGCACAACACATACTTTAGGATAAACTGATCCAGTAATATGGTGATAGTTTCCAAATCATGGCTTCCACCGATGAGATATCGTTCATTGCCGACGGTTTGAGCCCCGAGTTCGAATCCGAAGAACTTCATGATCAGGGGTGGATTTCGGCTCAGAGCAGCGCCGACAGCTCCGAGATTCACCAGACTCGTTTTCATGTTGCCACCTCGTCCTTCCAGTTGAATCCTCAAGACTGGCATCTTGTAGCGATAATACTCGTCGTCCACACTCCTCGGGATGTTTACCTGCGCCATGGTTTGATGAATAAGTAGAGGAAGTAAATATTAATCACTTTGACAGCTTGCAGTTTACCAGCTTGCAGTTTACCAGCTTGCAGCTTGCAGTTTACAGCTTGCAGTTCACTAGTCTAAAGAGATAGGAGTTATCCTATGAGTGATAGAACACTTGAACATCCGAACAATTAGATTGTTCGGGTGGTAGTTTAATGGTAGAACACCGGGCTGTAGTCCCGAAGATGCAGGTTCGATTCCTGAACATCCGAAAAGTTAGATCTCAATTGAGATCTAACTTCGATTTTTCAATTAGCTGACGCTTGGCCGAAATGAAATCTCATTACGATAAAGTGGTCTAAAGAGATAGACAGTAACCTATGAGGTGATAGTTTAGTGGGAAAACAGCAGGCTCCAGACCTGCGGTCGGGGGTCCGATTCCCCCTCACCTCATCGTGATATATGTGATAATATATATCGCAAAAAAAGCGGATCACTAAATGGCCATTACCCTTACACGTTCAGACCAATTTCTCGATTATTTCGGTCGAGGCACCGTAACAGCAATCGCGATCGACCCGGCACTACAGCGGTTAGCTGGCCAAGGAAATGTCATCATGACGGCCCAAATTGGGGAAGGAAGAATGGGGAGAACTATTTATGGTGAGGTTCAATACAACCAGGCAACCAATCAGGTCAGCCTTCCACTGCGGGCTAATGTCAGCATGTACGTCTGCGTGGAGATCTATTACAAACATGGAGAATATCAAACCACGGTAATTTCATCGGATGAGGACATGCGGATATATTGTATCGATCAACTTCGGGGCTATGGTGATATCCCACAGATGGATGTGCAAACGTATGAAGTGGCCGTCGCTCAATATCAAGCGATGCCATTGGATGATCTCATTCGTTTGGTTCTTAGTCATGGACGTCAGGAAATCGAGAGTCAATCCGGTTGGGGATTAGTTGATGTAGTGAAAGGCCAGAACTTAGTGGAGTATTAATATAATGATCTAAAGAGATGGAGAGGATCTTATGGACCCGTAGTTTAGGGGGAGAACACCAGACTGAAACTCTGGCGACCCAGGTTCAAATCCTGGCGGGTCCAATTGATACGTGTGGAAACACACGTATCTGTTTAATGTGTAAATGTCACCGCATAATCATGGGGCAAACACCTGGCATCTGTATGTTCGACCACTTTAATCTGTTGAGCAATATCAGTCCATTTTGAGGTGTAACGTCCGTATCGAAATCGATTCAAGAAAATGGTGAGTCCTAGATCCATATTCACAGTGTCGTCTTTGCAGGTAGTGACAAGAGTATCAAATACAAATATCTTCTGATGAATCCGAGACAATGTGACTGCGTGAGATGCTGACAGTCGATAGTAAGCATCTGAGCCATCTTCCTCTGATACTAGTAGGATGACACTATTGGGGATAGGTTCCATTTTACTCTACCGATGAAGCTATATGGTATTATTACCCATGTCATATTTATTTAGGACATGTGTCACAATTTAGAACACGCACCATATATTCTGGGACTCGCACCAAATCTCAGAACGTGTACCACGTCTGGTTGATTGGAACTAAGGTGATGGCCTGATGGTTAGCTATGGTAATGGAAGACTGAGCTTCATTGATATTATTTCGAGCATCCCCTACCACAATCTTATGGGGACTCGCAGCCACGAGACTTCGAATATGCAGCGCTTTCGTTTCAACTGTGACTCCAATGGGAACTGGATCTGCTGATAATTGTGGAAGGATAATCGTTCGGGGCATTTGAGATTTAATTACAATGTATCGGTCAGTTGCCTTAACCTGGTAGTCGGAATTTACGACAATGATACGTTGATCCGCTCCATGTTCAGGAAGATGGTCGCAAGCACAGACTCCATGAGGGCCTTGCTCACCCTGATCACCTTTAACTCCTTGCTTACCTTCCTCACCGCGTTCACCTGGAAGTCCGCGAGGACCAGCCGGACCTTGTGAGCCAACCGGTCCTTGAGCTCCTTCTGGACCAACCGCACCCTGTGGACCGGCCGGACCAACTGGGCCTTGAGGTCCACATGGGCCACGAGAACCAGCGGGCCCAGGGGGCCCGCTATTACCCTGATCACCGCGGTTACCCTGCTTTCCTTGCTCTCCACGAGGACCCACTGGGCCTGGGGGCCCTTGCTTCCCTTGTAAACCGACTGGACCAGCGGGCCCTTGTCCTCCACGGGGTCCAGCTGGTCCTTCAGGACCAGCTGGACCTTGTTGACCAGGAGGACCAACTTCTCCCTTGTCCCCTTTGGGACCCGAACGACCTTGTGGCCCCTCAATTCCAATCGGACCAGTGGGTCCGTTCAGACCTCGCGGTCCTTGTGGACCTTGGGGACCACGGGGACCAGCTGGTCCGAGAGGACCATACGGCCCCTGCGGACCAGGAATACCTTGGGGACCCTGAGGCCCAGGAGGCCCTTCAATATAAACAGTGTCATCAGGAACACTATCCTCCGAAGTCCGAGACATGCTAGCACATTGTGACGGATAAATATCCTCAGAACGACGAGATGAGAACTGTACAGCTCCAGATGAAGCCTGTCGTTTCTGTGGTGAGATCACTGGTGAGACTAAGGCGACCGGCGGAACCTGCACATCGCTAACCGGATCAGTGAGAATGCTATTTAAGCGTGCCATACTTTCATAAGAACGGGGATTAGGTTTACGCTGACCGTCTACTGAACCACGTTCTGAAAACTCAGAAGATAAGTCATATTGATGTTCTGTTGCCATTTCCAGGAGTGTGAATTATTTTTGCGGCATCACAACATTAGCTCGAATGTGATCATCATGTGCCTGAAAGAGTCTAGGGCCGTACATATACCAAACGGCAAATAGAAGAGTGAATAAGCTCAACAGGATTATAAGCACGACTAGATTACCATTGGCATCATGGGTCGGGACATCAGCCGTGCACTGAGCCCCAGGGCAAAATGGGGTACACCTAGGATCTTGACACCACACTTGCCCATTTTGACAACCAGTACAACCACCACCAGGGCAAATATCCGGATCAGAGCATTGACTCATATTTACCGATCCCGATTTATTTTCCCGACAACACGCTCGTTTACCAAATCATGTATAGATTATACATGAATCTTACCCCCTTACAATACTTCCAATACTGCGCCGTACCTGGCGTCTTTGTCCGCAGCCTTATCAGCCTGCGTTCCATAATATATTAATTTGAGAAAAACGTTAGCTCCATTGGTCTTATCCTCGATTGGAATTAGGGAAGAAGCGGCTGAAATGCCATAGATCATGTGAATGGGAACCACATCCAAGGGATTTGGTTCTGCACCGATATTCACACGGTAATTATACCAAGTGTAGGCGACTGCCAATGCCTTGGCTTTAGTTCCTCCGACCACATTTTGGACGATATAGATCTTTCCATCTTCGTCCCCGTATAGATAAGGATCGGGGGAGAATCCCATTGCAATCTCAATCTTTTCACGAATGTTGAAATATCGACTATAGTTCTGGGAGCTCTTCAGGGAGAGCATCCAAGCCAAGAGATCCTTCTCATTAACGAAGATTTTCGAGTTCGGGACGATTTGGAAATCAGACTCCGTCTCATAGTAATTCTCTAGAAATTCTACTGGTTCGACTGGCATCCCGAGCCGAAGGTTACTGTAATCTCGCAACATGCGAACGATGCGGTCGGCAAAGACCGGACTATACATCACAATTCTCCCCCGATTAAACAAGGTAGGAGCTAGTGGTTCCATAAATCGAATGGCCTCCTGAATAGTTTCCACATTCGGTAGTCGGCGAGGAATGTTTCCCAGTTCATAATAAGTAGCACTGTCTCGTACTGGGGCCTCGTCCATCACCATAAATTGACTAGCGAACGTAGTCGGATCGATAGCTTGCTTTGATCGAGCCAGCTCATACAGCCAACGCGTAAGTTGGATGATAATGTTGAGAGTCCGTCGTAACCGACTTAACCGAGTTGTGACTGGCGTGCCAGTAGCCACGATTGGGTTCGGCGCGCCTACTGGCTTAGCATCAAATCCGGCGGCGGGTACCACTGGGACATACTCACCCTGAATGATGTCCATAATTTGGAACCATAGTCCATCCACCAAACCAGCATCGTTGCGAGTAATCGCCGTAGGTTCACCAAGAATTCGGACCGCCACGTCAGCAGCTATTCGGCTAATATCCATAGTCATAGGGAGATTCTCCGGCTGAGATGGAATAGTAGCGATAGTTATAAGCGCCCCTCCTCCTGTATCGAGAGTGAGGGCCCGCATCTTACCATTATTGTCGATAAACTGCGATACCGCTGGTAATTGGAATAAGTTAATATGGTCGATGTAATAATAGATATTCGCATGCACCTCAAATGTATTATTCGGCAGTACCGTCCAGGTCATTGTCTTTAGCGTTTCCTGCAAGGCCGAGTGACAGACTTCAGTCATCTCAGGACCGAACAACTTCATGATCTGTAAATTGTCCTTGTCATAGTCGACGATGAGCTCACATTGAGGATATTCCAAGGCATCTGACTCTGAGCCCACATTCTTGATAATTACCACCGTAGGACGGTGTAAGCGTAATGGTCGGGCGTGGAAGATTCGGAAGCGAGGGACTTCCATTGCCCCCAATTCAGTCTCATCTCCACTGGGTGGAGAGGGCGTGAAAACATAGATATTGATATTGAAGGTTTCTTCCACCGCCCGATAGAAGAGAGCTGGATCGAAGAACTTACTATTATCCCGGAATATACTGGTAATCTCCTCATTCGTATAGTCATACAATTCTTGTTTCAATAATGAAGGATGAATAGTGGCCAGCATATGTTGGCGAATTCGTGTCACATAAATTTCCTTACCTTCATCATTGGCCTGTGCCAGATAATTAGGATCATCAATAGCGATACAAATGCAATGCAGGAGGGAATTCGGCGTATGAATAACACCATAGCGAACCATGTCAACATACTCCTCAGAGTATCGCTTCACGACTCCCTCCACCGCACGAGGTAAGAAAGCAACCTTATCTGGAACCAGGATCTTTCGAGTGCTGATCTTCTTTTCAGCCTTGGCACCAATTCGTCGCTCAGGAGGTCGATCTTCGACATAGTCACGATAATGGGAATTGACACCGGGTGTTATTTGATCTTTCTTTGAACAACAGGGAACATAAGGGAATTCATCCTTATTTCCCAAGTCATTCAGCTTCACTCCAGGATAGGGATTGCCATCACTCGGACAGACGAAATTCCACTGTGGATTGTCCTTGGGGAACGACATCACTTGCCGCCTTTGTTTCCAGCCTTCAGCTTCTGCAGCATCTACGATAATGGGTTGTAGAGGAGCTTGACACATTCGCGCATAACCTAAGACGAAGAGTCCTGGTGCCTTATCTTGTAGTTGACGAATCCTAGTATTAGCCCGACGTGCCACCGTGGGTTTCTTCGTTAGCTCGAGAATGGTGGGTTCAGCTGTGACAACCCGGCGTCGACGTTGAGCCAGTAAGGGACCCAAGGCGGCAAGTTCAGGAAGAGCTGCATTATAAACCAAAGCAGTGGGCTCTTGATAATTGATATAGTATCGCATCAAGAGTTGAAAGATCGGAATGAAGTCATTCACAGTAGTCCTAGACTCACCTTGGGAAATAGTCACATGAATATAGGGAACTCCGATTGGCAAATGCGCTTGGGTTATTGCCTTAGTTACGGGATCGGTGACATCGACTATCTCATCCTCGGCCGTCACTTTCTGGGTAAGAGTTACTGAAACAGAGGCTGAATTAGCAATATAAGCTTGCTCGGTATCGGTCTTGCCTTCTGTCATATCAGTGAAGATCGAACGGTAGTGAACATCAAGACGTTTCTTCAGAGCGAATGGCTTGATATTCTCTTCAACATACAGATATACATTCATAAGTGGTTCCAGGAGAACCATGTCTAGGAACACTGTTTCATCGAAGGCCATTCCCCAGATGTTGAACTCACCTCTCACCTTGATTTCCTTACCGGTACCAAAGACGAGGTTCGGAAGTGCAGCCTGAGTCCGTTGGTAGGCTAATTGTTCGTTTCGAATCAATCCCTTCTTAGGATCAGCCCCTATAGGAGCTTCAACGGTAAGATAATTGCTGTCCAAATGATATACTACAGTGAAGAAGGACTCTCTCGGGGCATCATGAAGTTCAGCCGAGCCATCATTCAGAGGATCCCCCAACCATAGAGTCATATAGATGGTGTTCTTGGCGATAGCATCCCCCGAAGGAATTACAGTGATTGAGTAGTTCGGTTCCATCTCGATCTTTCCTCCGGTGTAGAGCCGAGACCGGGCCTGGCCATACTTATCGTTATAACGAATATAGGGAACATATCGGGATGGAATGGCCCGATTAAAAATATCTAAGCCGTCATCTGGGGTGACCGACCGACCATCAATAGTTGGGTTAAAAGACATGATAGTTGAATTGATAGCAACTGGACTGAAGGGAATCTTGGGCTGTTGATCTACTTCGGCTAATTGCAACTGAATATCTTTGATGCTGGCGAGACGCCGCACATCAATATCACGTTCCCGAATGATCTCAGTGATCCAAGCATCATAGGCTCGCTGAAGATCATCTTGATTTTCAAATTTATCGACCACCAAGGTATTATCCATGGCCCGATAGATCTGATTCATGGTGACATACAAATCAGGGCGCGGATTCTGTCGGCGCAAGAGATCATAATATGCCATTATGATATCTTCAATACGAATACTGGACTTGTAACCGGTGATGATGTCATATATCCCAGCCGGAGTCTCTCCCTCCGCCACTAACCTTTGTACGATTGAAGGAAGTGACTCAAAGACATAAGCAGGGGTACCACTTGGTATTGCTGCGTCGCGTGGAGTGCGAGGACGGACGACAATGAGTCGAACTGGAACTTGAAAAATCTCGGCCCATTTATACAAAAGTGTGACATCATTGTCATACGGTATGGGTTGTAGATTTGGCATAATTTGAACCCCAGCACCTGGCTGCGGCGCTGGCAGCGCTGGGATAACGGCAGTAGCAATAGCTTCCATTTACACGAGAGGTAACTAAGTATAATAGGTATTTCGACAATAATACTAATATATTCGCATAGATTTATCACACTCATGTCAAGATTATTCATACCGTATCAAAGAAATGTCACACAGGTTAGGATCATCAACTATTAGTTCAGCACTTTTTATGACTGACCCTGTCCCGGTTCGGCGCAATGGCGGTTCGAACCTTTCGTATGACGCTACGCAATCATTCTTCGTAAAGGGAGATGAATCAAAAGATAGCAGTTCTGATGTCTACAAACATGTCAGCAGCGACGATGATAGTCTTATCATCAACGGGCAAGGTGGTTCCTATAAGCTACATCGCAACACTCTCAAAGAGACGCTCGCCGAATTGAAGCCTCATGCGCATGTCTCAGTGCGTCATCTCAGCCCTGAGCACACTGAGGCTTTTCGCAGTATAGTTGAAGCCTTGCGATTGCTTCACGGCTCCCAGTCTCTTTATGACCTGGTTCTCAATGACATTCGAACGGTATTTGCTGATGTTAAGGATGTGAAGCCAGGGACAGTGGCCGCTTTCTTCATTGGTTGCTTCAGTGATGATAAGTTCCCTGGACCCATGGGATGCAGCCCTAAGTGCGCGGCTTCATTGCCACCATCAGAAGGTACCCCTGGTTATGCCAACTGTGATGACCTGGTGCTCATCTATTCTGAGGGTCTATTTAGCTCTCTAAATGAGAAGCGATCGACCCATGCTTATATCTACATCGGTGAGGCCGATTTCACTGGATTTACTTCGGATAATTTACGCCAACTTCGGGATGCTGAAATTGAGAATGCCTCTTTAATCTTCGGCAATCAGGATGGCTCATACCGCGAAGTTACTAGCGCGCTCAATATCGATCAGCTTCCCAGTAAGGCCGATCCTCCAGCGACGACTCAACAACAGCAACAAGATCCCAATTCTACTCCCAGCAACGCGGGGGCGGGCGTGGCTCTGGCCATTATCATCATTGTCATCGTGATCCTGGTCATTGTCCTTCTCGTCCGAGGCTACAATCAATAAATATATGTGACTCTACCACATATATCTGTGAATATGTGATTTCCTCACATATTCAAAATATGTGATTTCCTCACATATTTTATCGAAGGCGGATATATTTATGCAGCTCAGGATCACAATAGGCGGTTAGTCCCTTAGTTTGCCGTTGGATTTCTCGTTCTCGCCAAGCTTCCACGTCATCGACTGGCTTCGGCTCAGGAATGTTAGCGAACCATCGTTCCAGCTCAGTTAATCCAGCCTTAATCGCATCTATCGAAATGGAATGGTCATCAATACGATCCTGATAGTACACTTGATTGTTCTCATAAATAGATAGGGCCTCCTCGAAGACAGTTACCGATACTTTTCCACCCACATTTATCAAGGGACGCAGGACAGTACAATATTGTTTCTGCAGAGTCATAGTGTTAGCCGCAATGGCTCGCATTCGCTGAGCCACATAATTATAATCTTGATCCTCAGGCCTGGTGCAATCAAGATAAATAGCGGTAGTTAGAATGGGATCAACCCGAGTTACCCCAGTCTGGTCAACAACTCTTAGAGTGAGATGTCGTGTTGGACTTGGTGGCGGCCGACGAGGAGTTGGTGGTGGCCTCTTATCACAGGTTGGAACCAGAGCAACTGTTCCAATGGGTGTGATGGCTGTAATCTTAATCTCAGAACCGCCATCCACCCTGGGTGGTAGCCATGGATTCTCACCCGGCTGCAGTAATGGTTCGTCTTTCTTACTTATTCCGATTCTTGGCATGTATAGTGGAGTCCTTGGGACTAATGCCATCGGAGTTAATCTTGGCGGAATTGGCGCTAATCGAGGCGTTGTTGGAATTATACCAACTGCTGGAGTTCGTTGGGGTATGGGTACGGGAGGAACATGAATTAGCCTAGGCGTGGGTACGGGAGGGACATGAGTTAATCTAGGCGTGGGGACAGGAATAGGAATTGTTGGGGGAATCGGTAGTACTTTGTCATCCGCAGTCTTAACATCAGTACCTTGTGGATCTGGTACCTTTATTTTATTGCGAGCAAATTTGGGTAATGTCAAGCCTTTGCTCATAAGTGAGCCGTATTTTAGAGACTTGAGATTAGTCCCGTGATGGTGATAGTAATTTATTTCATATTTATTTTGCAGTAGTTAAATACGTTCCCCGCATGAGTGAAGTATCGGGTGTAGCTCTAACTGAAGTGTCAACTCACAACACTGAACTCGATGGATATAGTATAGGCTGGCTGGTACTATCTGCAATGTTAGCAGTATTCACGATAATTTTTGCCATCCTTTGGGTGATTGCAATAAATCAGCAGCCGCCGCCACAACCGCCATCGATGGTTTGTTTTGGGGCCTTTGGTGTTCAAGCCGGAACGGATGCGAATCCCCTGAATCAATGTGGCACTAATAACGTAAATCCCTGTGTCTTCGCAATAAACTCCTTGATTGACGCTGAAACCCAATGTAATACCTTACAATCTATATGTAATGCCTTCACTTTTAACTTTAGCACAGCGACCATGAAAATCGTCAATTCGGGGAGTGCATTTACTTCTACCAACTCAAATTTGTTTGTTCGACAACCTAGTAGCACATCTTAAGCAAAATGGAATCGATCGAGGCCAAAGCTGTCGAAGCGGCTGATGTCGTAAAAGATGAAGTGGAGAAATTGGTTACTTCCCCTAAAGCCCCTCAACTTGAGAAGCCAGTTGCTTCGCCGTTATCCCTAACAATGAAAATAGCTCCGGAGCATAGTTCGACAAAGTCATCTGATTCGGCTTCCCAGGCTTCTCCTTGTGACCGAGTTCGGGTCATTCAGCGCCGGGGGAATACTTATATGGTGAAGGGAACCTCACCGCCGAATGATGACCCCGAAGAACTGGATAATGCCGATAATATGATTAGTGATTTGTATCATGAGACTATTACTCTTTCAACCACGGCCAATAATGGGGCTAATTGCTTCAAAGTGCTCTATATTTTGGAGACTATGTTCCTAGTTTTGGCGGGTGCTCTGATCGGCGTTCTGACTGTTCAGGGACTTGAGAGTGATGCCATTAAATATCTTGTGACCATCATTGGATTTGCGATAACGGTAGTCAAAACACTTACCGCAACTTTCGCCATTGAAAGAAAGGGCGTTCTGTTAAAGGACACCTCACTGAAATTACGTAAGATATCACGACTATTACGAGTTCTTCAGGTCAGCGATGCGGCGGCTAAAGATAAACTAAAGAAACTCGAGGATTACTATACTGAAGTCGATGAGTTGGACGTTAATATCTTCGATAATAGTGCCTCCAGTGCTCCTGCTACCCGAAGGATTAACGCCGCTTCGGTTCAGAGGAGCGGGGAATTAACCCGGCCCAGTAAGCAGACTAGTGAGTCTGTCGCGGTGCATGTAGATCCGGAATAATATACCTAGAAATTATGGCTAAAATTATGACTAAGATGGTAAAGATATGAGTTGTGCACCGACTGATCTGTCGTGTTTGGTAAATACGTGTTCGGGAACCGGTCCTACCGGTGGCTCTACCGGTGCTCTCGTCGGTACTGCCCTATTTAACTTCTGGCAGCAGAATAATTGTCCGGCTGCTTACGCCCAAGCCATCAATACTTCCCCGACTGGGTCATTGGTTTACAATCCGACGGCCCAACAGGCCATACAACAGAAAATCGTGGGATTGTTCAATACTTACTTTGAAACGAATCAACTTACCGATGATGTTACAAGTCCGTTATTTAATCCCTTTCAGACTACATTATTAACTTTATGTACAGATCCAACGTTGCCCGGAATTTGTACCCAGTTTCTCACCCAGTATTGTACCGGACAGTCGGGATTCACTGGCTTCTCTCGAGCCCAGGCCATCAATAGTCCGACTCTTACCGATTTCTGTGGATGTTATGTCCCTCCGGATCCAGTATATTTAAGTCTCACCCTAGGCTCCCCCGGATGTCAAATCGGAACGGGATGTACCGCTGGCTGTACCGCTGGTAATTCCGGCTGTACTGGGCAACCAGCCTGTGATCCTTTATGTCATCGAGCCTTAACATCTCAGAAGGCATTTCAGCCGACAGGGGCCTTCATTACCTGTCCACAGAATATTTGTGTAATTGACAATGCCGTAGTGACTATAGCTAATAGTACTGTGCCCGGGGGTATTAATTTTAATAATGTCTGTTCTGGTTGTGGGGGTCCTTCGGGAGCGGATGGTTGTTTGTGTGTGATCGCGGGAGTGAACATCTCAGCTACTGCAGCTAGTATTGGCGTCGGGGTTAATTTCAACCAATTCTGTGGTACTGGGTCGGTGTGCTTGGTTGAGGATAGTGCCGGTAATATCATATCGCAAGGCGGCTGTACCGGAATCAACCCGGTGAATATCGGAATTTCGACTAACTTCATCCCCATCATCGGAATTGTTACTATTCTCCTGCTGGTTGTGCTCATTGTGCTGTTCGTGTCCATTGCCGCTCGGGCCTCGACTCCCCAATACACTCGCCCTCCAATCCTCGAAGAGATACCTTGAGATGTCAGTTACCATAGAGGAAAGCTAAATACATAGTGATATGTATCTAGAGAATAAGATCGGTTTCGAAGGTAATAGGGTCGTGATCAGAGAGTAATGGGGATCCTCGAATATATTTTGGAGGATACCCATAATATCCCATTAAATTGGTGAAAATATAATCTCCAGGGTAAGCATAGGTGGTATCAGCGCAACATGTATTTGGTGACGGGCCAGGCAGTCGAAGAGTTAATCCGAAAGCGGAAATAGTGTTCTTCAGAATCAATCCGGCAAAATCGTTGAAGTCACCAACAATTAAGGCTTTACTTGCCTGTATAGTGATTCCGGCTAAGCTCTTATGAATTTCTGGAATAAGATCAATATTGTGGGGTGCATGCAGATTCACAAAGATCATATCCAGCTTCGGGAACCATACTGCTTGCAATCCTCGATCTCCAAGTCTATGAGAGGATGATGTTAGGGGAACGCCTTCACCAGTGATAGTCTCATCGTATCCAATCATAATCTCAAGTCCCGGAATAAAGTGGTACTTAGCCGACGGATTTGACTCATTAATGGTCTGGATAAATTGTCGGATGTAAGCCAGATTCACCTCCTGAACTCCGAAGATATGATAATTCGCTAGTAATTTAGCGGCATTATGGGTGCAGACCGAAAGAGTGTGCTCAGAATTCTTCCACCCACCAGCATAACTGGTTTGGCAAGCTTTAACTAGGCCAGCTTCGGATCCGGCAATTCGATTTGCCATTACTTGATAACCTAGATTTAAGCTAGCTACCTTCAGATGAATATATTTCGGTAACAACGGACCAGCGGCGAATTCAACCATACTGGGACGTAGATGATTGCGAATTACCCATTTGACTCCTGAGGGAACTAGTTGGTAGGGAGGTGCGTAAATAATGGTTGGAGTAATGGCTGTAATCGGAAAGTCATAAGTTCTTCCATTCGAGGTAATTCGGGCGATATCACCAACCTGAATAGGGCGGCTCATTTACCTTCTTGGTAGAATAATTTTACGATTCGCGCTAATCTAGCTTAAATGATAAACCGATAATGTAAATGTCACTGCCCAAATTGGCGATTGGAGTCTTCTGTACTCTAATAAATGAGAAATACACGTCTGAAGTTAGGGCCTGTCGTGAGACTTGGGTTCAGACAGCGAAGAATCTAAACATCCCGGTGTACTTCTTTGCGGGATATAAGAAATCAGATGAATTTCCCGAAATTATACATTTAGAGGGATGTCTTGAGGATGTTCAATCAGCCACCACCAAACAATTTCGGGGATTAAAATGGATGGTTCAAAATTGTCCTGCTCAGTCCTATATGATGTTTGGAAGTGATACTTATCCCAATATACCTAATTTATTGGTCATGTTAGACAAATACGACCTCAAGACAGATTTGTACATTGGTGGGCATGGAGAATCTCGGCATGGTGGCTATCGACAAGTTGGCACTGAGAATGTATATTTTCACTCTGGAGGAGCTGGATTTATATTAACTCGACCAGCGGCTGAAAAGATAGCCCGGTTCACTGAGGAAATATTGTTCGCCTGGCCTCATATCTGTCTTATCGGAGGTGTCAATTATCTGGCGCCAGCGTGTGATGTAAATATCGCCTATTTTTGTGCAAGATTGGATATTGGGCCGGCATTTGAGAAATACTTTTATGGTTGCAACTATCAAGGAATAGAAATAGGTGGTCGACCTTGTTGCCCTGTTGTCACAGATAAAATATGTTCGTGTCACCACATGACACCTAAGCATATGAGAGATTACTATGCACTGCTCACCAGTGATAAATAATGGTAAGACTATGACTTGTCAACATGCCGACACCGACAAGTTATGTGGTGAAACAAATTAGTCACATTATAAATGTCAAAGGCTGATTATGTCGTAGTTGGAGTGGGAACGGCTGGGGGCGCTATGGCCAAATTACTATCTGATGATATGTCCACTTCGGTCATTGCCCTCCACAATGGAGCCAATCTTACTGATGATCCGACAATTGCCCTGTCCAAGAATTCCATCAAAACTGTTCTGGATGCTCTCATTGGACCTCCATTCTATGAGAACGGACTCTCAGTGGATGATCATATCTGGGCCATCGCTAATCCTGGCGGTGGAGCTTCTTCAATAAACGCTGGTGCTTGGGCTCGAGGAACGAATCAATGCTTCTCCAAGTGGGAGGCATTGGCGGGTCCCGAATGGACTGTAGATCGGATCATTCGGACCTATAAGCGCTTAGAGGATTACAAGGGTGTTACTACCGATATTAAAGCTCGAGGCTACCATGGTCCCATTGAGGTTCAACAAATCGCCCATCCTTCAAAAGTATCCGAGAAATTCACTCGAGCTGAGATTAAGGCAACCGGTTTCCCCTTCGTTCTCGACTATAATGATCCGGACACCCCAGTTGGGGTCTCCTCTCAATTTCAGTACACTCATAGTGGTCCGGAGGGTAAATATCGAGTCTCAAGCATGAATGCTTTCTTGAATGACAAGGTGATAACTCCTGACGGCCAAGGAGTCAACGGTCGAAAACTGCAAGTACTCTTTGACACTTTCGCTCTTCGAGCCATTTGGTCAGATACCTCAGGGACTAAGGTAGTTGGAGTGGAATATCTCCAGAGGGGAAAGCAGAAATCGGTCTGTGCGAACAAGGGAGTCATTGTCTGTGCCGGATTAAGAAGCAGCGTCTTCTTGCTTCAATCTGGAGTGGGTCCCGAATCACTATTGACCTCCCTGAATATTCCGGTTAAATATGCAAACCCGAACGTAGGCCAGCATCTAGTTGATCAACCCCGAATTGCTGTCTTCTTCACATCGAATCCACTGGATTTCCCCAAGGATCGCAATGCTATCTTCGCCCAAATTGCCTGGCTTCCCTCACCCACTGGAGCCAAAGATACCCGCATTTGTCGAATGGCCACGACTAACCCTATTCCTGGGATCACTATTATGGTCTTTGATCTAGTCCAAGCGACCATGAAAGGATCCGTGTCTATCTCTAGCAATGATCCTCAAGATCCGCCTGTAGTGGATTATAACTTTGTGAATCCGGATGACGTGGCTACTTTCCTGGAATGCTTAAGAGCTTATCTTAAACCAACGGCCGAGATCCTTCCCACGATAGATCCCACGTATAATATGATATATCCTCCATTAAGTATCTTTGATGATCCCCCTGCCCTAAGAGCTTTTGTGGTAGATTCCATTGGCAGTAATGTCTCCCCTCAGTGTCATTGCCGGATGGCACCGTTGGATCGAGGTGGAGTGATCGATGGAATGGGGAAAGTATATGGGGTAGATGGACTGTATGTCGCTGACGACTCCAGCTTGCCAACGCCGATGGATGGAAGTCCTATGGCCACGGCTTATTTGATGGCGGCGAATATTGCCCGGCAAATACACCCAAAATAGTGCTTACCAAGCAAAGTAATATAACTTATGTGTATGTACACACAAGTATGTTTTGATATTAGTCGCTCATGTCGAGGCTTTGATTGAAATTAAAGCGATGAGTCTCCTTGAATTCAGGAGGAACTGTTCGCGGACGCTTACCCGGGGAAGTGCACGATTGTTCATCCTGTGACGTCACATCACGCTTGCGCTTGAGGCCTGGGCTTGGCACAAGCTTAACAGGAGATGGTTCCGACATGATCGCTCCCACAGTCCCAGGATGTGGTCCTGGAACCTTGGGCGCAGGTACCGGCAGAGGCTCGACGCGGGGAGCAGCCGTTGGAGGCATAGCCATCCTCCGAGTAGTTGCACGAAGCCAGTCACAAAATCGAAAGATGTATTGGTCATGAAAAGGACAATAGAAAAAGAAAGTACCGTTTGGTGCCAGGGGTCGACTGCAGTATCGAGCCTCTCGTGACCCGAACGAGTCATGATGGAACTGGTGAATACAACCGATTTTATCGTCATCTTCCTCAGCATTATACATCGTGAGATGTTCCGGATCTTCAAAATCGCAGATTATCTCCGGCCACCAACAGAATTCGAACCAAATCCGATGATCTGTGAAATCATCGAGACGTAACATAACATGTTCGCGGTGACTCTTCATCCATCCCACTGCGTATTCAATGACGGGCTTCATGAACTGAAGGTACTTGAGGTACTTAGTGGTATGATTATAATCGGATATTAATACATCAATTTATTAACATTATACTAATTGTTGGCACATTAATACCTTGAACCCAGTTATATATTGTGTGATGTATTCGCAATTTATTGGCTCATTCGTTGCCACTTTCTTCTCTTCGATTCTTGCGAGTTTGTACTCGTAAGAGTTTTTGACAGGAATTCAATATAAACTTGGAGGGTTAGGCACTTGTCACTCTCAGACTAATCCCTTGAGCCAGCTGAGCCCAGGTTGCTTACGTCGCTCACGTTCCTCATCTCCAGGCTCAAACAATCCTCTCGCGGCGAATTTGCCACACTTTGGGCAATGATACCGATTTCCCTCCGGAGTGCGGCTCACTGTCGGATAGAAGCCTCTCCAAAAACAAGAACCGCACTCGAACCGTATGCGAGGGCGTTCATCTGGTACTTTCTGCTTGGGGGCAACAAGAGATGGTGCAGTAGCACATTTCGGAACCAAAGAGCTCTTGGGTTCAGGAGCTCGATCACCGAATCCGAAAGAGCTCCCTGTGCCAAAAGATCGGGCTCCGAATACGCTCTTGTGTTCAGGCGTTCCGGAACCAAATGAAAATCCCGATCCAAAGGACGGAGACCCACATGATCTTATGTGTTCATACACATAAGTTTTTTTATGTTGTCGCTCAAGCATTAAAGCTGGGATGCTGCGGAAGAGCCCCAAATGTCCGCGGTGGTGGAGCCGCGAACAGTTGTCCACGGCCTGGACCCTGGCCGCGCCCCCGCCCGCCCCGTCCACGGACTAGCCCCTGTCCTCGGCCGAGATCCTTCGGTTCAGGGACAGTCGCTGGGGTAGCCTTAGGCTGAGGAATCGGGCGAGCAGCGAATGCTGCGGGCCCAGTGGTAGGTGGTTCCTGTACAAGCGGGTCCAGTTCCATGAAGTCAGGGGCAATAACTGGGCGCGGATTCAATCGTGGCCGCTTTGCCGCTGGTTCGGCTGTTCCATCAACTGGAGGCCCCGATTGAGCCTCCGGAATAGCAATTGCATGGGATCGTTTCGGCGCTCGCGCAGCTTCCGATTGAAGAGCTGCTACCCCACCAATGATAAAGTTCCGCTGCGCCCGGAACCAGGCGTTGAACTGACTTGAGAAGATATCATGTGAGTGAAAGGCGCAGCGAGAGCTTCCGAAAGCCAATGGTCGACTGCATCGTTGCCCCGCCGAGGGTTGATTCAGGAATACGTAATCGCATCCAAACGGAACAGGTTCGCCACTCATGCTGTGAGAATGCGGGTCTTCGTATTCACAGAGCGCGTGAATAGCACAGAACCGGTACCAAATGTCGGCAGAGTCAGCACTGCTGACATCTAGGCGGGGAGCATGGTAAGGATGATTCTTGAGCCACACAACGATTCGAGCTGCGTAGGTGGATGTCATCGTATGAGATAGACTATTGCTTTAAATACAATAGATCATTAATATATCAATTTTTTACGGATTTCGATAATCATTAGGCTGATGGGCCAAGGGATATCGATGATATCGATAGGATCGCCATACTACTTGTTAAGTAGAATGGTTTCTGAAAATCGTTCATTCACGATATCCGAACAGACTTGGGAGCTCCCAAATATGAATGCCTCGCTGTCCAGCCCAAGACTTAGATTCAGGGGATAGAGGCATGATTGTAGTGGTCGTCACGTACATCACATAACCCCGACACTCAGCGATTCCTAGTTCATTCGAACATACAATCCAATTCGTTCCCTCTTCAAAGTACAGACCAGGAATAACGAACGGAACGACTTTGAGATCACTCAGAATCTTAGGAGTACGGGCAATACGAATTCCCTGATTTCCACACCAAGTACCGAGCTCGCTTGTCAAGGAGAGAAGCTTGGTTTCATCCTTAAGATCGACATAGCCGATACATTCTAGACTCGATGAACACGACCGAATAATCACGTTGTTGATGGGCACACGGTACAATCCATTTCCGTATGAAATCACATCGAGTTGTTTACCGAGCTTCACCACATTGGCATGATCGCGACCTATCTTACGCAAATCATCGTTCAGAAAGATGGAATGGTCGTGAAAAGCGCAAAGATTCCTTCCCGCAACACATTTGACGTTGCATCGACGCCTCCCGAATGGGCCCCAAGAAAAGATAAATGTGCAACCCTCATCACCCGAGAAAGTGGGATGATTATGGAAAACACAAAAATCGCTTCCGGCATCGCACTGAAAATTACATGGACCATAGGATGGATCTGCGGAGGGACGATATTTGCAACCACCATCAATACGCTTTCCTACCTTCTGAAACATTTCGGGATCTTCATATTCCATATATCCGTTCGCCACATGATCAGGGTGGTCTCGAATCCAAGTGGTAATCTGAGGACCGTACTGAGTCAGCATGACAGTGATTTACTACGTGATGGTTCTAAAGATAATTATACGCTAGTTTATCAATTATTCATCTTGTGTAGTAATCACTAAGACAATAAAGCCTGAATCTTATGTGTTCATACACATAAGTTTTTTTTTGATATTGTGGCTCAAGCATTGAAGCTAGAATGTTGCGGGGGAGCCCAACCGTGAATCCCAACTCCGAATGTCGGTTGGCCCCCGAACATAAATGCTTGTTGATCCTTAGTCTCGGGGGCAGAAGGGGGATCAACATCCATAGGATCGTAAACGGATGGCGGTTGATATCCGGACCAAAATCCCGGTTGGCCGCTGAATGCTGGGCGGCCCCCGAACCCAAATGCCGATTGATCCTTGGGCTCAGGGGCAGAGGGCGTATCGACGTTCATGGGAACGTAAAAGGACACCGGCCGATACCCGGACTTAGCCTTGAACTCAGCAGGAACGCCAGTGCGCCACATGACTGGTATCCGAATGGTAGGTCTACTCTCTTAAACCTAGTTTCCCGTTAATATATCAATTATTTATTGATGTGCTAATCACTAGGATCATAAAGCCTTGAGAATTAATAATATACGAATAATAAGAAATGATGGCTTCTATCTATATGAATCTTGCGAGTCTGTACTAGTAAGAGTTTTTTTTTGATTCTGATCTTTCACCTCACTAGACCGACGAACCGGCTACGCGACTGGAGCATCCGTATAGCCGATGTTACGATATTGGCACCATACCTTCAAATCGGTAGTTAGCGGAGCGATGTCTCCGACTCCAACATCAGCCCATCCTTGTCGCTTCGCCCGGGCTTCATCCGGGATGTAACCTACACACACCACGTGCCCAGAAGTAATCTGGTAGACGATGACGTTGTTCTCGACCGCCCGGTACAAATTCGGGGCGAATGTCACCACGTTGAGCGAAGTCTTTGGCGGAGGCGAAACCGGCTCGATGCCCTCAGGAGCCGGAGTACCGCCAAAGTCGCCGATGATGATCGGGGCCGGCTCGACGCGCTTAGGAGCTGGAGTACCGCCGCGAACGCGTGCAAAGTCGGCATCGATCGCGGCGAGTTGTTGCGAGATCCAGTGGCGGACCTCGGTTGAGAAGACGGGATGATTGTGGAAAGCACACCGATCTTTTCCCGGAACCAAGGGCCGATTGCAACGCGTGCCCTTGAAGGACCCCAAGGAGAAGATGAGCGAACAACCATTCGCCACAGGCTCCTCAGTCATGCCATGATTCGTCGACCGTTCGTACTCGCAGATGATCACAGGATCGGCACAGAAGCGGAACCAAGTCTCACCGGGAGTACAATCTTCAACATCCGAATCATAAAGATGCGCAGGATGATCCTTGATCCAGACAACAATGCGGCGAATAGTTTCGGGATCCATAGTCTAAGATGGTCTAATGGACTAGGTATGATTGATGATTAATACAACAGTTATTTATTCGATGTCGTCATCATTAGGTATATTGGGCCTTGAAGCTGGGGCCTATGTACAGGCCTCAACGTTTTTTTTTCACACACAGACCAAGCGCATTCCAATACACCTCAGCCTGAGCTCGGGAGTCAATGGAGTGATCTCGCCTTGATTCAAATAGCCTACACATTCCCATTGTTCATCTGGCCTGGGCCGCAGAATTAGATTGTGATCCTGTTCGAGGTACAAATCTTCACGGAATGGATGTACGGTGATGTGAATCACATGGACCTTTTGGGCAAGACCGCCTGTCGCTTGAGGAGGTGGGGTCCTATTCTTTTCACGACAGCGTTGGGCCTTCTTTCGAATGACATCGGGCATCCCGCCATCATAGAATTCACCGAGTTGCATCATATAAGAATCGAAATCAGCAGCCCTGACATTGAAGGCACAGACCACATTGGTCATATCCCAATCAAGGTTCATTTTGGTGAGGAATTCAAATAGATCGAAAGCTGCCATCCAATTGGAAAAGTTGACCGTCTTCCCATAAAGAAGATCGACGAGGTTCTTCAGCGTGTCCGTGTCAAGATCAAGTTGTATGGTCTCTTGGCCAATATATTGTGTAAAGAAATCCAGCTCCAACAACACGCCCATATGAGCGGGAGTCGCGACACCATCTAATGAAATTAGACCGACGTTGGGAGGCCCCTGAAAATCTTGAGTTAGATCGGGAATCTCCTTGTAAAAAAGTCGAACCTCTCCAAGAGGTTCCTTGGCACCAATGCGAGCATCATCTTGAGCATCGTCATAGGCCTCAAGATCATCCACAATGTCCATGACAGACAAGTGTAGAGATCGACTAGTTGGCAATGGTTGTGGCGGAAGATCGTACCGAGCCGCCACGATCTTCTGGGCACAATTTGCACAGAAATGTTCGTAGTGAACGGCCATGTGAGTACATTGTTGTCCCCGAAGTCCACCGCGGGTGAATGTGTACTTGCACTGAACGGGAGGAATGTCATCCTTGATGGCAAAGCGAAACTTCCGATTAATAATATGGTAGGCCATGACAGAGTCTAAGGTCGATTGGATATGGTGTCTAGTTTATCTATCACTTTCATAAATTAACGTAGAAACTAGTCTCATCTAATGAGACTAATTATGACAATGTTTTACACACGATGCCCCCAAAGTTAGTATCAAAGATCGATACTTGACCACAAGGACAGGGCTCGCCACGAACGCAAGCGAATTGGGCAGTCAATACACTTTGGGCATTAATAAGATCGGGATTACTACTGAGAGCCGCAAGCGTTCCCTGCAAACATGGGCTTCCAGCTAGCCCGCTGCAGCCTAATGGTTGCCCCATACATAGAAGAAGTTCTTGAAGGGTAAAACTATTACTGGCCGTAGCACTCACAAAATTGCAACCCGGACTGGATAGGGGTAGCCAGGAAATAGGCGCATTACAAAAAGTAGTTCCTGGGTTATTGAACTGGATCGGAGGAGTATCGGTCTGAGTTCCTCCAGCATCAACAAATGTAGCCCTTTGAGGGAAACTAATTCGTTGACCAGGAAGAGTGGTGAAAGCACTGCCATTTGAGGTGGTGAAAGCACTCAGGACATATTCCGGACATTGAGAAACGGATAAGCAAGCACACTCAGTACCAGTCTCACAAACGCCACTGATATTTGTCGATCCATCTGATTGGACGGCAAAAGGAGTCAACGGATTATCGCAAGCGAATCGGCTGTTGCATATAGATTCAGCCGGATTTATAGTGATGGGTGCATTCAACACCGGACAGGTCTTAATACCAGATCGAAGGTTAGTTCCACACTGTCCGGCCGCACAGGTAAAAACAGTTTGAGTTCTCACATCGGACTTCACGGGATTTTGAGGAGTCGTACTTTGGAAGTGTGAAGCGATCAAAAGATATAACATAATCCCCAGGAAGACGAGAAGTATAATAAGAGTAATCAATGGCAAAATAGTATCGGGAGTTTCATCTGGGGTCGTTATTAACGCCCGACCCGAGTCACGATCTAATATACTGACCCGACTCATGGATATCGTTTAATATATTTGCCCAAATATATTAATGCGTTACGATTGACCGATTAATTAATGTATTATTCACTATGGATAAAATGCTGTGGTCTGAGGTTATCGAAGACATCGAGATTATTTATGCTGTCACTACAATTGTGGTTATCGGTGCTGGCTACTTGGCGATCGTAGGAATTAGAAAGTGGTGCCAAGACCTCAATAATACGGTTCCTCCACATCAGCAGGAACTACGACGGCTGAATGCCGAATAAAAACATATACCGCAAGGTATATGTTTTCCCAAACCCCATAAATCTATGATTCGATACTTACGAATGCTGAGCTAGATGGAGTGAAAGAGCCACCAACCGTGGGTTGATAGGGAGTTACTGGCGGGGCTTGATAAGTTGTTATCGGTGGAGGAGTCGGAGATGAGCTTATGGGGATTATATTTCCCATTACTGGATGGATGAAGAGAATAATAAGGAAAATCAAGGCCAAAGCAATTCCAATGGCCAACAAAGTATACAACCAAGCATTCTTTTTCTGTTCAGCCTGAGCTGCGGCAGCTTCGGCTTCAAATTCAGTATACGGATTAATAGACCCTCCCGTGCAAGAAACAGCCAGTGTCACGGGACCAGTAGTTCCCGGATTTGTCTGAGTGCAGGTAAAGGCTCCACAGCCGGCTGATACTGGGATCACACTCCCGCCAACCGTCGAATTCATGATATCAAGGGTAGTGTTTGAAATAATACACGAGCAATTGGCAGTGCCGCAGTTCGCACAAATCTGGTCGAAGTTGATACCAGCGCCGATTTGCGAATTAATAAGATTAACCGTCACCCCATCAATGATGCAAGTATCTTGTTGGCAGACTATTGGGGCGCCATTAATTCCCACGATTGGAATCGTTCCAGCTCGATTGCACATAGGAGTACATTCTGGCGGAATATTAAATTGGGCTGAATAGGTCTCATACTCTCCAGCTGGAAGATGACAACCACAAAATTGAGCCGTAGTTGGATTCAATGAGATTCGCTGGGCGGTTTTAGTTGCACATACCGTTTCCAATCCACTTTGACACACTCCAGGATAAGGACAACAAATATTATTATAAATGAAATCCTGCCAAGGGTTAAATCCAGGAAATCCCGGAATTGTGCCGACAGTAAATCCCTGTTGCTGATATCGGTTGAACGCTGCCGTCATTAACTGCTGAGCCCAAAAATAGCCTTCTGAATCAACTGGAACCGGAGGAGCGAGATTACACGTTCCCGGAATCGGAATTGGAGGCTGGAAACAGCCTATAGGTGAAAGACCACGAAATAAGTTTCTGGTCAAAGCATAAGTACAACTTCCGGCTGTTGCACCTTGAGTCCAACGACTCAACCAAGCCGTACTATTGGGATCATCAGTGGGAAGTGTTCCCGTACAATATTGTGTTAACACATTTTGACAGTCTGTACTAGTCAACAATCGATAATTCGGTTGGCCATTCAGACCATCAGAACAAGCTTGTTGATGATTTGGATCAGAGTAACATTGCGGGGGATTCCCACTTGGCACCTGTCCACTACAAGTCAAATCATTAAAGCAGCAGGTTACTGGATTACCAGTGAAAGACTGTCGTTGACATGATAATCCTCCACCAATAATACCACAACATCCATGGCAGCATCCGAAGCCTCCACCGAAATCTCGAAATGGTTCACAATCATCATATGAACACTCAGTATCCAGCGTTTCTGGGTTACCCCATTCTCCGGCACTACTCATGAGACCACAATATTGGGCCCGATAGGAATTCCCGCCAACGCCCAGTAAAGTACAGAATCCAGGCATGGCCTGCAAAGATCCGTCAGAATTGAAAGGTCGACTGCCTTGACTTACAGCACAAAGATTAGTAGTCACTGGTGTCTCAATGTTTGAGCAATTATTCCCCATAATCCCTTTGCAAAACAGGGATAAAATCACAAAACTACAAAATTGGCAAAATAGTGCTATAGTACTTATTCAGTGAAGGCAATTTCATCCCCATAACTAGGGATAGTATCCTCAATATAATCATAACTTTGACCATTCTCATTATTGATAAGATGAATTGTGTGCCCTCCTAGTTGCCTGGCTGAAATTTGATATGGAATTCCTGGCTCCTGGGTAATGTCTTCGATCTCCTCAGAAGCATCATCATATAATATGGCCCTAAATTGACTCATGCTGACAACTTTATCGCGGTTATAGGGCACTGATAATTTGTATGAGTGTCCTAGGCGCTCATAAGTCACAATTGCTCCAGCATCCATACTATCGTTATCGATTATTTTAAGGATAGGAGGAGTTGATTGATTCGATGTTCCGGCATGATTTAGTGTGTCCACAAGCTTGAGCAATAATTGGAAGCGATTATAGTGGAATTGTACCCAAAGAATAACATAGCCAAAATAGTGTCGATATCGTACAGCAATTAGTAGCAACACCAGAAAAGGGCCTGTCCAATAAATATCCATCTTTATATGTTTAATAGTGGGCCTTAAACCTCAAATTTGATCTGACATAGTAATACTATATAATCTTCCCACAACTTAGATTCATGGCTAAGCACCTTACTCTTAACATCGTGCAACCCGCAGCTCAAAGTCCACAAGTTCAACAAGGTAGTCTCACCATCCTGTCCTGGAATGTGAACGGATATACAGTTGGAATTCATGAGTGGTTGTTGGGATTGATTCAGCGATCACACATTGACATTATCTTCCTGAGTGAGACCAAGAAGCGAGAAGAGGAGTTGAACCTCAAATTCGCAGCCTTCACCAATTACAATGTCATCATCAATGCCCATGAGCCAGCTCGTTATCACGGTGTGGCTATGTTGATTCGCAAAGAACATCAATATGTCCGAATTCCTATTCAAATGGGAATTGCACCACGTTCTGATACTAAAGTCCCCGAAGCGGCAACCGGGCGAATCATCGCCGTTCAAATGCGGGGTCTGAACATCATTGGCTCCTATACCCCGAATAGCAGTGGAGCTTTGGATGAGACAAAGTTGACATATCGAGTTCGAACCTGGGATCCGGCCTTTGCCCAGATTTTAGAGCAACTACGGGCCAATGCTCCAACAGTTTGGATGGGAGATATCAATGTGGCTCCTACTGACTTAGACATTTCTAATCCGGGCACGATGCGGTCATGGGCCGGTTGTTCTCCACAAGAGCGGGCCAATTTCGCCACCCTCATCGGCACTGGCAATTGGGTCGATGTGTGGCGGTATCAGCATCCCCAACAACGTGGTTATTCTTGGGTTGGATCGACGAGAAGACCAAATTATGGAATGCGGTTGGACAATATCATTGTTTCAGCCCCATTACTGGAACGAGTCACGCAGACAATCATGATATCAGAATGCCCCATCTCTGATCACATCCCGGTTGGGGCTCAGATCATATAAAAAAATGAACCATCACTGATATATTATCAGTGATTTCTAAAATGACTAAGACTATGTTTGAGACCTTATCTGATATCGTACTCCAGACATTACCATCAGCACGTGATCGGGCGTGTAAGCATATTAAGAAGAAAGAACCGATGATAGAAATAGTGTACCAAGATGAGGATTCTATGGTGTTCCAAATTCTTGAGATCAATGATTCAGATGAGTTAAGTAAACGAGTGACGCCTTTGATGAATGTGATAATGAAATGAAATATGTAACGAGTGTCACATATTTTCAAGGACCTTGTAATGAAGACCTACATTATGTGGAGGCGACGACAGTGGTCATATCTCGAGTGTAATCGATGGCCACAACTTGATTCAAGAAGTTCTGTTGTACATATTCGACTTTGGCTGGAATCATAAGAACGCGATCTGTTCGGATGTAAACGTGTCGCTGGTCTTTCCACTCCTCCTTAGTTAGGGCTCCTAATAAATCAGGATCTTGAGCTGGTCGTAGAGGACCAGCAGTCGGGTATTGAAGCTTGTACCATTGTCGAAGCAGCCGTTCCGAGTCACGAATAGTAGTGTCACGGTATTCGGATGATCGCGATAATAGCATTTGAACATAACCAAGGGCACATTCAAAGGAACAGAACTTTCGCTTCTCCACCCAGAATACATAGAGAATGCGATATCGAGCATTTCGAGGATTAGGATCGGTGTTAGTGAGGACCGTGAGCTCTTGACTACCGACTGGGATTCCCACCGCTGTCCCTGCAAAGTCTTCGAGACAGTGTTTGCACCGACCTCCGACTGGTAACTGTCCTCCAGTCTCAGTGAAGACTTGGAAGTCAGATTGATTAGTCGTGGCGATAATAATACTGCAATTATTTCGATCTTTCATGCAGAATACTGGAGCATGATTTGAAGTGCTATATTTAGGAGCCAAAATAGCAGTATTTTGGGCAATCGTGATTTTCGTCTTCAAAGCAGGCGGTCGAGAAAATATACCTGTTTGATAGTCGATTAGTAATTTATTTGGATCGAGTCCCTTTAGTAAGAAGGTCGGGGTGACGCGCGTGGCCATAAATGTTTATATATTATACCATTGAATCATCTCTTCATCAAATCGAACCCGAACAGATATGAGCTCAGAGTTTGTCCATGCGGCAGATACCGTGTGTGAAGTTGAGTTGAACACTGATCCTACTAGTGGGCTGGGAATCAGTAGTAAGTCGTTACAGTACGATACTGCAAGTTCTGAATCTTCTCCCGACTCTGAGCGAAAACTATTAGTAAGTTCATCCAAGAAGAAGACACTTCCGGCACATCGCGGAACCCTTTATATGCGCATCGGACCAATGTTTTCGGGGAAAACAACCTGGTTGAATGGTGAATTAACCCAACTTTCAGATAAGGGCTTTTCAGTTCTCAAAGTCATTCATGATGATGACAGTCGCGAGGATGTTGAGTCTTCTGATCCTAGCGGATCGACTCATAATTCCAGTTATCGAAGCTTGTCCCGAAAAATTACATGCATTAGAGCTTCCGCATTGATGCAAATTGATATTTCACCCTTTCACGTCATTGGTGTTGATGAATCACAATTCTTCCCAGATCTCTTGGCATTTGCTGAGTATGTAGTGGAAACGAAGGGTAAGCATCTTAGAGTTGCTGGACTTGATGGTGACTTTCAAAAGCAGAGGTTCGGACAGAGCTTGGATCTCATTCCTATGTCGGATGAAGCGATTAAGTTGAATGCCGACTGCAAAATTTGTCTCGCTGAACTTGAGCGAGCTGATTTTCATGGCAATATTTTGGCCATCTCCGGTCCCTTCACTAAACGCCTAGGAGATTCGATGGAACAGAAGTTAGTGGGTGGTAAGGATGAGTATATTCCCATGTGTCGCTTCCATCATGCCACCTATGTTCGGCCAAAGTAACGAAGTGAAAAATCCCTAAAATATATGCATAGACAGCATATATTTATTCTATCAACAGGTTCGTTGAGCAAGTAAGAACTAGAGGAAGCGTACATTGATCTAAGGGAGTTGAGAAATCCTTGAGGTCAATCAGATACACCCCATCTCCTCGACGATAGAGGGAACCGTTTACCGTTCCGATTCGATTTTTGTCATCTTTGAAATGTAGTAGAATTTTACCGGGAGTAAAATCGGGTAGGCGAGTTTCCGTATCAAAAGGATAGATTACTAGCTTCTCACGGTAATCATTGAGAATTTCTACGGTCATCGTAAGACTACTACGTTTAAGGATGGTATTATTGTCTCGCCCGGCATAATCGGGTTTAATGACATAAGGAATATACTCATGGATATCATGAGCATTAATATCTGGTTCGGTTAATGAACTGAAATCTGACGAATTTCCATGTTGAGAGACCTCAGGCAATGACACACTCCTCAGTGTATCCACCGAAATTGACGATCGGGCGGGAACCTGAACAGGGGCCGAGGCCGGTACCAGATCTCGATCGGATAGTGAACTCATCAGCCGACCAGAAGTTTCCTCCAGTTTCTGAATGCGAGCAACCAGGTCAGATCCTCCGTTACTTCGCAATGACTGGTAACTCTGCTCTAATTCATTGCAACGTCGCTGCAATTCTGTACATACGGCTTTCATAGTTGACAACTCAGCAATTATTTCATCCGCGACTCGAGTATCACTGACATGATCGATTTGTTCGTTTTCATCAGCCATCACGCTAATGATATGGGGTCTATCTCGAATCGGATTCGACGGAGGATCTCGAGATAGAGCACCCTGAGCTGGACTACTACGAACATCTCGATCGACATCCTGGACCCAACGAGATTGTCTTTTCGCTAATGCATCACGACTGCCTAATCCGTACATTTAATCTTTCTGACCAGTTCTTTAGATCTTAGTATTATTCAGGGACCTATCTCTAAGAGATGCGTTCACCCATCTAAGAGATGAATTCACCTACATTTATCCATCTATGAGTCAACTCATAGATGTCATACTAATTTAGATGGTAAGGGTGATCGATTCTAAGCTAATAGCAGGTACTTGCAGCTTGAGGGAGACTGGTAATTTATCATCGGCATCACTCTCATACCACTCAATGGTTCCCTGAACAAACGTCTCTGCTTCATTGGGATCCATAATGGTGGCCAGTCTCGCTACGGCATCTTCACGCTTAGCCAGATCATCCTTGAGAACAACTCTTCGGCATTGGGCCATGACTTGATCGACCAACTTCATCACCTTGGCTCCGACCGTATAAACTTCTTCTAGAAATTCAGGGTCCACCACTTTGGCAACACCAAAGTAGGAACCAAAGGGCAACTGTAGGCTTCTCAATCGTTCGATATCCTTAGCCATGATGATGGGACGAATCGGCTCATTCTTATCCGCAAGATAAATATCGTCAAACCCAAATTCCACCAATAATTTGAAGTACACATCAGCTTTCATCTGGTAAGCACCGGGAAAATGCGTAATCTCCTCACCTAGATGCACTAGGAATGGTCGTTCCTTAACGGCAGAAAAATCGGGCAGCTGCCAAATAATGTCAGTATATTCGCGAGCCCGTTCGTTTGTTAATCGTTCCAGCTCTTTCTCGGCCGAATCCCGATCGAGAAACCCACTCAATACTCGGAACTTATCATCCTGAAATCCTTTTATTCTCTCTTCATCTTCCGGACCAAATGCTGGACCGGTGATCACCAGAAGCTGAAAGTAACACAACTCATGGGGATCCTCACTCGGTTTGGATGAGATAATGAGACAACGCGACAACATGGTATTTTCCACAGCATGTTAATAATACTTTACCAATCAAATAGCGTACAAAAATGAAATATACTTAATACTGGAAGGATGATAATTATAGATTATTAAAATGGGAATCAAGGGACTAAACGAATTAGGTAAGCGACACGCGGCCAATGCATTTATCCAAGTGCCAATTGCCTGGTTTGCGGGGAAGCGTATTGTTATTGATGGGCAGAATTGGATGTATACGAACATGGCCATTGCGCGTAAGAAAGTGGTGAATCGAACCGATGTCGCCCTGGGTGAGCCAAATCCATTTGAGGTAAAACGTGAGTGGTTTCTGGCCGCTCTTAACTTCATTATCGGATGGTTGAGTTTCAATGTCACACCGGTCTTTACTTTCGATGGGCAAGCCCCTCCAGAGAAGGATGAGACTAAGGCCAAACGTCGTGATGCCAAAATTGCAGCTCGGGCCAAAATCGATGCCCTTTATCAGCAACTGGCGGGGAATATGCTAGATCGTCCCGGGAAAATCATCGAAGAATTGCGTAAGGAGCTCAGAAACTATAATTTCATTCCCGGCGAAGATTTCGAGTTGTTCAAGATGATTATCAAACGAATCGGGGTCCCGACGCTACAAGCACGCGGCGATGGGGAGCATCTTTGCTCTGCCCTCTGTCTCGAGGGTAAAGTAGCCGCCGTCTTCTCGGCCGACACTGATAACTTGGTGTATGGATGTCCATTACTCATAACTAGCTTTAGTGACTTTGCCACCTATGATGAGCATGGATATCGAGTTCCCCATCTTGAGTGTGTGCGTCTTGATCGTCTATTAACCGGATTGAATTTGACCCATTCGGCCTTTGTCGATCTTTGTATTATGAGTGGGTGTGACTTTAATACGAATATGCCGGGATATGCCGCCATCAAGTCCTACAAGTTACTACAGCAGCATGGTTCTATTGATGCCTTGCCCCGTCAATTTAACATTGCCTGCCTGAAACATATTCGCTGTCGAGAGATCTTCAGCTTCTGCCCTAGTGATGAGCTTACTATTCGACCTGCCGCTGAGCCCGAGAGCAATGATGAATTTGCTGCAACACCCCAACCAGTTGTGAATCCGTTAGAGTTAAATAAGCGAGCCATCGCTACAGCTCGTGATTGTTTGGAGTTAGTAGGGGTGAGTGGTCAGATCGAGCGCATTATCACCGCTTACCATGGGGTTACTATCGCTGCCGATGGACATATTCAAGAATTGGCTCTCGAGCTAGTTCCGCATTATATTCCCCCAGTAGTTGCCCCCAAGATGATGCTGAATATTCAGCGCATGCCACCGGTAATTCCGCTTGGTACCCCGCAACCGACCCTAGCCCCGATTCCGGGAGTAAATCTGGGAACAAATCCGATCCCAGATTTGCCAGCACCTCCAGTCAAGAAATTCTTGACTCTGAAGATAGTGCCAGTAGCCTAAGGCCCCGAGGGAAATAAAAATCTCGACCTATGTATCAGATGCCTGATACATTAGACTTAACTCACTGGTTGTGTACATTGAGGTGGTGGTGGATTAAGGGTTGTCCAAGGACATCCTGGAGTGTTAGGCATACAACAACATGCTGCCCCTGAGGTTACGGTACCAACACTTTGTGGACACCCTGCGAAACAATTACCCGTTTGTGTCGCCATACCAGTTGGACAATTACAGGCTAAAATACCTGTTCCTCCGGGAACAGGAGGAGTACATACATTAGCTATTGCCGATGTGGGACCGAATAAGCAACTAGACATTCCAGTTGGTCCCGGATTGGTGAAACAAGGACTAAACCCAGAGCCAGTAGCACAACTAGTGTTACAAGTCCAAGTATCTGAACACCAGTAATTGGGGAATAGGTAACATTGGTGATCTTGGAACCACACTCCTAAGACCCAAGTTAACACACCTAACATAATCACAACGAGAATACCGAATGTGATTACATAAGGTAGAGGATCAGCCGTGTCTCTTTCGGTCTGATTGGTATCCATAGATATTTGGTTAGGGACCAAATATCTTAATGTTAATCATATATGTTATATTGATGAGATGAGATTACCATTATCATCTACGATAGAGAGCGCCGCATTTGAGCATCGCCATTGTCCAGGAGGTCCCGCCGGCATTTTAGCATACCCAAAGCAAGGCGGTTGGGATGGTGTATCGCACGGACATTGGACAGTAAAACAAAAGGTGCTCTGCTGGGTTATACAGGTATTCAAGGAATTGCTCAAACTTACTCCCGCCACAATGAGGACAATGATGATAATCACCATAATAACGTTTACTACTATTCCGGTAACACTCAACACCATTTACATAGACTAGTAAAATAGCTCCTGCATGGTTAGTTCGCAGACCAATGTCTCGTCGTTTCAACAAAGTTTCATCAATAACATCCTCCAACAAAGTCAACAGAACTGTTTGGTTCAATCGACAAATACGGCCAGCAATAATGTCACCATCATAAATGGTGCCACTATTGATGGTAATGTGATAGGAGTGACTATTACCGCCCATACTGATGCAAGTTGTTTGATGACCTCAAGTATGGAGGATTCGGTTCAAAATATGCTTTCGGCCATTCTTCAACAAGCTAATCAGGCGGCAACCGATATCATGAATGGTGGTCAAATAACAATGGAGACGAACACATTCAGTATTGACCAATCCGTTACCAACAATATCAGCCAGATTAACCAGACCACCTGTTCCGTCAATACTTCCACTTCCACCAATAACAATTATCTTTATGTAAGTGGCAAGGTCGGCGGTAATGTAATTGGAGTTACTCAGGCCACCGATACTAAGATGAACTGTTCCGTATCTAATATTATGAAGAACACTACTTATAATCAGGCCCAAGCCAGTGCCACCCAAAGTAATACGGCTGTTGGTATGTTTGCCTTGATGTTCGCGGTAATAGGCGGTATAATCGGCCTATTCGTCATTGGATACATTATTTACTACGCAACCGGGTCTAGTAGGAATGTTGGGTACCAGGCGCCTCGGCTGACTCGCGAGCAGGAAGAACTGCAAGCGGCCCAGACATTGGGATTAGGCCCAGAGGAACTACAGATCTTGGCGGAAGGAGGAGTCAGCGCATCACCAGCATTTGGTGGAGGGGGATCACCGCTCGCAGCCACGGCCTAAATATATCTGCACGCAGATATATCTAAAGAGTCTCACAGGGGACGAAATCCTGATACTGGGGAAATCGCTTCACGGCGGCGACAAATTCTTTCTCGTGATCATCTTCCCGAAGCAACAAAGTGTGGGTCGTTTCCGCATCAAGATCATGTTCTGACTCAATGGTGAGATCCGGTTCCGGAACTTCACTGCGGTAAACTCGCACTGTGACCACATATGGTAAAGTCTTGATAATATATCGTGATTCATTGCGATAACGCCAATCTGTCACAACATACTTCATGTTAGGATCCGTGACCTGTTTCGCAGCGGCCGCACACCAATAGTTGGGATTTTCAGCTCGGCGAACAGCACCCCATTCAATGTAAATATCACGCGCGGAAACTTGAGCCCCAGTCTGATAATGAATAAACTGCTTTCGATCTTTCTCAGCATCCGAGACCACTAATGGAATACCATACTGGAGACTGGCTTCTCGTTTCAGTTGATCAGCAAAGGCAAGACGTTGGTACTCACCATCTCCCCTAAACTCCATCCACTCGTTGTCCGGGTGCTTGTAAACGCGCCATTTGAATCGGGATGTCGAATCATCCGGATTGGATAGAATATTAAAGAGCATATCCTTGCCTGTTCGACGATATCCCGCAACCAGAAATATAGTCCCAGTATTTGTTGCCATTTGGATCTTCTCCAATGATCGCGATTTAATCAATCGGTTTTAACCCCATGGCCACCACCATCTCCTCGTAGGTGTTGGAGGAGGCAATGATGGAGTTCGTGACGGAATTTCTACATAATGATATCCAACCCACCCAATTACAATGATGAGAACCCCTACATATCCCACAGTGGCTCCAACTAGAAGACCTGCAAATCCACATATGGTGGCATTCAAGCTAAGCGCAAGATTATTCAAGTCTATAGCCATTAATGTGTTGCTTTACAGGTACGTGCATACGTATTTAGGTTGCTTTAAATTACCTATCAATCTGAACAATTGCCGTTTCGACGCTAATAGGGTTAGTTGATGAGTTCAGGAAAACAAGTCGAACAAAATTTAGCCCTATAGTAAAGATCATGGATACTGTGCCTTCCAGTCTTTCGTTCGATATTAAAATTCCAGAAGGGAGTATGGTTGAGTTCGGTCAGGAGGTTACGTTTGAAAATTTTATTGGGCAATTTCAACCATACTGTGGGAAATTGTTATGTGTCGTTGATGGCACCATCCTGCATTATTACGACAAAAAAGGACCTCTACCTACTAATCTCCGATTCGATTACAAACAACGGCGTCGGACCCTAACGGAATATTATTTTCGCAGTATTGATACAGATACTTTATACTGCGTATTCGGACGAGAAGCGGCTCGATCCTTCTATCCACGAATTGATGACGTGGATCCGGAGGGAAGCCACGAGATATCCTCCAAGATAAGTTCATCAACTAATCCTGCTAAAAAGCTAGCCCGTCCTCCGATAATGCAAGTAATAAAGCCTCCACAGATCCCATTATTCCGGGAGCAAGTACAGGAGGCCACCCGAGTTCCGTCTCGCGAAGTACGCCAACTGCGTCAACTACGTCAGCCTCACATCCCCGAAGTTATAACGATTGTTGACAAAGGAGTTAAATTAACCTTCCCCAACCCAAATTATCCAGTAGAAGTGCGAACTTATTATCCGTCGTAATCACTAGTATGAGATTCTCATACCAGAGTGGGCTAATCATGCATCGGCATACTGAGCCAAATCTTAACCATTACAGGGGGACAATTCGCTATAATTCCGTCACAGAAATGATAGTTAGTTTTTAGTGGATAGTATTTATTGTTGGCTATAACAAGAATGAATGGGGCTCCGAATAAATTAGATACAACACATGAACCTCTGGATAGGCCTGAAGTTGAGGAAACGACAGTAACGGCTCATGCGTTCGATTGGACCGTTAAGGATATGCAAGGGGATGACGACCATGTGGCTATTCATTGTTGGTCATTAGATCGGGAATCGAAGCCCAATTTGTTGCGATTTATTGATTTCCCGGCCTTCTGTCACGTTGAGCTACCGTTGTTCGTTCGGAATCACACTTATCAATGGCGACCAGCGGCAGTAGATTCTTTTATGAGAATGCTCGCCGAGAGGTTAGGTGCGCATGCTCCAGTGAGATATGTCTTCAAGCAGTCCAAGAAGACATATTATTATCGCGGCCAGCGCACCTTTCCGATGCTCCAGTTGTCTTTCAACAGCTTGCGTGCGATGCAGCATTGCACTAATTTGCTCGCTGACCCACTGAAGACGGATGATTGGGGATTCATTAAGTGTACAGTGTGGGAAGATTCTATTTCCATTGTCCGTAAGCTACTCACGGTTCGAGATGTCCGGTATTCACAATGGTTTACCGTGACAGCTCGTCAGGTTGAACCCGAATTAAGAATATCAACCTTAGAGCGTGAATATATTGCCGAATGGGATACGATGCAAATCGTTCCGCCCGAACAATGCACCGCTTGGAGCACGCAGCCTGGCGTTTTGGCATTTGATATCGAATGCTACTCGAATAACCATCGCGCAATGCCAGATAAATACAATGCCTTGCATGTAGCCTATATGATTTCGTGCATTTATCAACGTTATCGCAAGGCAGAAACGAGACAACGGTATGGCATTGTAATCGGAGATTGTGATCATATTCCTCCCGAGAAACTAGCGAATTGCAACGTAATTAGGGTGAACACAGAATATGAGATGGTCGAAGCCTTTGCTCGAATCGTCAGAGAAACTGATCCCGAGATTCTAGCCGGCTATAACATTCTCGGCTTCGATTATACGTATTTAGATCACCGAGTAAAGCGATGGCTGAAGCAATGGCCGGCGATGGGTCGGATCGATGGAGAAACTCCGAACATGACTAGTAAATCGTGGAAGTCGGGGGCTTATGGCCATCAAAGTATTAACATCTTGCAGATGGAGGGCCGCATCTCGATTGATCTTCTTCCTATTGTGAAGCGAGATTATAAACTTGATAAGTATGATCTCAATACTGTATGTAAGAAATTCATTGGGAAGACCAAGCATGATATTAAGCCGGCCGAGATGTTCCTAATTTATGAGGATATGCGCCGAACTTTAGCGGCTTGGATAGCAATTGCAAAAGAGGCCCAAGATAATCCAGCTCTCCTCAATGATGCGACATATCTAGCTAGAAAAGAAGAGGCCCAAGAAGCGTTCGATGTAGCAAAGGCAGAAACGACTCGGGTGTTGGAGTACTGTATTCGAGACTCTGAGCTGGTAATTGAGCTTATGGAGAAGATGAACATCTGGGTTGGATTGGTCGAGATGTCGAATATTGTTGGCACCACCATTGTTGAGCTGTTTACTCGCGGCCAACAAGTGCGGTGTTTGTCTCAGATTTATGACAAGGCAGCTCGTCTGGGATTCGTTCTAGACAAGCGAGATGTCCCTGGATTCAAGTTTGCTGGCGGATTTGTCTACGATCCTATTCCCGGATTGTATGACAATATTATTTGCCTTGATTTCATGTCACTATATCCGAGTATTATGATGGCGTACAATATCTGCTACACTACTTTGATCCCACCTGAATTGGAGGATCTCATTCCGGATGAGGATTGTCATATCATAGACTTTGATCAGGATGAGATTGAGGGCGGTGAGGACGATGAAGATGAAGAAGAGGAAGAGGTTCTGAAGGAGCTAAATGAGAAGGGAAAGAAAGGAAGGACCGTTAAGAAGCACTATCGATTTAAGTTCTTCAAGTGGCAAGAGGGACTATTGCCACAGTTGGTGCGTGAGCTGGTGGCCCAGCGTCGTGCTGTTAATCGTCAGATTGCTCAATTGAAGGAAGAACTCAAGGGACTTGAGCGAACAGAAGATACCCGAGCCCATCTTGAGGCGTATTTGAGTGGTACGGTGCAGATTCAGTCAGTGAAGGCAGCCGGTCAACGAGTAAAGGAACTCACTGAATCGAAGCCGCCAGCTGCTCCTGAGGCGATCACCGCGGCGAAGCGAGATCTGGCCATTGCGCAATTATTCGACGTTACCGTTACCCAGAAACGATTGGATGATGCAGTGGCAGCTAAACCGCCAACTCATCCGGCTTTGCTTGAGTTAGCACGTCTCGAGCACGAAGTTGCTCAGGCCTATACGAATAAACAGGATGCGGCATTGCGAGTGAAGTTGGCCCAGTTGCAAGTTTCCCGTGAAGGCCGAACTGTCCGCATTGAGGAGATTAAGTTGCAGATTGTCGTGCTCGACAAACGACAATGGGCATTGAAGATTACAGCCAATTCCTTCTTTGGATTTTTGGGTGTTCATCATGGTGGTAAGATGCCGCTGATTGAAGGTGCGATGTCGATCACAGCCAAAGGTCGTGAACTCATCGGTAAAGTTCGCGAATATATTGAGCAAAAGTACCAAGGAGTACAGATTTATGGTGATACCGACTCCGTGATGATGCATCTACCTCAAATTAAGCATTCTCGAGAGTGTAATTATTGGGGCTCACGGTTAGCTCAAGAAATCAGCGGCATTAAAGCAGGGGAGAAAGATTGTGATGGCGTATTATGGCCAGAAGGCAGACCCGGATTATTCCCACCACCGTTAGGAGTGGACTTCGAGAAGGCCATGCGACTGTTATGTCTGAAGAAGAAGAAATATGCCGCTTATCTTATTGGTAAGGATGGCAGCTTCAAGACAGAGGATGTTATGGACAAGCATGGTAACATTATTGGTAATCGGCTCATGATGCTCAAGAAAGGAATTATCTTGGCGCGGCGTGATAATTGCAAGTTCCTTCGCGATACCTATATTCAGATCTTGGATATTATTATGAACCGAGGTAGTCTTGATGAGGCCATTAATGTCCTAATCGATGCCATTCAGAATTTGTTGGATGGAAAAGTGCCTCATGATGACCTCGTGATTATTCGCGAGTTAGGTTCTAATTATAAATCGGACAGTTATTTCATGAAGGTCTTCGCCGATGATCTCAAGAAAGCTGGGAAGATCGTCAATCCCGGCGATCGACTAGACTTTGTAATTGTCGAGGATCCCACAGCAACGTTATTGGGACATAAGATGCGTCTGGTCGAACAGTATGTTGAACGGTTGCAGACCCCGACGCCTGAGCGGATCGATTATAACTATTATATTGAGAAGGTGCTTATGAATCCAATTAATCAGCTCTTTGAGGTAGGATTCAAGAATGAGATTGCTCAGCTTCAGCATGTGTCATATAAGCCGACGAATCGACATAAAGCGATTTATCTAGACCGGCCAGTGCAGATCATTCTAAAGTTACGCGAACGTGGTTATGATCTGAAAATGTTCAAGGAGGCCGTTCGCTACAATGTGGCGAAACTAAAGGGTCAACCAACATTGACCCTGAATATTAATCCAATTGTTCAGCAGGCTCAGGTTCTAATTCCGGCCGTTGAATTGAAGGATCCAGGGGAGACGAAGCCGGTTGAGCAGAAACTAATGACGCTGAAGATAATACCGCCACGACTAACACCACTAGCGCAGCCAGCGCCAACACTGACCCAGTCAGTGCCGGTGCAACCACATCCTCGAGTTCCCACTTCTCCTTCTCTGATTCTACCTCGAATGGCGATAAGAGTACCAGAAGTGCCAAAACCGGTTCCACAGACTCCTAGCGTTAGCCAAGTCCCAAGAATGATGACACTAAACATCACGCCACAACAGTTGGCTAGTCGGGTTCCGGCTATTCCCATTATAAATGGACAAGTCTGATAAATCTAACGACATATGTATAACATATGTTGCTTATTCCGTCACTGTGTTACTCCCTTACTTGATGGTAAACTTGTAGGGATTGTCACCGCCACCGGTGATAGTGAACTTCCTCACTACTAGAAGACGGGCACGGGTAATGAAGCTAGGGCTGACTTCCTCATTCACTGAAGCAGCCAGTCCCTCATCCTGTTTCTCAGGCGACTCTGTCTCAGTGGCAGAAGCGGCGATCTCGTCCTCCTCTTCCTCATCATCCTCTTCGTCATAGGAAACATTGGTGAAAATATTGTTGTTGGCGATGCGACAATGTAACTTCGCATTCATGTTGGCAAAGACAATACCAATATCACCATGGAAGCTTGTGCTATCCCAAGCGTAAGAATATCCGTGATAACCACGTTCACTGGGGGCACTCGGGAAGTGCTTACGAGGTTCGGCGATACTGAAGTGATCAGATGGCATGTTGTCTAGGCGGACAGTAGTACCATATTTCAAGGTTGTGGTTTTCACAGGGTCCCAACCACCATATAGATCCTGAGTATCAGTTGTGTAGTTAGAATAGTTGTGATTGGCAGTAGCATCCAAATTCTCAGCCACCCAGAAGAAGGCCAGACAAGGATTCGTGCAGTGAAGGCTAATCTCGGCCGTACTCTTATACTTATTCGGGTTAGGAGTATCACACACCTCAATGTCTCGGGTGTAGAAAACGCGACTCTCCTTACACTTGTACCACTTGATTTCAGGGTCGGTAATGTAAGAATAGCGACCCCACAGCTCAGGGAGACGAATAGTGGCCGAAGCATTAATATCGAGATACTGGTGTACCTTCTTGGTCGTATCCTTCCACTTCTTGTCCTTGCTTAGAATCTGAACGCGGAGCAAATCCACAATCTTACGGCGGAAGGTGTATCGGTGTTCAGCTCGAGTTTGAGAAGTCTTGTAGAAGATAGGGAAAGCGAGGGCATGATCCATAGAGTAGAACCAGGGTTGGTCGACGTTAACCGGGTAAGGTGGTAAGAACTCACTCCAATCCTCCAAACATTTCACATTACCAACTCCAGTATTGTGACAGTCTCGCTTGCCAGCCCCTCCATCCTGATAGAACTGGAAATAGATGTCTGCCCAGACATTATCCCAAGTCTGATACGTATCGTCATCTTCTTTGAAGGTGGCTTGCTGTACTGGGTTGGTTCCCACATTGTGACACCAGGCAATTCTTACGCGCCCTTTGAACTCTGACTTCACTCGAACGGGAGGAAGCATGAAGCGCATGTAGCTATACATCAGGAAATGGAACGAATTGTTCACTGAATAAACCGTCTCTTCACCATCTGTCGTGCACTTCAGCTTCATCGGAAGACTACTGTACCACGTGGACTTAATGAAGGCCTTATAGAAATTGGAAATAATATCCTCGGACATGTTACTAGTGACATGGATCTCGCGTTGAAAGTCCGTTAAGGAGTTTAATTCTTCTTTTGCAGCCTGAATCGACATCTTTTGATTCTTATTTGGCAATGTTTAAGCTATTATTCTTGTCACCGGAATATATACTATGTTCAGGTCATTATTCTGTGTTCAGAACGCTCCCTATTTTGGACCAGTATTTTTGATCTGAAATTATGATTCTAAAATCCCCCAG